TTACTCCAACAGTTACTCCAACAGTTACTCCAACAGTTACTCCAACAGTTACTCCAACAGTTACTCCAACAGTTACTCCAACAGTTACTCCAACAGTTACTCCAACAGTTACTCCAACAGTTACTCCAACTATATCGATTACGCCTACAATTACGCCTACAGAGACTGTGACACCTACAGTAACTCCAACCACTTCGTCTACGTCCAATGACATTATATTTGATATTGTCCAAACGGTTGGATTAGATTTAAGCAACGCAAACAGAACCGCAACAGTGTCAAATCCGGCATGGTGGGAATGTCTTTCATATTGTAATAAATTAGTGGATGCGACTGATAGTAATTATATTGAAATAGAATGCACAGTGGTGGATGCAGCGGCGGGTCATATCATGGTGGGCATTGGCAGTGATTACACGTTGGCGTTTCCACACAACTCACCAAATTCATATATGTATTACGCGCATGGGTCTATATGGAATGGGGGTAGTTCATCGTCATATGGTAGTTCATGGTTATCCGTGGGAACTCACAACATAGGCATATTACTGAAAAATGGTAAATTGTATTTTAGGGTGGATGGGGTTTGGCAAAATAGTGCTGATGTAGACTCTGAAACCGGGTTCGCATTCTCTGGTTTGACTGGTTCGTTTAACGTATTGTTTAGCGTATCTGGAGACACAGATCCAAATGCATATGGTACATTGAATAATACGTCAGGTCTTCTGGTTTATTCATTACCTACTGGCGCTTCCGTCTGGGGGCAGCTATAAACTATCTTCTCATATGTTATGGCATAAATAGTATGAATAATATTTTTATAGGATTAAAAAATGGCTGACAGTAAAATCTCTGATTTACCATTAAGGGATGCATTAACAGGCGCGGAACAGTTCCCGCTCGATCAGGGCTTAGTGACTGTGAAAGCATCGTTGGATGATGTTAAACAGTATTGTAATACTATACTAACTTTAACTGATGGTACTTGGTCTGGGATATTCTCAGAATATGGAATTCTAGGCGAAGCAGTGGCATTCGGTGAATTAATTTATCTAAGTGCTGCTGATAGTAAATGGTATAAAGCTGATGCAACAACAGCCGCTACATCTGGTGATGTAAAAGTTGGTGTATGTGTTGTAGGTGGGGTTTTGGATGCGGTTACAACGATATTATATATTGGTAGTATACGCGCAGACGCACTGTTCCCAACATTTACCATTTCTGGCCCAGTAATGATATCAGAAACTCCGGGTGAAATGACACAAACCGCGCCAGTCACGAGCAATTCTGTGACAAGACGAATAGGATTCGCTAGCACCGCTAATGAAGTCCTGATAAATATCAGTAACGATTATTACACGCACATATAACAGGATATAAATTAATAATGACTACACAAACGTGGACGACTGCGCTAAATCATGCCAACACCGCTGGTTGGAGAGCAACACATTCTGAATTATCAACACATTTAACAACAGTGGGCGCGCCTAAGTCTGCCGATACTGGTCAAGTTGATTGGACAACGAATAACATACCAACAACGGCTGGTACACCTAGATATGAAATACGATATCTAAATGATTCATTGCACGCCACTTCTCCGATTTACTTTAAATTAGAGTGGGATAATGAAACCGCAGGCGGAACAATTCCATATATGTTCCTAACTGTTGGCACTGGGAGTGACGGTGCTGGCACTTTAACTGGTGATGTGACTGCTAGAGTTGCAATATCTATTGGTGAATTATTATCATCAAACGTAACTGCAAGGGCTTCATATCTATGTGGAATTTCAGGTTATTTGGGTTTATCTTATAAAAGATACGCACAACATAACGGTGGCAGCGCCCCAATGGGATTTTCATTTTTTGCTATAAGCAGATTTAGGGATGCTTCGGGTACGCCTATTGATGGTGGATTTTATGTTTATTATTCATCTGGCGCAAATCATAATGTGTATAGGTATACTGTGAACACAACACTTAACACGGTTTCAGACGATGGAAATGCTATTTGTTTCTTCCCCGGCGCAGTTGGAGCGCCCACTTTGGTGGGTGGTGAGGCACAGGTAATGCGCCATTTCGGCATGCAGCCTACTGTTACATGTGTACCAGACTTTTTGAGTTACCTAAGTACAGAAATCGGAACTACAAGCACTTTTACGGCTACTCCAGTCGGCGTAACACCAATAACATATTTGGCACTTGGTCCTGATGGTAGTGGTAATATAGCAGCACCCGGAATAGCATCTGTGCATGCAAGCCCTTATCACATGCTAGCCATGCGGTGGGAGTAAAATGCCTCATTATAATGCCACACCTGATATATTAGTTGGAGAAGGCGTTCCACTAGTCACGATTAATATCGTGCCAATTTATCAGTTCCCCCTATTTAATACTGTGCCTCCCGGTGACAAAAGGATTGCTGCTGATAATCCGGCACGAGTAATTCTGGGTAGTGCTCCAGTGTCTAGAATAATAGACATATTCGATAAAGAAACTAATGTACATGTAGCTCGCACCACATCATCCGCTATTGACGGTACTTATAGCTTTGGCCAATTACCTAACAGAGAATATTTTGTTATATGTAGAGGGATTAATGGAGAAAATGATACAATACACACAAGAGTGGCCCCAGTATGAGTTATACGCCACCATCCGGTGATAGTGTCGGTTTTTTAGTATATCCTGACATAGTATTACCAGAAATAAAGAAACAGATAAATGCACAAACTATAGTGGACGGTGAACCGCCCCCACCATATGGTGCTTACGATGCACCATTAGGCGATTCTGTCGGATTTGTAATAGATCCAGCACCAGTGGTCATAACCATTAGAAAGATAAATGGAATTGATATAGACCAGTTAATAGCATAAATATATTACTAATGCAGGAATTGATATGAAACTAATTGATCTGATACAAGAACATAAAGACGAGAATAAAGACATAAGCAAGGCGCCACCACCAGATTCGGAGTGGATAACAACTGCGCAAGCCGCGAAGATGTTAGGTGTTACCATGTCTAGAATCAGACAAATGATAATGGATGGTCAGATTTCTTCAAAATCACCGATAAAGGGTAGACGAGATAATCTAGTTTCTAGAAAAACCATAACAGCATTATCAAAGAAAGAAAGAAAACCAACCGGACGTCCAGAAGGCACCTAAATGATTAAAATACGTAGTGATTTTGGAAATTTAAGTATTGACGAAGACACAATTGCATATTACAGTGTGTATGCTGATTTATCTGCCAAGAAATATACAATAACCTTTTATTTTAAGGAGACTGGCAGTTCTATCAACACCACATTATCAACAGTAGATGAACTGGTAAAGATAATAAAAGCTATAGATTTTCAATCAACATTTAAAAGGAAAACATTATGATAGTTGAGGTATATTCAAAAGATGGTTGCTCATATTGTGTCAGAGCAAAGCAGTTGTTAACCAATAAGAAAATTTCGTACAAAGAATACAAGTTGGGTGAGGATGGTATTGACAGAGCCTTCATACAGGAGAAAGTTGGAAAGCCTATAAGTACGGTGCCACAGATTTTCATTGACGGTAACCACATTGGCGGTTACACTGAATTAGAAAAATATCTAAGATAAATACTGATAAAACCCTCGTAATGGATAAATAATTATAAATTACGAGGGTTTTTGTATGTTCGATATGACAATTTTATTACTAATCATCTTTGCGGTCCTATCTTTTGTGGTGTATCACACCATTAAGACTAAGCTCACGTACAAGCCTTCTGAAGTCATTATTGGTAAACAGGTATACATCCATCCTGAAACACGCTTGTGCGTCGATGTAGTGGACTTTGATGGCACTTCAGTGTACTTCCGCCTTAGCATCGAATCAGAAATCGCACCAATTAGTGTCTTACCCAAAAAAGAATTCCTATTACACTATAGTAAAGTGTTAAGACCGTCTACGATAAAATCAGACTACTCTGAAATAGACGATTAATCACTCAAAATTTGTGAGCACAAATTTCTTTGATTTAACATCTATGTATCGGTAATAGGGCTCGGTAAGAAACCAATACCAACGTGCTGGCATTTTAGGGTTTACCGCGTTTCCATACCCGTCAGTAACAATAAATACTGCGCCGGGATATTTCTTGAACTCTTTTAATACGCTAGTCTCTATGATGGAGAAACTTGTACCATATCCAGAAGGAAGTCTTGCGTCTTTCAAATCAATTTCTTCAACGTATGTAGAGAATCCAAAGAATCGCACATTGAATCTGTCCAATGGCACTGATTTTGCCGCGTTAAAAAACCGCTGTGTATAGTTTCTACAAGATGGTGAAGTGTCTATGTAGAATGCCACATCTATCTTTTCTGGTTTGATCTTAATAAATTCGTCATCAGTGGGCAATATAAGCGACTTGTCCAAAGTGGTGAACCGCCTATTAAGCTTCACCCATTGTTGATTCTGATGTTCTGTTTCTTTTAGTTTATTATTGACCCATCGGTGTATAATAGTTTCCCATTTCTTCTTCTTTCTGATTTTCTTGTTCTGTAAGTACTGTGATATTTTACCAGAACAATCACCAGCATTTAATCCAGTCTCTTCACTTACGTCTTTTTGAATCTTGTTAAGAAGCTCAAGCTCTTGCACGGACATATTGTCCAGAATATCGTCTACTAGTTTGTCTGATGCGTCTGTTTGCTCCCATTGTGCATGATCATCCGCTAGACTTGGAAGTGCCTGATCCGTACTTGTCGAACCATCGGATGACTGACCATCTAGTTTATTGTTGAGCATTTCAAAATAATATTCAAAATTGTGGTTTGGTTGTAAATCGGGATCGTTTGGAAATACATTTTTTAACCAACATAATTCAGTGTTGGGATCTATTTCTTGCCTCACAAAGTTATAGTATTTTACTAGGGATTCATTAATAGTTAGATCCATAGCGATGTTGGCAACGTGCATGGTACTCTTACTCATGCCGTTATTCACCATATAAATATATCGTGTAATATGGTTAAGCATGACATGCAGACATTCATGTGCGATATAAAATGTTTTTTGGTTTAAATCCAGAGTGTTCCAAAACTTCTCGTTCAATAATAATTTGAAATTGTTGTTCAACGGGTCGAAGCTGATAGCACAACGCTCAATCTCTTCGGTAAAGTATGGTTGACCCAGATTGAAAAACGTATGGTACATATTGCCATACAACTGTAAATTATTTAAGATGTCTTGCTTTTCGTTGTTATCCATTTATAACCTTGATTTTTAGAGATTTCTACACATACATATGAAGACGATGGAATATTTATTGAATGAATAAAAACATAATGAACCAATTGGAGTTTGCGGTCAAGAACAATTATAACGTTCTGCTGATTGGTGATGCTGGAGTTGGTAAAACAGCAGTCATAAAACAAGTGTTCGAATCGATGAACTTCAGTTATATGTATTTCTCAGCAGCGACCATGGACCCTTGGGTGGATTTCGTTGGAGTTCCAAAGGAAGTAGAAGATGCTGATGGTAATAAGTATCTGGACCTAATCAGACCTAAACAGTTTGCATTTGATACGGTAGATGCCATCTTCATGGACGAGTATAATAGGGCAGCGCCAAAGGTAAGAAATTCTACCATGGAGTTGATACAGTTCAAGAGTATCAATGGAAAGAAATATAATAGGCTCAAAATGGTGTGGGCTGCTATAAATCCATACTCAGAAGATGATAACAAGTATAATGTTGAGGAACTAGACCCAGCACAATTGGATCGATTTGATTTTCATATTGAGATACCGTACAAAATCAATATGGAATATTTTACATTGAAGTATCCGACAATCGCTAGACCTAGCGCGGAGTGGTGGAACGCTCTACCAGCAGAACAAAAGAAAATAGTCTCACCAAGACGATTGGATAAAGCATTACAAACATTTACTGAAGGTGGGGACTTATCGTGGGTGATTCCTAAAGGCGTCAATGTATCGCAATTAGCTATTAGCCTAAAGTACGGCTGTTACCAAGACAGACTGAAGGAAGTGTTTGAAAGTAAGAATGAGGCTGATATTAAAAAATTGGTCAATGATAAGAATACTCTAAGTGACTTTGTCAAACATATCGTAAAGAACAAAGATTATTGTAATTTCTTCCTACCGTTTGTGTCAGACGAGCGACTGTCGTCCTTATTGGAACATGAACAGATAATAGATTATTTGATGCAGCCAGAAGTTGTCATCATGCGAAAAAATTTGATCCGTAGCATTGTAAACACTAAATCGGTTAAATCAAATATATTGGATAAGTTTACTAGTCTGCTGGCACGCTAATTATTTTGTTATCAATTTGGCTGGTGTGCCAACGTAAGTGCCAGATTCGGTGATGTGCTTTACGACACCAGAGTTCAAACCAATAGTAACATCATCACAAATGTTTATTTTCTCTTTAACGCAGGCGTTAGTTCCAAAATATACCCGATTACCAATGTTACAGTTTCCAGATATTTTTGCGCCGGGTGCAGTTGTGAAGAAGTCTCCGATTCGACAGTCATGTCCTATGGTGGTCTGTAGGTTTAGATGACAGTGGTCCCCAATTACTATATTGGTGGTTAGAATCGATCCAGCACATATTACAGAACCTTTTCCAACCTTGATAAACTCATCCAACACAATAGCTGAAGAATGTACGAAAGAAAAGAACTTTGTGGCATCTGGTAACGAATTCAATATCTTTTGGCGGTGATGTGGACTACCCACAGCTATCAACACTTCGTATTCATTAATATCTAGTGTACTCAGAGCGGCGGACGTTTCATCGGCGTATTCATCATTGACGAAGAATTTTATTTCTGCATCTATGTCACTTAATATGTGGTGATAAACTTCTCTCCCAAATCCACCAGACCCTATAATAGCTTTCTTCATATCGTTTCCTTATAATGGTGCGTATTGGCTGTAACTTCTAACGAATGCGTCTGAGTAGGGACACACAGCCGATCCCATATCAATTTGTGTAATATTCTTATACTCGTGATAAAAATCATCTATTAGCTTCTTCGCCACATATGAACAAGCGTATATCAAGACCGTGTTTTCGTTTCTATCAAATTTATCTAATAGGTTTTTTATTTCGTCTTGGACTCTATCGCTTTCTTTCCAAACGTCATTATTGTTCAGCGTTTGTACATGAGAAAATGAAAAATATTTACGCATATTTATACAGTAATCTGGCCCAATCACGATCACATTACGTTTCTTGAATTGGTCAAAATACTTCTGCATTTCACCAGTTATACTAAGCCGCACGAATAGGAATCCATCACAGAGCTTCATCCCATTTAAATGTGGGTATATCTGCTCACTCATATAAGGTTTTTTGTATACTTGTGAAGATATACCAATAAAATATGGGGGGACTTTCTTTATGATAGGCATAAGATAATCGTCAACATATTTCTGTCCAGATTCGCCCCAGACCCAGTTATTACAATTGTACTCAGTTGGGGGGCGTGTTATTACACTGTTACCAGTATACGCTATTCGTAGCATAGGAATCCACTCACCGTCATTATATCTGGCAACCGAGAATGGCTTATGGTCTTGTAATTGGTTTAAAAAATGTGTGTTGATATTTGCTTGTAACACATTTACATTATAATTCTCCGTTAGTGGGAACTGTAATTTTTTAAATGAGAAAATCATATCTTGGCAATAAAACTTTGGAGCCAGCGTATAAAGTCTTTGTAGACCTTGTGCCATTTTATTTTTGAATTGTTTGGAGTCTTCTATTGTTATTGATTTATACTGTTCATCTATCATAGTGGGGTAAATTTATGCCAAGGTCTTATATTTATGCCACAATATGCGCATAGTGCGGCACCTATATCGATCTGGGTGATCATTTTATACTCATGGTATAAAGCGTCGATCATTGTTTTGGCAACATACGAGCAGCAGTATAATACCACAGGACTGTCTATTTTATTTACATTGTTCTTAAGTTCATTATAGATTCTATCATGCTCATCCCATACGTTGTTGTTGGTAACAATATGAGTGAATTTAAAATATTTTGTCATCTTGCTCAGGTATTGAGGTCCAACTATTATTATATTTCTTTTCTTGAATTGATCGAAATACTTAATCAGTTCACCATTGATACTTAACTTAGCCCACAACCCACCATCAACCAATTGTAAGTCCTTCAGATATGGCGTTATGAAACTCATCATATAAGGTTTTTGTAATACTTGGGACGCTATACCAATATAATATTTTGGCTTGCTCTTTATCACTGGTAACATCCGCTCTTCGGCATATTTTTGCCCGGATTCATTTAATGTCCAATCTTTAAAATTGTATGGTGGGTGATTGGGTGGAACGCTGCTTGAAATGCCGGAATATGATATTTTTAACATTGGTGACCACTCACCGTCATTATATCTGGCAAATGAAAATGGTATATTATTCTCTAAGTTATTGAGAAATAATTGATTAACATCATTCTCCAGTGTTGTTATATTTGATGGTGTTATTAAAGGAAATTTGACCGTGCAATCATTGATAGTATACACACTATCTTCCGTGAAGAACTCAGGACATACCAAGCGATATGCTTGTAAACCATCCTTTATCTGTTTCTTAATTTGATATGCTTTAGGATCTGCTCTTGATTCTAGATAATCAAATATTTTTTGTTGCTGCACGCCATAATCGAAACGCATAAATGAATGCGATTGAATGTTGGTAGACATTTGATGTAGCAGTTTACGATCAGCTTCTAACTTTTTAATTATATTGCATGCTCTATCGACCTCATTATTCTTTATGATGAACATCATATCAGTAGTGTATTTGAACTGATTGTTACTGTTATGGATATCAGTTGTGATTAGCACTACACCCTGCAATGCTGCTTCTATACCAAGAGGCCAGCCGTTGAATGCATCACCAGTCTCGGCGTTTATTAGAATGTCAACATGCTTATTATAGAATTCATCGAGTTCTACTTGTGCCTTCGGACTATAATTTGTTATATTGGCATCTGGGATACAATTACCAATGGATATAAATCTCACATTTAATGATGGAAAGGTCTTTTTAAATGTCGAGGCTATTTGACGATAACTATCACTTCCCTTACTGGCATTGTGCCCCATGTTAGAGAAGCAAACCGTCAGAGTCGATCTATTTAACTTTTTTTGTTGTGGCTTTTCATCTTTGTTTAAACATGTACTACCATAGCATGAGATATAGTTAGTGAAGCCATAATTACTCAACCATTTATCAGTCTTTTCTTGTGTGGAGATTATGTTGGCTTTTTTGTTTATTTTCAATATGTCTTCTTTGCCACCTAGCCCACCACCGGGATACAGATGAATGAACTGTTTTTCGTGCGGTACTTTAGTATATTCTTTGTTAAATTTTATGTAGTTTGACAAGAAAATGTGATATATTGTCTTATATGAATCTACGTTGAATTCGGTGCCAGTGGTGAAGAGATAACTGAATGAACTTAGCCCATTGAATTTAGTACCATCTACCATTGTATTATACTTGTTCAAATGATTATATTGTGGATCAAATATTAGAATGTTGAAACTAGACAAATTGAAATACTTGGACATCTGTTCATAATCAACGTCATATGATATGTTGGCATAGGACTGTATCTTATTGACTAATATATCACAGTTACCACGATCTATGAATGCTTTAGTCTCAGCAATGCGCCACTTTGCGTATTTTGATGGAAACAAAATATCTACTAATAGGTTCATGATTTAAATTTTTTGATGGCCGCACAGATATAATTAATCTCAAAATCAGTTACATTACAGTGTAATGGAAAATTGATTATTCTGTCATATAAGTATGTGGCGTTATCATGGCCGTCAGCTATAGGTTTGTAATACTTGTTCGCCTCTATACCTATATCCCTAAATGCGTTTGGTGAGATGGGATTCTCGAATACTACTGGTAGATTACCATAGAAATTTCTGTCATTGAAATTGAATATTTTGACGTCTTTGTTATCGGTCAAGACCTCACAGTATTTTTTCTGCGCATTAAGATGCTTGTCAATGTCATAATTATCTATATGTTGTAAGATGAATGCGGCAGATACTTCGGATATCTTGAAGTTTGACGATTTTGGTTTGTGTATTCGGTTATAGTGAAAACCAAATCCACATATAGCCTGTAGTACTTCATACTCATCGGTGTCAACAACTAAAAATCCACCTTCTCCAAATCCAAATGTTTTAGTGTGATGTAGCGAACCAAATGATGCGTCACCCAATAAGCAAATGTTGACACCATCTTTATTACATGTTAGAAATGAAGATGCATTGTCATAGATTATGATTTTATCTTTGAATGTATTAATGTCAAAGTCCACTACAGTACCAAATAGATTGGTTATTATGATACCATCGGCATCACCAACATCTTCTGGTCTAAGCGTGTATGTATTCAAATCTATATCGACAAGCCTAGTATTAGTTTCGTTTACTACACAACTTGGAAATGTAAACGATGGACTAACCCATTTCAATTTTCGTTTGTGTTTTGTTTCATAGTGGAATATTAGAGCGTGTAGCGCAGTGGTCCCATTCGATACGCACAATACCCTCTTGTTAGAAGGGCAATTAATCATTCTTTCTATTTGCTTTTCTAATAGGTCTTTGACTGGACCGTTATTTGTGAATTGGTTGTGGTCAGTGGATATCTTTAAATATTTCTGTACCAACTCGGAATCGATTGTTTTATGTTGAATATAGCTAATTTTCATTTACGTTCTCGTCAATTTGGTGGAATATCCATTGTGTCTGCGTCAAACAATGTTTTATATGGTGGATCTTCTCTTGTAACGTCAGTCACTTTTTCCCAAATATCGTCTTGAGTTCGTATAGTATCCAATCGCAGTTTGATGGATTTTATGAAATTCTGTTTGATGTTGACTGGTGGGCTTAAATAAAACTGCACTCTGAAATTTAATGATGTAACTATGACCCGCTTATCAGCGAGTTTTGGGTAATTTTTGTTAAAATCTACATTAACTAGCTCTACGCTAGTGATTTTCGTCAAGTCGTGAAAGTCGTCAGAAGTTTGAATTTGTAATACAGGATCAAAGATCATTAATATCTGTTCTAATATCTGTAAATGTTGGTCTTCATTACTACAATACATTGAAAGCTCAAATAATCCGTCATATGGTATTGGTTGAGCTTGATAGACTACTTTTATGTCATCTGGTAACGATCCGCCCGCTGGTAGCACGCTATGGCGCATGAAAGTTCCGACACCTTTTCTTCTAGATGGTACTTGTTCCATTCCGGCAAAATCAGCCGCGAACATGGGCAATCGTATAGGTTTATTTTGTGTATTCTCAGAAAGAATTGCATCCACTATTCGACTAGAATTACCATACCGGATAGGCACATACATTAGATTCTTAGTAGAATTGAAATTGTTTTTTCCAACAGATACTTGCAGCCCGGAAAATATGGCCATGAATTGTATTATATAGCTTCTGATTTGTTCGTCATAGAAATAGGTATCTAAGTCTTTCTTGAAATCATTATCCATTAGACTGGGTGAACTCCGGGTATAATAACATCCCTTTCATTACTAGCAATAACGCCTCTAATAATTACATCATATCCTTGTGTACGGGCAGACAAATTGGTAAATTCATATGTACCATCACCCGCTGATGTAGTTGAAGCGACTAGAACCTTAAACTCTCTGTCAAAGACATCCACAACCCGAGATGCTGGCGCCATTCCAACTAGTACTAAACCAGTGGGAGAGTCGCCAGCAACTCTTAACTCGCCGGGAGGTACATATTCATTCACAATAAATGAGGGTGTGAATGTTAATATATTAGATAGCGGGGCTACAGGAAATAATACAGTATCTAAATACGCATCAATAATAAGAGCCATAGGTTACTCCCAGATTAACCCGAAATAATCGCGCCATGACATATTATTTTCAAGCACAATAAATGTTTTTGGTGTAACACCAAGAGTAGTGCAGGTAAATGTTGTTCCTAGTGTTAAACCATCAGTTGATGACAATGATACTACGTTAGATAACGGCTGTATTAGTGGCATTGCACAATAATGTCGTGCCACCTGATAATCACCCGGAACACCAGCATGAATAGTCCCTGACGTACCGAGAAGACCGGGCATGAATGCATATGCGTTACATCCAAAAATCCCAACATCAGTAGATGACCAAGTGTATCCAGTGGTAAATTCATATGTTGTGACTGAGGGACACACAGTGACAGTAGCTACATAAACGACAACGCCCTGTGCGGTAGGTGTTCCAGAACTGTCTACTGTACGATGTATTACAAGCCCAGAAACAGCTCCAGATGTAAAAACTACATTACACTTTAATGCAAACCATACACACCCTTCTACCATACACGCATAAGTTTGTTTGGCCAGAACTGTAGAATCAAGAACGAATTGAGAAGAATAACATTGAACACGCGCCACGAATATACCTGTGATGGTGCCGCTTCCATTAGAACCAGTACCCACAGTTATCCATATTGATGGATATGTATGAACAACACCATTACCATATTCTATTTTAACATAAATTGGTGCAGTGCCGTGTAATGAATCATTTAAATATCTTATTTCATATCCAGCAGCGGTATCAGTCGATCCTGATTTGTTTACAGACGCCCAGTTTATTTGACCAGTGTCTGCGGATTTAATGAATCCTACCGCTGTTAAAGCATTTGAAAACGCCAACCCCCATGCTCTGAAGTTAGCAGTTGCTGCATGTGAAATTAATGTTGTATAATTATTTGTTGCCATTTTTATAATACCTTTAGTAGTTCGTTACATTATTTATACGTTAGGCGCACAAATTACCGCCTACGTCATCGCCGCTTGGTGGTGTATATCCAGTGACTATATTTCCACCCACATCATCACCATTCGGTGGCGTGTAAGTGCAACCTACTACATATGACGGGCTAGGAGTCACGGTTGGCGTAACTGTTGGTGTTACCGACTCTGTAGGAGTAATAGTTGGAGTGATTGAAGGCGTCACCGTTGGCGTCACGGTTGGTGTAACAGTCGGCATTACTGACTCTGTAGGAGTAATAGTTGGTGTTACAGTCGGTGTAATTGTAGGCGTCACAGTCGGTGTTACAGACTCTGTCGGTGTAATGGTTGGTGTAACAGTCGGTGTTACAGTTGGTGTAATCGTAGGCGTAATTGTAGGCGTTACCGTAGGCGTCACAGTTGGTGTAATTGTAGGCGTCACAGTTGGTGTAATTGTAGGCGTCACAGTTGGTGTTACCGTTGGAGTGACCGAAGCGGTTGGTGTAACAGTCGGTGTAACACTAATCGTTGGTGTAACAGTCGGTGTAACTGACATCGTTGGTGTCACTGTTGGTGTTGGTGTTGGAGTTCTAGTTGTTGTAGGTGTAATGGTCACCGTGGGTGTTATTGTAGGTGTTACTGTAGGCGTCACAGTCGGTGTAATGGTTGGAGTAATAGTAGGTGTGACTGTTGTTGTAGGCGTCACAGTCGGTGTTGGAGTTGGAGTTGGCGTGACGTTTATTACACCATCGTTTAACGGTTTTATGAACAATACATTACAAAAGCCAGAAACGCTTTCTGAAAAATATATGTTAATCGACGAATCAGTTGCTTCGACATAATCTGGATATATTAATTTGTTATCAGTGTCAAAAACTTGAATTAATAGATTATCGGTATTGAATGTGTGTGAAATGTTCCAAACGCTAGTAGCTACAACTTGTGTGTTGGTCGCAACAGCAGGATTACTAGAAACGTCGACTGTTTCTAGTTCATTTGTCTTTGTGTTTATATAAATTTTCTTAAAACTAGAATTCATGGGTCATTCACCACTCACTAGTTCTAGTCCACAATATGATTTCATTTTATCACTCTTTAAGATATTTATTAATACCAATTAAATTGGCGTTACAGATGGGGTAACTGTTGGAGTCACAGATAACGTAGGAGTAACTGTTTCCGTAGGTGTAATCGTTGGGGTCACAGATATTGTAGGGGTTATCGTAGGCGTCACAGATATTGTTGGTGTGACTGTTGGAGTGATAGTTGGAGTAGGGGTTATCGTCACTGGTACACAAGTAATTAATGGAGATCCAGCCTCCATTTCTATATCTGAATCATCTTCCATTGTTATCGGGCTGCAATTCTCCATCAACATCGCCTTAATCACATCTGTCGTAGTTGGTGTAATTGTAGGTGTAATAGTTGGCGTAACGGTGACAGTTGGGGTCACAGTTTCTGTAGGAGTAATGGTTGGTGTTAAACTAATAGTTGGTGTAATAGTTGGCGTGACGGTGACAGTTGGAGTAATAGTCGGAGTAACCGTAGGTGTCGGTGTAGGTGTTCTAGTTGTCGTAGGTGTCGGTGTAGGTGTTCTAGTTGTCGTTACAGTTGGTGTGACAGTCGCAGTTGTAGTTATTGTAGGAGTAATAGTCACAGTCGGCGTAATAGTTGGTGTTACGGTCGGCGTAATTGTAGGTGTAATGGTTGGAGTTATTGTAGGTGTAATGGTTGGTGTCACCGTTGGAGTAGGCGAATTTGTCACCTGTACCAAGGTTACATTAGGAATTGAAAAATGTATTGCTACCGTCCCAGTAACTATATCAGAAAAGTTGAATACTAAGTGGCTACCAGTGTCTATTACACTATTGGGTATGATGATTTCATTATTAGCGATAACTACGAATGAATAATCAGAAGAGTGTTTCTTGATGGTAACTTGGGCGGCATTGAATTCATAGATTACATCATTTATGTCGTCTGGTAGCGGACCGTTGAATAAAACGGTATTCCCTGTTTCTATGTCTAATGTGTATCGATACAAGATATTCATCTGTTTATCAATACTTGGTCAGTGATGTCAACGAATATGCTATTACTGTCTACTATAAAACCTATTCTCTGCATCGAGTACTCATTTGGTACGGTAGTGGTTATTTCACCATTTTTCCCAACGAAAACTGTGGTCATTGGCGGTTCACTCCAATTCCAAGAGTTCGGATTTGATATCTTACCAAATTTTATAAATCTTACTACTTCACCGTTTGAATATGGTGCCAGTGAAACGCCTACACATTGTCGTGTGATATCCGTGCTGGATGCTACACCTAATTTGTTATAGTCCTTATAACATACACAATAATTTGCTGGGATCGTTTCTATAGCCTTAGCAGTGATTGCATGGCCCTCGGCTTTAGTGGATTGATCTAAAGCGTTCTGGTAGCTAATAAATGATTCAGTAGTTAAGAACGCACCACTACCAAATTTGTCTAATCTTTTAACAGGTTTTCCAGCATCATCAAATAAGATCTGGCCAGAGTAATTACTTTGATTCAGTCCAACTGTAGAGCCGACAGAATATGCATTAACAATCGAACCGCTTTGTAAGTATCCTACAAATAAACGAACCTTATCTACCCAGCGATTTCCAACCCTAACCTGCATGACTTTAGTCTTTAAATTAAAGAAGTGCTGGTCAGCGACTGGCGAAGCTGGTATTGTTGACCCGTATGTTGGTGCTACTGTCGTGTAACCAAAAGTTCTAACTCCAGTAGGAATGTCAATATCTATATAAAGATAATAGTTGTTGCTGCTTGGGAATGACCCAGTCCATGCGGTTAGGTTGGTTTCTGATTCTACTAATAGGTAATTATGGTTACCGTGGGCAAAAGTTCCGATGAATGGGGTAGAATCACAAATCAAACGAACATTATTACCAACTTTTGATAAAAAAGATGGACTTGTTTGGACTTGAACTAGACCTTGGCGAAAAGATAATAACATTAAGATTCCCTGTTTTGTATATTTATTTTTTAATCATTTAAAACCGAATTAACCTGTTCATTTGATGTAACTGGTACACAGATATAATTATCTAACTCAAATTCGTTAAGCATTCTCTTATGATTGAAAATGTCAACGAAGGTTATCTGCATCACTCCAGTGGATTGTGAAAGATATTCTGATTTTTTAGAGTCGTAAAAGACTATGTCATCTTTTACATCATACTTATTAGTGCATGCGGTAACTGTACCAATAGTGAAGTCTACGGATGGTGAGTCTTTACAACCATATAAGCTAATTGCTAGAATTAATAAAACTATAAACCTCATGATTGCACCAACCTTTCAAATAATATGTCTATTTATCGTTATAAATAGTTGAAAATAGATAGGTAAAATACATGATGACACAAGCCAAAAGAAATAATGCTATATTAGGGGCTTCATGGTTAGCTTTGGGAGTGTTATTGATATTGTATGTGGCTGCGATAACGCTTTCTGGTTTGGGACAATCAGATGAATCTGCCCCAATGGCATCATCTCCAGCGCCCATGGAGTACACCGAAAGTATTTCTAATGTGTTAGTGAGTAGAGAATCATCACCTAGAGTTATATTAGAACCCCAGTTGATGATAAGTCAATCCAATTTGGCTTTTAAACTGGATGAGAGTTACATGGTCGCTTATGAAATGTTTAAATCAAAGACCATCGTGAGTGAAAATTCCACCAACACGAAAAAACAGTTTGAAAATTTTCTAGAACTGTATGGTATAAAATTGGATGACAATGGAATGTTGGTGGATGTTAGGGGGAGTATCGTACCCAGCAAATTAATCGAATGTCATATAATGGGCTATTTTCCAGACAAGCCTTATATAAAATCTAATTGCGTATGAGCTTGTATATTTCTCTTAATTGAGCCGCCATAATCCCTGCTAGCAATAAACAAAACACGATAAAAACGCTGTCCACCAAAAAATTGGTGGCAACAAATCCCATTATGGAATAAATCAAAATATAACCAGTTCCGCAAAAAAATAGGGATAGTACAAAAACTAGTAACACTTTCATATTATTCTGCATCACATTGCCTTTCTCTATAAGCCAACAATTCTGCATCATCCATATATGTGTATGTATATGCGATATTGTTACTATCCAAATGGCCAAAACACTCATCAAGGAAACCATTGAAGTCTGCATATGCAGAACTGTCGATGACTATAGCACCCTCATGCTCAACATTAATTAATATATATTTTTTAATCATACCGCCTCCGGGATTATGGTATTTATTGACCATATTGTGCGGTGATGATATCATAAGCCGGATAGTAAAAGAATATAGGGTGTTACTTTATGAAATTTAAATTATATGGTGGACAATCTGAAGATGGTAGAGGCGCAGCCAGATACCTAAGAACTACGACCGATGTCAATGTAGCTAAAAAGCATTATGACAAAGTTTATAACGACCCATATTCTACGGGTAAAGTAGTTGTGCAGTATGATGACAAAGAAGATGATGAAATTGGCCAGTGGACTGATTGGGAATCTCTGGGTTTAGTTATCGAAAAGGAAAAGGAAATGCGATATTGGCTTTATAAGGAAGGTACTGATAGATTAGTTCGTGGAAGTCACGGGGATTCTGGTGGGATGTCGCGTTTCGTGTATTTTGATGCTCTTACAAAAACTTATAAAGTAGAAGAAAACGCTAAGCCGAGAGTCGGTGGTGCCATTCAAGTAGGTTCGCCATATCCTAGACAATTTTGTGAGCAAGATTTTTGGCAAACTACTTTGATTGTAGAAATTTTGGAAGATTCCGAAAATTATGTTAAATTCTTAACTGAAAATGGTTCGATCTATGAATGGAAAATTTTATGAAATTTGAAATGCACCAAGGTTTGGTTATATTCTCAGCAGTTATGTTGGTGTTATCAACGATAATGTCAGCTTATTTTGTTTATAATCATGGATTTATTGCACCATACTCAACTTTAGCGGGTATGACGGTGTTAGGCCATGTATTCATGGCATATATACTCTTAACCGAGAGTTGACGCTCGGGATAAAAGCTGTATAGTAGATGACACAACCAGAAGGAAACAAAATGCCACACGAAAAAATCGAAATGAATAAATCCAACGATCTGACCGAAATGGCTAAATTGTATACTCAATTGTCATCGGCATTGTCCTCCGCAACGGAGTGAACAAAGAGGGGGGGCGCAAGGCCCCCTTTTTCATTGGTAAAATAAAACTCTCCAACATTTATTGTAATTAAAATTACAAGCGTATAAATACTCTTAATACTGGAGAGTTTTATATGAACATATATTACACATACATTTACTTAGATCCAAGAATAACTGGCATATGGGAAACAACGTTTGGAGTATTTAACTATGAACCATTCTACGTTGGTAAAGGAAAAGGGCAGCGATATTTAGTCCACCTTAAAGGTTGGGCATATAAGTATAAAAACCCACATTTATATAATAGAATAAGTAATATCAAGTCTGATGGGTTTGAGCCAATTGTAATGATATTAAAAAACAACATATTACAAGAGGACGCATTAGCTATTGAGGCTAAATTAATAAATGAATTGGGCACTAGAAAGAATATATCACAAATAAAACTAGGACCGTTAGTAAATCTAAAATTGGACGGGAAGGTTCAGCGATTTTCAGATGAAACCAAACAAAAAATTAGTGAATCCGCACGAACAAGAAAGAGGAAATCACATTCAGATGAAACCAAACAAAAAATGAGACTCGCGTCTGCGAATTTCACCGAAGAACAAAGAAAACAAAAATCAGAAAGAATAAGTAAGAAAATAAAAGGTAAAAAATTGTCAGAACAGCAATGTGAGCGCTTATCCCTATTACATAAAGGTAAAAAATTATCTGATGAACAAAAAGAGAAATTACGGATAACGTCTACTGGCCGAAAACATTCTCCCGAATCGTTATTAAAGATGTCATTATGGCAAATTAAAAAATGGAAAATAGAAAATATAAATACTGGGATTTTTATAACGGATAATCTAGCAGATTGGTGTAAATCTAACAATATAAATTATCATACACTCTATAATACATTAAAATCTCAAAAGTTTCACAAATTACATCGGTTGGTAGAAAAAGTGGCTGATTAGGGTATACGAATTTAACCACCCTTCAATCAGAAGGGTGGTAGTTTTTTCAATAATTCTATATAATTGTCTTTTTGAGGGTCATTATTTTTAACCCCATCAATCCACATAGTTACCATTTCTGGAGTTGGTGGCTCAGGTTCTGGTAATTTTTCTACAGGTTCCGCAAATGGATTATATGGACAGTAGAATGCACCAGCATCTGTTTCTATTTGACATTTATACATAATTGGACCATCAATATTTTTTCTAGGTTCTTTTCTACTGAACTTCTGTTCTAGTGCCATAATCAGATCTGTCATGTTGGCTGCGTATAGGCCCGCCGCGTTGAGCGTGTTAATTTCGACGATCTTAATACCGTCTGGCGTTTCGCAAACATCTATCACGTATGCCTCATGTGGTTGCCAGTCTCTACGATAAGAACAGCACAGGTTGTAAACGAAATTGTCAAATCGTTTATCAACGTCAGATGAGTAATGCACCGTGCCTCCACGTTTATACATGGATTTCGTTACAATTTTTCTATCTACTATCCAGTACCTATACTCCGCGTAGATTTCTTTAACAGGGCATACTTGGATTAATGTATCACCGTTCATAGAAGAACCATAGTCATCACCCATCGTGAGAATACTATGTTGCCAATCTGTAAGCTCTTGATCCGTAAAGACTTTTCCAGCAAATACCTTGGAATCTTCAATTGGACGAAGGAATGCCGTTCCTGTTACAATCTTGGCATCAGCAAATCTCGACACAACAGCATCAGCATTGAGCATATATGAGCCCCAATGCTTCATCTGCTCATTGAAATTGACTGGCTCTAGATCGAACACACCGGGATACCAACCTTTCTTTCTTGCAATATGACGCATGGAATAAGATCCCATGCATATTACATTAAGTAATAAATAAGAAAAAAGATTCAGTCGAATGACAATCATGGGTTATCTCCTTATACGATAAAACCCCCATAACCGTCGATAAACTTACTGAATTATATGTGTCTAGGTGCCAGAATGGTATTGGGTTGCGCTGCAAACGCAAATTGCGGGGGTTCGATTCCCTCCCTAGACTCCAAATCTTTAACCTTGGCAATCCAGTTTTTAACTTTTTGCCTTTTCATACCCAAAAGGTTGGCGACTTTGGTCACCCAACCATATTTTGTAAAATCTATACCAGATTCGTTTAGTAATGTTATACGTTCTTGCTGTGATTTAAACCACTCGTTTAAGTGAGTCGCCAACCATTCTTTTCTTTCTTTCTTCTGCGGTTTGATTAATGCCGTTTTTTTATTTTTAGAACAGTAGTTGGTAGTCTGAGTATGACAATTTGGACACAGCAATCTAAGATTTTCAAATCTGTTATCATCATTTAGACCGTTGATATGATCTAATTGTAAAGTTAATGGTAAATTATTATGCGTTCCGGTATTTGCGCATAATGCACACGAGTAATTTGTTAATTCAATAAACCTAGCTTTGACCCTTTTTCTAGGGACTTCGCAACCTGTAGTAAATAATTCATCATCTGTGTAGTATCTCTTTAAGGCGGTCATATCTCTGCATTTAAAATGTGAAATATCTAAATTATATTGTTTTATATATTTGGATAAGGTTCTATAACCTCCACCAGACGTTGAGTTGCAACCCATTTTTGCAATTGCTTCTCTTTTACTTAAACTATTTTGAATTATTGATTTAATTTCTTCTGCTTTTGTTTCCATGATTAGATGAACCCCTGTTGTTAATTGTATTTATAATAACTGTAGTTCATCCTCAAATTTGACAGATACGAATTGGTGTGTTAACATGCTTCACATGAGATCAGGGGAGTTCGACTCTCTCACGAGACTCCAAATAGAATTACTAGTCGAATTGTAAAGGGTTATCGCATTCGGAGCGGCTGATATTGGTTCGATTCCAGTGTGTTCCATACAGAGGGACACTAGCTTAATGGATAAAAGCAGCTAAAACATCCTTTCTTAATACTTACTAGTATATTAATTTATGTCATAATGAGGAAGCAGCATGGAATGTTACATGGTAGCAAGAAATCCATCAGGTGGAGATTATCTAGTCATGGATTATTCATCCTTCGTTAGACAAGGTGGTAACGACCAATCATGGGGTAAGTGTTGGGTAACAATTTACGCTCGCTCCGCGAGTGAAGCTAGAGCTAAGGCATATCAATACTTATGAAAGTTAATATCAAATTAGAAATTGTCCCATTTACGGTGCCGGATGACGTTGCTTTAAAAGGACCACCAGCACTTAGACAAGATGGATTTAAACCATTGCAAAGATATCCGCTATCAGCCTTAGACTATGATAGTTTGTCAGAATTATGTTCTAACTTTAGAAAAGAAATTTTCAAAAAGGCTGGAATCATTGATCAACAAAATCATAATCCGTATCGCAGTTATGATTCGAATGGTGATCTTGAGGGTGGAAAATGACAGACAGATTTCATAGTTTTACAGTGGTTTTAAAAGAACCGATTCGCGAAGATGACGCAGAAGCATTGATGAATGCCATTAAATGCTTGAAAGGTGTAATTGATGTAGCTGGTAATGTTGCGGATGCTAACGCATATGTGGCATACTCCAGAGCACGCAGCGAGCTTCGTGATAAATTATGGGATGCACTGAAATGACATCCACAATGGAAAGATTAAAAAAACATCTGGTAGCGGACAGGCAGAAGAGATTAGATGATCTAAGTGAACAAGATAATACGTTCTTTGATTTGACGAAAACTTCGGCTGAAAGATTTTTAAACAGAGTTAATGCGCAATTAGATCAAAGATGTCAAGTGATGGAAGCTATATTGCTTAGTCCAACATTTTCCAATGATGACAACAATCAGGAATATATTAACTGTAGCTTGTTGTTGGATAAGTATGAGAGTTTAATAAAACTTCTTCAACGAGATGATCTACTTGACATACTGGAAAAATGCGGTACAATAGAAGAATAAAGAATATTGGTCGAACGATAAAAGGTTATCTCATTATCAGGGGCTGTAGGAAAGGTTCGAGTCCTTTCTCTTTTCACCAGAATGTAATTTGTGAAGATTATATCCATGTGAAAAGATGCGCTAGCGGCTGGCGGGCAAAAACATCTTTTTCATTAACTTACCAATTAATTAACAAAGTAGTTGACAGCAAGAATAATACGCAGTAGAATGTACTAAATAAAGAGAACATTGGTCGAACTATAAAAGGTTACCACGTAAAGGGGATGTAGGAATGGTTTAAGTCCATTCGCTTTCCACCAAAATGTAATTTGAGAAGATTGCATTTCTATGGAAAGCTAGGCGAGGGTCCAGCCGTCCAAAAAAGTCTTTTGTAATAAACTTACCAATTAATGTATAAATAGAATAAAAATGTTGGTCGTTGATAGAAGTTTATCCGATAATCGTCCTAAGTAGAATGAAATAGTTCTGGATCTGGTAGATCTGATGATAAGAAAAATTACTTTTATTGTTACACCTTACCAACGAAAATTAAAATTGTTTAAGTCGAAAATGTAAAGGTTATCACAAACAGTCGTATGTGGGTTCGAGTCCCACCATTGCTGGAAGCAGTAATAGTAGGCAAATTGGTTTAGCCAACCGTCAAAAACATCTTTCATTATTACTTACTTGAACATATAATTAGAATAAAATTGTCAGTCGATTTGTAGAAGATTATCTTTCGTGAAAAAGGAAATATGGGTTCGACTCCCATCTCGGGCTTGGTGCTATCAAACTCTTTTACTATAACTTATTGACAAACATATAAATAGAATTTGTAGTCGATCTGCTAAGAATTATCTTTCAAATGGTGAAGTGGGCTAGGCCCATAATTTCTTGCTAATAACTTACTACAATAATTTTGAATTTATCAGTCGATAAATGATCATTATCACTCCGCCAAAACTTGGAGATTAGATGGTTCGAATCCATCACTAGCGTCGGTTCGCACTTGGTCGTTGACAACTTACTGGTAATATATATTTGGATAGGTGTTCGAGCGGTTTAAGAAACTTGCCTTGAAAGCAAGAGATCCACCTAAAAACTGGGTCCGTGGGTTCGAATCCCACTCTATCCTCAGTTTTGTGTCCCCACATAAATAGATAAAGACTATTTAATGTGGGAACATAAGCATGTATTATACGATATATCTAGTAACTAATACTATTAATGGTAATGTTTACATAGGTAAACATCAAACGAATGATTTAAACGATGGCTATATGGGATCTGGTAAGATCCTTAAAAATGCCATTAAAAAATATGGACTTTGTAGTTTTCAAAAAACAATTTTACACATATTTGAAAACGAACAAGAGATGAATAAAAAAGAAGCAGAATTAGTAAATGAAGAGTTTATAGTACGAAAGGATACTTATAATATCTGTGTCGGTGGTTGTGGTGGATTTGGTTATATAAATAAAAATTTACCGAATGGTATGCTTGGTAAAAAGCAAACCGATTTCCAGAAACAAAGAGTGTCAGAGTGGCATGAGAAAAACAAACATCTTGTTGATAAAAACAAACACTCTGAAATGATTAAAAATGGATTGAAAAAAATGCTCAAACCTTCCGATGGCTTTACAGGAAGGACACATACAGAAGATACCAAAAATAAAATGTGCAAGCCTAAAAATATTGGTGAAAGTAATTCACAGTTTGGTAGTATGTGGATAACAGATGGTATAAATAGTATTAAAATAAAGAAGACAGATCTTATTCCAGAAGGATGGTATAAAGGTCGTAAAACGTGAAAATGTTTTCTTTTTGGCGTGTCGTGTTACTGTTTAGTTGGGCTAAAGATGGACTTTGGTTCACTAGACGAAAAGATGGTGACAATGAGAAGCACTTAATAAGTTTTTGTTTTGTAGATAGAAAAGAAGGTCGCGTGTATACATTCATATGTTGGCGCTTCATGATTAAATTAGGTATTGTATAATTTTCACAGTCGATTAATCTGGTTTACCTTGGAGAAACGTCCGACCTAAAAATCGGGTGCGAGTCTGGTTCAAACCCGGACAAAATAGCGAAAGCTATGCTGTATAAAACCATTTTAGCAACTTATTGTGATTTATAAGAAAAGGCCAGCGAAAGCTGGCCTTTTTGTTTGCGCTTGACAGTGGATCACTGTGACGCTATCATTGCTTCATAGATCAAGAGCCATCATATTATGGATGTTAAAAAACAGATAGAAGATGCTAAAGCTGAGATAGCATCTTGGCCGCAATGGATGCAGGATGCGGCGGTGACAGCGTCAGCGACATTCCCAAAAGTTCCAGAAAGTCTTTCCAAGCCTGATGAAGACGAGTGGATTATATGAAAATTATCAAACGTGGTACGGTCCCAACCCCAGAAGGTGAAAAGGTACACAAAGCCACATGCCGTAATTGTAAAACAAAAATAGAATTCCAACAGAAAGAAGCAAATGTTGATGGGCGTGATGGTGATCGTTCCTTGTCCATTGCTTGTCCAGTCTGTAATACCTCAATTTATAAGAATCTTTAACCATGCTTGATGCATTAAAACAGAAAGCGCTGGAGGCGTTCAAACACAATTGCCATAGCGGCATTCAAGCATATGCAATGGTTGAAGAGTTCAAAGGCGACTATAGCGTTGAACGTGCAATGGTGGTCATTGCCCATACTTATTTTAATGTAGCGCAGGCATTCGCAAATAATTATGTACTGAGTGATAGCTGTGATGATTTCTTTCCATATGTGGTATTGCGGACATTGGATCAAAGAGGGCAGAAACCAATTCCTGATTGGATTCTAAAAGTCATTGAAGATAATGATGGAATCATTCCAGACGCAATAGACTGGGTTGATGGTGTGGCAGTAGTTCGCGAGTGAAACTAATATGGCACCGAGGTAGACAAGATTCAGGTTACTTTAAACTGAAATTGTTTGAGATACGCTGGCCGATTGGCATCGATTGCTATCTGTTAAAATTTGAAGACGGAGTGTCAGTACCATCCCACACCGATCTGGTTGATGATAAAAAACATTATAGAATGAATGTGACAATACGTAAGCCAGTGGATGGTGGCGAATTCATTTGTGAGAAATATGTGTTCAAATTTTGGCGTGTGTGTCTGTTCAGACCGGATATCAATAAACATAGCTTGACAACCGTTCGCGGAAAACTTATCATGTTTTCACTAGGAGTGGCAGTATGATCAAAATTATATTAACAATCGTTGCATTCTTCTGTATCTTCTTCTTCGGTATTGACTATGTCGTCAAGCATGCGTATCATGTAAAACTCAAGAAGAGTCAGAGACTGACATATGCGGTAATCTGTACCACATTGACAAGCGTTGCACTATATCTCTTCGTTACTCTATTCTAACCATTTAAGGAAAACAAAATGACCAAATTTACCAAGTTGTCCCTAGCTATTGCCATTTCAGCTTTTGCTGTCGGTTGTACCCGTATTGAAACGGGTGAAGTGGGAGTGCGCGTTGACTATTTTAAGCAAGTTCAAAATGAAGAACTGATGGCAGGATCAGTAAACCAGACGCTAATTGGTGACGTACTTACCTTTCCGGTGAAAGACGTTCAGATCGATGTTGTGGACATGAATCCAGTTGCATCTGATAATAGCACCATGAAAGATTTTGACATGGTTGTCATTTACAGCATCAATGTTGACCAGATTGCTGACATCTATATCGATAAGAATAAAAAGTTTCATTTTGTAGATGCAGATGGTGACATTCTACTGATGTATAACTACATCTATCAGGTAGCGCGTAATGCTGCCTATAAGTCTGCGCGCAAATACGAAGCATTGAAGATGGGTGACAATCGCGAAAGTATTGAGCAAGAAGTTAAAGAAATTATGGTAGCTTCGCTTGAAGCGGAAGGATTATCTGAGTCCATTTTAATTCAGCAGGTATTGGTCAGAAATATTCTACCAGCAGATGAGATTGTTGATTCTGCAAATGCTCTCGTAGAATCTAAGAACCGTTACCTCCAGAAGGAAGTGGAAGTACAGACAGCACGCAAGGAAGCGGAGCGTATTGCAGTTTTGAATGCGAATGCTGGGGCAGTAGGCTATATGGAAGCGTCTGCCACTGTGATGATTGCAGAGGCTGTACGTGATGGTAAGGTCAACACCATTATTATTCCATATGACTTCAAAGGCATCGTTGATACGAGAAAGCCTCAATAAGTTATAAAACATACATCATGGATGTTGAGTAAGCTTGACATCCATGATGTAACGTTGTATTGTTACTACATCAACCACCACTGAGATAAAACCATGTCCAATACCAAATTAAACATCGCAAAGACCTTAAAGGTCGGCTTCAACACGCGAACTGACACCTATACTGGGATGCTCGCATATATCATCTATTATGATGAAAAGAATGTGCTGCGAAAAGAAAAAAGTTGGGAATCGTGGCGCGATAAGAAGATTGAAGCACAGGAATATCCGAATGAGCCAACTTCTGGGTTCGTTCTGAACAAGAAAGTTGGCGATTATAGAAGTGATTGGAATCACCGATCTGCTGCTGTTCGCGTATACGATCCTCGCGGGTTTGAATTTGAGATTTCCGTAGAAAATCTCTTGTATATTCTCCAAGAATGTACTTCTACCAAGGGCAAGGGTCTGGAAGGTGACTTTGTATACGCATGGGATGGTTCCAACTTGGTTTTACTCCCTACATCCTCAGTAGAATATCAAGCATCCAAAGTTTTCACTGATCATAAACTGTCAAAGGTTTCGAAGAGTGAAATGGTTCCCGGATGTGTCTACATGAATAAGGACATGGAAAATGTTCTATATCTGGGCAGAGAGGACTATTACGAGTTCGAAACTAATTATAACGATGGTGGTTTTTACTCTCGTTATTATGCGAACAAGGGTAAGAAACACATATTCGTCTATATTGATAATGGTAAGACAGGATATTGGGTTCAATCCGGTTTCACCAAGATCGCATCTAAGATTTCTGATGTAATCTCTACAGATTTCCCAGAACAATACGAGAAGTTTAAACAATCGTTTAACGGGTCACCAGTAACCAAAATCACATTTGAAGAATGTGAACCAGTAATTTGTAACCAATATGGATATGCACGTCTAGCAAATAACTATGAGACGGTTATAATGAAGGGTGGTAAATACTACAACTATAACGCTGATAGAATTACAAGCGATTCTGTAACTATACACGCTAGCGAAGAATGTACTATTGTCGGTGATAAGTTGATGGTCGCTGCTCGAAATTATAATAATTCCTATTATTATGGGCGTAACTTGGGCGATACTGTACGAATTCAAGATTTAAAGCTGTATGTTCCAACCATTCATAATGAATATGGCAACACCCACAAAATTCGATAAGGAATAAGAAAATGTCAAACAATGATACTAAGATTAAAGCCCTGTTAGAAACTATCGCTGTCAAGAAAGAGGCACTAGGCCAAAAGCCTCGAATTAGCTACAAGACCAATGGCGTGTTTAAGTATGAGAATAATGAGTTTTTCAATATTAACACCATTGTAGATCCACAGAAACTAGTTGACGCGCTATCGTATCTTCTGATCAAACAGAACTTTAATGATGTTGCGGCAAATCTTCTATCAGTACCACATAAAGTATTACAGTGGAATGGATATACTCTAGACGAATGGTGTGATGATTTCAAAACCCGTCTAAGCGTAGTATCTTGGGAATCCAAGAAGAAGGAATTGGAAGCCGCTGAACTGAAACTTAAGAAGTTGGTCAGTGAAGACACCAGAACTGCGATGGAAATTGATGAAATCGCCAGCCTGTTTAAATAAGATCAAGGAAAATCCATAATGAACTTTAGTAGATTTGATTTTTTAGATAATGGCAGTATTTTAGTAATAGATGAAAACGGCTCTGCCATTGTACACGGGCCTGATAGCTTGTTTAAAAATTGGAATTGTCCCGAAAAGAGCTTTTCTGTAAGAGTAAAGCAACTATATGATGCGTATATCACTCTGCGTGATCAAGCACAAAATACTAAATCAGAAACCATTCAAAAACCAAAACAGTTTCTGATATTCGATTACGAAGATGAAAATGTGGTCGAAGTAAACGTCGGGGAGAATGAAATCCAGAATGTTATTCGGCGTTATGCTGAAGAAGATTGTGAAGGTTTCGAAGAGGACTTCAGACTTGGAGTTTATGAGTTGAAGGATAATTACCTTATCTCTCAGGTACAAAAAATCAATATAACCAAGCTATAAATCATGAACTTAACCGATCTCAAAGAGAAGAAGCAGAGAGAAGTCCTCAAGCTAATAGGCGAGAAATTTATAGAAGTTTCTAGAGATGGGTCGGAGGTTGACATTGATATCATTTTAGGATATCTTCAGGATAACTTCCTTGATCCATTAGGGAATGATGATTTCTTCGGTACTGAAGGATGGGAACACTGGTTAGGTTTAGACTAAAATAAAGGAAAAGCAATGCAGCTATTTATCCCGCCATTAGGCACTGTACTAAGATTGACAGCTAAATGGGAGTTCAGTTATTATGACGAATATCGAAACACCCAGTTGCGAGAATATCTTGGTCTTCCAAGACCTAGCTATTATGAGCCAGATAAAGTTACACAATGTCAGCTACCTAGAGATGCGCTATTAAAAATTGATAGGATCTATATTAAGAAGGGATCACCAGCATATGATAGCGTTACATTCCTGTGGTTAAAGGAATCAGTTCCGGTGATCAATAACAAAAAGATTACAAAAAGCATCAGGTTTTGGGTAAAATTGCGTGACGCCAACCAAATAGAGTGTGAAATTCATGAAAAATAAAGTTGAGTTGGTGATTAACGAGGACAATTTTAAGCCATTCTATAAAGTAGAACTGTATGTATCCGTAGAAGGGTTACAGGACTTGAGGCATTCTAAAATTGCACGTTATACCACGGAAGCATTAGGTACAACAGTTCTCGAAGAAATTGAAAAATTCACTATTCAATTCGAAGAACATATGAAGGCCCAGATAGCGCGGGAATTAAAGCCGGTTACACCATAAATAGTTTTAAGTTCATATAGGAGAAGCACCATGAACAAATTTTTAATGGTTTTGGTATTGATCACATCACTGTTTACAACTAGTGTTAATGCTGGTAGTGATGTAAGATTGATCTACGATAATGGTAATTTCGCTGTAGCCGTAGATCGATATGATGATAGCGGATACTATAATAGAGGAAATTACTATTATGGTGATAGATATGTACCGCCCCAGTACCGCCCATATGATCCTTACGGAAGATATGTACCGCCTCAGTATCGCCCATATGGTTATTATGGTATTACTAGATATAATCACCGCTACTATCGTCATGATCGTCGATTTGACAATCGTAGAGAATATAGGCGTGATAGATATAATAGACGTTATGATAGGTGGGATCGTTAATTGAGAGAGTTGTATATCGCGCTAAGATATGGCGAGTGGCAATTCGGTTATAGTAACGAACAGGAATGGTCGAACAAGAAGTTGTTCGGCTATTTTTCGATGTATTATAATGGGCATCACAAAGTTCTCCATGTGTGGAGATTCTATATCGCTGTTTATTACTAAGGATTTGGTCAATGAAGACTATCAATGAAATACTCTCAGGAGGTTGTAAACCCGGTGAGTTAGTGGTACTATTTGCGAATCCTAGCACTGGTAAGTCAATTTGGAAAGAATTACAAATGGCGAAGTGCTTGGCTGAAGCTGACTCACAACAACCCTCAAATGAGAATGACGATGGATAATAATGTGCTAGCTGGTGGTTTACTTGGCGCATTCATGTTGAAGCATTTGTATGATGAAAACGTCAAACGTGACGAGTTAAACAATCAGCGAATTGTTAACGCAGTCCTCAGTATCAAGCCGATTGAAGACGTAGTGACTCCAGCAGAGGAAATTTACGAAGCTCCTAAATCTGTCTGGCCATTCGTATAAACCATAAAAGGATAAATGCTATGAGAGTTTATGAGAAAGACCCGGAATTTCACTATACGGTGTTTGGTAACTCCGTACAGATTAAAGAACAGTGCGAGCATTGGAAAATGGTAGAGCATAAAGAAAGGCTAGAAGCGGCATGCGAACAAGCATACCAAGTCGTTGGGTTAATTGCGTTGGAAGATAGTGAGCGTTTTAAGAGTTTAAAAACACTACTTGACAATCTTCTTGCAGCGATGAATAATAGACCACTACCACATTCGGATGTACTACCATGGTCCAAGAAGTCATAACGATACAAAATTTTGAGAAATTCACGGGGCAGGAAGTCTTTGATTACGTGGTTTCGAAAATCTTTGGACAGGGTGAGCCAGCTTTCGATAACGAACGTGGAATATGTTGTTATCGATTAGGTGATCTGAAATGCGCCGCTGGACATCTAATACCAGACTCAATGTATAGTCTACATCTAGAAAGTTTTGATTGGCTTAAATTGGTAGCTCTTAAGAGAGTACCTGATGCTCATTGCCAACTGATTAAACAGTTACAATCAACGCATGATACGGTTGCCATAAATTTCTCAGGCGAATTATTTTTGAAAAAATTTGATTACTGGTGTGGTGATCTCGCAAGAGACAATAATTTAACGTATGTGAGAAAATATGAAGACTAAAACTATAACAATAAATAATTTACACGAATTCACAGAACAAGAAGTTTTTGATTATGTGGTTGAAAAGACCTTTCAACAAGGTGTACCGTCTTATAACGCGAAAGAACATCGTTGTTATTATAGACTTAATGGACTTAAATGTGCTGCTGGCCATTTAATACCAGACGATTTTGATGTCGGATTGCTTTCCAATAGCACTTGGACTACACTAGTCCAAGACGGTTATGTTCCAGTCGTTCATAGTTGTTTGATACAGCAATTACAAATCGCACACGATAGTGCCGCGATCAGGTCCGTACCATTTTTGCGTGGAATTGATGCCCGTTTGGCACAAGTAGCCGAAGATTTTAACCTCACCTATGAGCGAAAATATGAAGACTAAAATTATAACAACAGAAAATCTTGATGAAGTTACGGCTCAGGAAGTTTTTGATTATGTCACAGGTAAGGTTATAGAACAGGGTAAGCCTTCTATAGATTTAGAACGTGATACATGCGTGTATAATGACGGCAAATTACGGTGTGCTGCCGGTCATCTTATCCCAAGTTCAGTGAATACCAAGAAATGGGACTCTCATATGTATACATGGCTTCAACTTATTGAACAGGATCTAGTACCTGACAATCATTGTGATCTGTAAAATGTTGAAGGAAAAGTTCAATATTGATGCTCAAATCATCAGCTTAGATGATGGGGAAGATTCGACTAGATTTGAAGATTACACAAAATTTAAACTGCGTGGTAATTGGCAGATCAAAGAGGCACAACTCGCACGAGCATCTATTGATGACTGAACCATGCCCATATTGTTCTCGGGCAATTCTAATCGGGGACGGTTGGAGTATACATGCTCGCATCATAAAGTGCCCGCATTGTAGGAAAAAGATTTCATTACTGTGGGATGAAGATGGCTCTGGAGAAGGTTGGTTCTATTTTGAAAAGGAAGAGTAATGAGATTAAATGAAGTGCATGATGAAGATGCCAAGGTCATATGCGGGTTTCCCGGAGTAGGAAAGACAACACTATATAAAGAATTGAAAGATACTAAAGCTAAAGTATTGGATTCTGATAGCAGTCAGTTCGACAAAAAAGAATTCCCCGACAATTATATAAAGCATATAAAAGAGTCTACCAAAAAGGGATACACTGTGTTAGCATCATCTCACGATGTTGTGAGAGATGCGTTAATACAGAACAAAATACCGTTTATTCTGGTTTACCCTTCGGCAGAATTGAAAGAAGAATACCTGAAACGTTACGCTGATCGTGGAAGTCCTACCCCATTCATTACCTTATTAGAAAAGAATTGGGATAAATGGATTGGAGAGTGTGATTCAATTAAAAACGATTTAGTTAAAAAGATAAAGTTAAAAGCTGGCGAGTATATTTCACTGGACAAGATCAACGAAAAAGGTGATAATGATGGACGATCAAGCAAAAATTAAACAATTTCTTGACTTGTTTGAGAAGCGCACTAAGACCTCTGATAGCTATGCTTCTAGGGCTTTGTATAAATTGCTTAGAGAATATGAATCAAAGCTACCAAATATTGATGACTACTTCCATAAAGCATTCCGCCAGATAGATGTTACCGACAGTGGCAATATCGACATGGCTATTTGGCTACTGATCAATGAATCGGATGATTTCTGGTATTGTTATGGTGTTGTTAATAAAGATAAACCAGAAGAGGATGCAATAGTATGAGTATGTCAATGCGTGTTGTGGGATTAATCCCAGTAGATGGTAGATGGCGAGCAATGAAGGCTGTTTGGGATTCTTGTCTACAATTAAAAATCGAACCACCAGTTGAAGTTGTAAATTTTTTTGAGGGGGAATACCCCGAAGAAGAAGAGTCCACAGTCACATCATTGGATTATGTCAGAAAATATAATTCTGAGATGCGCGAGGGTCTAGAAGTAGACTTAAAGCATGTGCCAAAAGATGTACAGACGATCAGATTCTATTGCTCATGGTAAAACAATTATGAATATAACAACAAAAAACTTACACGAATACACAGAGCAGCAAATTTTTGATTATGTGGTAGATAAACTATTTACTCAAAATAGAGCTAGTATTAATGAAGATGATCATTGCCAATATCGTGGTGAGAACGGTATTAAATGTGCTGCCGGTCATTTAATAGCAGATGAGGATTATGATCGCTCGTTTGAAGGTGCTATCTGGAGTGAATTGGTTGATAATGGTGATGTACCAAAGGAACATTTCAATTTGATTGGAAAATTACAACAGATGCATGATTCTGTTGCATTTAACAATAGTGGGTGGTTCGCTAGCATGTTGGATTACGCTGCTGACGAATTGGCTTCAGAACTACATCTGAAATATACCAGAAAAAATTTCAGTTGACAGCAGCACTAAATAGATGTAAGATACACAAACTAACTCGTTGTAACATTCAACTGGAAAGAATAAATCGCTACGAACGATTTACGTGCAGGTTCGACTCCTGTCAACGGGGCCAGAATTAAGAATATGTAGCGGTGAAGCTAAATGGTCAAGCACGGTCCTTTGAAGTCCGTATTAGAAAGTTCGATTCTTTCCACCGTTGCCAAAATTAGAAGTAATGCCACTGTAGCTCAATTGCTAGAGCTTCTGAGTGAAGATCAGAGAGTTGGAGGTTGGAGTCCTCTCGGTGGCACCAAAATTCAATGCGGGTATGGTATAGTGGTTGTGCCGTAGCCTTCCAAGCTTCAGACGCGGTTTCGATTACCGCTACCCGCTAGTTTTCAAAACGTATAAATACATAGAAATGAGAATTTTCTATGAAAGTTTATACCGTATATAAAACCACAAACATCGTAAATAACAAATATTATATCGGCGTACATAAGACTGCCAATCCAAATGATGATTATCTTGGTTCTGGCACCGTCTTCAAGTTAGCAATCAAAAAATACGGAAAACAAAACTTCAAAAAAGAAGTTTTGTTTGTATTTGATGATTTAAAAGACGCATATGAAAAAGAATATGAATTAGTTAATGAAGCATTTGTAAAATGTGAAGATAATTATAACTTGCACATTGGTGGGTCTGGTGGATTAGCTTTTGAATACATCAACAATGATGTTGAATTTAGAAAAGCAAAGAATAGAAAAGCCCAAGCCGCCATGATAGCTACTGGATATTATAAAACACCAGAACATAAAGCTAAAATGTCTGAGTTAAGGAAACAAGAATATAAAGAAGGTAAAAGAGTAGTTAATCCAGAATTTCCAAATGCTTTTAAAGGAAAGAAACATTCTGAAGAAACTTTAAGAAAAATGAGTGAGTCATCGAAAGGTGTAACTGCGGGGGAGAAAAATTCGCAGTTTGGCACTAGATGGTGTAATGATGGCGTGAATAATATCAAAATATCCAAGGGTGGGGAAATTCCAGAAGGCTACCACTTGGGTAAAGTTAAACTGGCTAAAGAGCAGCGCAAGCCGCGTATAGTAAAGTCACAAAAGAAACATGATAATTATGATTTTGGTGCACCAAGAAGAAAAGCTACAATAGAAGATATTAAAATTGCATTATTAAAACATGATAAAAACATAAACGATGCGATGGTTAGTTTAGGATATAAAGCGAATAGTTCAGGCAACTCTAGATATAGATTTGAAAAGGTGTTAAAAGCACTTGACATCAGCACTAAATAGAAGTATCATAGCAACATATCAATTGGATCGTCACCCAGTGGACGAAGGTAGCGGGCTTTTAACCCGATTGCGAAAGCACAACGTGGGTTCGAATCCCACCGATCCAACCATTTTATCCCTCCAAAAATAAAGCCGCCATGCGCATAGTCATCGAAATTCCTGACGACCAAGTTCCACCATCCTTTATTACGCCACTATACCCTTCCGGTTATGCCGAGGATAATTTACACGATCTATTAATAAATAATTCCGCATTACACATATTTGATAATAAGATGTTGATGACGATATCACAGGATGTCGCAGACGATCATAAATTAGCATATAAAGATGCATGTGATGCTCATTTAGCATTCCTAAAACTCTTACAACAAAACATGAGAATAGAGTCAGGCGACTCTAAAGAGAAAGTTCTGATTGACGGCTTGACTGAGGTAGCGAAGGATTGGTATGATGGTTGTCCTAAGTCGATGAACTTTGTTTCAAGAACCCTTAAACTCCTTAAAACATATATGGGAAACCCAAAATGAGTGCTGCATTACAAGTTGGAAAAGCCATTGATATTCTTTCAAAATATGAAGAAATCTCTATTGCTGCTGATCATGATGAAATTTATTTAGGTGTTGGGTATGAGAATACCGTTTCATTGGAAGATGAAACCGCTTTGAAAGAACTCGGTTTTCGAGAGAATAGTCACAATTATTGGCGCAAGTACATTTGACAGTGGCCGAATGGTCAGGTAAGATACATCCACACTAAATAGGATACACCAATGTTTTTCTTATCAGCGTTTTTGATATTCTTGACTGTAGTGTTTTTTATAGCGACTCTGAACTCGTACAAATACGATCTTGTCTATATGATATTAACAGTCGTCTTGCTAATATCAAGTCTGATGGCTCTAGACATCGCTATGACAGAGCGGTCGTGCACAGTAACGTGGAATATGTCAAATACACCATCACAGTATACAATTCTAACGGGTTGTATGATTAAAGTAGATGGTAAATGGATTCCTGCTAGAAATTACAGGGCATTCACAGATTAATTTAATGGATCGTCACCCAGTGGACGAAGGTAGCGGGCTCTTAAAATACTTTTACGAGAGTATTTTGAAACCCGATTGCGAAAGCACAACGTGGGTTCGAATCCCACCGATCCAACCAACTTACGAGTGATTTATGAAGATCGCACTAGTTCTCATGTTATACTTAGGCACTCAAAATCCTAAAATAGAAGTCATCCACGGGTTTAAACGCATGGATGTGTGTAATACGGCAGGCGAAAGAATCTTGGCCAAAAGAAATCCAGCACTAAATGATTTCGCCTGTATTATCATCGACAATAACAACCTTGTAGAACAGGAATAAGACATGTTAATCTTGGGTTTAATTTGTATCATCGTTGGTGGTTATTTATTTCTATATAACGTTAATAACGAGTATAATAGCAGCATTCTCCCAGAGGTAATGGGCATAATTATGGTATTTCTTGGAATGCTTTTTACCACTATTGGTGCTGATAAACAGCGCTGTTATGATAAATGGGAAGAGAGTAATATCGAATTTAAATACCAAGGTATGTGTAAAGTGAAAGTTAATGGTGTCTGGATGCCTGACAAACACTATCACGTATATGATAACAACCAGATTGAGGCAAAGTAATGAAAGTCATCATGGCATGGATTTTTTTATTTATTGTAGGTTTTGGACTCTATTACAAAGATCTAGGGTATTTCCAAGAAACTAACAGGGCTTGTATCGTCCTAGACAAGTTAGAATCGACTCACATTGGAAAGTACACCGCAACCAATGAGTTCATTTTAGTATTAAGACTACCAGACAATACCGTGACAGACCTTGAGGTTCGCCCTCACGTCTGGTCCCAGACTAAGGAAGGTGACACATTATACTTCTTATTGTCAGATTTCGAACTACACCGCGATGGGTGGAAGTTCTTCCCCCATTTTTTCGGAATATGTTTGATGCTGATAAGTGGTATTATGACCTTGTCTCACATCGCTGTAAATAGTTATAGGAAGTTCTCCTGAAATGGCGACAGCACAAAACATGGTCGGATATAAACTTTTTAGAAAGCGTGTTGACGGCACCTACGGTCCTCTTTTTATCAATAAAAAATTGCAGATGGTGAAAGATGTTGTATATCATGCAGAAGAGCACAGAACAAAGGGATACGCTTATCGTCCCGGCTGGCATATATGTAGAACTCCTGACGCGCCACACCTATCGACAAAAGGTAGAGTGTGGTGTATGGTAGAGTTTGAGCATAAGCAGACACTGAATAGACCAGCACATCAAGGTGGAATTTGGTATCTCGGCAACACGATTAAAATTATAAAGGAAGTATGATTCGTGAAATACAATATTAAAGAAATGGTAAAGGATAACAAGAGAGTTAAATTCTGTTATTACAGAAGCGGTGAACTCTTTTATAAAACTGAATGCGGCTTCATGTTTCCAGTCCCAGTAAGTGATACCGGCAACGGAGTCTTTCTGGATGAAGACAAAGCAATGTTCTTTATGCGATATATCCGCAAACAGGTCCAAGCTATTAAAGATGACAACAACGAGTTTGAATCGATCAAAGATGCTACACCATTGACACAAGATGAAAGCTTAAAGGTTTTGAGGTCTGCTGGCGTCATCAATGATAAAAACGAATTGACCGAAACATTCGGTGGTGTTGGAATGGTCACGGAATAAACTGGAGAAATAAGATGAGTAGAAATATTTGGATTGTTATGTCTGTCGTGATGTTAGTGTGTGGTATAATTCAAGCTCTTAGTTATTTCACCGGAAACTCCCTTGCGCTTGTCCAAGCATTTGCATCCTTTACATTTTCTTATGCGATGAATATTCAAGTTCAAGTATATGATCTGCGTGAAAAACTCGCAAAATTAAGTTTGTAAATATTTGGAGATATAATAATCATGTTTAGAGGCGTAGACGGTATAGGTTATAGCAACGAAAAGAAGAAATGGTTTATTTACAACACTTCTGTTGACTATGACGCAATTGAAAGAAATGAAAATTACTTTCCGAAACTCCGCAGAGAGATGGAATATACCGTATATTTCGATAAGTTTGAAGACGCATCCATTGAGCTTGGTATTATTCAAGAAAAATATAAGGGTAGCCTATAAAGATGCGTAATTTGGTTATCTCTCCAAAGGAACTATCCATCTTAGGTGTGATTGCAATGAAGCCTAAAGTTGATCCCGATATTATAGAAAAAGAGATAGGACAAATCGAGTTAGGCACTGATGCCACTATAGTTGCTAATATAATGATTCAACAAATGCGTAAAGTTCCAGTAGCCGCTGATAGAAAATATATAAACCTTGCAAATGCTATTAGGGCTTGGGCCGAAGCAATGCGTAACATGAAAAATAGGAGAGAATATTATGGGTGATATGTTAGTAATACATGCGTACAATCCAGAAAAACGGGCTGGAGAGGTTCTAATCGACGATTTTGAAGTAGCGTCTACCGATTACGATGCAACAGGGTGGGCGGGATTAGCTTTGCTCGAAGAATTGGCCAATAATCTTGCAACCTATTTCGGTGTGACAGTCACTGATCGCGACACGGGTGGATGTGAAGAAGAAAGTGAATAGTTGAAGTAGTCAATCATAGCTGGTATGATTCCCACCACACAATCAAAAAGGATATAACCATGTCACTCATTTATACTCTATTCATCATATTCGTCATCGGTTGTCTGATCTATTATTTCTTTTCTCTCAGAAATCAAAAGAGTGATTTGGACAAGTATAAAATTGCATTGGATGAATATGACAGGCATCTAGAAGAATGCTCAAGAGCTATGGCGCAGCAATACAAGCATACGGTGACAACAATCACCACGACTGCGGAACAACCTGCTAATACGCCTGCGAAGAAGGCTAAAAAAGCACCTACGAAGGTGTATGCGGCTAAAAGTGCTCCATACTCGTATGATCGTTCAAAATCTAATGCAAATAGCAACAACAACGCTGACAATAATATTATTCAATTCCCATATGTGCATCATGCGGTAGTTGATGACGATTCGTGCAAGACTTCAAATTCCTCTAGACAATCCTGTGAGTCTCCTGTAGAATCATATTCTGGTTCCAGTTACTCAAGCGATAGTTCAAGTTCATCGTCTTGCGATTCTGGTGGTTCCTCATGTGGTGGCGGTGGAGATTGAAATGTTTGACTTCGACCCCAGTGTTCGTCATTTCTTAAGCATAAGAAAGCGTCTTGGAGATGGTGGACCAGAATTTATCGCTTACCGTTATGGTAGCAGAGTTTATGGGACTGAATCATATGACTCAGACTATGATTATATCGTAGTCTCTGAAAAAGCAGAGGATGGTAAAGAAGAATATTTCTACGCTCAGCAGGATCAACTGAACGTTCATTATCATACGCCAGCACATTGGCAACAGATGGTGGACGATCATAAAATTTTCGCTTTGGAGAGTATCTTTCAATGTGAGCAATCACACCAATATAGAAAGAATTTTAAACTTGATCTAACCAAACTGCGCAAAGAGATTTCTGAAAAGTCAAATCATAGTTGGGTGAAGGCTAAGAAAAAATTACTGGTCGAACATGACTATAAGATCGGCTTGAAAAGCTTCTTCCATTCCTTTAGAATCATCATGTTCGGCTGTCAAATTGCAAGGGACGGTCACATTTATGATTATAAGATCGGGCATACCATATGGGAGCCTATCAAAGCCCTTATGCTTGAAATTAACGCGGATAACGTAGAAGAAATCTACGCGAAATTGGTTATAGATTATAAGTGGTATCACAATAACCTCATGACAGAATTTAGGAAGTTGGCACCAAAATGAACAAAGATGATATCAGATTAGGTATTTACTTAGTTCTCGGATTGCTATGTGGCAATCTACTTGCAGAATTCTTCATATACAAATTGAAAAAATCTCATGAGTATTGTAACGAGGACGGTTATTGGGTTAAAACAGGTATGACAGGCAATCCAATTGGTATCGCCATAGACAAGAATGGTAAACAAATTACTTGCGAGTATAAAGTAGAGCGGTCCAATTGAAAACGTATTATACATTAAGCGATGATGGTAGTTGCATCAGAATACGTATAGATGATAATATAGTGGCAATTGTTGAAGACTACCACTATGGCGGTCATGTCCATGCGGCCATACTTCAGCTATTAGAAGAGCTAGAAGAAATGCACGAAACAGTTAAAATATACGAAGACAAGGAAATGTAAGATGGAACTTTTCAACACAGTATTTACGGATGTATCATCCATTGCATTCTGGATGTATTGGACATCCGTAGTCCTATGCTTATACCATGCAGCAACACACTGGGCGTATTATTACAAAACGGATTTGGAACGATGTTACAGTTCTAACTATAGACCACGCTTGACCGTTGGATCAATCGTCGGAAAGACATTCGTGGCATTGATTCCTTTCGTTAATAGTATATTAGCGGTGTTTGTAACCCTTGACCTCATATCTCTTGTGACGGCTAGATTAGATAGAGTATGGTCTTATGGTCTTATAAAAAAGAAACAACCAATTACGAAGGACGCAGCACCGAATGCTTAATATAAAGAATTTGATTGCAATATATGATAAGATGCTTGATGGTTACGGCACAAAGACCAAAGCAGACCTTAATAGTAAATATTTAACAGATCACGAGCGGTTGTCACATCTTATTTTCATGCTCGATAGTATGAAAACTGAGACTGACGAGGGAAAACTGAATCGATGGATTGGCTTTATTCAGGGTGTGCTCTGGGCCAATAGCTGGTGTACCATTGATGATTTGCGCAAGCATGTCATTTCATGTACAATCCAACCAGAAACTAAATCAGCATTAGAGCAATGCTGGTTGGTAGAGCCACAGACTCCGGTTATTGACCTAGAAATGGATTAAATTTTATGAGCACAGAAGATAGAATTATGGTAATTCGCAACATCGAATTGGACGAAGGTGACAACTTGTTAGATATTTTAACAAAGTTGCCCAAGAATGTGTCGTATACGGACTTAAAATTAAAGACGTATGCTGATAAGTATGGCGATTCAGATCGTGCGCAGGTTTGGTTTGAATATAAGAGTCTAGAAACAGACGAAGAATATGATACTAGAATCAGATTACAAAAGTTGCGTGCTACGCAGGAAGAAGAACGTGAAAAGCGTCAGCTAGAATATCTTAAATCTAAGTACGGGTAATGTCATGAGCGAAAAAGTAATGTTTAAGGATAGTATCACATTAAATTATGGTGATACTATTGCTGATATTATGGAACGGATTCCGTCTGGCGTTGCTCCGCATGAAATTTATATAGAGTATGATCATGAAGAACGATTCGTAGCGCTTTCTTACACAAGACTAGAAACAGACGCAGAGATGCAGAAACGAATCGAACAGGAGACACGATTTAAGGAAACACGAAAAAATCGTGAAATCCAGCAATTAAAATACTTGATTTCTATACATGGAATACCAGAATGAGCACTGAGGGTAAAATCTACAAAGATATGTTCAATGATCCACCGGAACATGGTGAAGTAATTGCATACTACTTTGAGCCTTTTGAAAGTTGGCATATTGGAACATACCATGCACCAGAAGTCGGTGATAAGTATAGCGCCTGTGTCTCTGGTAAAAGTGGGTTTACAACAGTATATCATGAAGTGCCGTATTGGATTAGATTACCTAAATTTGATTTGACTGAGGAAGAATAATATGAACACAGTAAAAACGTCCACAGTAAGGACCACTAAGGAATTATCAGTTATACAGCAGTATTTTGGAGATAAGATAGTTTCTGAAACATATCGTTATGATAACAAAACTCATAATGATGTTGGTCCAGCATTTCGTGGTTGGCATCCTAATGGTACTATTTCTCGTGAAGAATATTATCAATACGGAGTTAAAAATCGTGAGGGCGGTCCAGCTATTACACACTATAATGAGGATGGGTCAGTAATTCTCCAATCTTACTATAAAGATAATATGCTACATCGTCTGGACGGTCCCGCATTTGTTCGCTGGTATTCTGATTCAGGTGAACTCGCACTCAAGGAATTCTATATTAATGGTAGGGAAATTTCTGAAGAAGATCTTCATAAAAGAAATGCCGTAAAACCATTAGAAGGAAAGACGATGGTGATTGATGGTGTTGAATATAAGTTGGTGAGGGTTGATTAGCAATCATAAATAATAGTGATGTTGGGTAGCACCCAACTGATTTTAGGGAATCGCAAGTTAGCCTAAAAAAGAATGACAAAAATCTTGCCCAGAATTACCCACTCGGGGTAAACAGTCCTTATACCACGACTATAAACTGGATGCCAGCTATGGCGGAAATAGTATGGTAACCAGATCAATCCATTGACATTAAGGATGTCAAAAGAGTTTGAGCGATTCTGATCTATAATTAAGCCACTGTAACAGGTGGCTTTTTTATTGACCAATATTTTGTGCATGTGGTATGATACACGTAACGAGGATAATAAAATGACAACACAAGAACTGCTAGAAAATCCGAACCTTACATTAGAAATGTTAGAACAAAATCTAAAAATTGTAACCCGCGAAGATGCTATTTTAGTTGCTAAATTTATAAAAATGCATTTCGAAAAAATTGGTGCAATTTTTGGCAAGGCATTTGCAGAACTCGAAAAAGAATGAGCGTATATAAAGTCGGTGATTTAAGACTTGAAGACAAGTTTCTATGGTGGCCAATGCGTTACAATGGTCGCTGGCATTGGTGGAAGAAAGTCTGTATCATGAAGCAACTAACCTTGATAACCGTTAACGGTGGTCCCGGTACTATTTGGGTCACTATTAAAGTAATGGAATTTCCGAAATAACACATAGGTCAAAGCAGATGGTCTTTAACATAAAACGAAAGCCTGAAGTAACACCAGATATCAATACAAAGCGATTTTATATCAAATTCGCTTGGTTCCCATTGCTATGGGATGACAAGATATATTGGCTGGAAACGTTATGCATCTCTGAAATATATAAATGTCGCAAAAAGATCAACGTGTATGGCGGCTATGACTATTATGTTAATGAATGGGAACGAATTAGCGTTTCCATATTGGAACCGAAATGAAAATTGAAAAACGTAATTTATATGAAATGTTGAAAAGAGCAATGTCCTATGAAATTCTAGGAACAATTGAAATTTTTGACGCTGGTCCATGTGCTGGCATCGCCATTCCCTATGATGATGAGTCTTATAAAGAATTTCTTAGCGATAATAGCGCTGAAGAGACTTGCTTGGGCCTTAAATTCATGATGGTTGTTAGACAATTTATTGAAAATCCAGCTAATGATATTTGTATAGTTCCCACACAGTGGCCTTGCACTTCATTGATTCCGCCAGAAGATTACAATACCTACATAAAGATTAATTGTATTGAATATGCACTGGACGAGGATCAAGCTGATGAGTATCATAGGCTGATTCGTGAAACGAACGCCATTAAGGCTGGACAGTATCTTGTACAGGTGCTTTCAATTCCATTAGTAACAGCGGTCGCCTTTGCAAAGAACAATAGATATTTACCGTATAGAGGACTAAAATGACCGAAATTCTTACAAGAGTTGACAGATACTGTGTAGAAAAATTATGCGCCAATTGTTATGTTGGTACTATGATTTTTACTGGGCATATTGTTGGAGAGGTTTTTCGGAGAACCGCGTGACATATATCAACACGCCTGTGTCGAGTGTAGTTATTGCGAGATGTATCCGACAAAGTATCCAACCTTCAAAGACATTAAGATACAGTGACCCATAATGAAACTCCGTAAAGAATATTTACATCGCATATTAAGTGACGCATTATCTTATGAAATTATAAGATATGTTGACATGACATGTGGGGGCGCGCATTCTGGTGGCATACACGGCTATGATGTTCGGATCAAATTTGATGATTTAGAGGCTAGACTAGCCCGCAAATTTATAGGGAATATTCGCGAATTTTTGAAAGATAATGAACTGAGTCTGATCGAACCAGAAAGAACTGATTATAACTATAACGAACGTGTTGAAATAGATGACGTCCCATATGTTATAACAGAAGACCAGTTATACGAGTATCGCAGACTTATGCAGGAATCAAATGCTATTAATGCGGCGAAATACCTATCTAAAATATTTTCATTACCGTTATCAGTAACATATCCGTTTGCAAAAAATAATACACAACTGAAAACGTTATACGAATAAGAGCAGTCATGAAATTCAATATACCAAAACGTGGTGACAAACGAGTTATAAAACATTTTTGTTTATTGCCCAGAACGGTGAACAACGTGAGATATTGGCTAAAATATATTAATATCTCGCAGACCTATGAAATTTGTTATGATTTGATATATGATTATGTCATATTTGATTCTGTGCCAGTGTGTTATGATGGTTGGGTTGATAAAGAAGTCATAGAAAATGAAACAGTGTAAATGTAAACATTGCCAAGCGAAGCTGACAATGGAAGAAGTGAACACATTAAGTGTGATATTTCTGCATCGGGAAAGTATTCCAGCGGACTACGCTTTACACTATATCAAAAAATATAATCTGAGTGACTATGTTAGAGAACTGTGTACCTTAGCTGCAAAGAAAGAATACCCTAAAGGCAAATGCGGCTTAGATTTCTTCAAATTTTATGAAGCATGGGTCGCTAACTGTCGTAGGATTGCGGATGAAAATGCGTTGACTGCAAAGATCAATGACAAGATTGACAAGATGAAAGAAGCTCACTATAATAGTCGAAAGAATTAAAGAGCGCCGTTGTGGAAAGTACGATGTTATGACGTACACGACCAAGAGGGGTTACAGTAGGTGTGTCTTGGCCTCAATCATTCGTGGGAATGGTGAAGGGGACTGTAACAGATGGAGAAAGCTAGAACTATCCACCACAACGTTAAATTATAACTAAGAGAAAAATATGAATAATTACTTCAAGATCCATAAGCTTACAGATGACAGAAAAGAAATGTTAAAGTCGTTCGGAACGTTGTCGCATATTAATGCGGAGTTTGTTAAAAACGTGAATAAGTATGATGAATATGTCGATCCGAAATCAGTTGTAGATTTTATCGCACAGATGAAACTTGAAGGTAAGTATTGTGTCTTCGTAGCGTCAAAGAAAACTGGCACAGAGCGTTTTCTTTCGTGGGAAGAGATCGAAGAGAAAGTAATTAGTAAGCGTGATTCTATCTTAGAAGAAGGTAGAATCAAATTGGACAAGATTGTGCTTGATCTCAATCAACAGATAATGAACCTTGATGAAAATTATGTACATGCCAATAAGACGTCCCTGTCTTGGAAGCTAGTTTATGAGGCTCAGGCGGAAGCGGAGTTCTTACAGGTACATAAGAAGCTTGTACAGCATCAAAAAGAATATGCGAATGGTGATTTCCACCTACATGTGGATGGATTTCATAATAATAGGGTCTACCATTACGTTTCGGCGGATGATTTTGTGCTATGAAATTAATTCTAAACGATAAACTAACCAAAGCTGAAAAGATATACGAATATTCGTTGGGAGATATCATTCGGTCAAATATGACCAAGGTATTGAAACCTGATGAAAAATATCAATTCTTCTATCAGTTTCCTAAAACAAAATTACATAATGCGGGGTTTTTGGGCTTTTTGAGCCATGCCTATTCGAATCATGTGAATGTATCTATCTCACCATACGATATCTGGATTGTGATTATTAGTGAAGTGTCCAAATTTATTGTAGATAAGCCGGAACCATTTAGAGGTTTGTTCACTGATTCTGCCGAAAAGAAAGAAATTTTAGTTCCAACGGATAGTGAATATGAGATGCCGATGGATTTATTATCAGAGGCTTTATCGAAGAGCATTAATTTTGATGCGTCTATCCTCTTTCCAGAATTATCAATTGAGAGCGACGAAGCTGTTGGAATGATTCAGGCTTTATTTTGTGAAATGGCGTCACCGTATTATTCGTACTCAATGTTTATGTGTGGTCTGCCAGAGATAAAAGTTCTAGGCACCGTAGACGATTGGAAAAATATTAGCACGAACTTTGATAAGCTTTTCGAATTACTTGGCAAGTGCTATAATTTTAAGAATTATCCGGTAAGAGTTAAAATAATTCTAGACAATATAGTTAACTCATTTGAATCTAGTATGGCGGATAGAATTTCTTTTTGGAAGGACATTTTCACACAAAAGAACGTTGGATCTGGTGGTCAATTAGAGGTAAACGGTTGGATTACTCATTTCCTAATTGTACAGGAAAAGCCACTAAAGCTTGAAAACTTTACCAACACCATTGGTTATGTCAGATATAAAAATGTGTCATCTGGTAATAGCTATATAAGTGTTCACGGCGGGTTCGATTACGATCTTGACGAGGAAGACTTTGCGGTGCTAAGATACTCTAAGTACATAGCGATGAAGCAGCCATGAAAGAAGTATTTGTTGTAACAACTGAAATTGCGACCGATGACGGATACAAATATAAAGTTGAAGGCGTAAGATCAACAATGCAATTGGCCAGAGAACTTAAAAAGTTAGCTGGTCGCAAACGCCAAGTTACAGATGTAATGATAGAATGTTTCCAAGTTGATGAAGAGTCTTGACAAGAAGTTGGGTGCCAGTTACCATAGTACAACTTAAAACAGACAGTATCGGAGCATTCAGATGCAATGGAAGCGACCAAAACCACCAGCAGTAGGCGAAGAAAGAAACATATACAAATTCTGCTTTTTTCCTACAACGATTGATGATACAACTTATTGGTTGGAGTGGATTAGAGTAGTACAAAAATTTACTAGTTGTAAATTCAGCGAACCAAGATGGGTAATTGTGCGAGTCCTGCGATAAAGTGTTGACAAGAGTTAGTGCATCAGTTACCATAGCACAACTTAGAAATTCGGTGATCTCACACCGAACCCCGGTCAAGGGGTGAATTGACCAGTCTATTTTGGGTGACTTAAAACGACCCGATCACGTCAGGCACATTATGACTTAATAGATGCCATAGCTTGAGCAACTATGTGGACCTCGAAATCCACGAAGGAATTGAGAAATCCTGCTCAAAAATTATTAGGATCTGGCATGACTAAAGATGCGACCGAAGTTAGATGGATTGTTAAATATGGTCCAGAATTAGAATGTGACAGAGAACAGAAGGTGGTGTATGATGAAAAATCCGCCATGGCACTATTTAAGAAGTACCAAGACAAGAATTTTCACGTAGATGTTTACAAACAATCTACAAAGATTGTAACAGAAAAGTTAACATAATACAGAGATAATATAAAAATGTACCCAGATAAGTTCGTTAGTAAGCCGGAAGAAATTCCATTAGAAGAACACTTTGCAATTTTTGAAGCTGCGTCTTACTACACTGAAGGGTATGATAAGGGCGATTCGGGAACAAATACGCCGTTTGTGCAGTATAGAGCGTATTTGACCAAAGAAACTCTTCTTGAGGGTATCAGACAAAGTGAATCTAGTGGATACGGTAAGAAATCTTATAAGGTGTGTAAAATCATTCCAATGAGAATTGAAATCAGTATTGATGTTGCTGTACGATAAACGGAGTTACATGCAATGCAAAAGAAGAAACCGCATGAATTAAAAGAGACTGACATCATTATTTACATTCAGGCTGCTATGGGTGTAAAGATATATAAAATCCTATCAATTGATAGGGTGTGGATGCAGATAAAGAATCAGTTTAATGCGTATCCGAAGGTGAGTAAGGCTATAGACTGGAATGGTTTACCACCATCCGCGAGAGCCAGATCAAAGACATTGTATAGGGATGAATACATCACTATTAATGATGAATACGCAGCGTTATGTGAGTTGAACAAGTTGAATGTCGATAACAATGAAAATGTGGCTCGACAAAACTTGCAGAACATGATACAATCGGTTAAAAGAGAATTATACCCTGACGGATGGATTGAAGATTACGCAGAGTATAAAGCTAAAAGAGATGGTGCGCGATAAAAACATGTTGCAGATTCTTTGAGTGTGTGATACCATATATACAAGATGTAGGAAATAAAAATTACGGGACTGTCTTCTAACTGGCGAAGAATCCTCACTGTCGATGAGTATAATGTGGGTTCGAATCCCATCAGTCCCGCATAAATAGAGAATATCAATATGAGAATTCTCTATGTTTTATACGGTTTATAAAATAACAAACATAAAAAATAATATGGTTTATGTAGGTGTCCATAAAACACTTGATTTAAATGATAATTATTTTGGGTCTGGACAGTATCTACGTGCCGCTATCAAAAAGTATGGAATATCAATCTTCACAAAGAAGATATTAGCAGTATTTGATACTCCCGAAGAAATGTTTAACATGGAGCGAAAAATAGTAACTGAGGAATTTGTAAAATCTAAAAATACGTATAACCTTGGAATAGGTGGGTCTGGTGGTAATAGAGTAGGTAAAGATCATCATACCCATTCGCTCTCCAATATGACAAGCATGTCAGAAAAAGCAAAGGCATCTTGGAATGATGTGACTTCAAGGGGGGAGAGGGTGAAAAAGTTAGCTACCAGAAATAGTAAGCTACATAAAATTGGCATACTTAAAAGACCTGATTGGACAGGCAGAAAACATAAAGAAAGTACAAAGCAGAAAATTTCTGAGAAAAATTCTAAAAATAGAACTGGTGAAGCAAACCATAGATTTGGTAAATGCTGGATAACAGATGGTACGATAAATCGATCCGTATGTAAGGAAGCGGAATTACCAGATGGTTGGAGATATGGTAGAGTAATGAAAACGAACATAGTTGACAACACTAAATAAGTTGTGTATGATACAAAATAAAAATGGGAACCTCGTATAAAGTGTGAGCAAGTGCATTAACCTCACATTTGGAATTATGGACAGCGTAATAACTGTCAGATTATGGTTCGAATCCATGGGTCCCGCCAAAGTATAAATAAAGTAATATGGGTTATTAGTGTAATCAGGCCGCACGCGAGTCTCCAAAACTCTTAGTCTGGGTTCAAATCCTAGATAGCCCGCCATATAATGTAATAAAAGATAAGTGAGCGGTTGGCGGAACGGTAGACGCAGATGGCCTAAAAAACTGTCTCCTTAGTGGTTCGAATCCACTACAGGCTCACCAGAATAATGTAATAGTATAATGGCATGTAGCTTAGAGGCAGAGCGAGTGACTGTGGAAGGAAACGTCAAGGCGTTGATCAGTTCGAATCTGATAACTTCAAAAGTAATCACTAGGTCGTAGGTTCGATCCCTACCTTGCCAGCATAAAATTTAAATGTCTCTTTGGCCGAGTGGACTATGGCAACAGGCTGTGGGTGTAAGAGTAAAGGCTCTGATCAGTTCGAATCTGAAATCACCGAAAGTAACCTGTCAGATGAAAATCTAATCACTGGTTCGAATCCAGTAGGGGACTCCAATATTTTTTAGGACACGACATACATAAATAACATGTATATACAGAGTGTCCTAAAATGAAAAATAACATAACAAACGATATTGAGCTTTTCAAGCAGATAGTTCTTAAAAGTAAGAGCATAAGACAGGTTTTAAAATTTTTTAACATCTCATCAAATTCTGCTAGATATTTTACAGCCTTCCATGATCTCGTTAAATTATATGACATTGATATAAATCATTTCATTGCTTATAAAAGACTAATTGTACCAACAGACTTCGATTGGGGGCGGGTTAACTCTATAAAAGATGCCGCAGAACAATTAAAATTGATCGAACCGGAAGCCAAGCTATGTTCAACGTGGTATGGAAAAATTAAACAATACATTAACAATAATAATGTTGATGTGTCACACTTCAACTACAATGGCAGATATAGAAATTTAAATAGAAGATATAATCATGATGATATCTTCATAGAAGACTCCATGGTATCTAAACAAACATTAAAGGCAAGATATTCAGCGCTGCGTTCAGACAATATCAGATGTGATATGAGCGATTGCATCATATCCGATAATTGGTTAGGTCGTCAGATCACATTACATCTGGACCATATTGATGGTAATAATAGAAATAATTGTTTAACAAATTTACGCTTCTTGTGCCCGAACTGTCACAGCCAAACGTCCACATATGCTGGAAGAAACTTAAAGTTACACTCTAAAAAGCCAGAATATAAAAGAAAATACGTACCAAAACCAAAAAAGCAAAAAACTGAAAATATTATACCGCGTGAGAAGTACAAAAGGCCAGAACAGTTCACCGTAGATAAAGATGCGTTACAATCATTGATCATGACTAATTCCATGGTGGAGGTTGCAAAACTCTTCAAAGTGTCGGATAATGCGATTAGAAAGAGATGCAAGAAATTGGGCATTGATTTGTCGCTTTCTAAAAATAAAAGGACTTCAAAAATATGAAATTCCCACCGTGGCAATCTATGGAAAACGCTCCCAAGGATAGAGATATTCTTATGGTGTGGCAATTTACTCACTCTACCGATCCGCGCCACAATTGTAAGCAAATTGGCATAAGTTGGTTCAACGGTGTCTTTGAAGAGCATCATCCGGGTAGTGGATTCTGGAATGGTTATGTTGTCGGTGGACATATTACAACCAGATCAAATAACTATAAACCAATCGCATGGATGGAACTTCCACCAATTGATATAGAACAATGAAAACCCGTAGAGATATTGGCGTTGGTCAAAAATATAACAAACATCAATGCACTTGTTATGTATGTGTGGGTGATATCATAGCCTATAGAGACAAAAAATCCCTTGCAGAATACGAAGACTCCGTGTTAGAATATGATCTAACAAAGGATGAAGAACATGAAAGTATTTTGGGTGTTGGGCTGGGATCAGTATTATCCACGCAGAGATAATTTCTTAGCATCATTTGATAATGAAAAGGATGCGCGACAGTTTATCTACGAGCAAGGCGACTATTGGGATAATTATGAAGTCATAAACATCTCCCATAGACTATAGAGTATAATAATCATGATGGTAAATCCTAAAGATACCGTAGTACTAATTGTGCAACATCTAATAACCAACAAATATAGATTAATCGAATTGGAATCACCAATTGCTAACAAATTGGATGAAGATGAATGCATAGTCGATTCAATTGAAATTGGAAAAAGTGAACCGTCGCATTTCGTCGCATTCATTACCACTATTCGCTTACAGTATGGTGTTGACTGTAGAATTAGCATTTGTTCTGGAGAACTTGGTTCATATGGTGAGATACTCTATTTTGAGATTAGAGATGGTAAAAGAAATAAAAATTTCAATCATATCCAATAAATTGAGAACTGTTAATGAATATTAAGATCGGTATGATCGTAGAGTTTGTGGACAAGGTCTATGAGCCGCCATTCTACCCTTATTATGAAGCCTACAAGGGCCATAAATTTAAAGTTGATCACATCTATCACGGTGACCATCTTGCGTTAACCTGCACCACTGGGGACGTTCTGGTGAACGGTTACGTGCATGACTTTGATGTGAGGGTTGTATGAGCTACGAATTAGACTATTTTCCACCAAAACCCTTTAATAGTAACGGGTGGAGTTCAAAGACATTAAATTATAGTCCTTGGCGGAAATCACTATACTTAGGCTCCCCAGCGCAAATTTCATTAGAAGTCGATCTATTTGATGGCGTATATAAATGGGTCGTGAATGTTACCGATTGGAATTATAAGCATACCCGATATGTTGGAAGAGCTAAGACGGCAAAAGAAGCATGTCAAAAAGCAGAAGATATGGGCGAAACACAATTATATGTCTTAACTCCCGATTGGATTAAAACAGCGCTACAACATAAATGGCGCCCACCTTTTATAGAAGGTAATCGTTCTGGGTATTTGGGTGTAGCTGTAGAAATTATTGAGATGGATTAATACAAATGAATGATGTAACGCTACTACCATGCCCATTTTGTGGGATGGAACCAGAAGATGATTTAATAGACACGTTATATCGATCTGGAATAATGTGGAGAGATCATCCACATCCAGATGGGTCTACCATGCGTTCTTATCACGGTAGAGATAAAGCTCAACCGGGAGATGGTTGGTGTTGGACCATGCATTGCACCGAAAATATTGGTGGATGCGGTGCAGAAATAAGTGCTGATAGCAGAGAAGAAGCTATCGCACGTTGGAATAGACGACCAAGTCAGGAAACTTGATTATGAAAATTATAAGATTTGATACACCTAACCATACCGCTGAGCAAGTCAAAACAGTGCTATCAACCATCGGATGCGGGTTTGAGTCACATGATGAATCGGCTTGGTTGGTTGGTATAGAAGAAGATAATAAAAATAGCTGTCTTACAGACTTCTTTGAGGCTATTGGCTTCAAGTATGTCATGGTAGTTTCGATTGACGATGTTAAATCTCTCTTCGTTAATTCTCAAGATGATAATACTATTACATTAACAAAATATGTATTAGTTTATCGCATGTACGATAATAAGACTTTTTGCTTTTCTGCAATTAACCCCACCTTCAAGGCTAAGGTGAATGCTGATTATATCTTTGCTCCGGGAGTTTATCCAATTCCTATGAAAGATAGATATGGCATATTCTCTAATTCTCATCCTCAGATTCCAAGTGATAGTGAACTTATGCGTTTGATGGGGCGATGAGACATGGAAGAAATAACCAAAGAAACATACGGGGACTTTGTCCGCAAGTATTGGTCACAAGACTTGACTGACGAAGAGTGTGATTTCGTATTATGGAATTTAACAGGATTTCCTATGGTGCCTATTGAAACCATGAAAGAACAACTCCAAACACAGTATAAAGAAAGTGGTGGAAATATCGATCTTGCTATGAAGACTTATGATGACTATGTCCGTAGAGAGCTTAAACGATTACGGGAAGAAGAAAATGGATTATGATGATATCAGAGTTAAGACACGAGTTGCTTCAGATCAAGAAAGTGATGCTCTGGATGCTGCTTTAGGATTAAAGAAAGTTGAATTTAGAGTGTCAGAAGACACCTATGATTTGCTAAAACAATTAGCAATACACAACGGAGTTAGCCTACCACATCTACTGCGCACGATTATCGAACAAAGGTTAAAGATATGAATGATATAAAAGATTGTGCGGAGTTTTATGTATGGAAGCCATTTGACACTGCACCGAAAGATGGTAGACTAATAGTAATTCGCATGAAGAAATCAGCATTTCCGTTCGTTGCATATTGGTCGCCAGTATTCAAGGCATGGGCCGCACCGTCCTTTGAGAAAGAAGAAATTATACAGGACGGAGAATTTACTAGGTTGCGATTTGTGGCTATTATGCCAGAAACTGGTATGGGCGGGTGGGCACCGATCCCACAAATTACGAGCAGGATGCCATTAGATGATTGAATTAGATAGAGAAGAATATTTTTCTGAAGAAGAATATCAAATCGACGTCCGTAGGGAACAGATCAAACAACTACAAGCCGAAATTAGAGGGTTGCAGAGTGACGTGCCATGGATTTGTCCGAACTGCGACTATCATAATTTGACGAAACACAGTACCCTTCATTTATATGAATATTATGTGCCACCATATTCATGCGCCGGTGGCGATTATTATACCCCAGAAAAATATGCAAGAATACAATGTGATAGTTGTGAACACTATATGCAATTCCTTAGAGCGGAATTAGATATTCCAACTGATTTATTTTTAAGAATTCTGACGCACAAGACAGGTGGATGATGGGCTATATTCCACCACCACGACCATTGTATTATCCTATGACCAGAAACTCTGTTCCGCCTCCACCGCCTCCAAAAAGAATTATCAGGGAGGATGCTCCGCTATTATTCAAACCGAAAAAGAAAGCCAAAGAAATGAAATTAGAAGTCCTTTCCCATGCCCTTGAAGGTGATACTTTAATTATTAGATATGGCAATGCGGATGGATATCGCACGATGAAAGTTGGTCGTCATGGGTCATTAACTGACGTTGACATAAATGAAGCGTTAGAGCAGATAGTTGAGCAAAAAGATTTGGCAGAGGTTAAAAAATTATATAGCCCATATCTCAGTCCATCATATTCTTCTAAAGAAGAATGGTTTGGGAAAATAGTTGTTGACGAGAGTAAGAAATATTGTAATAGAGTTACTAAATACGCGGATGCGGCAGACTACTATAAAAAATTGAGCACAAACCAAAAAGAGCAAATTGAAAAGCCTAAATTTCCGCCAAATATGTTGATTAATGAATCCACTGGTAAAGTTACATATGATGTGGATGATCGCGTAATAGTGGAACAGGCACAAGCAGACCATCATGCTGAATGGGGTAATCATGCCCCATCAAAAAGCGAATGGTATGATATTTTCCCAGAAAAAAGAAAAAAGAAATCATTGTGGGAAAGGATCATTGACAGAATTATCAAAAATATAGTATGGGGTAAGTGAATGCGTAAGCTAGAAGGTGAGTGGACAATAGAATATGAAAAGCCGGTTAGGCAATATCATAGTCGGGCATTACGAATGATGGTTAAACAGTTAAAACAAGAGATAGCCGATGATGCTAAAGTAATTGTTGACAAATATGCGACTGAAGCCGTCTTAAAACATCTGATTAAAGAGCTTCGTAAACAGACGAAAGAGAGATTTAAGAAATGAATTATACAGTGAATGGCCCATTTATTATATTGGATGGAGTTAATAGGGGAGGTCCGAGCTATAAGCTTGATGCCAATTTTGATTTAGATATATCTTGGGAGAAAACTTCGAAGCGTAGATTGAATACCAATAGAATCCTACCAAAGAGTAAAAGAAATCATAATATTATTCAACCTTGGCAGTCATCATATAAGCGGTGGAATAGAAATCCCCATATTATCGAAAGACTTCTCGTTAAGAAATGCGCTAAAGAGATATGTGATGAAATTGATAAGGAGCTTATGGCAGATTTAGTAAAATTATTTAGAGGGCCATTATTTAATGTATAACATAGCAAACTTGACATATAACTGCAATTTCAAGATTGATTACACGAACTATAAGGGCGAACGTTCAGTAAGAACTATTCGCCCAATTTGCATATGGTTTGGATCAACAGAATATCACAAAGAGTCGCAATTTCTTTTAAACGCTTTGGATGTCGATAAAAATGAAGAGAGGGATTTCGCGATGAAGGATATCCACGATCTAGAGCTTGATAACCAAGACGGTTATTACAATCCACTATTGTTACAAGAAGATTACATTTTTCCATATCCTTCCAATAGTGGGGCGACAGTTGAAGGTGATAATGTAATTATACTAGACAGAGAAGAATTGCTCAAACAGTTGACAAGGACTCTGCTACCAGATACTATAGAGCCATCAAATGAGAAACAAGAATAACATATGTAACCGGAAACGGTGTCATTAAAGGCGGTTGAATACTACCCGGCTGAGATTAGACAGAGAGGTTCGAAACTCTCAAACTATCGAGAACTAAGGAATGGACCGGGTTCGTTATCACAATGTCAACCTGCATATGTTTTACTTATATGTAATAGTACACCCTGTTAGTAATAGCGGCTAGAATATCTATATTGATCTGGAAGAGGACGGTTCGATACCGTCACAGGGTGTATGAAAAAGAATTAAGCCCATTTAGCTCAGAGAAAGAGCAGCGATAGCGTATAGCGGCGAGCGCGGGTTCAAGTCCCGTAGTGGGCTCCAAATTATACAGGAATATTGGCTTTATGATGTCTGCAAATGGTTTAACAAAATTGATGGAAGAATGTGGTGAACTAGTTCAGATATGCGCGAAGAAAATTGCCTATTATGATAGTGATGATCACCCGGATGGTAAAGGTTCCATGAGAACCAGAATGACTGAAGAGATGGGTGATGTGCTTGCAGCAATAGCATTCGTTGTAAGAAAATTTGAGATCAATCAAGACACTCTTGACGCCAGAAAAAAGAAAAAGCTAGAACTATTTCTAGAATGGGATAACCGTGATTCCAACATTGCTGACGGTTGTGACTTTAATAATGTCAATTTGAAGAAAGTCCTTAAGACGTTGGAGTTCGAACGAGACAACATAAAACATATGAGTGTGATCAACGCAGAGCTTCGTAAGCGTATCAAAGAGCTTGAGACTGCTAGTTGACAACCGCCCTGTACGTCTCTATCATGTGTCAACACTTACGGAATCTTAGAAATGTTTACATATTTTTTAATTTGGTACGTCGCACCAGCAATCTTACTATCGATTATCCATAATTATGATGTTTTCATAAAAAAGGCAACGAATTATTCAATCAGAGAATACATTATAGGCGTAATTTGGTGTCTAGTACCAGTAGCAAATATTGTCTTTTTTCTTGGATGTATAATTTCGGATATTCATGCATTCCTCACGAATGGTAGATTTTCAGATTGGTTAGATAAATCTATTAATAACTATAGGAAGTAAGATGATGCTATTTTTTACTTTAATATACGTTATACCAACTGTGTTTATGCTCTGTTTCAACCACTATGAGATCGTATATAGCAGTTGTAGGGCTTACACGAATGCAGAATACTTGTTCGGTGTACTAATCTCTTTCGTACCAATCATCAATGCTGTAATGATGTTGTCATTACTGTCTATGTATGTAGAAAATTGGAATTTACTAAGTCGATTTACCAATAAAATAACCAAGTGGTTGGATACTCCAGTTAAAAAAGGAAAGTTGTCATGAGTTCAATTGCAATATTTGTAGTAGTTTACCTAATACCTTGCGTGATTATTTTATCAATCATGAATTATAGCGTTTTCATTAACAAAGAAGAAGTAACAATCGGCGGGTATATCGGTTTCACAGTATTAGCGCTGTTCCCAGTAATGAACGTTATTGTGTGTATGGCATTCATAATAATGTATATCGATGAATTTGCCATGAACTGTAAAGCAATAGACAGATTTAAAGCATGGCTGGATAAGCCGCTACTAAAACGATAGGAATAATGTGTTATGATGATGATTGTAGTATTTGGATATATTTTACCACTAATAGTTACACTGGCTTGTCTAAACTATTACACATTCGTGTATAAGAAAGAGATCATTACGATAACCCAATACGCTTGTGTGACAGTTGCCGCACTGGCGCCCGTGCTGAATTTGATGGCCGCGATTATAGGTACGGGGTTCATAGTTGAAGAGACAACATTGTTTGACGGTATTAAAAAAGTTTTAAGCAAACCAATCAACAGGGATTAATATGATTTTACTTTCGATATGGCTAGTTCCAGCGATCATTAGCTTGATCTGCCTCTTCATTGCGATAGTCATTCAAAAGATGACAGGATTTAATAGGTTTAATGTAATCGTATTAGCTTTACTGTCATTTGCGCCTGTAATGAATATGTTTTTAGCTGCAATTGGAATGATTCAAGTTTTGATATCTAGTAGATTCTATCCAAAAATTGAAGAATGGAGTGATTCGGCATCTAGTTGGTTGACTAAACCAATAAACAAGGATTGACATGGACGCAGAAGAGATTAAAGAATTGATAAGAGATTATATTAAAGATAGTCTCAGCATAGAAATTAGAAGATCTTACGATTATGGGTTCGGTGGTGATACTGATGTGCGTCTGGAAGTCAAGCTATTTTTAGGTAGCGATCAGATATCATCTGATTATATTACATTGTAGTGAGAATACTATGGACAAAGAAGAACTTAAAGAGTATCTTAGGGATAACCTTAAGGTGCGCGTAAAGGCCGAATACGGTGACTATGATGGCACACCGTCATCATTCTCTGTTAGACTCTTCTTAGAAGATGAAGAGATTTCCTACGATAATGATTCTCTACGCTAATAATTCAATTAAGGATTAAGGTAAATGGGCTGCTATAACAACACATGCGGAATCTCACAATTTCCCATCATTGCCGGTGATAAGACTGTAAACTTTATCATTGTATCTACATCTTGGAAGACTGATCCTCGTCCTTCCTATATGAATACCGCTTGGAACGTAATTCCAATTCCATTTTATGGAGAGTATGACGATTATGGTTGGCAAAAAGATGATAAGAAACAACAACTTAAATACAAGTTTTTGTCAAACTTTTATAAAGGTCAGTTAGTCTGCATGGACGCTGATAGGGCTAGCCGTGATAAGATCGAAGACCCGTTCAAAGATAATAAATCACTGGGTAGTTCCATCCATGGTAATGTTTGGCATATTAATAATCCATGGCATGAGCAAGACATCGCGAATGAGTCACCCACCAGAACAATTTCCAATTTTATGGTGAGCCGTACAGTCCTTGATACCTTAACTGAATCGGTCGTGGAAACGTACCCAACAGAGAAAGTATATACAAAGGCTGATTTCATCGAAACGTTGGATGAATTTTTTAAGCTGTCTGCAAATAATCCAAACGAACGTAGGTTTCAAGAGCTTTCCGAAAAGAAGAAAGTGCGTGAACTAGATGAAACAGAAAACAAAGAGTTTTATGAATTGATAGTCGAAAAGCTTCACGGTTTAAAGAAACACAATTTAGTACAAGAATTTCTTACTAAAAAATATGGTGAGAGAAGTTATTTCAATACGATGGGTGGGCTGTTGCGTTGGGTGACTGAACGTTCCGGTTCAGAGTGGCGCGATGAAATCAGTATGACTGAATTGTTAGAGGCCAATGTATTATCTTCGGAAGATATTGTTAATATGTTCTTGATGAAGAGTTCCATGGATACTCTTCGTAAGAGTTTTCATCCGATGTCTGGCTATGGTTCGCAGGAAGGATTTGGTGCTGCACATAGCAAGTTGATTGTAGCCATGCAAAAGATGATAGACTATGATAACGTCAGGTATGCGGAGTACGAGTGAACATATTTGTAGTAGATTACAATCTAAATTTTTGCATGAACTCACCACATAAAGCATAAATACTCTTGAAGTTGTTCAAAATCAGGAGCATAATATGAACACATGTAAAGAATGCGGAAAAGAAAGAAGAGAAGGTCGTCAATTTTGTTCTGTTGTATGTTCGAATACACATAAAGGTAGAATAATATTTAAAATTAATGATGAAAAAGGTATACACAAAACATGTGTGACTTGCAACAAGTCTAAATGTCTCAACGCTTTTTCTTTCAACATACGAAATAATTTTGAATCTGGGAAAAAAGACCAGTGTAAACGTTGTGGTGCTAATATCCGAGAAACTAAGAGAAGAGATAGAACTTGGAAAGATGATGCGACACTAATAATGTTGTCCAATTCTAGACAACGCGCAAAAAATGCGGGTATGGAGAACACATTAAAAAGATCTGACATCCAAATCCCAGATCTTTGTCCAGTATTTAATGTCCCCCTAATGCGTGAAGATAAAAGTACATGGCTGTATTCCCCATCGATAGACAGAATAGATAATACAAAAGGGTATACACCCGATAACATAGTAATTGTTAGTAGAAGAGCGAATATTTTAAAGAAAGACGCTACAATTGACGAATTAAGAATGATGCACGAATTTTACCAAAAATTATGGAGGGATAAGAATTAACATATTCATTGTAAACTATAATCCAATTTTAGCTGCGCAACAACTAAATGATAAACATGTCGTGCGCATGCCGTTAGAAGGTTCCCAAATGCTATCTACTGTAATGCATCGCTATGGTGTTGTGTGTACTTACAAGCCAACGCATCGTAATCATCCCTGTACGCTCTGGGCTGGCAACAGTAAGCAGAATTTCATCTGGCTATGGATTCATACCATGGAACTGTTTAAAGAGTATACGCGACGTTACGGAAAGATTCATAAGAGCGAACAGTATATGAAGGAATACACATGCCCTGTGGAGATTCCTAATATTGGTCTAACTCCGTTTGCGCAGGCTATGCCTGACCAGTATAGACATGAAGATGCGGTCACCGCATATCGTAGTTATTATATTGGTGATAAATCTGGTTTTTCAACGTGGAAGCTTGGTAACACTCCAGAGTGGTTCTTGACACAGTAACCAAATTATCCTATGATTGAGACAAACTCCAAAAGGAATTCACTATGTTTTTCGTTATATATTTAATACTCGTTATCTGTAGCTTGTTTGGCATTTACAGATTAGTATATTTTAGTGACACCACCTACTTTAATTGGATAGGTTTAATTGCATCTATATTTCTCAGTTTCGTTCCGTTTGTTAACTTGGCCATAGCAATTGCTTTTTGCGGAATTGCCATTGGAGAGACAGACCGCTGGAAGCGAATAGCGGAATTTCTTGAGTCGTCTGTTAAACTTAAAAAGGATTGATCATGAAATTGTCAGTTTCAGAACAGAAAACTAGAGAATTAATACAACCTATGTTGGATTTATTTGGTGGTGCGGATGGTGGTGTTGGTTTCGTAAGGATGCGTGCATTTATAAATGACATTATCGAGAAGACCGATAAGTCAGCTCTAGAATCACACTTCTTATCTGACTTGGAAAGAATGTCAAGATTATGTGAAGGTATGATGAAATGAAGGATGATGTCTGGACTTTAAATAATGCTGCGCTGTTTTGCACGCTGCTAGAGGCTATTGCACCTTCATATGGTTTTCATGTAGCATTGACTGGTGGTTGTCTATACAAAGACGGTCCCCGAAAGGACTGTGATGTTATTTTGTATAGAATTAGAACAGATGGGCAGCCATCAACTACTCCCGTAGAAGAGCTATTAAAAGCCTTCAAAACTAAGATCGGAATTTCCAGACTGACGGATCATGGATTCGTTGTCAAGGCCGAATACGAAGGTAGACAGGTAGATTTTTTGATTCCTGAAAGCGAGCCTACGGAAGTTGATTATGCTGGTAACCACGGTGGATGATTTATGTTAGATTACTATCCAGAATTTTCATGGCGTAAGGCGTCAACTAGACAAAGATTAAGACATTGTGTAAGTCAAGCGTCTTGGTTGTGCCTGCTACCAGTATTATACGTAATTGGAATGACGCAAAAGAAACGTAAACAACGAAGGACACAGAACAATGACTGACGAAATTACTAAAGAATTGGGCAAGATCAAAAACGTGAAGTTTGGGCATGTTGGCTATAATGACGCAGGGCTGGGAATCCAATTTGAGCTAGGTGGTGAATCATGGGGTGTCTGCGACACCAAATGGACTTGGGATTACAATCTAATTAAGCGTGATTCGCATACGCGATGGACAGAAGAAGAACGAGAAAAGCTTCATATTGAAATGCTTAAATTTATCTCTAACCTTCTGAGAGATGCCAAGGTGGACAGTATCGAAAAATTAAAAGGCAAACCAATTGAAGTGACATTCAGGGGCTTCAATACGCTAGATAGCTGGCGAATTCTTTCGGAAGTGCTATGAAAGCCAGTGAACTAATTGATCGTCTAAAGCTCATGATAGAAGAGCAGGGTGATTACGAGGTTTTCTATTCAGATTACTGGCGTGGTGCTGAAGTTGTACATTTTATCAAGATTGAATCTAATATCAGAAATAACGACAAAGTTATTCTATTATCTTAAAGGAAAGGTATATGTTTCTATTTTATGTTCTACCAATGATTATCGTTCTACTGTCATTGTATTATTTCACATTCGTAGTTGATCCTGTTAAGATTCACAATGGGATGGTGGTGCTTCTATTTGCATGTGCTTTTATGCCGTTAATGAATATCTTGGTTGTGGGTGGACTGATTATCTTTTGGCTTATAGAAAGTGATTGGTCTAATAGCACGTTCCGAAAGCCATGGTAAGCGTCTGGGCGACATCATACAAATGCGCTGCATGCAACGATCAACTGATCAATATAACACAACTACAATATTCAGACCGCCCCGTAGTCAAATCGTTGAACCCGTGTAGCAACTGTGATAGAATACAGCAGATAGATAAGGACGTTCAAAATGATCTGGGACTCACCGCGCAAGAGTAATGGCGATATATTTTATAAAACACATTTCTGCATCATGCCATTTCCATATAAAGATAAAACATATTGGTTCGAAAAGTTGTACCTGAAAATGGAATACAATAGAACCTGTGGACCGGATGGCGAATGTGGTGACAATCACAAAATTCTGGAATTGCGATTATCCCCCGAAGAAGGTGTAATTTACGAATGAGTATGACATTTGCGCTCTTACTTGCTCTACATTTCTTATACCACCTAATTGCTACTATTACAGTGGTGTACTCACTGTATCACTCTAATACCGTACACAAACGCGCGTGGTGGAAGTTAGCCGCAGCCTTTGCGTGGACTGCACTATCTGTGTATCTTGCAGTAGAAGTGTTTCTAGGCGCACACAATCATGTCTAGAAAGAACAAAGTCTATAAAGAAAAAGCTAAGAAATCACTAGCAGATCATGCGGATATCAATTGTGAAAAATGCGGTGCCGTGGGGTCGGAACATTCTTGCCCATATTCGGAAGAAATGAGTGGTACTGACGAATATTTTGCGTGTACCTGTTGCAGGGCATGTACCAGACAATGTGCAGAGGATATTTAAAATGAAAGTCAAAAACGAAAAGACGATTACGCTATCTGCGAAACAGTTAGAAATGATATTGAATAATATGTTTGTGGCTGAATTTGCTCCTAGCACGAAGTTACAAATCTCATTTTTGCTAGAGCCCTATGGCGATGATGAAGACCGATTCAGCAGATACAGGCTTGACCGTGTCACTGTATCTGGCGTCGAAGAACTCGAATGGAATAAAAATCATGAGCACTAAATTCAAATATCTAATCAGAGATTATTCAAGAGTTAACTATAATAGTATGCTTATTGAACGCAACATCAATATCCTCGGAGATGATGGATGGGAATTAGTAAGTGTTAGATGGGAAGGCGATCTCACGCAGTGTTTCTTTAAGAAAACTATAAATATTATAGCAAACACTGGACCGAGATGAAACGACCATTAAAATTGTCAATTAAATTAGATCTACCTTGCGGATGTGTGGAAGAACACACCTTTGATGAGGGAGAGATAGTATATTTTATTGAGCGCGAAGATAAATTATTAGATCAAGAACTATTTGGTTTCTGGATCAACCAGAAGATCAACAAACACCTGTGCGTTGCATCTACCGAAGATGTGGAAAGATATTTATTATTGGTTGTGAACGAAGCTTATAGAGACAGAACTGACTATGAAGAAGATGTAGTCAGATTTTTAGCCAACATGTACGCGAAGAAAGAGCGTAAGAAAATTGTATGACTTTATTTTACATTCTCCCACTAATAGTATTAATCACAATCGCCTGCTCAATTGACCATAGTTCTTTTGATGGTATAATTTTATTTGTTATAGCATTTGTCCCGATCATAAACATCCTTGTTCTGGTCTTCCTACTTTATTTGTTTATAACTTCCTACAGAAATCCTAATTAAAAGAATTTCTTGAACCTATCCTTCCATGATGGAGGGGTTGTGCTAGGATCGGATGCTGTCTGAGCTTTAAGAGAGGCAGCAGCTTCTGGTGATGTATTACGAGGTCCAACATTCAATGGAGCCAATGAACCGACATTTCGCCCGTTGCTGTTCTGTTCCATTTCATAATTATATCGGATATTATCTACGATATCATCGACAAGTTTGCCAGCGGTCTGTAGGTTGCTCATGATACGAGAGGTATTCTTTTTGACAGATTCCTTTCCAGCTTTGTATTTCTCTAGAGCTTCAGGGTCTTTGGCAAACTTTTCTTTATCCATTAAATAGAATTTGCTTAATTTCTTGACCAGTGCCATTCCACGTCTAGCGGCTTCCAATCGTGCGACAGCTAAATCAAACTGCTGATCTATGTCCATGCCTTCAGGAAGATCGCCTGTACCCTCGTTGATCTTCTCTAATTCATTCTGAAGGATTTCAACTTGAGTAGAACTCAAGTTGTCCTGTATCTCTTTAATTAAACTCATTTATCGATTCCTTAGATTTAATATATTTATCACATTATGGACTTATTTCGTCTAGAATAACCTGAGTGCCACGAATCGAAGCGATTCTGTATTTCTTAAAATCGATGGTATAAATCTTGTCGTGGAGAAAGGTGTCGTATTCGTGAGGAAGGTATTTTTTCAAAAATTTGGCTTTTGACATCCTAACACCTTCAACATAATACAAATATTGTGGTTTCTTCTGATCTGGATACTGAGTTATGGAAGCTGGGCCAGATATATTATGCTGTTTATGTCTAATCCACCACTCCCGATGAACGATTGAACCATCTTCAGCATAATAAATCACAGCAGGACCGTTTTCTCTATGTAATTTTCCTGCACGGTGCCAACGCTCAACGTCTGGCTGACCATTTCGATGATATGTTATCATTGCGGGTAAATCATTGCCCCTATGAAGAGCACCATCAATGTAATATTCTTCTATTATCTTAAAGTTGGGTGTTGTGTGTACACCAAATCGTTGGACGGCTGGACCTGTTTCACAATGAAATATTTCACGCTCCGCATCTTTATATTTGTTTGCTTCAGCTAATCGCATTGGGTTATCGTAATAAATGTGCCCAACGAAACAACCATCAATAAATCCAAGGTCTTTGTAAATTCTAGCCATAATGTAATTCCAGTAGTCATTAGTGACGACGAGTCTAGCACAAGATCAAAAATTGCGCTACAATGTGCGTCACAAATCATACAAGGTAATTTATTATGAATGTTCAAATTATTCATAGAACAGAAGGGCGATACGTAACATATGAAGATTACTATGCGCAAATGGAAAGCCTGACGGATTCAATAAACAAACTTCAGGCAGAAGTAGAGTCATATAAACCAAATGTGAATTCGTCGTTTATCATCAAATATCAGCATACACCAGTTCGGTCGCTGAACAACGAGGCATACGCTGGAGACTATGCAACTCTTATAGCTAAGTTGCAAGAGTTAAATCATAGTAGCAACATTAGTTCCATAAGAGTCTTCGCATTGCATGAGTTGCCAGTAGTCACACAATCAATCACCGTTAAATTACCGGAGTGAAGAAAGATGAGTATTGATAGATATTCACAACCAACCACAGCAGATCTTTATCCTTCTGCCAATGGCAAATATGTAAAATATGATGACCATCATAATGAGGTCATACGACTCAAAGAGATCATTAATAATTTATATGATCAGTTGAGTGAAATTAGCACACTCAAGGCTATGGTAGATACACTTAAGCCGACTGAAAATTCAAAGTTCGTGGTGATGTACAAAACCGAAAGTGGTGGGTATGATTACACGTTAAAATATCAAAGATGGTTCAAGCATGCAGTTGAGCGTGTAAATCAATTACAAAAAGATCCAGACGTGTTTGACGTTAAAGCATTTGCATTGACCGAAGTACCTATAGTAGAATCACTGACAATCCAACTACCAGAGTAAAGTTATGAGCGAATCCAATAAAAAGTACGTGTTGGTGATGAATCTGGTTGTTATGTGATTGAATGGTAAGTCCAAAAACAAAAACGTAATTTTATTCTTGACTATCCAAGCCACACCAGATATATTGGAGTGGTGGTAAAAAAGTCCACACCAACTATTTGATAGGGGGTGTAAGGGGTAACCCTAACGTATGCGTTAGTCTTTAATTAATAGATGGCTCTGGAGCGATCAGGATATACAAGGACGTCTAAATGATTGATATTAGGGCTATTTATGAATATTTTGACATTTTTGGGAATTTTCTGGTAAGCGTGTGGCCGTTTTTTGAGTGTGGATTGTGTATAGAATTCAAGTGGTCAAATTGACCATGTGGGTGGCGTAATACGCCATGTGGGTAAAATGAGTGGGGGTTGGTGGTAATGTATGGGGAAAAGTGGTAAAGCCGATGAGTGGTATGTAAAGAACAAGTGTGGTAAAAATACCACAAACCTCAAGCAAAATGTTAAATGTTTTAGGAATGATATAAATAGATTTGTTGCGAAGTTGTGGCTGGTAATGTGTTGATAATATTGAAGAAAACAATTTAGTAATAATTTTGGAAATGAATTAAATTGTGGTAAAAATGAGACATACGGTGGCGATTTTGGAAGAACGTGTACAAAATTGAAGAGGGTACTTCTCGTTCAAAATGTCTTTAAAATCAATGACTTAGCGCACTTTTTCCGCACGATATTCATCTTAAATTAACACAATTTTAACGATATTTTAACGAAATTTTAACATTTCAGACCCTCCCTCAACCCTCCAGTATAGCATAAAAACCCTCATTTGTCAAGCTTTTTCGACGATTTTCACCATCTGTTACAATCATCGTTCAGTTTGGCTTAACATTTGAAGAAAATTCACATTTTTCTATAAATTTTGGTCAGACGCTCCGCCTACAAACAGCATACACGAGTAATATATTATTGTCAAGTCTTGACATGTAATCATTTATAGTGTAGGCGAAACCCTGTTCAGCGTCTGTTCAGGATTGGTATGCTAAAATAGGGTGGAGGTTGGGAGAACTGTGCAAAATTCTCATCAGAACAGTTTACAATCTCGTTACAAAGTAGGTTTTTCACTGGTATTTCATCGACTTTTTCACCCATTTTGCTTAAAATGTAAAGGAAACTTGACATTTTCTGTCAAATATTTCGAACGATTCAGGTTCTGTTCAGCTATCATGTGCTAAAATGGGTGCGTGGTCGGAGGGATAGGTCGAATTTCTGGTAAAAATGTCGATGAACGGTATAAAAAGACCGACGAATGGTGTTTTGCACTAGTGTTTCATCAACTTTTTCGCCATAGTTGCATTAAATTGTCTCTCATGGTATGCTTTAGGCTCATCCAACGATCAAAAAGGCACTAGATGAACCCTAATAAGAAGAAAGAAGAACAGTCTAGCAACATGATGGATATGGCAGAGTCTGTCATTAGCATCGCTGCTGACATCGTGGAGCTTAGTGCTAGTGCTGCGACTACTGTAGTCGATCATGGCTGTAGCGCTGGCAAGGCTATTGTAGAGAGTATGTGTGATATCGGATCATTCTTGGATTGACCCATGAAAATTTTTTCAAACTTCAAAGACTATTACGATCACGTTCAAGCCTTCGGGCAGGATGAGGATGTTTCCTATATCCGTGCTACCAAGACGTATTGCGATCCCTATCGCAACCATTCCTATTTTCGTAATAACAATAAATGGGATTCAAGATATGTCTGGTATAAGGTTATTCTTGATGGGGATGGTCGAGAGACTCTAGTTCATCGTGATCCTGAAGAACATATTATAACTCATGCTGGTTGGGGTGGTAATGTCATCACTGTGCACTTTTGTGGCAAAGTGTATTACGCCATTGAGCATAATGTTCACTCTACCCTTAAGAAGGAATACTTCTACGATCCTGCCAAGTATGAGAAATGGTTTAACGAAACCAATCGCAGTCGTTATGATCGGTATTATCTAAAATCCGAATTGGAATTGCTTGCCAGCAATGGTAAGGTTGATCAGCGAGAATTGAACAAGATCAATCGAACGCCTATCATTCTGATCAAGAAAACTTATGAAGGTTTGTATAATATCCACAATCCTCGTCTAAATGTAATTGAGTTTCAAAAGGTTGTTGATCCTTATACTGCATTCATGGAATTGGATATGTTTCTTTCAGGTGTGCTTGGCAAGACTGGCGGGGATATGGTTACAATCTCTGACAAAGACAAGATTGACAAGCATGGGTTTGACATGCAATATGGATTCCGTACTCGTCCTAAAGGTGTATCAGCGTGATCTTTGAGATTTCTTTTATAGCCGCAGCCATAGTGGTTGGGAGTGTTGTTGGATTCTGGATTGGCAAGTCCTATACAGATAACAAGACTACTGTGCGTCTGCGAAAGCGTGGTTACACCATAAAGAATGTGACTAGCTATGGCTACCATGCTGGCTATAAATTTGTCTATAATGGTTTTAATGATAAGCTTCAGACGGTTCTATCAGAAGGTCCAACGTTGCCAGAATGGGATGATGCTGTGGCCAATGCGGATGCCCACTATTACGCCAAGACCATCAAAGATTCACCGTTTGACATCAACAAAGTTTGTTGATATCATTTGTTTCACACAAATGATTCGCTACGCGATATCATTACATCCTACGAACTGAAGAGATAGATTAAATGAATGTCCGACGATATAGGGTAAATCGCGCTGGTCAGCTTGAAGAATCTGACACTGGCTTGGTGCTCCGTGTTTGCGATCATTGGAAGGAAGTTGAGAGACTTCAGAAGATCATTGATGAACAAAGTGTGACCATTAAAAAGTTGAAGGCGAACAAACAGAGTTTCTTTCTTGTGCAGCGATGGTATGGTAGTTCTAACCCAGAAAGGGACGTCAAGGATTACAATGAATTGCAAAGCTTCCTTGACTATTTGGCAGAAGATAAATCCATCACTGCCATTACCGTCTGTGCATTGCAACCTATTAAGGTCACTTGTAAGCAAGTGTTGACAGTCGAACTGTAATCATATACACTAGCTACATCAAATCAGGAAGTAAGACAATGTCTGAAGAAACCAAAGTCCTCCTGTTAAAGGAACAGTTGCGGGAGATTTCTACACGGGTGCGTAATGATCTGACTGAAAAGTTCATTGCCAGCCTTGTTGGATATCTCAGGAACCGTGCCTTGGGTGGCTACACATTCTATGAAAGTGGTCCCATTCCTGATAATATTTGTAAAGAACAGTTGAAGGAATGGTTCAAGAGCGAAAAGATGATTATGTCTGTCAGGCATGATGACTCTATTGCTGTATACTGGTAATCCATTAAACCCCATCACGTAAAGGTATAATAAAATGAAAGTTCTTTTGATTCGCTCCATGACTCAGGTCGGTCGCGCTGAAAGCACTACCAATTTCTATGCGGTCATCCTTGACCTGATTGTCAAGCGTGCGCAGGCAGGCTATGGTGATCTGAAGTATGAAAAGGTTCCCACGAATATTTGCAGGGATACCCTTGTCTCGCAATTGCGAAATGATGGCTTCGCGGCTTCAGTCCGTCCCTATGCTGGTTGTCTGTCAGGATTGCGTGAATGGGACGTCCTGAACGTCGAATGGACAAACTGAAATGTTTGAGTTCCTTTGCTGGCTGTTTGTAGTACTCACGTTCATGTTTCTTGCAACTTCTGATGCAGAGCAGCATGCGCAAATCAGTTCAGCACGTATCGAAGTAGCACAGAAACTATGTGCTGAACGTGGAGTGGAGTGGATCTCTCTACGAAAGGTTAAGTGCAAAGACAATTCCGTGTATACTAACTACTATGTCGAAACGAACTAGGATATAATCAAATGAGTATTGAAGCGCGTATTGCTGCTGTCAAACAGGCATTGGAAGACTATAAGAAATCCTTTGTGCCTCCTGCCATCACTTGGGATGAATTCTGGGAACCGTACAAGGCGATCATTCCCCAGATTGCAAGTGGAGAGAACTTCACTTATGAGAATGAATGTGATGTGGAATTCACTCCATTCTATGATGACGATATCGAAAAGTGGCGGCTATTCGCATATTCATTTGATCTTGAACGTAATGATGACGATGGCTTGTGTATCTTAATCTATTACTTCGATGGTGATTGTAGCTGGGAACCATTCGAACAGATCACTGTCGAGGATGATTTTAGTGATGCGTATAATCGATTCTTCAACACTGACGATTACTTTATCGGTTGGACTGAATACCATCTCTGGTGTGCTGAGAATGGTGGCGTTGATCCGTTGAAAGAATTCTTTCACAGTGCAACTACTGTCGAGAATCATCTTAGCGCCGCTGAAGATACTATCAGAGTCCTTTCTAAGCCCTAATTGATTAAAAATGTCGGTTGACTTCCATGTGGGCTAGCGTATAATAGGCTTCACAAACGAGGATACAACCGATGGCATACGCAGATATTAAAGCATTGATCGAAAATTGTAATGACGTAAATGAATTGAATGCGCTTTTAGCAGAGTTAAGTGCTGCTTTAGCAAACTTGAATTAACACCACGTCATAGCGCTACACAAAAAGCCCAAGCCCATCTTGGGCTTTTTGTTCATGTGGCGTTCAGGTTCAGGCCCGTATAATGTAATCTTACTCACTGGAGCAAAGATATGGCGATCATGCGGATCATGCGAGTTCAAAATGCGTTTAACGCATTCCTTTCCACCATCCGGGACGAAGTGTCGATCCCATCTGTCAACGCCACTGGCAACAATGATATTGCTTTTATCATTGCGGACGCTTTGGCAACGATCAATCCCGATGATGACAATGCGCAGCAGATTGCAACCAATCTGTCCTTTGTATTTGATAATATCGGTCGGAGCTATTAATCATGAAAACCGATAAAGACGAAGAGAAAAAGGTGATCGTTTATTCACTCAACATGGCGGAAGCTTGCGCGATAATTGCGTCACTTGCGAATCAGATGGCTGCGATAGACAAAGGTGTGTCGCATGGTGTTGTTTCAATGGGCTGTGATGGTGTGCGAATTGTTTTTGGTATCAATTGTATAGCTTAATTCAGTTTCATTCAGCTACTGTTCAGTTTCATGTGATATAATTCAATCTTACTCACTAGGGCGAACATCATCATGACTTTCAAATTGCTGGCAGTATCGGGTGATGCAAAGACCATCAAGGGCGAAAAGATCGGAATTCTTACGGGTGTGATGTATTTTGCACCCGTAGACTTGTCAGGATATCAGGTGTGTGCGAAGGCTACGGTTGCATGTAGCGCAGCATGCTTGTTCACTGCTGGTCGTGGTGTGTATCAGAATGTTCGCAATGGTCGCATGCGCAAGACTAAATTGTTTTTCGAAAATCGCGAATTGTTTATGTCCACGTTGTATGAGGATGTACGCAAGCTAGTGGTTCGCGCTAAGAATAAGAAAATGCGCGCGGTTGTCCGTCCGAATGGTACGTCTGATATTCCTTGGGAAAAGATCGCATTCACTCATAAGGGAAACTATTATCGTAATATCATGGAAGCATTTCCAGAAGTAACGTTCTATGATTATACGAAAATCATTAATCGTAAGGCTGCGCTGGTGGTCCCGAACTATCATCTGACGTTCTCTCTTGCCGATGGTAACGATAAGGATGCACTCAAGGCGCTTGCAATGGGGTTGAATGTTGCCGCTGTCATTCGTTGCAAGCGAAAGGATATCAAGCCTGCTACATTTTCTGGTTTCCCTACGGTGGATGGTGACAAGGACGATGCACGTTTCCTTGATAACAAAGGTAGTATTGTATTGTTGCGCGCCAAGGGCAAAGCACAGTATGATGCATCTGGATTCGTGAAGCCGCTGGATTATCAGATCAAGGGGATTTGACAAATGTTAGTAGAACTGGAAAATCACAAATTCGTTCTGGCGCGAGCAATTGATTTACAAATTGAAATGCTTGGCGAAGTCGCTAATCTGAAACTCAATAGTTATCTGACTATTGGCGATATGTTAACGATGGCCAAGGATTTCTTGATTGGCTATAAAACAATCTGGATTAGTGATTGCCTCCGCTATATTGAAAAGGCAAAACACAAGCTTGGTGACAACGTTGGTTCACAAGGTGTTACATTCGAACATTACATTAATACAGTTGATTTAGAAACTCGGTTGATCAAAGAGGCAAAACATCTCGGGTTCCGTTTCGTGTATTCAGACTGACCATGCTTGACAGTATAGGCTTTACCTTGTAGAGTGTAATCCATCGAAAGCGAATAGGTCGCAAATAGAAATTAAATTACAACTGAAACGAAGCGCTTGACAAAGTAATTGATTCAGAGTAGTATAATAAATGTGACATCCCGTCACTACCAAACTTAACCATCACTAAGGATATAAATCATGAGTACTGAAAACGCTGTTGAATCCGTTGAATCCACCACTGAAGTTGCTACTGCGGTTGCCACTGAAGTTGCTGCTGCTGTCGCTACTGAAGTTGCCACTGCCGTGGTTGCTAATGCTGCTGTCAGTGAATCCGAACTCGCTGAAGCCGTCGTGCATACCAGTGTATCAGCAGTGATCGAAGGTGTGAAGGCGAAGGGTAAGCCGGGTCGCAAGATTGTCCCCGGATCGAACCTCCAACGTGCCAAGTCGATTTTTACGCGCATGGCTGGTGCTGAACGCGCTGATGTTGTGGCTGCATTCGTCGCAGACAAGATTCCGAAGCCTTCTGCAAATACGTATTACCATTTGATCAAGAATGCGAGTAGCAATCCGTCCTGATCTGTAAGTAAATTGCAATGTGTCAGTTCAGTCATATCCCTAATAACTGACTACTGGAATCCGGCTTGTCCGTGAAGGTATTGGGAATGACGCATATTTAAAGGTGGCTGGCTATCAGACTCCAGCCACTTTTTTATTTTATTTTTTACATAACTAAAGATAGTCGTTGACATGTAATTAATTACATGCTAAAATGGGCTGGAGGTCGGAACACTATGGTGGGTAATAGACCTGTTAGTGCAAAGATCGTCGAAAATTTCTGTTGACTGATGCATTGTATTAGTCTATGATCCTTCCATACTTCAACGACACGAGGAAATGAAATGCTTCTGAATACAAATCACTTTGATGGTGCCATCTCCAACATTGGAGTCCAGAAGAATTTTGGATTCGCCAGTAATGGAAAGGCTTTCCGAACCTTGTTCGATACCCTGTATCAGGATAAGATTGGTTCCATCGTCCGCGAAGTCGGTTGTAATGCGTATGATGCGCATGTGTTCGCTGGCAAGAGTGATATTCCTTTCGAAATCCATTTGCCGTCCATGATGGAACCTTTCTTCTCTGTGAAGGATTATGGTATTGGCATGGATGAAGAAACGATTGGTGAAGTCTTCACCATTATGTTTGCTTCTACCAAAGATAAGACCAATATTGGTGTCGGTGGTTTCGGTCTGGGCAGTAAGACTCCATTTGCTTATACTGATAACTTCACTGTTATCTCTACCAAGGATGGACTGCGTTCCACCTATACGATGTATATCACCCAAGACGGTACTCCGGGTTATGTCAAACTGTCCGATGACCATACGTCTGATTGCAATGGCGTGGAAATCGTCATGCCAGTTAATGACTTGAAGGATCGCCGTGCATTCTCTGAAGCTATTGTCAACCAGTTGCACTTCTTTCCCGTGCGTCCAGAAATCAAGGGTGGCGATTATGGTCTTACTTGGATGGTGGAACCCGCTGACAGTAAGGCTAGCTTGATCCATAATAATATCAAGTTCTTCAATGATAATAATCTGGACTCTCAGGACCGCCATGGTTGCTTTGCGGTTGTTGGTCCGGTTGGTTATGAATTGAATTTCAGGATTTTGTCTGAACGTCTTCCGCACCATGAAAAACTGCTTAACTGGATGGATGACCAGAATATCCGCATTTTCTTTGATATTGGCGAAGTGTCGGTTACTCCGTCCCGTGAAACTCTGTCATATGATCCGATGACGATTGCCGCATTTGATAATCGGTTCAATGGTCTTATCGATGAACTGACCAAGCAATATCGCGAAGATTTTAATGCATGTGCCTCACTGGCTGAGAAAGCCATTTTCATGGCACAGAATAATTCGTGGTCGCGTAAACTGGTTGAGAAATCATTTTTTGATGTGTTCAATAAGAGCATTTTCAAGCGTGATTATAGTGGCGCATATAACATTATTAGTGGCGAGCATATTGAATCGTTGATCGGTCATACTGGCGGTTGGAGTAACGTAAATTTCACCGCACTACAAGGTTTGACGGTATCAAAGAAAGCGTCTCGCAATGGTAGTCGAGAATTCAAGTTTCTGCGAACTGATCTGAACTTTTGTATCGTTGACGTAACGCGATTGGCTGACCGTCGTGCGATAACTGCTGGCACTTGTATGAATGCCGCAGAAACGTATGCAGTGCACATTAACCGCCAGAGTTTGGATGATGCCGCATTCAACGCACTGGTAGCCAAGACAAAGGACTTGTTGGAGTCCTACGGGTTCACGGTACACCTGTTGTCCAAGTATGCGCCAGCGAAGGTAGATCGTGATTATGGTGTGATCAAGACGCATGGCTATCGTATTAATGAATATGCCACGTTTAATAATGTCACTACCGCATTGTCTGGTTCAAGTGCATGGACGAAACTGGTAGCCAAGTCTGAGATTGAACCGGGTTTCTATGTTCAGTCCCATTATGGCAATATCCAAGATGCTGACGCTGCGAAAATCTGCAAGCTGTTGCAGTTGAAGGCATTCAAGATGCTGCCAGCGGAAATGATGGACGTGGATGTTTTTGCAATGCCTATTAAGGCTTGTGAGAAATTGCAGGCGGATGATGGTTGGATCAATCTGGCCGAATACATTGATAAGGTGGCGGATGTTAATGTCGCTGAACTCTGCTATGACGTATGGGTAGCAGAAACCCTTAAAGGTGTTATTGGTAGTATGGATACTGCATCGAAGCACACCTTGCAGATTTTCGATAAGATCCTCCCATTGCGCGCATTGTTTTCGGAATTGCGTTCGATTATGTTGGATAATGAGATTATGCTGAGCGGTTATGATCCTGATACTCTGCGGGTTATGATTAGCCTGAAGCCTCATGATTATGTTATCGCTGGTAATAATATCCGTAATATGATTCAGCGTTATGTGATTGAAGTATTCAAGAAGTTTCCGCTGTTGCCTACGCATGATATCTTCTGCTACTCATATATGAATGCGGATGTGAACCTCATTGCAGAGTATATGGAATATATCACCTACTTCGCTAATACCTATCCAGAACGGATGAATCATACGCCATTTGATGTGAATTCCATTATGAGTAAATTCCCCAAGCTACCAGTGGTGAAAGTGATTCCAGTAACGGATATCGAAGATGAATTAGTGGCAGAAGCATTAGAAGAAATCGAAGAAGAAGTTGTTGACAGGTAAGATCACTTGATGTACCATAGCTACACATTAAACAAAACCCCAGTCAGGAGAAACAAAATGCCAGTTCCGTTTATTTTCACCCCTACCGCGATCACCGTCGTTGTCAATGGTCGCACGCAAGTTGTACCTGCAAGCTCGCATAACTTTGATGATCTCAAGGTAGCATTGCGTAAGAATGCAGATGAAGATACGATCAAGAAGATTCTTAATATCAAAGCGTATATTGCACAGTTGTCTGAAGGTCGTGCAGATATCGTTGATGGTCGCCTGTACTTTGATGGTGCACCATTGGCTGGCGTGCTTGCTGAACGTGTGCAGCAGATGTTCGCTGAAGGTCTGGGAGTTCTCCCGCTGTTGCGCTTCCTGAATCGTGTCCAGCTTAATCCGCGCAAGGATATTGCGGTAGAATTGTACGAATTCTTGGAATCGGGTAACCTTCCTATTACGGAAGATGGTTTCATCCTTGCATACAAGATGGTGCGCCCGAATTTCTTTGACGTCCACAGTGGCACCATGGATAATAGTCCGGGCAAGGTTGTCAGTCTGCCGTCTTATGAGGCTGTTGACGCCAATCGTTATAATGATTGCTCGGTCGGTCTTCACTTCTGTTCGCTGGCGTATATCGAAGCTGGTCTGGCACGATTCGTTGAACCGGGTAACCGTCTGGTACAGCTTCTGATCGATCCCGCTGATATTGTTGCAATCCCAACGGATTACAACCGCTCCAAGGGTCGTGCATGGAAGTACACTGTAATCCGCGAACTGGATTGGAATGATCGAATCAAGGCAAACTTTGCATCGAATGCTCATCTCAATGGTGAAGATGAACCAGAGCTTGACGAGGATGAAGAGATTGAAGATGTAGAGCTTGACGAAATCGAAGATTCTGATGATAATGATTCTCCAGTAGAGAACAAGGCGCCAGCAGGATCGAAGCTTGATGAAGATGATGTACGCGAAATCCTGAAGCTGTTGGATGATGGTACAAGCACTCTGACCGCGATTGGTAAGCTGTACGATATCAGTCCACGTCAGGTAGCCCGAATCCGCGATGGTGAAGCTTGGGGTTGGGTTTCGGATGCCTACTACAGCTAATACGTAACAAAGAATGGGAGGGGAAACCCTCCCATTCATTTTATGTTCAGTATGGGAATGATAAAATGGGAGCGTGGTCGGAGATCTTTGATATATAGATGTATACCTCGGAGATTTCTACATGAAAAATTTTATTAAAGTTGTATGCGCAACAGTCTTAGCATTCGCATCATTCACAGCAGTAGCAAAACCAATCTATTTAACACTTCCACCAGTCCCAGTTTCCACTACAACTGTAGTTCCAGCGGACGCGTCTGGATATTGGGTTTCCCACCAAGTTGCTGGTCTTAGTTTGGTTCTAGCCTCTGGTAAATATTCTGCTGGTAGTTATGGTCCAGCAACCTGTGGTAAGGTCGTAAAGGCTACTGTGTCAATTCCTCGCGTATCGCCTACTAATGGATGGCAGTTTGCGGCAGGCCATGTATATGATCCAACTAATACTGGCATCCCTTATGGTCAAACATTTAACTTATTGACTAAAGGTGCATTAGCTGGTACGATGAGTGTTGTAGCGTATGATTCAACTAATAACTATTTAACAATTCAGTTAAATACACCTGCTGGTGGACCTTCAGGTCAGTTTGTGTTAAACCGTGATTCATTAGTACCATACACAGCATTGATCGTTCCGAATTGTCCATAAGTGTAAATAATAAACAGTTGTAACATTCCGAAGGGGGAGCTTGACGCTCCCCTTCTTTTTTGGTATAGTTTGTACTCACTAGACAACAGGATGTAAAAACAAAATGAGCAACCTGAACAATCTTCAGGCACGTTTGGTTACACTCTCCAAGCAACTGTCGGCTGCAAGGGCTGATGCGGAAGTCAACGAAGAGTTGATGTGGGACTTGGAAGATGAGATTGCAGATATCGAAGATGAGATTGAAGGTATCATGCAAGATGATTATAATGACAAGCACGCAGCGCAGTGGCGCTAATTATAATTACATTTACATGTGGCTCCGTAGCTTAGCGATCTAAAGCGGGTAATTCTAAACTACTGTCATCCTCGGTTTGAATCCGAGCGGAGCCACCAATATTTCTTCCACAATATGTTGAAGTTTGGCTATGACAATTTGGACATAACCATCTTAAATTTTCAATGCGATGATCATTCCGAATGCCATTTATGTGATCTAAATGTAATATTAATGGGCGCCCATTCCATATTAGTTCATTTGATAATATACATGAACTAATTGAACAATGATATGGAAGTAACGAATCTCTATGAATTCTACGTTTAACAACTGGCGTGTCTACAGTTGAATTTGCTTGAAATATATAAGAGTTTGGGTAATCCTTTTGCCCTGTGCATAATCGCTTTCTATCTATTGTTAGTTTTCCAGATTTAATCGCCAATGTTATAGCAGTAGGAGATATGCCAGTGGCCAATTTTAATTCTGTGATACACAGTCCTGTATCATATATTTTTTGAACTTCCACCCAATCATAATTTTTAGTTTTTACGCCGTGCTTCTTATTTAAAGAATTTTGCCTAGCATGATAAGCTACGGTAGATTTTGCCACCCCAAGTTTATTGCAAATTTCACTATAAGTTTTTCCATCATTAATCATATTAATAATATCATCTTTTTTATTTGTCTTCATTTCGAACCCTTTATAAGTAATAGTCTATACTATTTATCAAAGATTCGATAAAAAGCAGATAAATCTTGACAAACAAGTTCTGATAGGCTAGGTTTTCTGGTAATCCTGACTAGGGGCGCCATAATGTTTCGTTTTCTTGTTAAAGTTCCTAATAAAGTAGGCATTGCCTTTTCGGGTGGTGTCGATTCACTAGCTGTTGCACACTTCCTGAAGAAAGGTAAAAAGGATATTACTTTATACCATTTCAATCATGGTTGTGAGTATTCCAAAGACATCGAAGACAAGTGTAGGGAGTCAGCAGAAAAGCTATCTCTTCCCATCATTGTGAGTGGTTATGATGGTGCTCGCCTGAAGGGCCAATCTCTTGAGGATGCATGGCGTAGAGCTAGGTATCGTTTCCTTAGATCGTTCGATGAGAAAATTATCACTTGTCATCATCTTGACGATGCTGTAGAGACTTGGGTTTGGTCCAGCATGCATGGTGAAGGTAAGTTGATCCCTGTAGAATCTGGCAACATTGTTAGACCATTTCTCACCACTGAAAAGTCAACTTTTGAGAACTACAGTAAAAACAATGACTTAGAAGTTGTCGAAGATGAAATGAACAAAGATCAGCACTTGATTCGAAACTACATGCGTGTTAATCTAATGCATCACTTGTATCACATCAATCCCGGTCTTCGAACAGTTATCAGGAAAAAGTATAATGAACTTCAAAGACACAGTTAAGCACATGATGTTTAACTACCCCTCAATTTTTCCTACTCCGTTGGCTGCATGCCGTCAACTATTCTTCACTGTTGGCAATGGGATGGAATGGGTAAAGGGTGAATTGGTTACCACCATGCGCTATCCGGGCGAGAAGAATTCCGCCACGATGTTGTATGATGATATTGATGACAATATCAAACACTATAAAGAAATGGATTATATTGTTTCAAAGCGGTACATTCTGGAAGAAGAATTGCGCAGGCTCAATCGCAAGTTCATTGAAGAACATATCGATGAATTCATTAGCGATAACTGCATGATCAATCTAACTGACCGAAGTAGCACCTGTAATGGTCATTATGAATTGAATATTGGTGATTATGCAAAAGTCCTTTGTGTTCCCAATAATGTTAAAAAGGATTGGGGGCAAGCCGCGTTAGATGCTATCGATTGGGCATTTGTCAACCTCAATATGGTCTATGGTGTTGCTAACCAAAAGCCGTATGATGCGCATTGGCCAGACAGTGCAAAGCAGACCCATAGCAATCTCATGAAGGCAAGAGACAAGATTAGAAATATCATGAAACTCCCCACTCAGCAGCAGTTGGACGATATTGCTGATAAAATCATCACCGAAATTTTAAACGAAGAGAAACTGGAGAAAGAAAATGCTCAAGCTTGACAGTAATGGTTACATCTATCATTTGCTACTGAATTACTCATCGCGTAATCCGTATTACATTAACAACCTATGTGATGTCATTAAAGGGCTGATGTCATCAGTAATTGTCATTTGCCTCACGATTCTACTAGCAGTAGGCGTGTCAATGGTTCTATTTACATGGGTCGTCGCATTAGCCGCATGTGGATTTTCATGGGACTTGGCAATAGATGAACCAGCGTTTAAATTCTCATTGTCAGCTTTCGCGTTTGCTGTCGTTCTGTGTTTTCTTGGATGGGTAGATATCAAGATTGCAGCAGCACGTCGAGAACGCATCAATAAATTGTATGAACAGGGATTGCGTCCAGATGGAGGCCCATCGTTGTTTGCGGCTTGGTACGATGGTGTGAAAAATAAGTACTGTCCTCGCGTAGAATTTGTTGACAAGAGCGAAGACGTATAGTATTATAGTTACATCAACTCAACGGAGACATCCAAGTGAACCAGTTCCAGCAGACTCTTTACAATGATCTCATGAAGCTTTGTGAGAACGAAGCTTTCTATTATGTAGATCAACAGGTAGATGGTAAGGTGTTCCGTGTCTTCACGTATCGGTTGGCATCTTACACTGAGTTCCTGCTTCCGAATGCGATGGAATGCCGTGGTCACACTTTCTTGGTGGCTGGCGATGTTCCCTTGGCGCTGGTGTGCTTGCCTCCTGCAAAGTTTTTCAATGCTTATGAGAATCCATTCGTAATGGATGTGGATTTCTCCAAGTCATTGATTTATATGGATAAGAAGGATGGCTCACTGATTTCGTCAGTGCGTGATGCTCTTTCGCAGTGGGGTTTCCGTCTGAAGTCCAAGACTTCATTCACTTCTTCTCAGGCGAAGGATGCTGAACGTTTGCTGAATAGCCATCCAGTACTTGAAAAGTTTATCCTTGATCAGACTGCATTGGATCGTACCGTGAACATGGAATATTGTTCGCCTGCGAACCGGATTGTGATTGGTTATGCTGAACCGCACCTGACCATTCTCAATGTGCGCGATAACAAGACTGGTGAAACTTTTTACCCACATGATTTTTGGCATATTGAATCTATCCGCAAGTATTTGGTGATGTATCTAACCAATCTTGAAGTGCAGTATTCTTATGATGAAATTCTGGCGATGACTGGCATCGAAGGTTTCGTGGTTCTGTTTGATGATGGTCGTGTATGCAAGGTGAAGACCGAAGCGTATTGCGTGCTTCACAAGACCAAGGATTCTATCAACAACCCGAAAGCATTGTTCCAAGCGTGTTTGTATGAAACTTCTGATGACTTGCGTTCATTGTTCCACGATGATGCGCTGGCGATGATTCAGATCAACAACATGGAGACTTTGGTTCGGTTGCACTACAACCACATTTCTTCACAGTTGCAGAAGTTTTACATTCAGAACCACTTGCTTTCGAGAAAGGATTACGCTATCTTAGGTCAACAAACTTTCACCGATGGCACCTTCTCTCTGGCGATGAATCTCTATCTTGGAAAGGATATGGGGTTGAAAGATTGGATGATGAAGGAATACCGTCGATTTGGTATCAATGATGCCCCAGTAGTGGAACCGGAGAACTAAGGTGAATCTGATTCAAAAGGCTGGCGCTGTAACCAACACGGTGACAACCATTGCGGTTCTGGTATTCGCGTTCACTAACCCCGCTGCCGCCCTGATTGGGGCGGCAGCAATAGTCGCAATCAAAGATGCTGTTAAGGATAAGAAATGAAAACCGATGATGAACTGTTCAATAATCTCTACGCCCTTTACTATGCTGAGCATATTTTTAAGAGCCAATGCAAGATGTTTTGGCACGATCTAGGTGAAGGACGAACGCCACAAGAACTCTGCGCAAAGTTGATGGAATTGAAAACTCGTTATGACCAACAGGTATGTGACGGTCAGATGAGTAACTTGCCAAGTGAATTGGAACTTAGTTTAGTTTTCTTAAGGGATGCAGTGCGGCAAGGAAATGTCCAATGAAACCCGCTATGGTACAGTATACAGGTGACTTCAAGTCTCTTATCCCATCTGGATGGAGGTTTCAGAAGCTGTATGCCAAGAACTATAGGGCATATATGAAAGATGATATGATCATCTGGCAAGGTGGACGTGAGTTTAAAATCGATGACTATGGTGAATACACCAGTGTACTGATTAAACATATCATGGAACATGGTTCTAAATCATTGGCGTATCATGATACGATGTTCGGTGAGAATAACGTTCGCTATTGGATAACTCTCGATAGGAAGAATCTGAAGTTAATCCCGTATCGTTCCCCAGAATATGATGCATGCAGGCGTTCATTTTATACCGCTATCAGTGATGAGCAGATTGATGCATATTATGAGCAGTATCGGGAAGCTAATGTGTCCCAAGCTACTATAGACTTGTTGGAAGACTTCATCTATACTGGCAAACTGACCGTGAAGGAAATGAAATGAGTGCTAAACTAACTGAAAATGAATGGTATGGCGTTGCACTAGCTATGCTGATCCTCGGAGTAATTTGCACGGTCTTTGGAATTTGGCTGGGGCAGATATCGTCATGCAACCTATAATCAAATATGCCAAAATTCAAGCAGAAGACCCAAGGACAGTTCTTACTCCTGTAACACCAGAAGAGTGGGAAGATTATAGGGCTAAAGCCAATAAGTTCTTGAGTGGTATCACAAAGCATGTATACCATGACTGCAAGCGTGTTACTGCCGCAGGCATAGCAGAATACATGGCGTTCTTAGACGGAAAGAAAGTAGTAAGGGATAGCTTACCATGAGATACTTTGCAATCGCAGTGATGTGGGCAAGTGTTGCAGCCATCGCCATATTTGGTGGTCCTGATGGTGGATCAGTGGCACTGTTCCTTGGATTTTTTGCTTTCATAGCAACATGCACCGCAATGGAGAATTAAATGAAAGTTGTAGGCATCTGTATACTATGGGTGGTTATAGTGATCACAGCCTTTGTCGATCCATTATTTGGAATGGCGCTAGCATTTTGTGGTGTAATCGTAACTGAAGAGATCATGAAATCGTGAACACCAAAAGGGCAGCAGAGTTGGCGTTCAAATACAGGGATATGATGGGTGAAACTATTATTGCGCTGTATGGTCGTCCAGCATTAGATGAAGCATTTATAGCTCTTCGTGTACTACAAGAAGCTAGAGATAATGGAGAAGCTATTGATCCAGAAATCTTGGAATTAATTCAATGAGTGCATTATATTACGAATCGCATATCACAATCGAACCAGTTGATGAAGATGGTAGAGCGAAGATTGACGTAATTGTAAATTCGTGTGGATTCAGGCTGGCCAAGTTGTTGATGCAGAAAAGAGATGTTGACACACCAGAACGATCCAAGTATGATACATTTTGCACTGGACACAGTACAGATGAGCCGAAATTGATCCTCCACATGGTTAGATGTGTCAAAGCGTTACAATCTGCTGGGTATCAAGTATGGCGCTACAAGATTGAATGTGTTACCATAGATTCTCGAAATGCAGACTCACTCAACCTACTGAGCTAGTAAATGAAAACCATCCTCCAGTTATATCCGAATGAAGACGTGTTTGGTTTCGAACACGGTGACGAGTTTGTGTACTGGGTTGCTGTCAATGACAACCAGAAAAGCATCATCACCGCAATCAACTGGTTGATGTGCTCAGAGATTGACGTACATGAGAATATCGATTATGATATCTCAAACGGTGGTATTGGCGAAGCGTTGAACGTGTTGAATCAAATTCTAACTGACCTAAACTAAGGATTAAACGAAATGGCCGAAGAACGAAAGACTGGTATGGATTACCCGGAGTACAAGACTCCGAAGAGCATCGCAATGTGCTTGCGAGTTGACGAAATTTGTCGTAAGCTCACCGAAGAGCGCATGGCAATTCAGCGTAAGTTGTTGAATCGTCACGGAAAGTTGCGCAAGTGAAGATACGGGTTGACCTGAACGTCTTTGTCTCTGGCGATGCGGACGATGTAGATGACTTGATCGTCAGTTCCATGACGTCTGATGACAATGATGATAATGCATGGCCAGAGTTGACCGCATTGATGCCGTCTGGTTGCTGCGAATGGCTCAATGTAATCCGCGAGGCTGGTGAACCACCTGATGAGTGGGATATTGTCGGGATGGACGATTCTGATGATGTGACTGCTGCATTGACATTATCATTTTACCTTCCGAAGATGGAGAACTGGTTGGAAGTGTACAATGCATTGGGGGATATCAGTAGAGAATATCCTCTATTGGAGATCACCCACGAAGTGGTTATCGAAAAGTTTCAGATAGCAGAAAAGACGACCATGAAAGATGGTGTGTTAATTTCTGAAGAATCATATGAATGGGATAGTGACGAAGGCATTGCACTTCGCGAAAGTCTGGGATGTGATATCGAATGAATCTGAAGATTACACCTGATAAGCATTTTCGTAATACGTATCTGTTGGAGGATGGTAAGGCATTCATCGGCATAGTGCACGAAGACTATTCTGACCTTACTAAAAGAGAACTGTCTTTAACACGTAATCGTATGGCTGTAGAAGACATTCAGGAAATTCTGGACTTCATCAAAAGTTACGATAAGTGGTTGACAGACGATCAGTGGTGATGTAGAATTCTTACATGGTCGCAAACATATGAGATTGAAAATCTCATTCAACAAAGTTGATATATAGATGTACTAAAGAATAAATGATAACATCGTTTGGCCGATTGGTGCCTCACAAGGGGAACGATGAGCAAGATAAAAGACGACTCCATAGTTTGTCTTGGCACTAGAGCGATACTTTACTGGGATATGATATACTCTAGTGAAAAATTAATCCCTCGCGGTTTTTTGAATTGTGAAATGGGTTTAGAAGTACATCGAGTACGGGTTGTCGAGTCGGCTACTAAGTGGGACTGCCAGCGCGCAAAATATTGCTGGAGGAAGGTAAACCTGCCACACTCGCATTTCACAATGTTTCATTATCAACTGGAAAGAAAATGGGCTATAAAGAACTTGCTGAAGGATGGCTCGCCAAGAAAGAAAAAGAATTTAGTGTGTTATTGACTACTGCCAATGATGCTGTTAGCATTGCTCCCACAACGGTTGAGCAGTTAAACGAAGCGATTGAAAAATCAATGGTTGCCGTCAATAGAGCATTAGTTGTCGCTCACGAAATAGAGATGGAAAAGCTAAGAATCAAAAAGACTAAATAGTATCATTAATGGCCCGGAAGCTTATTCGGTCAAGCATCGAACTCATAATTCGGAGAAAGTGGGTTCGAATCCCACACGGGCCACCAAACTACATGTTGACGGTTACACTAAATAGATGTATGATGGCAACACAACTCGGGGATTGGCGCAGTCTGGCTAGCGCATCTGCTTTGGGAGCAGAGGGTCGTAGGTTCGAATCCTACATTCCCGACCAAAATTACATGTGCGTCCGTGGCCCGAATGGATTAGGCAACGGTCTTCTAAGCCGAACTACGTAGGTTCGAATCCTACCGGGCGCGCCAAATATCTCTCGTTAGCTCAATTGGATAGAGCATCGTCCTTCTAAGACGAGGGTTACAGGTTCAAATCCTGTACGGGGGGCCAGTTCTTAGCCAAGGATATAAAATGGAAACCATTAAGCTGATCCTGTCTTCAATCGTAATTCTAATCTTCCTTGTCCCTTTCTGGTGGACTCTGGTGATTTAATATAAATAGAGGTATTCATAGATGAGTACCTCATGTTCAAATATATTTCAGTAATACTTCTTTCACTAAGCTTGTTTGCGTGTGCTTCAACAGAAATAAGAGACAAAGCATATCCAACCGCAATAGTCCACAGTACAGAACAAACGGAACAAATCCAACAATCGATAAAGATAGCATCAAAGAATGACATAGAAACTTCTTTGGGTTTGGTGTTTGATAAAGCTGAATGGACTAGACAAGAAAAAATAGCATTCACATTATCCACGCTAGCGCACTTAGCCGATCTTGGATCATCTTTGGCTAGTGATGAAAGATGTGAAGAGTCTACACCACTTTTAGGAAAGAATCCAAGTAATGGTGCGCTGATAGGTGTTAAAGTATTAGCGATAGGATTTGAGTACTGGTTGTATAACAATCCTAGATTCGGTAGTGGTACGCACTTTTATGGCTATACAGCAGCATTGTTCCATGGTATAACTGCATATCAAAATAGTAGAAATGATTGTTACGACTAAATGAGAGATTGACATGGACATTGATGCAGAGTATGATTCAACCTTCAAACAACTGATGATCATTACACTAATAGTGCTCATCGCATTCTAATCTAATTTCAGGTAACACAAAATGAACACCAATGTTTACGCAGTTCTGAAGAATGTTGCAACCAACAAGACCACTACCGTTCTTGTTCGGAATGGAAAGATTTCTCACCGCCAATGTCACGAAGCTATCAAGCGCGTCAGTAATGGTGATAGCAATCGCTTTAATATTACCAGCGATAGAACCATCAAGGTGTTGGGATCGACTCTGATCATTACTCCGAATGGACCAACGATTGATAACGTTGATCATATCATTCAGAATTCCCAGAAGCGTTATACGGTTGTGTACCGTATTGACGAAACCAGTAATAATAACTTCCGAATCAATTATGGTCTGGCATTGACTGCACCTAACGATAATTTCTCGCGAAAGCTTGGTCGCACTATTGCCACTGGTAGGCTCAATAGTGGTAAGGCTGGAAATGTTTCCAGTATTGAACTCACTGGTGCCAAGATTCCTTCCAATGGAAAGCAGTGGCATGATCTTGAAAAGTTCATCATGCAAGTGGTAGAATCCAAGCATCGCCGCAAGGGTTGAAATGCTTCAACATCTGGAATGTGATTTCAAGATTGGTGAAATGGTGCGCGTGCGAGGTTTAACAGACTTCATGATTGTTAAATCTCTTGCACCTAAACGATCTAATAAGGGCTATACATTCTGGGAAGTTTATTGCGAAGATGTTGACACTGATGAAGTGAAGATGTATCATGAGTGGCAGATAGTATCTAACGAGGATGATAGCTGATATGAAGAACATTTTGATTTTGATCGTGGCTTGTATTGCACTGGTTGGTTGTGGTAAGGCTAGTCGCATGGAAGCAGCACTAACGGGTTATAGTGAAGAATGTGTTGATGGAGTTGTCTACTTGCAGTTTACATCGGGTGTCACTGTCAAGTATAATCGCGATGGAACACACGCTACCTGTAAAGAATGAGTAGGGATAAAAATGGATCGTATAGTGCTGACTGCTGATGTGATGGAATCGCTGTATAACGATGACTGGCATATCAATTTTGCTTGCACGAATGATGAATCAGTTCATGGGCTAACTTTAGAAGACATTCTAAACATGAGCGATCAGTGGTGGGAACAATGTCATTGCTTCATTCAGATAATTTTCCCCAATCCAATGCCCAGCAAGATGAATCCTGATGCGCCAATCATCGAAGACTTCTCAGTGTTTGATGGTGTGCTTAGGTATGAGGTTGCAGTAATGGTTGGAAGGTTCCTCAAGTTCCTTGGTGTGAACATTCGTAAACCAAAATACAGCAATTATGACAGAGTTGCTGAATGGTTCCGCCCAGATAATCACAACATCCTACGAGTTACAAGGCTGTTGATTTTTCTGAAAGGTGTTGGTATGATTGCTGAAATGAACAAGTTGAAAGAGTTTCTGGCAAATTACCAATATGAACTTGCTGATGGTGAATTGCGTAACAGAATGTCATATACAATGACTATCTGGCAGAATGTATAAATAGATGTTATGATGTGGGCTTGTGGCGAAATTGGTAAACGCGCTAGTCTTAGAAACTAGTCCCTGTAATGGGGTTGTCGGTTCGAGTCCGACCTAGCCCACCAAGAATTGATTTAAATGGGGTTGTGGCGAAATTGGTAGACGCAGCAGACTCAAAATCTGCCGCCCTCTGGGCGTGTCGGTTCGAGTCCGACCTACCCCACCAAAATAAGAGTATCACAATGCGAAAAATAATGGATCACGTTGATACCTGCAAAGAATGCGGTAGTAAAGAATTAACATGGTTCACTAGTTTGCAGAATAACGGTAGTGCTGTTGATGGTCGTTTGAAGTTGAATGAGGTTGGCTGTATATTTGTGTTAGGTTGCGACGAATGTTCTGAAACCTTACAAATTGTACCCGCTGATCTTGTTGCTTCAGTAATGACAGAAAATCTTCGCTAGATTTTTAGTTGTTGACAAGCACTATATAGTAGTGTATGATTTAAAAAGTGGTCGAAGTTTAAGGGTTATCTCGCATATAGAAACTAGTCCTTAACGATGTCTTACCACTAAATTTGCAGATGTCTTCTAATTGGCTAGGAAAATTGACTTTCAATCAGTGAAATGACGGTTCGAATCCGTTCATCTGCACCAAAATTTGTAACAAATGTGCGCGTATGGCGGAATTGGTAGACGCCCGAGACTTAAAATCTTGTTCCCTCTGGGAGTGTCAGTTCGACTCTGACTATGCGCACCAAAATTTAGATGTTGACAAACACTAAATAGTACTGTAGAATTTTTAAGATAGTTGGATGTGACGTCACACGGGTAGTGACACCAGTCTGTAAAACTGGCGCCCTCGGGCATATAGGTTCGAGTCCTATGACATCCACCAGAATGTAAGCCCTCTTAGCTCAGAGAAATAGAGCACTCCCGTTCTAGGGAGGGGTCGGTGGTTTAAGTCCATCAGAGGGCGCCAAAAGTTAAAGTTGTAAGCCGAACGAGAATAGGTTACCAAACAGAGAGCTAGGACGAGCAACAACAGCGCCTAAAATTGTCTGATACGAACATGCAAATGAGTATCATGTTTCCTTACAAGAATATGGAACGTAACCAACAGGACTTAATTGACTTGTGCTGACACGAAAGTTAGCGTCCTATTTTCTTCACCTTGCTTATGATGGTTGTAAAATGAATTAACAGTGTGTAATGTAGTCTGGTAACATCCAAGCCTTGGACGCTTGTATCGTAGGTTCGAATCCTATCACACTGACCAGTTTGCCAGTATTCTAAAAACTGGACGTTATAGGTATTACGATACACCTTTCGGGCGGTGCGCTGGACGTTATGCAGTGTGACAATTTTCCGGGCGGTTAGGACAATCCGGTAGCCTCGCTCTAGGCTAAGATATAACCAACGTACATGGTGAATCTAAAGTTATTAGAAACATGAGTAAAAATTATATGGTCCTGTAACTCAGAGGCAGAGTGTTGGTGTTACATACCAAAAGCGAGATTTCGAAATTCTCCGGGACTACCAAATTTATATAAAGTCTATCGGTCTAATTCTGATTCAGCATTACAGATATATCGAAATAGTCTAATTAACTATCGATAAAATGCTAGAGGACACATTGACGATGTCTTCGGTAGACTTTATATGTTTCTTACGAAACAAGCAACGCAGTTGATATAAATAGATTAAAATGTATACGATGGGGTATGGGACTGCTGGGGGTGGTCACTTCACTTGCAATGAAGCTAAACAGGAGGGTTCGAATCCCTCATGCTCCACCAAGAATACTGTAGCGGGATAAAATCAGCCCGGAAGATTGGCAGCCTCATAAGCTGTTACGCATTGGTTCAAATCCAATTCCCGCTACCAATATTAGTTTCAAAAAGTTTCAGTGGTGGCTATAGTGTAATGGTTTCGCACAAGAGGCTGTGAACCTCTGAGAGAAAGTTCAAATCTTTCTAGTCACACCAAAATTGCGCCGGGGTAGCCAAGTGGTTGACGGCAATTGATTTGTAATCAATCGGGCTTTACGCCCCTCGCAGGTTCGAATCCTGTCCCCGGCTCCAATTCTTTATTTCTAAAGTTATAAATCTTCATATCTATTCCAAGCAATTTAGCCCGCTTCCTGATAGAATTATCGGACACTCCAAATTTCTTTCCAACTGTGATTACAGGGAACTTAAGTAGTAGCTGTTCCAATTCTTCTTTAGTTACTGTAAATTTCAATGGTCTTTCATATTTTTCCAGTGGACTTGTTCTTTCATATTTCTTCACTCTCATTTTATTTTTACCACCCCATGTTTTGGTTTGGCTGTGGCAATTTGGACACAGAAAACATAAATTTTCTATACGATGATCATTAGAAACCCCATTTACGTGTTCTAACTGAAGTACTATTGGCTTTTCATTGTAAGTATTGATTATACCACAATCTCTGCAAATATATGGGATCAATTTATCAGTGATAACTCTTGCCTTAATGATTCCTCTAGTAATTTTACTATTGTCATGAAACATAGTTTCTGAACAATGTTTATGTGATGTTATAATATTATTCATATGTCTTTCTTTGTTCAATTTGTAATTAATATTAAATTGATCAAGATTTACACTATCTTCTTTGATACGTTCATTCAAGGTAATGTAATTACCTGAAGAATAGCTAGAAAAAATTTTGAGTATGATTTCTTTATATGAATGATTTTCATCAAACAGTTTTTGAAACTCTTGTCTGCTTAGTTTCCATATTTTTGACCTTTTGACTTTTTGTTTCATTGTGAATTGCTCCTTGTTTATTCTATTTATAGCTGGTGCAATTCACTGTGCGATATGGTATCATGTTTTTGATAAATATATTTTTCGCAAATAATTAAAACTCTGGCAGGTAACGTACCTTACGCCATAAGTGAAAAAACGTAACGGGAGTAGAGTCCTCCTAGCAATTTGCGAATTCTTCTGCTACAATCCCCCCTCCACACAATCAAGAAAAAGATCATGGAACTACAAATTGGTGATCGTGTAAAATATTATTCCATCACATCCAATTATGTTGGGACGGGTGTCATTGATGAGATTGGTGAAAAGAATGGCATGGTCGTTTATGACGTGCAACTAGACAACGGCGATCTGCGCTGGGGTTATGTTGATCAATTCAAAAGGGTGTAACCAAATGCCAATCAGAAACAACATCAACTTTCTCGTAACCGATATCAAAGCATGTTGCAAGCGAAATAATATAGATATCACGCAGAAAATCGCCATAGCACTCATGGTGGAGTGGCTTGTAACTGGTTGTGAACCAGACGATCTGCAAGATGTTTTCACAGAAAATGGTATTATCGATCCACCAAATGTTTGGGATTCTACGCTAGATGTACTCGAATATTTTGAAAGACTGAATCTCACGGTCCTGATCAAGCATATTGATTATACCAATAAGGGTGTGTCATATGTTAAATTTGATTTGGGTGGTGAACAGGCATATCTAGATTTCTATATGACCCCATATCGTTCGGATTTTGTCAACGGATCATATGGTATTCGATTGATCGCAAATACTGATGGTTGGGTTAAAGGGTAATACCTGTTGACAAGGTTAAGCAGCCCATAGTATAATTGTTTCTCACTAGATTGATGGACCTTAAAATGACTAATGACCCAGTAACCGTAGACCTTGAGTCAACCCTTGATTCAATCATGCGTCGAATCGGGGAAATGTCGCACCCAGATTGTTTTGATGACGTCAGGAACGATGCGAAGGAATTCATTGAAGAGGGTTGGTTGCCCAGTGAAATTGTGGATCATCTTCGTTGCCGTGAAGAAGTTGACAAAGAGCTTGAAGAAGATGTAGCATTGGCACGAATGGCTGTTATTGAGAAACGTGTTGAGGCACGGTTGCGCGCTGAACGTAATCAGCACTAAATAGGAATACATTTATGGTAGTCTGGCCGTCTGGCTGAAGGCACCCGACTGATAATCGGTGAGTCTAACGACTCTAGGTAGGTTCGATCCCTACGGCTACCACCAATATGCTGGAACACTCTTAAATATATTGTATAAATATATAACATAATAGTAGTTGACAGCATCGCAATACAATGCTATGCTGTCTCCACACTAACAAGAAAGGAGAAAGCCATGTATACGAAGCTCCTACTTCGTAGTATCTTGATCATGCTGTTCATCACTGAAGTCGGTTTCTTAGTGTTGCTGTCAGGATTCAACCCACATAACATCTACGCCAAAGAAGACGTAGCACTACCTGTACCCACCTTTTACTCTGTCGATGAAGTAGAAGAGCGACTGAGGCTCACAGAAGCAGCAACGGAAATCGTTGTTGAAAATCATGTAACATATATCAACGAGAAGGAATATGAATGTCTGGTAAAGAACATCTATTTCGAAGCACGTAACCAACCAATCAAAGGTAAGCAAGCTATTGCTGCTGTGACGTTGACCAGAGCAAACCACAAGAATTTCCCCAATACCATTTGTAAGGTTGTTGCAGAGCAACGTAAACGTGGTGTGTGTCAGTTTTCATGGATGTGTGACGGTAAGTCTGACAATCCCAATCTTGATTCTAAAGAAGAACTGGCAGCGTGGAAACGTGCTAACGCAGTTGCTGAAGATGCTTTGCTTGGAAAGCTTGATAATATGCTTGACGGTGTAACCCATTTTCATGCATCATATGTGAATCCAAGTTGGGCACGTAAGTTGACCAAGATTGGTAAAATTGGCGATCATATCTTTTATAAGGAAACATGAACATGGAACTCTTGTCTGATTTTTCCAATGATGTGCGAAAGATCGCCAGTGATATGCGCAAATATGCGAAGAAGTCTAAAGATGCTCCATATTTGTTGAATACTGCGACAAGACTTGAACGATTGGCAGAATCGTATAAAGAAACTGCTTGGGAAATTTCCATGGGCGAAGATCTGTGACATGAATGTCATCGTATCTACACATGCTGTTCAAAGATTGCGAGAGAGATTCTTCAATTACTTTCCAGTGTCATGCTTTTATACTAAGGCAGATACAAGAGCATTAATCTGCGCACAGATGAAACATGCTGTAAAACTTCGTGAGTGGAAGATGGTCCCGTTCTATGTTAATATGATGGGATGGAAGCATGGTCCTAACATTGAAGTGTATTATCGTGCTCCAGTATTCTACTTTGTGGAAGAAACCGCAGAGAGAATGTGTGTGGTCACGGTGACCAAGAACTTTAGAAAGAATGAGAAAAAGAAATGAGCATTAAAGCAGTAGTTAGTATTAAGGGTAGTATTCGCAAGTTCTTTACTGGTGATGGTGTGTTGGGTAGCACACAAAGGGATGTGCATTTCATGAATGAGGTTGATGTAGAATCTTATGTCAAGATGAAGTTGCTATCTGGACATGAGTGCGCTATACTCTCAGCCGAACAGTTCGCATTCAATGAATTGATCCCCACATTCACAAAACCCTAATAATAACGTAAGGAAACAAGATGACAAACGCATATAAGAAGGTAGTTGGGCTGCGCAAGATTTACTGGAACTTTTTCAATAATGGTCGTAGATTTCAGTTCGATCCGAACAAGCGTACAGTAGATATCAAGAACATGCCCACGACATTAGGTGATGTGCATCGCGAGTTGGTTCGCTCTGCAAATTCACCTTCTGTATTTCTTTTGAATGAACTCGGCGAATCAATCGCCTGATCATGAGCGAGAAAAGACTACACCTATGGTATACCACGGGGATGAAAGGTATACCATGGGCAGTTTGCGGGAAATGTGGTTTGATTAGACTGAAGAATACAAAGACTGATAAGAAAGTTAGACAAGCTTGTCCGGGTTCTGAAGAAGACAAATAGTAGTTGACGAATCCCTGTTGGTTGCGGTAGAATAAAATCTACTTCAATTAACAGGGATTTTTATTTATGGCGACCTTCTCCAGAGCCCTCCAGATCGCTGTAGAAGCGCATTTCAATGTCTTAGACAAAGGTGGGCACTCCTACATTTTGCATCCCATACGGATCGCCATGCGCCTTCGTACACCGGATGAAGAACTGATGTCTGCTGCGGTCCTGCATGACGTCATCGAAGACTCTAATGTTACCTTTGAGGATTTGTATAACTTTGGTTTCTCAGACCGAGTTGTTGGCATTCTCCGTCTTCTCACTCATCAAAAGGGTGTATCATACGAACAGTACATCGAAAACATGCGTGGTAACTTGGGCGCACTACTGATCAAACGTGAGGACTTGCGTGATAACTCTGATATCACCCGATTGAAGAGTAAGGAACCCACTGCAAAGGATATTGAGCGAATCATGAAATACCAGCGTGCATTCCTCAAAGTTGAAGCATTCATAAAGGAATTGATGCCATGATTATCTATCACACAGCAACTTTATTAATTCATACTGATTTGGATGAAGATGTATTACTACGCGAAATGGGTAAGTCTGACTGGATACTTGCATGTGCAAGTACAATAAATAATGGCGCTGGCGCTAAATACTATTTCTACAAAGACATACCGAATTATTAATCAGGAGATGAACAATGAGTGAACAGCACGCTGATATCTTGGCAATCTTGGAAGTTTCTTGCCATGAATTGTTTGCATCGCCAGCGAATTCTGTTATACTTATTCCAGATGGCGAGGACGAACCTTGTGGTGAAGTTTACTTCCGCAATGATAGGTTTGGTGCTCGTTTCGGTGACTACAATAAATCTCCAATCAAAAAGGTACTACCGTGATCAAGAATTCGCCAGTTGCAAAAAACATGAACAAGTTCAACAAGCCCGCTGTGCATCGTGATCGCAAGGCGCAGTATTCCCGCAAGCATAAGCACAAAAAATCCGATCTACAATGAGCGAGTGTGGTATATTACATTGGCAGGGGATGTACGCATCCCCTAAAGATGCGGATGGGTGTGTATTACCTGACATCCATGATGGTCCACATTTGTTTATAGACGAGGATGGAGTTGAATGGTGTTGGGAAACGGATTGGAGTTGTGAATGTGAACATTGTATGAGTGCTGAAGGCGATTATTGCACAATATACTGGAAGAAATGATTAGGTTGAGTGCTCTAAGACGTTCTGGCTAAATACTCCTTCACAACTTTAGGAGATTCAATCGTGAGAAACTTACTTAACAACTGGCAAGACATCGTAATGCCCATTATCTGTTTGGGTTTGGGTACATTCATCATCGCGGTTATGTTGGATGCCGTATCGAAGTTTTAACAAAACAATGTAATTAAACATCTTGACCTGTAGATATACTTATGGTATTCTACAGGTCAACTCATTTATGGAACAACGAAATGTCCTTCCTCGACAAGTTCTTTGGATTCTTCACTCTTAAGACAAGTGCAGAATTGCGTGGGGATATTGCCGATCAGCAAGTCATCGAAGAGCATAACAGCCCAGAGAATGATTGGCGTCGTGATCGAAAGAATCTTGATTACGTCACTAATGGCATCGTCAAGCAGTATACGGATTTCCTTGATAACCTTATGAAAAGTAAGGAAATTATCCATAACTTGCTGGGTACTGAATTGATCTGTTTGCTTAATAAGCCAATCCTGCAACAGGCAATGGTCAATGATGACAAGAATGATGGTGCAATTCATCTGCAATGGGCTTCAGGTAACGCGCACGATGAAATGACTGTTATGTCAGTGGGCTTTAATAATAAAGGTTTGTTCCGTCTGACTTGTGCTAGCAAGTGCATTGGCCCTGAATCCCAAGACAGTGGCGTGTATATGTCTGAATTCAGTGAAACCATTGATGCACTTCCAGAATGGTTCAAGAATATCCTTGAATTGATTAAGGAAGCTCATATGGATCATGTACGCGAGCTTGATTCTGAATCGGATTTGGATTTGGATAAGCTTATTAACGAAACCAAAGCTCAGTTTGAACCTCGGATTAAAGCCGCCAAAGTCTGTCACGATGTTATCAGTTATGTGCTGCATGATGAATATCAGGATATGGCGTATTATCCTAAGATCAGTGGTTCTACCGTGTTCGATACGGATACGTCATTCGCTGTTTATCTTTTGTGGAATCTGGAGGGTGGGGACCATCTGCATATGCGAGTAGAATACTACTACCCGAGTGACTTGGGAATTACTGTAGCTTTCTATTACGAAACACGAAATAAGCTGGTGTCTATCTCTAGTGGATTGACAGAAATGTCAGCAAAGAATGTGCGGATGCCGAAATGGTTCGCTAGTGTGCTGGACAAAGTAAAAAGTTCCACATTCGGTGACAATACCAATTGACATGTAATTAATTATGGGCTATGCTTGGCACATGTTCAACGATCAAAGAAGATCATGTGTCAGGCAATCTCTCATAAAGTAAAGAATCTTTCTTGCTTGGCGCCACCGATCAATCTACTCTACGCCTACCAGAATGCCAAGTGCTTCTATTGCAACAAGTACATGGAATTCTTCGCACATAGGGGTGGACATGTGCTACAGAAAGGTTATACAATTGACCACCTGTTCCCACGTTCCAAAGGTTTCCGCAAAGCTGGTAACAGTGTGTTGAGTTGTCGTAGGTGTAACGAAATCAAAGGTAATCGAATGCCAACCGTAAAAGAAATCAATAAGGCATTCGATCTTTATAAACTAATGGGTCGAACATTCATCTTGGAGGCTTAAATGTCACTTACTCATTATGGTGCGTCCATGCGCCCGAGTATGCTGAAATCGCAAGCGGTGATCATGGCTAATCGATTGGCTGACAAATATACCAGCAAAGATGACAGGCTTGTGTTATTCTATTCTGGTATGTCAGGGGTGGCCAGCGCAACTGCATTGTCTATCGTGATGGATGATGACCACAATTTTCCAGTGATTACTGCCATGGTTTACGTGCGTAAGCTAGGTGAAGTGTCACATGGCATTCATATTGAATCCAGTATCATTAATACCATTGAGCCAGCGCACAGACTTGTACCTATCTTTGTGGATGATTTTGTTTGTAATGGTACTACGTTCAAGTATGTTAAGCGTGAAGTGGCTAAGTACGTCAGGGACAATACTGTTTTGTTCTATGACTATAATGCCAATTCTATAAAATTCTTCGATAAGTTATCTCGCGCAAGAAATTGGATGATAGCAGAAGTGGATCGTGGTTCATTGAAGTCCCCAGACAAGGCCCTAGAAGATGCTTGACAAGGCTGAAGCAAAAGGTTATATTGTATACCTCAAGACGCTGTTCCTATCCGATGAGGATGTAGCAGAGTCAAAACGCGGACTTCGCGAATATCTAGCACAGGACGATGAAGAGTCATGTTTACCTTTGGAGACATTGTTGAAGGCATAACCGCCATACTGAGTGTGTATGTCGAAGTTTTCCTTAAGGCAATCGGAATGGTGTTTGGCATCCTTGGGTTGCACCTAATAGGTGTGGTGTTGTTCTTTCCCATCTTTGGTGCTCTGATCTGGTGCACATATTACATCTTCATAGGTATAGGAAATGTTCTATACTTTATTGGACATTTGTTTTAATGCCCACAATCGTTCCAACTACTAGGCAAATGCGTTTCTTTACCCGTGCCTGTCTAGCCATGAAAAAATCCACACATCACACGCCTACTGGGTGTGTGATTGTGTCTGGAAACTATGTGGTGTCTGAAGGATTCAATCAAAAAAAATCTCACACAATTCAGCATCGAAACGATAGAAAAGTTGACTATCATGCCGCATACGCTAATATTCATGCAGAAGTCAATGCATTGATCAAGTCCAAGTTTTTCGATTTGAGTAATTGCGAATTGTATTTGTATCGTGAAGACAAACTTGGCATGATTGCCAATAGTAGGCCATGTATTTCTTGTATGCCAGCACTGATTACTGCTGGTGTCAGGCATTTATATTACACAGACAAGTTTGGTTATTGCTATGAGCGAGTGGGCTGACCATCATTAGCCGACCATTCATTATTAATATAATTTAGATTATGTCCAAATTTTGATATTATTCGCAGAAGACTTCTCTTATTTAATCCGATAGTTCTACTAGCTAATGATATAGATGCGTATACAACATTGTTTATAGTAATGGATTTATTTGTACTATGTTGTATCAATGGTAATTGTACTTTTGGATTGTCATTATTATACCACATTCTATTGGATAGCAATAAGTGTCTACCAAATTTATTGATCGCATTAGTAATTGCATGTGTGCCCATATCTATGGCCTTTGACGCATTCAATATTGATGGATACATCACATCATTGATGGATATTGGTTTAGACTTCGGATGAGTTTCACTGGAATAAGTAGTTTTGTTAGCTACTACATATTCTGATTTATTCTTTTGCTTACGGCCGCCTCGTGGTCGTCTCATTTTGTCTATTGTTTCTTTGGAAAATATTCTACCTTTCATCGCATTTGATAATTTCTCTCTCGTTTCTTTAGATTTTATCTTACCTTTCATCTTCTCCCTTGTTTGTAAAGAATGTTTCTTACCTAGTCTGGCTAAACGCCTTTTTTCTTTAGTTGCTTCAGATGTTGGCTGTTTCTTTTCTGTTGGACCGCCTTGACCACCGGGTGCGACATTATATCCTATGGCCGGATTTCTAGCATCTAATTGCACTATCAATGTCTGTTCCATATCTAAAATTGTTTGTTTGTCATCTGATTCAAAAAGAATTTCTGATTGAAAATTCTCAAATCCGTATAAATGTAATGCATGTTGAAAATGAGATTTACCTTTATTTCTCTTACAATGTTTCTCAAAACGTTCTTCTATATTTTTAGATGTATAGCCGATGTAAAACTTACCATCTATACGATTAGTTACTTTGTATACTATGTATTTCATATTTTTGCTCCCATGATCTTCTATTTATATCAAAATGCATTCAGTGTTCATTCAGGCTGAATTTGATAGACTATAGGCCGATCAACTAGGAATCTTTAAATGATAAAGATAATCAAGAAAGATGTAACGACTGTGACATCTGGTGTTGTAGCACATGGAGCGAACGCAGTTTCTGTTATGGGAAGTGGGGTAGCATTAGCTATTGCAGGGAAATGGCCCAAAGTCTTTGAACAATACAAAATATATTTGGCAACTTACGGAAAGGATTTCCATAAAGCATTAGGAAACACACAGCTAGTCATACTAGATGACAATCTATGGGTGGTAAATTGCATTACTCAAGTGTATACTGGTTTTGATAAGTTTGGCAATCCTCCAGCTAGCCTAGATGCAATTGAGAGATCATTGCGGGAGACTATCATACACTGTAATACGCTTAATTTAGATCTTTATACACCACAGATTGGTTGTGGTCTTGGTGGTCTAGACTGGGAAACTCAAGTGAAGCCAATCTATGAAAAGCTTTCTGAAGAGTTGAGCGATGGTTTGAACTGGTATGTTTGCACAATCTAAGGGATGATTATGAACGAAAATGTAAAAGATGGCACCTACAATGAAAGTAATGAACGTCAGCGCATGTTGAACAATTTGGCAAAGAATGGTTTGCGTGGTGATGATGTCCATGGTAAGCTTGCTTGGAACATTGTGACACAGACTCACGAACTTGCGTATAAACAGGAAGACCTCTTCGCTGAATTATGCAATCTAATCAACAAGATACGTAACTCGAAGCGATAAAATGCGCAAGTTAGATAATGACGAATGCTGTGCAGCCTGTCGGGGTTGGATGGGTAATGTTGAGTGGGAGTCTAGCGTTTACTCACCGAATAGGCGATTTTTGTTATGTGAGTATTGTGGGCAAAATGAAGAAGCAATGATCGACCAGAAAGGTTGTAATGATCTTCCTGAACTTATTAAACTATATGAGAGTAATGTTATATGAACATCCAACGCCTGCGAACCCTTACCACTCGTAAACTCCATGCTGACATCGGTTTCGTCTATGATGACATTGAATACTTGAGTGGTGCTCCGGGGATCATGACACACCACATTCCCGCTGCAATGGCTGCACTACAACCATACCTGCGAGCACAGATCACTGATCCTCGTTTCTGGGATGGTGAATATGATGACACGCATACGGGTGAAATTGATCTTCGTCCGATGAATGAGGAAGAGCTTGAGGCTTTCTGGAAAGAATTTGAAGTCCAGATCAACAAGTTTTGGGATGCGGTTGAAGAATCAAAAACGTAATTTTATTCTACGCTACCCACAATAATATGTGGGTAGCGTGCTTGGTATAATAAGCCACACCAGAGTTTTTAGCAGGGTATAGGTGGGGTATACTTACGTAAGCGTTAGCATTTAATGATCACCAAGGGCCATAGCAATGACTACACATCAAAACTGTTATGCGACAAGAGCCGAAGCTTTTGAGCGCATTGATTTCTGCTTGCGTAGATCGACATTGCTTTATAAAATACTTGGGATTGTAGCGCGATTCACCGTCAAGTATTATGGCCATGACATCCCACTAGTATTGAAGCATCGTTTAGCTTCATTAAGAAACAACATGACATACTATTATGATCAGGTGTTCTACGTAAGGTGGGATGGATATTCTGCCGCTGAACACTTAGCTTATATCAAGCGGCAAAGAGAAGAGCTAACTGTCAAGATGTGTCGAAAGACTTTCAGAAAGAAATTCTACTTCTCCAAGTCCAATAGGATATTAAGCAAATATCTTGGTAATCGATATCCACCAGCATTGCAGAATGCAGGATTTGTGTGGGATGAGTTTACCAATCTACCAGTAAATTCTGATGACGATTATACAACCAGTTATAACTCAGAAGATTATAAGATGCCTTGGTGGCATGTCGGTTGGGATGCAACCTGAACGCAGGCTGAACAGAATTTCGCGGCCATGGTTCTCGCCAACCCTTGATAATAGCTGACTCATTCTGAACCTACGCTGAACGGAATTACTTCTTTTATAAATTTAATAAGAATTTACAATTCGGTGAGGGTTCAGCATGGCAGGTTGAAGCTGAATGAACTCTGAACAGAATTCAAAAGTCGCTTGACTTATAATCAATTATAAGGTAAAATGGGTGCGTGGTCGGAGAGAGTAGTTATCGATTGGGAGTGTGGTAAAAATACAACACCCCGTGCGCATTTGTTGCACAAATACAACAAAATAAAGCTTGCATTGTTTTATAAGTGGTGTAGAATACAATACATACACGGGAGACAAGAAATGAACGCACAACATCTCTGCAACTTGCACGCCTTGGAAGAACTGCGCTCTGATTATACCAAGCCCATGACTCGTGAAGAATTCATTGCATATTGGCTCAACTGTGGCAATGATCCTTATGATATGCCCGCTCTGGAATCATGCATCGAAGGAATCGGTGAAAGCATCAGTGAATTTGGGAGCGAGTGCGCCTTGTTTGGTGATGCTGGTCCCGGTTCTCTTTATCATATTCAACGCAGAATCGAACGCATTCAGGGTGTTGTACATCGCTTGAATGAATTTGGTTGCAATATTACGATGCCGCAGTTTCGTATTCCGATGCTTGGTGCTCATGCTGCATACGATGATCGTTATTGATTCAGCAACTGTTCAGGTTCAACCCGTATAATACATTACATCACCAATCAGGGGTCCGATAACATGAAGAAATTCAATAGGGTAAAGGATACCGTAGAGTCGGTGATGGAACGGCTCACCGATATTCATCATATGTATTATGATCCCATTGACAAGAGCACTATCGATTATCCGAAAATGTGTAGGCATCTTGACTTCCAGAAGGGAGAAGTTAAGAATTACCTAGCCAGAGGTTGGTACGGTGGTGAAATTGTTGCGTTTTTGCAACACTTAAAGGAAATTAACCCGCATCAACCCGAAGAACTCGCAATAGCGAACATGACCAGTATTCGCGATATGGTATGCAGGCGTTTTGGTCTTCCGCTTACAACACGTCAAATGTGATATTCAGCAACCGTTCAGCTAATTACGTTATAATAGCACCATACCAACCAAGGACAAACGCCATGACCATCGAAACTGATCTGCGCGCTGCTTTCACTCGTCACATGGACAATGCTTGCCGTTTGTATCCTGATCTGGCTCGCATCAGCAGCAGGGTGATGTTTGAGATCAAGTATAACATGGGGCGACGGGCAGGAACTGCATACGGTCACAGTCGGGTGTGTGTCAATCTCGCCATGGCTCGCCAGAATTTCGGTCACATTGCAAACGATACGATTCCTCACGAAATTGCGCATATCATCTGCTCATATTTCAATTGGGACAATGGGCACGGACGCATGTGGAAGCGTGTGGCTGCAAGCCTTGGAATCGTCCCGAATCGTTGCTTTTCCACTGTTGACACTGGCATCAAAGCTGTTACCATGCGTCAGCGGACTAAGTACCTGCACAAGGCAACGTGTGGAACTGAAATTTGGGTGGGTGACGTGCTCCACAAAAAGATCATGAACGGTGATAATAGTCGTTTGCTCAGGAATACGGGTGGTCGATTGTCTGCCAGCACCTACACGGGGAAGTTTAACCTTTCACGCTCCTGATCAAATAGTTCTTGATTCTCAGCAACAGATAGTCTATAGTTGATTCTCTGGGAGCGTGGCCAAGTGGTAAGGCAGCAGACTTTTTAAGTATTTTTACAGTCATTAAGAATACTTAGAAATCTGTTTATCGTGGGTTCGAATCCCACCGCTCCCACCAAATATTCAAAAAGTCGAACCACTCGTATAAATACTTTCATACGAGTGGAGTTCGATATGAAAGAATGTAAAAAGTGTAATAAGGGGTTTTTACCAAGTAAAGGGTTAGTCAGTTACTGTTCGCTACAATGTAGAAACTCAAGAGTCTTTTCTGAAGAAACTAAAACCAAAAAGAGAGAAGCATCGGTTATATATTGGAACTCATTAACCGATGAACAACGTGTGGCAATTTCCAAGAGTATTCACTCCAAAGAAAGAGTTGAAAAATCACGTCAGACCTACAGAAAAAAATTGTTGGCGGCAGATTTTGAGTCGCTAGGTTCTGGTGGACAAAGAACTAGAATTATACATGAACAGGATAACACTTGTAATAGATGTAAAAACGCAGAATGGTTGGGTTTCCCTATCATTCTAGAAATTGATCATATAGATGGTAACAATTTGAATAATGCAAGGGACAACCTAGAAGGCATATGTCCCAATTGTCATTCTTTAACGCCTACGTGGCGCGGTAGGAACAAACCGTCACGAAATGGTTTAGTGAAAGTTACTGATGAAGAGTTGTTGAAAAATATTTCAGAGTATGGTAACATAAGACAAGGTCTTCTAGCTTCCGGTATTGCTGCAAAGGGTAGCAACTATGAGAGAGCAAAGAAGTTATTAAATATTGACAAATAAAGGAAGTTACACATGCTAGCAATCGTCTCAATTTTACTATTTCTTTGCGTTGGAATTCCATTGGCATTCTACAATGGTGTCATTGTTGCAGATGCTTGGAATTGGTTCATCAAAGATCCATTTGGTCTACCTGCACTCTCTAGCCTTCAGGGTTGGGGTATGATGCTGTTCATTAGCTCCACCACGATCTTCAGGGAAGTTCAACGAGTACTTGCCCAGAAGAAAGAGAATGAACCCGATTTTGAAGAAGCTTTGGGCAAGACTCTCTTACTTTTCATTACATTCTTTATCACTGCACTATTCGTCCATGGTTACATGTGGGCCATTCACACTTTATTCTGGTGAAAACTTGTGAATAATCAATACTTTATCTCGAAACCATTTTACGATGCTGTCGAGAGTGCATGCAAAACGCTGGAAAATTCGAAAATCAGTGTGGAGCGAGAAATGGCGGCACAAAGTCCGCCATATGCTGGTGAAGTGTTGAATCTATTGTTGACAAGGTTAGCCGAAATTGACTTAGAAATCAGTGCCTTACAGGTTTTCTTGAAACAATTTCAGTATTTGTTCAGGCGCCATTCAGTCAATTGATGGTATCATAGCTTTAACAACTGGAGATTGACATGTACGAACAAATGATCGGCAAGAAAGTCACCAAGCTGCGGGATGGTAAGAACCCCAAGCCGTTCAAGTCACGGTTGATCGTGAACACTGTCAAGGGTATCATCAATCATCCCATCCTGAACAGGCCAGCATTCACATTCGAAGAAGATGACTCATTCGTGGAATGTCGCCGCTGCTATGCACAATCTGATGAAGGTGATTCTGACAGATGGTGTCAGTAAAGAATTCATAGAAAATGGTAAAGCCGAGGATTTTGAACCCCATGAGCACTCGTAAACAAGTCTGGTATTTCAAGTTCAATTATTGTATACTTGGCCCTATCATTTGGCAAGCAAAATGGGCGGGTAGGGAGTATAATCCAGAAGATTTACCGGATTATGTTTATGCGGCACTCGGAATGGCTGGACATGTTCGCCTCACCCGTGCTAGAATGTATCCTGATTTGAATCAGTTTGAAAGCGAGAGTAAGTTGGGTAGAACATACCCGCTACACTGGCGCTGGAACCGTGTAGAAATTCAACCGGAGTAACTGAAATGGCTCAGATGAACATCGAATGTATTGATATACAGGAATTCCTGAATGTTATCAAGGGCTTAGTCATGCGAGGCTTGACATTCGACGCCAATGCGACTACATTCAAGATCAAACTTACTGGAGGATTTTAACATGACACAAGCAATAATCCGCGTGAAGGGTGATCCAAGCGTTGGAATCAAGCATCAAGACTTCATTGTTGATGACCTTGAACTCATGGACCAAGCACATGCTACGGATGTTGCCTTGGCGTTGCGTCAATGCTTCGCGAGGATCACTGGAGAACATGTCAATGATGTTACTGTCAGGTTTGTCAATGATGAAATTGTGGCAGATGAACGAGCATTGGATGATCGCATGGGTAGCTGGAAAGTCGAAGGGTTGACTGACACCTACCTCAACGAACAGCGCAATTAATCGCGCTTTTCCTAGTCTCCCCGACCTCCAACCCATTTTACCATATCAATACTGAACAATAGCTGAATGGGCCATTTCTGGCCCATTCTTTAGAACCAACCGATGATGCAGCCAATCGGCCAGAGGAAGATTGCAACGATTCGTACCATCGTTTCACCATCAATGACTGATGCATTCCATACAGCCTTGACGTTCAACACCCATCCCCATGCCATCGCGGCAATAAACAGGCCAACCAGTGTTACGGTGATCCAGTTGGTCATACGATCAAGAAACCGCTTGCGCTTCGATACTCCTACCCAGTTAGCCATGTATGTTCCTCGTTGTGTGTGATAGAAACTATACGCCAACCATATCCTATAGTCAATGATCAATTCAGATTCATTCAGAAATGATTAACGAATCTGTTACAAAAAAGGTGTTGCATCTTTTAGAACTAAAGACTATGATTGCTCCACGGTGGTGATGAGCACTACCGACCAACCCCAAATATGAAGGAGTTTCACCATGAACGTCAATGATCTGGTCCAGTTTGGTCTGAAGGGTAATTCCGCTGCTTCGGATGTCAATTTCATCAAGAAGAATGCGGATGTCGCGGAAGCGCTCTGCACGTTTTTCAACCTGACCGTGGAAGATGGTCAGCCCAAGATTCAGGCTGCACAGTACGCTGTCAACGAATCCTACCGCAACAATGGTGATGATGCAGTCACCGTCGAAACGATTGCCGCAACGGTTCAGAGCAAGATGGAAACGTACCGCAGCAAGCTCCGCAAGCTGGTCGCTCCGGTTGTCACTCCCGAAGTCGTGGAAACTCCGGTGGAAGTGGTTGTGCCCGTCGAAGCCGCAGAAGTTCCCTCTGGTGAAGTCGCAGCGGAAGCAACGGTTGAACTGACCGAGTTCGATCCCGCTGCAAATGTTCCGAACGAAACTCCGGTTGTCAAGCGTGGTCGTGGTCGTCCGCGAAAAGATCCGAATGCTCCGGTGGTCGCGAAGGTCGCCAAGAATCCGGGTTCGGGCAAGGGTCGCCCCAAGCTGGCTGCTGGTCTGTCGCAGTATGACCGAGTTGTGACGTGGGTCAATGGTTCCAAGTTCGTCGGAATCGTGGACAAGGATCGCAATGCCGCTGCACTGGCTTGCGCTGTCGAGACTTCCATCCCGGTTGGTTCGATTCTGGTGTACTTCTCCAAGGGCATCAAGGCTGGATTGTTCAGCTAAGTAGTTGACAAGCGTCGATGGCTGGAGTAATCTAGCCATCGACGTATCAACAAACATTAATTAAATCAAGGAGTTACACCATGGCAGTCCGCGCAATTACAGTTTACGAAGCATCCGATGGCAAGAAGTTTGACACGCAAGAGAAGGCGCACGCATACGAATTCGCCTCCACTCGAATCAACAACTTCCGGCGAATCCTCGCAAATCCCAACATCATCCGCGCCCCTGAAGGTCTTGCGGTTGACCTGTTCAACAGTCCAGCGATTCTCGAAGAATTGCGCGATGCTTGCAACAAGGGACTTGACTATCACCGTCGTTACGGGAAGCTCAAGGGTGTAACGCCAGCCAAGTAACAATAGTCGAGTAAGATGAACAAAGCCTGAATGACCTTCAGGCTTGTTCTTTACTTATAATCAATTATAGTGTAAAATGGGTGCGTGGTCGGAACAATAGTGGGATAAATTCCGTCCCACTGAGAAATGTTTTCTGTTCAGCTACCATTCAGTCTAGTGTGATACCATATACTTAACAACTGGAGAACACCATGACGTACAAACTGTTTCTGGATGACGAGCGATTCCCGCCAGAAGATGGTACGGTCTGGATCATCGTTCGTAACTATGCAGAATTTTTGAAGTGTATTGGCACCTATGGGATACCTTCGTTCATTTCGTTTGACCATGATCTTGGTGAAGGCAAGGATGGTTACGATTGTGCTACGTGGTTGGGTGACTTTTCCATTGACTGTGATCTTGACTTGCCTGATTTCTATGTGCATAGTCAGAATCCTATTGGCGCTGCTTCCATCAATGGATATCTGAATTGCCTCAAGAAGTTTCGAAAAGAGAACCGTTAAGGTATTGTTCAGCTAGCATGTAGTATCATATCCTTAACAACTGGAGAACAGCATGGCCCGTTTGACTTACAGTGACATCGCGAACCTGCCGCAGAACCATCCTGACTACATCCGTTTCATGAAGGAAAACAATGACTTGGATGATGCATATGCAAGCGCATCCGTTTTTGATTTCTTCTGTGAAGATGAAGATGAAGATTATGATGATGAAGGGTCGTTGGAGCATTTTGACCGCTACATTGCAGGGGATCGGTAATGAGTCGCGTGTTTGACGACAGTATGGTGTATGATCACGGCGAAGTGATTTACCTGATTCTGGAGGCGGTCCAGTATTATTCTGGTGATTACATCATTGCAACGTTCTTGGATAAAGAGCTTGCGGAACGGTGGCTTGCCAAGTATAATGCAGACTTGTCGCATGCGCCCGGTTATTTGGCAACTCACTTTATCACAACGTCACAGCCGAAGGAATTTCCATCGTGAACGTCTACGAAGTCATCGAAGCACGCTCCTACGTTCATCCTGAAAAGAATTACAAGGTTAGCATCTATGGTTGCCCACCTGTTGGTGATGGTTGGGAAGTCAAGACATGTGGTTACACAGTTTACAACAATGAACGTGGAACCGTTGGCATTGGTCGTGTACCATGGACGAATCGTGAAGATGCGCAGAAGTGGGTTGATGCTGAGCATGCACGGTTGAGTGCTATCAGGAATCGAAAATGAACATAGAGACAACGGAACGTGGTTTTGGTATCGTGAGGTTCCAAGATGCATATGGTTACAAATGTAGTCTGCAAGAATCTTCATGTAGTGAAAAGCGCCTTTGGTTTGGTGTGAGTGGTGCTGGCGCAACTGCACAGATATTGGCGCCTGACGCCCGTGCACTGGGAATCCCCACTCATATGGCTCTTGGGTGGATTCCATACCATATCCCAAAGGAAGTGATGTTGCATGATCGTATGCTGCTTTCACGGGAACAAGTCAAGGAACTGTTGCCCCTCTTGCGGTATTTTGTAAAGACTGGCAGGCTGCCTGATCCACCAGAAGAGGAAGTTGTTCAGTAACGGTTCAGCTTCACAATGATAGAATGGTTTTGCTGAGTTGGGACAGATATCCCAATAGTCCCTCAGAACTGGTCTGGGTATGTCGTAGGGATCGTTGCCTAACTACGAAAGAAGCTGCAACGGATGTAGCCACGGTGTAGACTGAAATATCGCGGAGCATCCATATTGATGGCGTTCAGTCGGGGGAGTGGAGGCGAAAGCCGTGGAAGCATTGATCCCGCCAAGTTTCGTGTGACTTATACACGATAGATGATCTACCATCGAAAATTTGAGAGCAAGACCCTCCCGGTAGATCGGGAGACAAATTCAGGAACCATTCAGGTTAGTAATGATAGAATGGTTTCAACAAATGAGGAAGAGATACCGTAACTTAGATTGTCACCCTCCGGTTGGGTTAACGATGGTTCGATTCCATCTGACAATGTAAGCGCCCACGGGTATATGTCTAACGAGGCTCGGACATACCATTTCAGTGCGATGTGACCGTTACACAAAGGTAAGAGAGTTTGGTGAGATTACACCATTCAGGTATGTCTAGTCATGCCCCATCGCCCAATTACACTAGGTAAGCCATGGCCATGGTGAAGCCTACACGTAGAGTCATGATCTATGTGGTGTTGCGTCCAGATTCTTCTAGTGGTTAGGAAAGGCCCCCGATTGCGGGCTTAACACAGGTTCGAATCCTGTATCTGGACTAAGTTCTTCAATCAAATCAAGAGGTTATCGTGAAAATTTTTCTGCAAATATTCTCTGCCGTACTACTGATAATTGCGATAACCGCAGTGAACAAAGCGTTACAGTCGCCTATGAATGGTATGCCTTTTGTAGCTGGTGCATGTGTCACAGCATTCATCGAAGTATTCCGCGCCTATTGCAGGAAGGATTAACATGAACGTCATCCGCTCAAACCTTGAAACATATTTTTACATGGCTCTGCAAACTTCGCGGGAAGTTGATCAACGGATTGGCGAAAACTTCAAGTCCATTCAGACAGCAGCAATCGAAGATACACTGAAAGCCGTCCAAGATGGCGAACAACTGTGGATTGTAGAATAATGTATCGCTATAATCAAACATTCATTCAACGGTACTGGGGCTGGAGCATCCCGATTGCTCTAGCCTTGGTGTTTACATATTTTGCATGGCCTCGCCAACATGTGGCTGAGATCATTGGTATTGAATGGACTCGATATTATCAAATTCAGATTCTCAAGACTGTAACTCATTATAACGATGAATCTCCACCAAGTGGTGCCAGAATTTTCAATGAAGATTCATCGTATGAATGTAGTGGCGAAGGTAAAGATGAAGAGTGTGAATGGGAGACAGAATACGATTATGAGATCGAAGAGTATGTAAACAATCGTGTAGTAGCTGCGAATGCTATCTATCCTGTTCATCCATACTGGCCCAAGTACACGCTCAGTGGCCCTAGTGGAGAGCCATATGGCGTAGGTCATGAAGTTATAGGAAGTGCTGTAGAACGCTACACGCTCACGTTTAAGACCAAGGATGGAACCATCTACACGGATGATCTACCAATGGCAGAATGGATGCTTTACATACCACATCAAGTGGTGTATCTTACCATATCTCTTGGAAGTGTTGTAAAAATACGACAACTGGAAAGCTAATATGAGTCATGATAAGAAAGTCAAGGAACATCTAATTGCGCGAATGAAACAGTGTGAACTGTACGCGCTCCATTGGATGCATAGTGCTAGCAATGGTACATGCTTGAATCGTACCATGTATCGCTATAACGATGCTGGTGAAGAAGTCCTATTGACTCCCGATGAACTTCGTCAGGATGCCATGCGTACATCACAACGTCACATTGAGAATTTTAACCAAGCCATGGATGATCTCATGGGTTTGCCTGATGAAGCATTCAGCTAGCGTTCAGGTGACTATGGTATAGTTACTATACACAAACGGGGGTCACCATGAAAAACTACAAGATCACACTTGAAGATAAATTTCTGGTGACGGATGAAAAGTCAACCTCCAATTTCATTTGGGCTCTGACTGGTGGTGGCATGTCAAAGGCAGCAACCATCAGAGCACTGAACGCATCGCGCGTACTGGACAATGATGGTCGATTGGAACTGAAGACCAAGGATGGCAAGATCGTCCTGTTCGAAACCATTCCGAAGTAAATCAAATGGATATGCACGATACAATTTTTGAGCTTGGAGAAAAATGTAAGTCATTACATGGACAACTTCGTGAATTGGGCGTGTCATCATTTGATACACCCGAAAAATTCCATGTGTATTGTATCCTGAATGCTGCATGGATTTGGACTGCATCCTATCACAGGCTATGCGAATATGGTATAACTGATGAGATTGAAGAATCACTTGATGACGCTGAAAGATATCTGAATAAGATTAGAAGGACATAACTTAACGATTCTTCAAGTCAAAAGTCAATGGGGGCCTAGCTTCCGTTGACTGTTTCTTTACGATACTTCCCCGACCACGCACCCATTTTAACATAACTATTCTGAACGATAGCTGAATGGAGAGCGCCCTGTTCGGTATATGCAACTCCGACAAACGCTCCCCATTCATTTTGTTACAAACTGACCTTGGCGTCAGCGGGCCATCCCAGATTGGTAGGAAACTTCACCTTTTTCGCCCCCACTTTCTCTCTTGGGCAGGGGTTGCCCACAACCTGTATCGTAGGTTGCTATCGCTACGGGCTATGGCCATCAGATACAACTCATTATACGAGTCCTTTGCCTTCTGGCTGCTGTGCTTTAGTGTGGAGCCAGTATGACACCGTGATACTGAACGAACCATGAATAGATTGTATTATCGCTCGTTACATTCTATTCAGCAATGATTCAGTTAAGATGTCCCATAATGGATACACACTAAAGCAACGGAGCAAGCGTCATGAGCAAGGTTCATCAGATTCTGACTGACAAAGTGCTGGCCATGATTGACGGTGGTGTTGCCCCTTGGAAGCGTCCTTGGCGCGCTGCTGGCCGTCCGCGCAACATTCGTGGCACCAACTATCATGGCATCAACTATTTCATGCTGTCGATGGTTGCTGAAATGAATGGCTGGTCGAATGTGTGGATGACGTTCAATCAGATCAAGGAAAAGGGTGGCACGATCAAAGAAGATCAGAAGAAGAATGGAACGTGTGCATACTTCTTCAAGATGCTGGAACGTGAGAATGCCATCACTGGCGATATGGAAAACAGCCACCCGATTTTCCGATTCTTTCTGGTCTTCAATCTGGATCAGGTTGACGGAATCATCGTCAAAGGGGTGAATGATCAGACTGGCACTGTGCATGCTGAATTGCCCGCTCCGCAGAGCATCGTGGATGGCTACCAGAATGCGCCTGAGATTCGTTTCGGTGGTGGTGCGGCATACTACCAGCCTGTAACCGATAAGGTCACCATGCCGCTTCTGAGTGCATTCCATACAGCGGAACAGTACTATGCCACCATGTTCCACGAATTGGCGCACAGCACTGGTCATCTGACTCGCTTGAACCGCAAGGAAATCATGGACCCGGTTGGATATGCGTCACATGAATACTCGCTTGAAGAATTGGTTGCTGAGCTTACCAGTGTCTACTTGTGTGATGAATGTGGTATCACGAATAATCGCACGCTGGAAAACTCTGCTGCATACCTTGCAAACTGGTACAGCGCACTGAAGAATGATCCGAAAATGTTCGCCACTGCTGCCGCGCGAGCACAGAAAGCCGCAACGCATATCCTTGGCAAGGTCGAGGATGCTGCGCAAGAGGATTGATTCAGAATCCATTCATCTAGTGTGTAGTATCATAGCTACACACTAGAGCAAACGGAGAACGAAATGTCCGATGAACAGGTTCTGGCAGTGCTGGCACGAATGGCTGAAGACGCTGGCGATTATGCGGAAGCTGATCGCCTTCGCGAACCCTCCTACGATCAATCAAAGGAAGTGTGATGAACCTTCCCACCAACATCCAGAATTTGATTGCCACTGCCCTCCCGGTTGACCCCGGAAACTACAACAATTCGATTGAAGCATATGACGGTGGTTATCGCGATGCGATGGAATCAATCGCCATGGCGTTGACTGGCACCATTCCAGAAGGATTGTTGTTGGATGCGGTGAATGCTGCACTGGACGCATTCGCCAACAATTGTGCTGATGGTGATTTCGAGGATGATGGCCAGCCATCTGAACAGCAAGAATGGCGCGATTACGATCCTGACTGTTAAGCTGGCATTCAGGTAGGTAGCGTATAATACAATACATCAACCAAGAGGGGAACGTCATGCAGGAAACAGAAGATCTGTGGGAAGCTGAATGGAACGCTTGGATGGAATCGCAGGAAGATGAAGAGTTGGACTGCTGTCTGTAAGATGAACAAAGCCTGAATGACCTTCAGGCTTTTTCTTTACTTGTAATCAATTACATGCTAAAATGGGTGCGTGGTCGGGGAAAACTCCTTTAAGATAAATAGATAGAAAAGGAGTTTTACAAAAATGGCAAATACAAAGATTAGTGCGTTACCTGCTGCGACCAACCTGACAAGTGCTGAGTTACCTATAGCACAAGGTGGTGTCACTAAGAAGATTTCAGCCGCAGACCTTAACACACATATTCAAACTACGCTTGTTTCTACTACTATAAGTCTAGGTGTGGTAGAATTAGCAACAACGGCTGAAGTTAGCGCTGGAACAGACACTGCTCGCGTATTGACTCCAGACACATACAGAAATGCTATTCCCTATTACATTAGCAGAAGCACATCCTACAATCTAGCGCTTACTGACAGAAACACTGACCAATGGTGTACTGCTGCTCTTACTGCCAACATCCCCGCAGAGAGTGGTGTAGCATTTGACATTGGCACTTCAATACCATTTCTTCGCATAGGTTCTGGTACTGTTACTATTGACGCCAACGGTGCAGTAACTTTGAATGGTGTGCTTGGTGGTTCCTGTACCATACGCACACAATATCAAGGTGCCCTGTTAAAGAAAATCGGCAACGATAATTGGGTGATCAGTGGTGACGTGAGTGCTGTTGTATGAATAATTCTCAATACTATACTACAAGGCGCAATAAACTTGGTATTTTTATGATGGAGGAATTGTATACTGGTACAAGCACTTCATCTATTCCAAATTATGAAGGATATACCCTATCATTCACTACGGCGCCAGCAGTAGGTCAATTGATAGTATTAACCACTCACTCAAGAAATTTCAATGTGGTTGGTGGTGTTGGTCCTGCGCCAACAATAGGCGGTCAACCTTTCCTATTAGCCGCTAGGGGTGGAACATATGGCGCTATCAGCCCCGGTGCAAGATCATACATGGCTGAGATATGGTATAGAACTGCAACTGCTGCTGATGCTGCAAATTCGTATACCGTATATTTCTGGGCGGATGGTGTCAATATGCTATCAGCTACAAAATTCTCTGGTGGTACATATTGGGGTACACCAGAAGACCCAAACGTAACACCTGATTCAACATATGCTAATAGAGCGGCTACTGGTTCGACTTCTACCATTATTGCTGGTGCGACTGGCGTCAATGTGTCTACAGGTGGTTTTGTTATTGCCGCTGGTGCAAGATTCACAAGTACATCCACGCCAACAGTCAACAATTCATTTTCATTAACATCACAGTCTTATAGTGAAGCAAGTTTTGGCGCGTTCCATGTTGCACGTAGAGATAACTATGACGCTGCGGCAGTCGCACAGAATACGACATTCTCCTATAGTGGAAATGACTACATGGCATCTGCAATAGCAGCATTCAATCCTTGACCGACCACGCACCCATTTTAACATACTCATCCTGAATGAAATCTGAACGTAATTTATTGATTACGTTCAGAATTTCAATTTGGATTCATAGATAGCTTCTTCAACCTTGGCTGCTTCGGTAGCTTTCTCAAGCGTATACCATTCCGATTTTGGCTTGATAGGAATATCAAATGCTGAAAACACTCCCCACATATCTTGTTCTTCAAGGTATGCAACGAAGTGATTTGATAGTTGAAACGCCGCTTTAGATTCTCCACTCATAATATTCTCCAATAGAATCGCCCCACCCGGTTGACTAGACACGGATGGGGCAGCCCTGTAGCAATATTTATCAAGGGACTTTTTGTCGAAGGATTCGTCCCAGTCTTTCTACCTTGCAGCCGACTTTAGGGGCGCTGCTAACCTTCCGGCTTTACCGTTACCTATATGAGGGCCAAGTCATGTCTTAGGTTCTCTCTAATGCGTCCGTAGACTAATTTGATGCTCTGACCATCTCCGTTTCGATGGGGTTGTTGTTACCCCGTCGATGGATTGAACTATAGACCCATCAATTGATTATTGCAACGACTATTTTGTAACAAGTTATGTTGCATTTCATTCAGCTATGATTCATGTTCATGCTGTAGAATTGATCATAACAACTGGAGAGACAAATGAAAAAGATCATGTTGGCCCTGTGTGTGGGCCTGTTGCTTGGCGGATGTGATGCAACCACAACTGAAGTTCATGGCTTTATCCTACCAGAAGGTCTGAAAGACTGTAAGATCTACCGACTGCGAGATGGCATTAGCCACATCACTGTCACCCGATGCCCGAATTCCTCCACATCCACACAGTATCAGACGGGTAAGACTACCAGTAGCTCAACGCTTGTGGAAGATTCTCCGTGAGCAAATTCAAGGAAATGCCTGTTGCAACGTGGACCACAGTTGTGGCATCATACGTCTACTGTCTGTTGACAGCTATCTAAACCTCTATCAACCAAGGAACTCCAATGGGCTATTACATCGAAACAAACAGTAACAAGAACAAGGCGCAGTACATCGCTGCCAATCATGGTGGCAAGATTGTCAGCCGTCAAGAGCTTCTGGCTGCTGACGTGAACGCCAATGGTCTGGTCGTTGTTGTCAACAATGGCTTTTTCGAGGCTGCTGCATTCTGCTTCAGTGATCGCGAACGTCAGGAATTCACTGATCTGAACGATCATCGCCCGAAGCAGTATGTGATCATGGACCGCAAGCTCGCTGAACAGTTGACCGGATACCGCTAAACAATCCATTCAGCTACGGTTCAGGCTTCGCACTATATAATATTATCCATAGTCAAGGAGAATATTAGATATGCGAAGCCTGATTGCTGTTCTGATCTTCACCCTGTGCGCCAGCGCGAATGCTGCCACAGTAACAATCGTTGATTTTTCAAAGACTTACGAGCATCAATTTTCGAATTGCTCAATCAATCTGTATAACACAGAATTTCTATATGCTTCTTGTGAACGATACGCTGCGCCATTCGCCAGTGCATCAGCATCAGATTGGTCGTCACCACTGTTCGATGAGATTGGTATCAATGGTGTTTACTGGCATGGCTGCAAGCTGACTGGCGATCCTTCGCTGTCAATTCGCTTTGAATGTAATGTTCCAGTATCGCCCATGGAATTTGAAGTTGTCGATGAATATAACAATCCTGTTCAGGATTGGTTCAGGTTCTATCGTCCATACTATGGTCCATACACTCACTGATCGGGAAGACGCCATGAATAACCTGAATGAGTACATCCGCACCAAGAACTTCCGCCTCAAGATGTTTGGTCAGGCTTGCTTGGAACTTCCGAAGGATGCCAAGAAGATCATGGAGATGCTGGATTCGGATATGTCGCCTGAGAATGTTTCGTGTGATGGTGAACTCAGTCGCGCCGAAGTGGCTCGCAAGATGAAGTTTTTCAAGAGTGTGGAACAGGAACTCGGGGCATACCAATGATGAGAGTCATAACAGCAGTTGGATTTTGCAGATACAAAGGCTGGCTCGTATCTTTCTCTGATAATGCGCCAGTGACTGGACGGTGGAGCGCTACCAAGTATGGTATCAGCATATGTAACACAACCGAGGATGGTTTGAAGCAAATGATTGATATCAATGTCCATGACAAATGGCATGCAACCGCTCACCTTCCACGATAGTCTGAACGGGAACGGCTAGGTCTGTAAACCTAACACAATGGGAGAAGTGACTCCCCATCAGAGTGATGGTCTATCTGGTAAGGATAGACAGGCCGGGTATAAACCGGGTTCCTTATTACCTCTTCCGACCTCCAACCCATTTTATACTAACCAACCTGAACAGAGTCTGAATGATAAGTGATTGATTCTGTTACAAAATAGTTGTTGACAGCCAAACAATTGTCAGGCATCATAGCACCATACTGAATCGGAACACGATCATGAACGAGGGCACAAGCCGAAAGGTGTTGAAACTGGCCGAACAGAATTATGTTGCGCTTTTGCAACATCCTCATGATAATTGGCGCATTCGCAATCAGCGTACATTATGTGATGCTCGTGAACTGGTGTCCATATTGACTGGCGAGACTGGTCAGGAAGTGCAAGATCGTTTCGAGAATGTGCTTTGGGATGTTCATGAGCTTTGCGATATGTTGAATAGGAAAGTATGATATGAGCGAACCGCTTAAAGATTGGGAAACATTCACCCATACACTATCAACTGGCACCACTGTTGTGGCTGGTCTTTGCCATGATACTGGCGATTTCGGTGCAGAATTTTCAAAAGATGGTGTAGAAACTCTGAAATTTTCTTTGTCTGATGAAGCGGTAGAAGTGTTGATTCAGCTTTGGATCAACCTCAAATATGGTAAAGGTATTACCGAAGGCAAATTCTATGATGTTGCATTCGACTTGGTTGAATGGGTGAAACCGAAATGAACATGATCAAAGAAACACGTAAAATACCGCTGAACGAATCGAACGAATTATGTCCGATTGCATATATAAAGCCCATTGCTGGGGAATATTTCGATACTGCATCAATCGGCTATGAATGGGGCTATGGGCTGGTATTGGTCTGGCAGCGTCCAGAAACCCAAGCCGAAATGGATGCACGTTTGGCAAGGTCTGCAAGGACCAAAGAGAATACACGCTTGAACATGCTTGAACAAGTGGCTGCAATCGAAAAGCGAATTGCAAAAGATCAACAAAAATTGCAAAACGTGAAGAAAACCATTGCGGACCACTATTCCGAGTGATATAATTCATCCATACTGAAATGGAGCAGAACGATGGACCCGGATTTCACAATCAGTGTCAGCGATGCTGCGGTGCATGTGCATTATAAACCGTGGACGATGATTTATAGCAATGAGGATTTTGATCGGGTGAGTCGTCTTTCAAGTGATCTTCTTGCTACTGGTAAGCTCAATTATCAGCAATGCTTGACGCTTGCAAACGTGGCGATCAAGACTGCCAACCAGAATTCTGTGAAGCATGACCCAACCATGAGTCACATGATGATGTTCAGCAACGATTCAGGTAAGTAGAGTATAATTCATCCATACCAACTAGGGGACAAGTCATGCGAACTGACATTCATCGTAAAGGTGCTATCGTTCCCGCTGATTACAGCTATGTGATGAGCTACAGTCTGTCCACAAGTCAGGATGGCTGGCCCGTTCCGTCATACAATGTCAATTGCATCATTGACACGCATCATACCAAGACCACGCATAGTGGCAACTGCTGCCTGATCGGGATGTTCAGCGATCCCACCAAAAAGTTTGCAAAGCATGGTAGCACTGGTAAGTGCACCATCTGTGGTGCTGCATACGTCTATGGTGACGTGTGGCAGCATGGTCCCACTGGTGAATACATCCATGTTGGGCACGATTGTGCGGACAAAATGAATTCTCAGGACCGTCGCGCTTTCGAGCATGGTCGTGTGAAGTACATCAATGGGCAGATCAAGCTGGCACGGTTGGCAAAGTTTTGTGAAGAAAATGAGGGCATGAAGCTTGTGTTCTCCTGTGCTGACAAAAATCATATCATCGCTGATATGCGTTCCAAGGTCATGGAATGGGGCAACTTGTCCGAAAAGCAGATTGCTTTTGCAAAGAAATTGGCCGATACCATCCTCAATCCTGCGCCCACTGAGGACGAACCAGAACCGCTTCTGCTGAAGGATGGTCGTGGGGAATATACTGGTCGCTTCGTAGCATTCAAATCCAGTGAAGGCCCGTATGGTTACGTCATGAAGGGGTTGTTTATCGTAGTGCAGGATGGTAAGCAAGCCAAGGTCTGGATGACTGTCCCGAGTGGCTATGGCGATGAAAAGAATGTGGAAGCCACCATTGTAGTGGCATTGTCCAAGGGTGACAAAGCTGGATTCTACTTCGGGAATCGCCCCAAGCTGTTGAAAGTGCTTGACACCGTAGAATGTAATTGATATGATAGTTTCACACTGAATGAGGGGCACGAAATGGCGATGAAGCTCTGGCGGTTGGATATGACTGATCATGAACATAACGATCATTACCAAGATGGCTGTCACAATTACGCCGATGGACATTATGTCATCGCTGAAACTGAAGCCCAAGCGCGTGCGATGATTGATGATCCCCGAACACCCGGAGTATGGGGAAATCCCGAATATTCTGCATGTGAAGAAATTGACATGACCGAACCACGGTATCTCACTTGCGAATATGATGTTCACTAATTGGAGAAAATACAATGCTTATCACCCGAGTTTCCCCGTGGAACGGTAAAGTAAATGAGCGCGATCTCCCTGTTACGGATGCACAGATGGAACGCTTCGCGAGGCGTGAAGATCACATTCAGAACATTTTTCCCGATCTGAGTGCTGGTGACCGCGAGTTCATCATGACCGGATACACTGAACAGGACTGGGACGAGTTGTTCCCAGAGGATGATGATGAAGCATAACTGAACGAACCCTGAATGATCTTCAGTGTTCTTCTTTACATCTATAACATAATATAGTAAAATGGGTGCGTGGTCGGAGGGAGTCGAACCCTCTAGGTGATCAAGCCTTGTCTCCGTAAGCTGCACATTCAAGTGCTGTGCGAATCAACACACGCCATCTAGCCCATATAATCAATCAACCTGTTCAATCCTGACATATGCTTCTTTTTCGTAGTCGTACATTGCGAATGCGTCGTACCGTGGGCCGATCATGATCTTATCATAATCCGCATCTGCTGGCAACATTCTGATCAACTCAGCCAGACTAAACTCTCTACTCATTCGCTTTATGATAGTGCGGTTTGCCATTTCAGGTTCTCGTTACGCATCTTTGCATCCTCATCCGCAGTCCATTGGCATGCCCATGAACTATACGCATGTACTTCAGCATCGTCAACATTGAAAACACACCATAGTGCTGTGTCTTCATCGTAATCGGCATAGTACGGACCATCGTTCATTCTTCTACTCCACACGCCTTGATGAACTTCGCTTTATCGAAATTCGGATTGGTGGCTGCTAAATCATCAGCCAATCCCGGAATGAAATTAAAATCAAACTGGTTGAGGAAATTTCCAGAACCGTATCGGGTTATGCCTGTGCGCACTGCTGACATCTGCAATGCAATAAACTCGAAGTGTTGCCGACTCATCTTCATGATATATCCTATTGATCTAAAAAGGAAGGGGCTGGCAGGATTCGAACCTACTAGTATCTCTCGCCTTGTAAGGTGAGCGCAAAACTGTCCATCAGTCGGAAAGATCCCTCATTATGCTATGAGTTATCATATCGAGTAGAACGTGATCAGCGCCCTACTGTTTCCTCCGACATCAGCCCCGTTGTTGAGATGAACTATACCATAGTTACCTGAACACAAGCTGAACAAGACATTCAGGAATCATTCATATTAGTGTGGTATAATGCGCCGAAATCATCAAGTACGCTACAAAGACCCGGAGAATACAAATGTCCAATAATTTTGTCTATCGTGTGATGCGCAATGCTGACAGCACCGAAGGTCGTGGCCCCATGATCTATGTCGTCACATTCGAAACCTTTGCTGCTGCAAATGCCTACGTCATGCACAAAGGTTCGCCATATGGTCACAAACTCACCGCTTCTCGCAACACAGACGGTGATAAATGGTCGTATGATGGGTGGTATGATGTTCACAAGGATGAAGTGTTGCAAGAGTATGACATCGAACAAGTGAAAAAGAACCTAGCAGAATTGAGGCAGATTGAAGAGCGTGCAGCAGTCTTGCGCGCACTGACCAAGCTGTAATATACTACCAATCCAACATTAGAGAATTACACAAATGAGTGAAATGATCGCCTTTCCATCCATCGAATCTTTGCGCCATGTTGTCAAAGGCACGGAAATTCGTTGCAAAATCAATAACTTGCAGTTGCCCAAGGTCGAGTACATTGGCACTGTCAAGCTCCATGGCAGCAATGCGTCTGTGCGATTCACTGCGGATGGCCAGATCATCCCACAATCTCGCAACCGTGTGCTGAGCGTTGGCGATGACAATTTCGGCTTTGCCGCATTCGTTGAAAAGAACAAACCACTTTTCAAGCATTTCCAAGACATCATTCCCGAAAATGAATTCACAGTTTACGGTGAGTGGTGTGGTGGTAGTGTTCAACCCAAGGTAGCATTGGAGCAATTGGAAAAGCATTTTGTCATCTTTTCCATCTTGATTGATGGTGTCATGTGCCCAGTGGTGCTGGGTGGTGATGTGTTTGTCTGGAATGAAGCTGGAATCTGGTGTGTCAGTCAAATTCCAACGTATAAGATCACAGTCGATTTCAGTCGTCCAGAAGATGTGGTTGATGAACTGACCGGTCTTACCATCGCTGTAGAAAAGGAATGTCCATGGGGTAAATTCCGTGTGCAGAAGGATTTCAACAATACTTGCACCATTAACAATGGTAATATCACATGGGATAATGATATTGCGGATTGCAAACTAAAGGATGAAATAGAATCAAAGATTATCCGATATGTCCAAGCAAATAACTTGCTTAGTAAGAGAATTACCATTTCTGTTTGATAAAGGTATATTCATTATACTGAATTTCATCAGGATGGCGCAACAATCGTTTAATTGTCTTATCATTGGCTCCAAGTTTGGTAAGAAACTTCCCAATGCTGATAATGGTAAACTCGCTATTATCAGCATTGTTTTTTACTATGTACTTGTTTGATGATAATGGAGCATATTCACCGCTGACGAATCTATCATCTAATACTGACATGCGACATACTTGATTGTTTATATTTCTAACAGTCATCATTTTCTGGCGCATATTACTCAATTTCTGTTTTGTTTCTTCTGAATGTTTCATGCCTTTATTATGATGCTTGAATATTTCACTAGAATACTCAGAAGTTTTGATTCTACATTTGTTACCACGCACATCAAATACAGTAACATATCCTTTGGAATGTCCTACAAGATTAGGATTACTTGCAAATTCAGAATTATTAACCAATATCTTGTTGCCGCTTGTGATATCTAACGCCACAACCTTGTTAGTATTACACGGTATCATATATGAACTATCAAAGTCTTCACTCGTTATCTGCCGTATGATACCGTTATTGGTATCGAACACTTTGAATTTACCTTTGGTAATACCAACATACCCATCCGTAGACTCACCAGTTTTAACTATCTCCGGTTTCATGGTAGTTGTGTTCAACATCAATCGATTATTCTTGTTCCTACTATGCTGAAGACTGCATGAAAATCCTCTAGAAGTTTGTTTTGCTTTATTATAGAATGATGGGTTAGTATCTACATTGAATCTTTTATGTAAACGAATCTCCAAGTTCAATGCTTTAGTTTTTTCTGTAGTTGTGTATAGTACAATATATTTGTAGTGTGATCTATTGGTTAATTGATCTTTTACAAATTCTTTGTCCTTGGATGATGAAAAATATTTAACTCCCAAGTCATTGACAGGTAACACATTTGATGGTATGCTTCTGTATCCATAGTAATGTTTACCAAGTAATTTATTGGTAATGCGATACACATAATAAATTCTCATCTAGGACTCTCCATATGCAAATTTGTATAACGAAAATTGATGAAACTCCCGTCAACATACCTATTTATAGCTTTTCCAATTTTATCGGTGAAGGCATTGTGTGGGCACCAGTGGATAACAGCCTACCATTTGAAATGTGGTTCAAGACCAAGGGCTTGGAGCATAAGAAGGGAGCGAAGGCACCAAAGGTTGAAGTGGCCCCAGAAGTCATGCAGACGCAACGTGAGCTAGCAGAAAAGCTGTTGCCTGACTGGCGGTTGGAACAAGGTATCAGTGTCCTGCGCGAGCGTGGGTTGGATATTGAGCCCAAGAATATTGGTGTATATCTACAGTGGATCAGTGAAGACATTCTGAAAGAGGAACAGGATGTGATGGCTGCAAATGGTGTGGAGTGGAAAAAGATCAATCCTATCGTACTCCAACGTGCTCGCCAGCACATTCTGGAACTCTGTAAGAAGTTCTGATTCAGCAACCATTCAGGATGGATAGGCTATCATGCTATCCATCCTGAACACATAGAGAAATCCGATGTATATCGTACTGGAACGCGAAGTAGATCACGACGGGGAGAGTGGTAACAATCGTTGTCTAGGTGATACGTTTGGCCCATTTGCCACATATGAGGGGGCGTCAATATTCGCTGACTACAAGTCCGATCTCTCATCCAACAAAACCATTTGTGGTCAACATTACATGGACTATTGTGTAATTGAACTGACCCACCCAAAGGTAGACTGAAATGACTGACCTGACCGATCTTGACTATGCTTTCATTCTGTGCTTCAAACAGTGCAACCATGACAATGCTACGCTGTTGCGCAGGTTGATGGCTGAACAGGCTGAATGGGCAGGCATACCAGTCAGTTCCATTGGTGTCAATGATGTTGCATACATGATCAATGGGACCGTGGCACGTCTAGGGATTCTCAGTGATTATTACAAAATCCATCGCTGGTATGATGGTATGCGAACGGATGCACTGTCCAACCAGATTTCTGGCTACAATCCCATGAATGCTATCTTTGATGAACTGGAAACGCCAGATCATTATAAGGTATTGGCAGAGTTTTACATTCGCCACATTCTGAGCTTTGCAGATGCCATCCGATGGACAATGGCCAAAGACATTCCCGGTCTGGCTGAATATCGTGAAGCTCACAAGGAAAAATATCCTATCCGAGCACTTGACAAACTTGTGGATGCTGATAGTATTACATCACACAAGCAAGAGCAGGCATCATGAAACTCCAACATTGGACCACCTACGAAAGAAAGCCTGCCGTATCTATTGACAGGGATGATGGTGTGTATGTTACTACCATATACGGCGAAAAAGGTGCCGATGATCTGTTGAAGCTGGCTGCCATCCTGTTGGTTGAACACATGCACGCAAATGGAGTAAGATAATGTTTCCACCGATGGTCTTGATAGCTGTTCTTTGTGTCAGTCTATTCTTTCTTGGCGTATGGATGGTAAAGCTCAAGAATGACGATGGCGCTGAACGGCTGGAATCCAAAAACGTAATTTTATTCTCCGCACCACTGTTGTTTTTCTGCAACGGTGGTGTTGTTTTTATGCCACACCAACAAAATAATACCACATTTCTGAGACAATTGCTTTAACAATCAATGACATAGCATCACAAAACATCTGCAATATTGTTGTTGACAGTGCTCTGTAATGGTGTATAATACATTACATCAACCAGCAACTACACTCAAAGGACCAGACGATGAACAAGTCAGTCAGCAGCAATCTCCACTCACCTGAGAATAAGCTGTTCGGTTTGAACCTTCGTCTGAGCGATGGTAAGACCTATCATATCCCAGTGTATGAGCGAAATGTGCGAACCCACAATGGTGGTGTAGCATACACCTTCAACGTGCTGGAACGTTCCAGTACGAATCATCACAACATCATCTTCACCAACATGGTTGGATCATTCTCACCGTGCCACGCATGTGATGGTGACGATGCAAAGCGTCAAGTGTTGGAACATCTGGCAATGAAACCGGGTGACACTGACGATGAATTCTTCGAAGGATATTCGAAAGAACAATTGGATTTTGTCGATGACTTCAGCGATGAAATCAAGACGCTTGCTTGGGATCGCTACGGAGAAGGTTGAATCGTCTAGGGATCATGGGGGGTTGGGTGGCTGAAGATGCCCAACCCCGAATTGTATCACAGCCAACCTGAACGGTAGCTGAATGAAATAATCATGTGACAACCTGTTACAATCCTGTGCGGTGTCAGGATTAAGGAAAGTCAACAACCAGCATCATACTCCAATCGAATTGAGAGCACAAGTAGAAAATATCAGCCGTGCTGAATCTTACTTGTAAGATAATGCTTGACGTATAAACAATTATAAGGTAAAATGGGTGCGTGGTCGGAGGAAGTGGTGCACAAGATGTGTGGTAAAAATACAACACATTTGTTCAGCTAGCATTCAGCTTCATACTGTATAATTGTTTTATCAAATAAGGAGAGCGGTCATGGATTGGAAGTATTCGATGCTCGGTATCTGGCACATTGGCACCATGTGTGGGATTGACAAGGGCCGTACAGCTAGCATTGAAGTCCATGGCAGTGGTGAAGCTGACACGGGTGGCTTTTGCATGCTCAACCGTTTCCCGAAGATCGGTGACAAAACCATTGGCCATTGGTCCATTGAACGACTCTACTGCGATTCACTGGAAAAAGCCAAGACGATTGGTCGCCACTGGGTGGAGAATGGCATCCTCTAAAGCCGATTTGTTCAGCCAGCGTTCAGGTTGATCCCGTATAATACAATTCAACAACAACGGAGAGCGAACATGAACCCCATCGAACAATATGGCAACGTGGTTTCCGGTATCCTCGCCACCACGTATCCGAAGCCTGATGCAGTCGTAGGTGATGAGGCAACCATCCTGAATGGTCGTGATCGTGAACCCGCCAAGATCGTCGAGATCATCCGTCGAAAGGATGGCCGCAAGATCATCGGTTACTTGCTGCAACAATTCAAGTGGACCATGGACTCGGAGTCTGAAGGCTACGCCAAAGAGATCCACTGGGACCAACCGTCAGGCGAGCCAAGGGTTTATGCGGTGGTCACCCATGGTAAGCTGAAGGGCACGGTGAAAGGGGCTTACATTGGCAAGGCAAACCCCTTCTATGACCGATCATTCTAACGGAAGAAGCGCCCTTCGGGGCGCTTTCTTTTTTGCCCAACGATGCTTCCGACCTCCAGCCCATTTTAGCATATCATTCCTGAACGCATGATGAATGGGGTATCCATCTGGGTGATCTTCCCATTTGGAACCCCATTCAGGTACAGATGTTCGCGGTTCCCCCAACATCACTCTATCAGTCTGTCGATAGAGGTACTTCATAATCATTATTTTTTTATATTCCTAATTTATAGTGGTTCGTCCAGTCAAAGACTGTTACCTTAGTCAGGTCCAAGTCATGTTCTATGCCCTCCATTCTGTCTTTAGTGGGTTCATTTATTACATTTTAGGCGAGTATCGCAGACTATGTAAGTTTGATTAGAGGTTAGAAGACACTTTCTCCTTGGTGGGTGTGTGTGTTGCTTTAGTGTGGAGCCAGTATGACACCATCAAGCTGAACGGTTGCTGAACAAATTGTAATGTAAATCGTTGATTTCGTTACAATTCAGTGCTTGACTGCATAACATAATAGGTCTATTATTCAATCATACCAAGTGGAGAACGACATGCGCAAGAATTACAAGGTTGGATATATCGGACGCAAGCCAGTATTTGTGTCGGTGGAATACGCCAATAACGCGCTGTCGATTACGGGTGTAGTCAATCCCAATCGCTGCGGCAATTGTGATAGCTGCGGGCAGATTGTCTCATCCCTGCCGGAGATTGACACGTTCACAGGTGAATGGACGCAAGCGGATATTAATCAACTGTTGTTCTATTGGGAACGCTGGCACCTGAACGATATGCGGGCAGGGTCGCAGGTACAAGAGGACTATTTGCGCAAGAATCCAGTTAGCGTGCGCTATCCTGAGTCGTATTATGTCAAGGCATCGGACGCACTGGCTGAGGCTGGTATTAACCCTGATGCTGATGGCTACAAGTATGGCAGCGCGTGGAAGTTTGAAGCTGTACCAGCTCGGGTGATTGCGTGGTTATTCTCTTTTGAGATGGCAGATGATCTGCCAGTAGTGTGGGCTAGATGACCAAAACTGTTCAGCAATCGTTCAGCTAAGTGATGTATAATTCAATCATACCAACAAGGAACAGACCATGAACTCCAGCGAACTCAAGCGCAACATCGAACGTAACAATCCCGGTAGCCTGTTCTTTTCGCGTGGTGCCATGCAGAATGGCGGTGACACGATGCGCAACTATGGCGTCTGCACTGCAAAGATCATGACCCCAGATGGTGAAAAAGAGGTATGGGAATTGTATCGCCGTCAAGCCACCCCACGGGGTTACACTAGCTCAGTGTATTGGGACAAGGCAACATTCAAAGTGGTCTACAAGGTCTGATTCAGCTAACGTTCAGGTTCTGAGCGTATAATACATTACATCAACCAAGGGAATGCAGCCATGATCCTGAACACTGTCGAAGCCACCATCGCTTGCGAAGCTGCAACCACCATTCTGCTGGGGCATTTCCCGCATTTCATGGTCAATATTCGGGTGACGAGAATTCTTGGCGAGGTCGTTCAGTTCACCGTTGCCAACGTTCCCACCGAAAAGGATGCGCCCTATGGGATCATCCACAATGCATCCTTTCTGCTCAAAGGTCTGATCCAGACTGACCGCAAGGGAGCATACATGGAGAATCCGATTCTGTCTGGCCGTCACCTGAAGTTCCGCAAGATCAGCGGTTCCAGTGAAGCCGAAGTGTTGCAAAAGTTCGTGGCATGGTGTGTCAAGAACAAGGCGGAAATTCTCGCCATCGTCCCGAAACTTCGCGGGTATGAGGTCAGTTAAGCTGGCGTTCAGGTTGTGGGGGTATAATACAACACATACCAAGGGAGAACGCAAAATGTCAAAGAAACGACGTGTCATGGTTCGCGAGACAACGATACGTTTCTCCCCAGTCTTCGAGTGTGAGTGTTGCGGGAAGGTAGAGGTTGGAGTTGCATTCTCTCAGACATTCTATCATCGTCTACCAGAGCTTGACGAGATAGATGTTCCAGCGCATACGCTGCCACCCGGCTGGATAATGTTTCACAATCTCCAGTACTGCGTCAATTGTAACATCGAATGAGCCCTTCGGGGCTCTTTTTTATTGTGCCACCACTTCCTCCGACCACGCACCCATTTTACTACACCCACCCTGAACAGAACCTGAACGACAAGTCATTGATTTTGTTCAGCTTGTGTTCAGCTAACTACTGTAGAATACTGACTATACCCAATGAGGATAGATTATGAACACTGCTGAAAGTCGGCTGAAAGAAACGATGTTCATCGTCGAGGCGACCTCATTCGAACGGCATATGCTCTGGGAAACCAATCACACGAAAGTCAAGTGGGAACAGATTTACGATGGATGGCTGGTGACAGTGGGTAAGCTGGATGATCGTCCCTGCTGTATCGATACTTCATGGGCGCGCATCAATGGACAATTGGTCATGTTCTATGAACAGTGTAGCCAAGTGACTGACTGTCTTCAGACTGATGCATGGTTGGATGATCATTTCAATGGTACATGGGATAACGGTCACCGTCGAGCGCGAACAGATGCGCAGAATTTTCATCTTTGTTTGAACGCGATCAGGGATGCAAATAACCCGGAGGCATTGTAATATGCAAAAGTCAGTTGTGATTGATTTGACAGTTCCCATCATGTTCATTACCAGTACGCTGGTGATTCTGAAATTTGTTGGAGCAATCAATCTACCATGGTTGTGGGTCTTTTTTCCTATCTGGGGCACCTACCTTCTTTTGTTTGTCATCTGGATGATGATCGCCTCCTTTGTTCTTATCATGGTGTTTCTTAAAATTACCCGTTGACACCTAATAAACTATTGGGTATAGTCTCTACATCGTCAACGGAGATAGCCAAATGACCACCGAACGGGTTGCCACGCTGGAAGACTTGCAAGGCGCGTATTCTGACGTGTTCAAGGACGTCTATGGCTTTCGTCCCCGTGGTTCCGTTATCTGGAACGATGAGGAAGCGTTGAAGGGTGAATTGACGTACCTGTACGCTGAGCTTGAGCGTGTGATCGAACGCGAGAAGGGTGAGCAGGCAATCGCTGTAGCCGATTTTGAGCAACGGGTGACTGAGACTATCGCCTTGGGTGCTGGAACGCGAGAGAACGCGATTCGTTGGATTGCACAGGGCATTGATGACGCTGACCCCGATGGCGTATGTTACTCGCTTGGTTTGCCGTTTGGCTACCTTGGTCAAACGTATCTCTTTGAGCGTGAAAGTGCTTGACGTTCAATAAAATCGCGATATAATCTCAACCATACCAACTAAGGACCAACGTCATGAAAGTTGCCCCGATTCCTCCCCGTGATCCGAACAGCACGCCCAATCCCGAATTCGTGCGCCTGTTGAAGGAAGGTCTGCCACGGTTGTGGAATGGCCATGGCTTCGAGGGTCGCAATGAAGAATTCATCTGCCACACCTTTGATCGTTGGGACGAGTGTACCCCAGCAATCCGTGAAATGATCAGCGCTCGTCTGTATGACAAATGGCATCGAACCTATCACGATTGGGCTGATCGGTCCAAGACTATGAACAAGTTCACGAAGGCAGAGATCCAAGATGGTCGCAAGCGTTGGATGCTGGACTTGATCGCTGAGTTCAGCTAGCGTTCAGGTTCTGAGCGTATAATCTCAACCATACCAGACGAGGAACGAACCATGTTCATGCGAATCGAAGATCAGAACGGGACGGTGTTGCTCTCTTCGGTGTATCCCGATGATCGTATCATGGACCCTGAAGCATGTCTGTTCGATTACTTGGGTGATTTTGAGCTTGATCGCGTGGTGGAAGTCTCTTGGCGTGAAGAGGCCAATGGATGCTACGAATATCGCGTGATTTTCTTCGAAGATGAAGAGAATCCCGATCACATCGTGGAGTCTGGCGCCTTCATCATCTCGGATAGCTGAGTATGGTACTATTCGTGTATGAACCGTCATGGCTGATTGACCCTGAAGATGAAATTCAACGGAGAATGATGATGGAAAAGGATTTGTCTCGCTACGTGGAACAATGGGAGCCCACCATTTTCCGCTCCAAACACTACAAGGCTCGCGTGTTGCGCGCCAAGGCTCGGAGGATCAAGCAATGGTAGCTTCAAGCGCCCTTTCGGGCGCTTCTGGTATCTCAACCTTCCCGACCACGCACCCATTTTATACCAACCAACCTGAACCAACGCTGAATGAAACGCGCCAATAAATTTACAATCAATTGCTTTACAAGCTAATCCATTAGGCGTATAGTTCATCCATACCAGCTAGGGAGAACACCATGGCCAAGCGAATCCAAAAGCCCGTCCTGTTGACCAGCAAGACCCATCAGGTCATTGACAAGGATTTCATTGTCAAGGCATTGACGAAAAGCAATGCATGGTTGTTCCGCGCCATCGTGTCGATTTTCGAATACCAAACCGCTGACGAACAGACTGCCGAAGTCACCGCGCACGATAATGGCGTTGGCTTCAGTGGTGTTGATGCACAGATGATGTCCAGCTTCGCCAAACAGATCATCGAACATGGCAAGGGTAACAGCAAGTTCGCTAGCCCGCTGTCCCCGAAACAGATCGAATTGGCGCGCAAGCGTATGGTCAAGTATGCCGGACAATTGCTGCGCATCGCGCAGAGCCGTTCAGCCGCCGTTCAGCTTTAACCTGTATACTACTCACATACCAACCAAGGAAGCAAAACCATGAAGTCGATTCGCGAAGCTCAAACGTTCGTCACCATTCTCAACCTGATTCAGGACCGCTCGCGCGAAATCCTCTGCGATATCGTGGACGCGCTGATCTTCAACCGTGAATCCGTCCAGTCCGTTCTGAATCGTTGGGGCATCAAGCTCAATGCGGAAGCTCCCGCGATGGCTCCGAACAGTGTCACCATCAACCATGGCGGGCTCGCCTTCAACATGACCATCGTCCAATACAGTCAGGTCGTCAGGCTGATTTACAGTGGCCAGTGGATCGAGGGTATCAAGGCCATTCGCGCAGCAACCAATTCCGGGCTGAAGGAAGCCAAGGACTTGGCCGAGTACATCCGCGATAACAAGTGATCCATTTTCAAAAACGTAATTTTATTCTGAACAACCCCGGATCAGCGATGGTCCGGGGTTGTTGTTTTTATGCCACACCAGATTTTCTGGCGAGAATCGCCACAACTAATGGCGAAAATCGCCACACAATATCAACCGTAAAAGCCCTTGTATCTTTAGTTTAATTGGCGTACAATAGGCACATACCAACAGGAGAACACCATGGAAATCGAAGTCGGGGTAGGGTACGATGATAATGGTGAAATCATCAAGAAAATGCTGCCTGCGGTGTTCACCGTCTGTCAGAACTGCGAGGGTCATGGTTTTGTGCTGAACCCCAGCATGGCTGGCCATTGTTACACGCAGGATGAATTCAATGATGCGTTCGATGACGAGGATGATCGTGCGGAGTATTTCAAGCGTGGTGGCAAGTATGACGTGCAGTGTCAGCTTTGCAAGGGTGTGCGCGTGGTGAAGGTCATCGCGGATGATGATCAACTGACTGACGAGCAGAAAGAGATCAGCAGAGCAAACGAGTCTTTTGAGATGGGTCTGCACATGGACGCATACTATGATGCAATGACGATGCGCGGAGAATCTGGCATCTGGGATTAATCGTTGGCGGTGCGATCAGTAGCAATGGACTGTAGGGTCGCACCGTCTATCATGAAATGCTGTATTAGATAATCCTAAATTAGAGTGACGGTGTACTACCACACTAACACACCCGCAGTCTCAATAACCTACCTTTTCGATACAACCGAAAAATCGCGCGAAGACTCAAAAGCATAGCACGAAAAATAGTTGAAAAATAGTGCTCTTTGGCACTTGTGTTATAAAATAATATCAGGCAAAATGAGTGCGTGGTCGGGGAACTCTGGCAGGCAAACGCCCTGCGGCAAAATGATCTTACGAAAGTGGTTGCACGGCATCGGCGCTATGGTATGATTCTCTCACCCCAACGGAGATACCCCACATGAGCCTGAGCCGCCTCCGCAACAAAGTCGAAGCCCGCATTGTCCGCGCCATCGTTTCGGACGCGCTGAAAATGGGTTACACCGTGTCGGTGTACGATGGTGAAGAGTTCGCCATCGAACGCTCCAGCAATCGTAGCGCCATCCTCGCCGAGTGTGCTGCCACTGACGAAGACCGCCTGTACTTCACCCGCAACGGTCAGACGAAAGCCATCGGTGTGGTCTGGATCATCTACGGTGAGGGTGACACCTGCATGACTGACTGGACTGACACCGATGAAGTCAACGCCATCCTGAAGCGGGCCAACAAAATCGCTGGACACGATGACTGAAATAGTGTAGCAGACAAGCCCCCGAAAGGGGGCTTTTTCTGGACCATCTGCGGTACAATTGATTACTTTACAGGTACAAAGCAATATGCCAAAATGGGTGCGTGGTCGGAGGAACTGGCGGACACCGCCGCGCGCTTCGCGCTAAGGCTGGCAATTTCCCCGACCGCCATCCCATTTTGAACTAACTTATAAAGCAATGGAAGTGCCATTCGTCGGAAAGTCTAGATGGGGGTCGCTAGCTTCTGGCCGATGCTCGGGCGATCCAGCGGATGATCGTTACACCGTTGCAAATGGCGCACGCCGCCTGATATACTACCTTCATCGGGCGGCAATCCTGCTGCCCGACACCTTCGGAGAAAGCACAATGGAATTCCTCAAGAACATCAGTGTCAAGTCGGATTTTGGTTTCTGGATCACCATGGGCATGCTGGAGGCGATCTATGTGCTGGCAGAGTGTGCCGGTGGACGCTTCGCCGCGATCATGGGTTACACTCCGGTGGGCAAAGACTGGACGGTGACGCCCGTCTACGATGCCACGTTCACCAGTCGCTTCGATACTGCCAAGCTCTATGCTCGCAAGCTGGAAGCCTTGCAGGCGATCACCTTCGAGGACGTGGCCGATGCCATCGCGAAACAGCCGAAACTCTCTGCGCTCGAACCTGCTGAACTGCTGGAACTGTTCAATGCTCGCAAGGCAATGGAAGTCGCCAGCCTGCTCCGCACTCGCGAGGATACCGCAGCACACCGCGAAGGTCAGGCACGCTGCCACGCCACCGTGGAGGATGGTCTGCCCAATGGTGTGCGTGTGCACTACGTCACACAGAAGGGCGCTGACGGGCTCATGCATCCGGTCCTGCGTGATGGTCTGCCCATCGCTGAAAGCATCCGTGTGCACGCACTGGAACAGTCTCGCACGTATCGTCAGGCTGGTGTGCGCAAGGTAGTGAACAGTGGTGCGCCAGTGCTCATGGGCAATGCTATCAGCACGCTACTGAACAAGCGCAGCGTGGGCATCACATCGTTCACACTGCGTGACAACTATGAAGCACTGCGCATTGACGGAGCCACGCTCTAACAGTAACAGACAGTAACACAACGCGAAGCCCCAGCATGCTGGGGCTTTCGTTTGAGTATGATCAGATAGTAACTAGTTAGTAACTTGATAATGGTCAGGGGGATTATGTGATAGGTGAAAAACAGTTTGGGGTTACGATGAGTTACTTTATTTACTCATTATATATAATCACTCCGCCGGGGGATCAAGCCATTTAATTTCTATACCCTATTTAATTTCTATACCCCTTTTTCCATTCTATCCAAAATCCTATAATATTTTCTGTAATTCTATCACACGATTTGGCCATTCTCTCTAGACGATTTGTTCCGCGTATTTACTTGATGGTATCTCTGAAAAATTTCCAGAAAAATTTTAACGCTTATTGATCAAGAGGATAGCGTCTGTCATATTCTTTAATAGTACATATATCGACGCATTTACTTGTAATTTAGCTTTTGTTATCTCTGGCGTATCATTCTCTTCTGCTTCAAATGTTAAATCAACAAGTGCAAAAGCCTTGGCAACTCTTTCTGCGTTATTCATTATCATTCCTTAATTATATTATTCAAAGCTTCCTTACGTAATCTCTTTAATTCAATACCAAATGCAGCACCAGTTAAACCTTGTTCCAATAGATGTTGACTTGATACCGAACGCACCCTGTCGATTAACCCCATAAATTTTTCAGTATCAAAGTCGTTGAAAACTATTTCACATATCCTGATAAACTTATCCAGTGTATCGGTTTTATGGTGTACGTCCAGACTTTCAATAATTTTGAATAATTCTTCATAATCATTGTTCAATGCGTGTTGTATCTTTGGCAGATTTTTGTAAGTTAGTATTGCCAACCTCTTTTCATTTGTTGGTATCTTTAGTTTTTCACAGATATCATGTATATCACCTTCGTTACGGCTATTAGACATTAATATGGAAAACACAACATCGCATGATTCTTTCTTATCATTCACTGCTTTATCCAAAGCATTGTTTACAGTTTCATTCAATGATAAGTGCGGCACCAGTCTATTCAATGCTCCACACTTATCCAAGACTCTAAAGAAGATGCTTGGATTTGTTTTTGAGAAGGTCTTTTTGATTTCTGCCCATACTCTTTCTGACGTTAAATTGTCTACTTCGCCATTTGTCACCATTTCTTTCATTAAATGTAATGTCTGTTCATGCAAAATGAAATCATAGGTAGCGCAAAATCTCGCTACTCTTAAGATGCGTACCGGGTCTTCTCTAAATGCTTCTGAAACATGGCGTATGACACCATTGCTAAGATCTGATAAACCATTAAACGGATCTATAAGATTTCCATTGGAATCAATTGCCATAGCATTGATTGTGATGTCTCTACGGAAGAGATCATCCTTGAGTGTTACCCCATTGGTACTTACAGAGAAACCATTGTATCCTTTTCCTGTTTTTCTTTCTGTTCTCGCCAAGGCGTATTCGTTGCCAGTGTCTGGATGAAGAAAGACTGGAAAGTCTGCACCAACGGGTTTGAAACCATTAGATAACATTTCCTCTTCAGAAGAATTTATGACAACATAATCTAGGTCAGATGATTTCTTTCCTAATAATAAATCTCTGACCGCACCACCAACGAGATATACGTTTTTGTTCATGACGAATCTACTTCACATTTATATTTCGATAGCATACTACATCTTGTAACATTTTTCAATTAGTTTCTATCTCCAGAAATTTTAACGGTTACAATCATAAATATCATATAAAAGAATCCCTCATATGTTATTAAATGAAATATTGGATAGACTCACACCCCCAGAGAACGAACGCCAGAACGGCACTGGAAGTCATAGAGATTTTGAGTATCACTGGAAGACCAAATCAGGTAATAGTGTTACATTATCTTTCTTACTTTATAAACCCAATGCCGCTGAAATCATGTTTGAAGTTAACTATGACACCTTAGAGACTGGGCGCGAGCTTGATAAAGATATCTTGAGTTCTGTCTTTTACAAGATTGGCGAGTTTATAAAAGCCCATGATATCACTGAGGTTAAGTTTGAACCTGTGGACGATGTTAATGACTACAAAGGTTATGCGCCTCATATAGCAGTTATTAAAGATTTCGTCGAAAACAATGCAGTACCCGCTCGTCAAAAAGGTTTGATAAGAGATCTATCGATGCTTATTTCTGACAAGAAAATAAATCAGAATTATATGAATTATATTAAACTTAGAGCATCTAGCGCTTTTGATGATGAACATCGGTTAAAGTTCGTGGCACTGCTAGACCAGTTAGAAGATATGGATCATAGTTCGATGGGTGGGCAGAATAGACGAAAGAGATTATACCTCTACGCTATTAAGAAGTACCTACCAGATTGGACTGTCAAGCAGCAAAGTTCGTACATTTACGCTTATAAAGAATACTAACTCTGCTGTTTCAAGTCCTTGAATGATTCTTCTAATATCTTTGATGCATCATCTAATACCTGTACTGATCCATCTCTATGTTCAATGGCTACCTTGACACCTGTTGCTGCCATCAATTCATTTATTTTTGCCCACATTTTCTTATTTTCTTCTTCCAAATCCATTGTGTCCATCATTTCGGCTAGTGAAATTGGTTTGCATGCATTTTTGATTATTGGTAATATGACTGGCTTATATTGTTGGTCATTCATTTATCAGTGCGTCTCTTGAGAAATAGATCGGTGTTCCATTAGCCGCCCGAAGAGTGGCTATTTCTTCTTTATACATTTTTATAATGGTGCGCGCATTGGTGTGATCCTCATCTGGATTTTCTCTAATGTGATCTTCCAGTTTTTCAATGGCGTCTAGATTCCTATTGATCCACGTTATATTAGCGTTATACATCTACGTCACCTAGTGTGATTACCTTAGCATTAGTTACTACTGAACGGTATTCATCCCAGATGAAATATTTTATTAATTCTGGTAGTAGTGCTGCTTCACATTTTTCTTTGGTGTCAAAATATCTTATGGTTGTGCTACGAGCATCATATAGTCTTAATCCCATTTCTGTTAGGACCAGATTGATATCTTCTATCTCGTCACCGTCATCATCCGCATCAAACTCTTTACCTTTAATCAGATGATCTACACGCGCAAAAAACTTTATACCGATAACCTCATTAAATGAGTTTCGTGATGTTCGCTCTTTGATATAGGCTTTAACTTTTAGACCGCTTTGTTTAAATCTTTCATTAAGCTCTTCATATTTCCTAGCGGTTTGTTCATCTTGTGTAGCCTGTTCTTTCCATTCGTCGTAAGTTGGCATTTGTATGTTCTCCATTTCGTTCCTATGATATCATGTACTCAAGATGATGTCCATGGCGTATAAATATAAAAAAGGAAAAATACTACTATGAAGATATTTGATTTATTGAATGAGGCTGAAGACAATCAGGAAAGGATTCAGGAACTGTTGGCTCAACTTAAACATTTACAGGATGGTCACAAATACGCTGATCATGGTGCATACTCTCAGGATAGTCGTCGTATGCAAGACATTCATTCCGAATTGACCAAGCTTGGTTATTATGCTGATTTGCGCAATAAGAACCAGAGCGTTGAAAAGCCTAGATCATCTGATCCTAAAGAAATGCATATTAGTGTTGAAGGTAGAACTGGTGATCATAGAGAACTTATAGTTAGTTTTGATCATACTGAAAACGCAGGCGAGCATAGTGCAAATGCTGCGAATGGCATTGATTACCCCGTTGGCGTTTATCGCTCATATGAATATGTGAGAAACCCTACTACTGGTGAGTGGGTCAAACACGCTGATCATTACGGTGGTGTTGTCGCTAGAGAAGGTGTCATTTCCGATGGCGCTAAATTGAAAGCCGTTACCCGTGTCTGGGTTAGAACTCCAAATCAATATAGCGGTAAGCTTGATTTGCTTGAGCCAGTCTGAATGAAGTGAAGCGGTTTACGGATAAACCGCTTCTTCAAATGTGTACCGATAGATTCTCGTCTGTTTCAAGAAATCGCTGACTAATTCGTCACACGATTCTTTACATTCCTCTAATGTAGTGTATCCGTGGTCGTAGGTTTTCTCATCTTTGAGTGTAAAGCGGAATATGCCAGTCATTGGATCTTCTACAACAACAAAAATATGTTCACCATAATAAAGATTCAGAAAATATTTAGATGCGATATATGCGTCTAATATATCTCGTGCTTCTTGTTTGATAATAATGATTTTTATATCCAATTTATTATCTTGGATTATTTTTTTGTTTTCATCGCTTAGCATGCTGCAACTACCTGTTCATAGTTATTAAACAACTTTTGAAATTTTATTTCGTACAAGTCGATCAGACCTATCAGGATGTTTTGTGGTCTGTCGCCGTCTACCACTTCCAATAGGATTCTGAGGTCGTCTATGAGTCCCCACGTTTCTAGGATTTGTTGTTCCAGTTCATATAATTTACACATTTATTTTCATCTTTACTTTATTGATGAATGCTTTCTTATTGATTAATAACTGATTCAATTCTTTCAATAATTCAATTTGATCTTCTGTTTTCTCTTCCGCTATATTATCGAAGAGGTCCAGAATGCCTTCTGTCAATTCTATGCTTTCAATGATATGCGGCACCAATTCTGTTTCAGTCAGTAGGTGCATCAATCTGTCTACGTTTTCACTCATTTGTATTCCCCTTCATTATTTAAAACTCATTTGAGGCTTAAATGATACCACATCTGGACCCTTTTATCCACTTCGTGATAAATATTTCTATTTGGGAAACATATGAAATTCACACAATTTTTAATCAATAATATGTTGGTCGAAGGCATCAACATGACTCAGTACAGAAGCATCATAAATGAATGCGTCCTTGATTCTATCGATCAGATCATAGATGTTATCCCTTCTTATAAGAGAAAGATAGAGCCTGATATCAGAAATGATGCCACTCAAGGGGAATATAAGAATTTATTGAAGGCTATCAAACCGTTAATGATGAATAGTGCCAACATTATTCTTCGTTTGAATCTGACACGACTTATTAACAGTGAAATTCCAGAGGTAGAAAAGCGTTCAAATGTATTCTTCAAGAAAATCAACGCTGACGGAACTGCGGCAGATTTTGTAATCACACTCAACATCCGATTCATTAAAGAATTGGTTGACATATTAATCAAGACGGTGGGCAACTGGCTTGTCGTTCATAATAAAGAAAATATCAACAAATTCAAGACGTTATTCGATATTAATAGTGATGAGATCAATCGTTTCTATGACTTCACAGGCATTCCAACGGTCTATGAGATGATTAATGTTATACTACATGAACTGGCTCACGTTGTTCAAGATGTTAGACAGGTTCATAGGGGTGGGGAGACAGAATATCGTAGCTACTTGACCAAAAACCCGATATTCAATGACATTTTGGAGAAAATGTATAAAGGTGCTAAGTTGACAGATGAAGAATTTCGAATTTATTTCTCCAGCCCTCAAGAGATCGCTGCTCATGCGCATAATATCGCTGCTGACGTTGTAAAGAAAATCGGTAAGTCTAAACCAACTGCTCAAGCCATCCAACAGGCAGTTAATGATTTAGTCGGAAAATTTTTTGCCGACAAGTCTGATCCGAGAATCTTAAAAGTTTATAACAGATATTTAAAACTTGTCTATCAGCAGGTAATGAATCACGTATGAAACTAGAACACGTATATAATGAAGCATTCCAAACATCTAGAAAAACTGTCATAGGTAATAATCCTCTGACGCATGGTGACCAACCTGTTCGAGATATTCCTAATAGTGATCCGCATCTAAGTACCAGAATTTCTGATAACGATGAGATTTATAACAGATATACGAAGTTCTTATTTAACAACAAGTTAGCTCAACAGAATCCACATTTTCCTCGCATCTATGAAGAGAAAACGCTTATTAGTACAGACAAGAATGAAACACATCCGAAGAAAGTCTTTACAATGTCAGCTACTCCTATGACATTCAGGAATTTTATTCTGTTTGAGAATAATAACGAGCAGTCATTGGAGCGAATAAAACAAATAGCCAATATGTATTTGAACGACAGTGTTGCTTCTAACTATAATCAGGTTAAGTTAGAGAATAATAGATCGCTGGACCGCAACCGAGTTAAACAATTGGAACAAGAATTAATCTCCGACTTGTCTGATGTTGCCAATATTTCTCTCGAAACGTACAAAGAAGCATTGATGATACTTATAGATGCGTCACATGTTGGGCGTTTAAATCTGACCGATGAGAACATAAAGGTTAGGCGCTCACCATATGGCGCGCAACTAGTTTTCGATAAGCCATTTCAATAACATAAATAAGATAAACGAAGAGTAAATATGATTAAATTTTTAGAATATTTGGCTGTGACCCAAGATGCATTAGTAGAAATGACTGCTACGCATCTATCAGGTTTACATGGATTATTGACTAGATTATTTCGAAGATATAATCTTAATTTGGTAATTACTACTCATGCATTACAGCAATTGGTTGTCAACTCTGACACAGCAAGAGCCGGAATTTCTGCTAGCGATGCTTATGAAAGTATGATTAAGTTTTGTGAGAAACAGCAACCAGCATTCGAAAAATATAAGAAAAAGAAGAAAGAGTACATAGGAATAGTGACCAATCCTGTGACCAATTTAAATATTGTGGTTTCAATTGATTATCACGATCCTCGTATCAAAGATCATCAACAACATAATATAAAGATAATCACTGCGATGCTTAAGAAAGATTTCGGATCTGACGATTATCCAGATTCAGTTAGAGTGTATGTGAATTAATTATGTCCAGTAAACAATATCTCCTAATTCCACTAGGTTTATCGTTTGACAGTTTAGTTGAAGCCGCAATCGTAGCCACAAGGGTTGAAAATCGCGGCAATACAGTGCATGATACGGTCAATGACATTGAGATAGATCGCAAGACGTTGTTAGGTATTGTACGATCTACCAGAAAACAAGAACTGGAAACGAAGAAACCCGTTCAACAAAGCTTCTTTGATGGTTACTATAAAGTATTGCCAATGTTGATCGACCCTAAGAGCCGTGCTATCATTGCATCATGAAATACAAAATATTGACGTACCCGGACAGCAGGCTGAAGCAAAAAGCCTATCATGTATTAGAATTCAATGAAGAACTACGCACAATAGTTCGTAACATGTACGAAACCATGTATGATGCTGAAGGCGTCGGACTAGCTGCTACTCAAGTTGATATACATAAGCGCATCATAACAACATGTATTGATAAACAGGAAATAACTTTTATAAATCCTGAATTGAGTGTGGTCGGTAGCGATGTCCAAAAGTATGAAGAGGGATGTCTGTCATTCCCCTCGATGAGAGTAGAGCGATCTAGACCGACCGTTGTACAAGTGAGCTACCAAGATGTTTACGGTGCATCACATTTCATGACGTGTGACCATTTACTGGCAGTTTGCATCCAACATGAAATTGACCATATAAACGGCATAACCTTTATAGACGGACTTTCACCGTTTAAACGTCAGAGACTGTTAGATAAATATTTTTAACGTTTAAAAATTATATCTCTGTTTAAACTTTCGTTGCGTTGGAATGGTTGGAGTTGTACTCCAGTCACAGCGTTTATCAATTCTATGACCTTTTGACTATCACCTTGCCGTATGAAATCTTTCATCAATAGCTTCTGCTCTTCTGATGCAGTGCGCTGAAATTTTGCGAATTCCATGAAACCCAAATTACCCGGATATACAGCTTCGTTAATATTATTCATCTATAATTTCTCTATTCATTTTATTTATGTTAGGTATTGCATCAACATCGAAATTGTAGTATTATTTGTATCTCACACTATAAAAGATTATTTTTATGAAAAGTCCGTATGTAAGAGAGGTTGTTGAGATCAATGGCAAGCGATATCTAGAACTTGTTGATCATTGTGGGTGGAAAGCTGGTGATAAAATCAGCTTTAGACACCAGTTGCCCGGATATACCTTAAATGTTGTTACAGAAGAGCCCGGAATCACCATCATGGCAGATCACGGTTCGACTGGTATCTGGGACTATCAGACTCGCTATATGTTGGAATACAAGGAAGTCCCAGAATTTGATGAAGAAGATATTAACCTCATCAAGTTGTTTATGGAATTATATGAGACTTGGCCTTGGGATTCTGATGATGCAGCAGAGATAGAGTCTGCCAAAAATGGATATGGTGTGGCGCTATTATTAAAGTCTAAACACCCAGAGATGAATATCTATTTTTATAATTATCAAAATGTAGTAAAAGAAGTACCAGCGGTATTTGACAGCAGAGCTAAAGTAGAATTAATGGAGATTAAAAAATGTTAAGTGTAAAGAATGTAGGGTCGAACTACCTAGCACAGGTTGTGAAACTTGTAAATGTTAGAAAGCACACAAATGCGGACAAGCTACAGTGCGTTACTATTCAAGGTAACAACGTTGTAACGGGTCTTGACGCAAAGGACGGTGCCGTATATGTGTATTTTCCTTTGGAATGTACTATTAATTTAGAATTTTTGGCATATTCTAATTCGTTCAGAGATAAGACCCTGAACGCTGATACTACTGTTGCCGGATTCTTTGAACAGAACGGTCGTGTGAAAGCCGTTAAGCTTCGTAATGAAAAGTCAGAAGGTTACATCGTGCCTGCTCATTCAATTGAGGATTGGTTGAAGACGAAGAACATCACCATAAACTTGGCTAATAGTATTACAGAGGAATTTGACACTATTTCTGGTATTTTGATTTGTGAAAAATACACCATCAAGTACAGCAGGCAGGCATCTCAAGGTGGTGGTAAGCAGAAGAATAAAGGCAAAGAAAAGCGTTTTGAAAGATTGATTTCAACACAGTATTCTTTAGCCGAAGACACTTCTGCACTGAAGAAGAATATCCATAGGATCGATCCAGAGGATCAGATCACAATCAGTTACAAGATGCATGGTTGTAACTTCTCAATGGGTCGGGTGTTGTGTAATAAACCATTAAAGTGGTATGAAAAGCTGTTGAAGAAGATTGGTGTGAATGTTGTCGATACTCACTATGATACTATTTACGCTTCGCGTAATGTGATCAAAAACCAGTATGAGGAAGAGAGCACACAGCATTACTATGATGCTAATATCTGGCGCATTATTGCTGACAAATACAAGGACACTTTAAAAGACGGTATTACTATCCATGGTGAAATCGTGGGACAGTTGCCAACTGGTTCGTGGATTCAGAGTAAGTATGACTATGGCGTTCCAGAAAAACAGGCAGAGTTGTATGTGTACAGAATGTTCTATAGATCACCATCTGGTGATGTGTTCGAATTCAACACCGAACAGCTTATAGCTTATTGTGATAAGGTTGGTCTGAAGTATGTCCCCGTGTTTTATCAGGGTAAAGCTAAAGACTTATTTGACATAAGTGTCTCCGAGCACTGGCACCAGACATTCCTACAGAAGTTGATTGAAAAGTATAACGAGAAAGACTGTTATATGTGTAAGAATAAGGTGCCAGAAGAAGGTATCACATTGATTTTAAACAGTAAAAATGATTTCGAAGCGTTCAAATTGAAATCATTCAGATTCCTACAACAGGAAACTGAAGAACTGGACAAGGGTCAAGTTAATATAGAGGATGAAGTATAATCAAACGGGGCGGGAAACCGCCCCGTTTGACATGTGCGGTACGGATAATGTAGTATGCTTAATCTACCTAAACGGATGAAAAATAATATGAGTGACAAAAGTACGACCAATTATATGTTTTCTGGTGATAGAGATGGACATATTCCCAGAAAAATATTCTCAAATGCATTTGGCGTAGACTACACAGACATCATGGAAATCGATTGTATCGATAATATTTCACTGGAAGATGTTGAGGGTATTATAGAAAAATTGCGACCTGTCATGGGCGACCACAAAAAGTATCGTCAAGCACATTTGAGTGTGCCTGCCGGTGATTCATCATTAGATACAGGTGACGATGATGACGATGATGACGATGATTGTAAAAAGCATACATGTTTAACTGACAAGGTGTCCCTAGATGTCGGCTCTATTCTATATCTATTTGAAAGTGCGCACTTATTGATATACAATCAATATTATGCTGGTGCGAAGTATTCGTCATTCAAGATTTTCTCCGATAATACTGTTGATCAAAGCATATTAAAGCTGTTCGTGGAGGCTGCTTGCCTGCTGGGTGAACAGAATACTGCCGCAATGCCAGAGGATAAGCGCCATGCTTCATTCTCCATGATCGTGAAAGGTCAGGAAGGTTATGAGACATCATCATTTAGATATGATTATAAGAAGTTCAACAATTTACGAGTTGAGACTCATTACAACAGTGATTTTGAACCAATCAACGAAAAGATTATTAAGCACATAAACGAAAAGAAGTCTTCTGGCATCGTCATACTCCATGGCATTCCCGGTACTGGTAAGACCACATATTTAAGATACTTAATATCTAAATGTAAAAAGAACATTATTTACTTACCACCAGACATGACAAATTATTTGTCCGATCCCGGCTTTATTAGTTTCATGAAACAACAAGTGAATTGCGTATTCATTGTTGAAGACGCTGAAGAAATTCTCAAAAAGCGCGGAGAGACTAATAACTCTGGAGCAGTGTCAAATATCCTGAATGTGTCTGACGGTATTCTAGCTGATGTTTTGCATTTCAATTTCATCTTCACGATCAATTGTGAAATCGATCAGATTGATAGTGCGCTTAAGCGTCCCGGTAGATTGGTTGCTGAGTACAAGTTTTCGGAACTAGGTTATAATAAAACATCTGAATTAATATTTGAACTATATCCTGACGCGGCAGAAGAATTGATTAAGCACATTCCAAAGAATGGTCTTACGCTTGCTCAAATATATAATCTTAATGAGACTGCATATCTGTACACTCCTAAAAAGAATGGTATTGGATTTACAGCTAACATAGGAGGATAATGTAATGCATCAGAATGTAGAAGCTGGCGACGATAAATTCCAAAATTATTGTATGGCGTGGGGAGTTGATGGTATATCATTTAATCAATTTAAATTCATATGCACTAGTAAATGCTGGAACGACTATACGAAGTCTTCCAAATTAATGGAAACCGTATGCGATGTATTGAAAATAACGGATTTACTTGACAATTTCACAGTGTCACCGTCTTTTAATGACACACTACCATCAACATTGACATACTCAGTTAATTTTGATGATGGGCGCATGTTATATCTAGGTATGGATATCGCCCACGATATTAACACTGGCATTTATAATGTGTACATAACAGAGTATGATGCCAGATTGTGTGAATCTAAGGATAGATCTGCATACCATTACAGTAATATATTTGGTCCGTTCTTCGATGATATGCCGCTAAACAATCAAGAGTTGTATGAGAAGACTCGAATGTGGCATACTGGTATTTCGAAACATTTAAGGAATATATCAAATGTTAGTAACTGACCTGTTTTCATATGCGAATATACATTTTGAACGTTACCGAGACTCTGCGTATGGTGAATTACACAACTACTATAACACGGACGTAGGGAAGATTCATTTAATGTTGAATTCTGTAGATAATAAACTTCAATTAGCACAAACCCTCGCGGATAAGTATGAAGATTATATCGATGTTATTAAACTGGCTATCGACTGTTCACTGAAGTTATTCACTGATGCCAAGATAGCTTTTAGGTTATATGACATCAACTCATTTCTGGATTCGTCCGGTATGATCGTGTTAGGATGGAATATTGATAACAAAGAGTACAACTTTGTAATCGTAGGCAATGTTAATTATGGTCCGTATTATAAAATTGGTGCCAATGATGGCGAGCATGTGGTTCTTGGTTCAATAGCTAAAGAATTCGAATTCGATAATCCTTTACCCGTTTGGTTTATCGATGCTATGAAAACGGGATATTGCTAAGGAAATAAAAAATGTCTGAAGTCTTTTGTGCTAGATTAGCTAGCGGTGAACATATAATTGGGTTGATTAAATCAGCAGATAGTGAACACAATACTATCAATTTAGAAAATGCATTGTTGGTAAATATCGTACCAACGGATAATGGTTATGGCGTGCAATTTATGCCTGTCTCCCCATTGGCAAGACCGCCACTGGACAAAGGTTCTAGTGTTGTTTTGAACCTATCTCAGGTGCTGTACGGTATGGAATATGATGAAAATCTAGTGAATAACTATAAGCAAAATGTATCAAGTATAATCACTGGCAGTCTGTTTACGGGGCGATAATGCCAGTGCTAACATATAACTGATGCGACATTTCATTCATTGCGTCTTTTATGGCTTTCGTGTCCCAATCATTCGGGTGTTGATCATACATCAAGTATGTCGCACCCGTTTGTTTTTGTTGAGCCAGCCAAAAATTCACTCCGCACAAATACAGTTTGTTATCGATATTTGTCGGTGCCTTTGTAACCCGATTCTTAAACAGAATGAACTCTATTATCTCCCCTGACATGTTTGATGGGGTTTTTATTATCTTTACTTGTTGAATTTCTTGTTCCATATTTACGCCTTAGATATGAGTGGACTACTAGGAATTGATAAGATGGTAAGAATTTTACCACATAATCTTTGATATCATTATTATAGCAAAACGAATGATGTCGTTCGTAGAGTATTGCAATATTGCTATTTATGTCCTGCAATATCAGTACATCTGCTGGGGGTTCGCCTTTTTCTTGATCGATAACACTATGCCACCACTCTTCTATCATTTCCCATCCATAAATATAGTTACAAATATATTTATGGATGGGAAATGCATTTACTAAAAAATATTCTTTTAATAGAAACTCAGAAAAACACTGAGAGAGAAGTCAGAACCAGTATTGAGCTAATCAATAAGGTATATAATGATTGGCGCCTTACAGGTAGACGAAAAAATGCTATTGATTTAGTATCATCTTCTACTAACAGAATTTCTGCTATATCACCCGCTATATTGCCGCATCTTCATGATGCCGGTGTAATGAAATTGGCATTTATTCTTATGCGATGCATGGACTTGGCGTCTTGGAAAGACGTAAGCTCTAAATCTAGAACCTATAAAAGATTATTTCCATTGATTGATAGATTACAACATTTGGATATGCAGACTGGGACGGGCGGTACATTGCGTCAAGTAATAATGACCAGACTTAGTGCTTCTCTTTCTTATAACGATGAAGATAAATTATCTGTGTTTGTTGCATACGAACCAACCATTACCAAATCATATCTTAACTACTTGTTTTTAAACGAATTACCAAAGAAAACGGTGAAGATGCATGCACTACCCCTACCAGAATCTTTCGATACTCTGGTAGGGGTTTTAGAAATTAATCACAAAAAGGCTAAATCAAATCTCAAGTAATGAGACTGGATTACATGAAGTATATTCTCCAGTGTATCCAACTGGATTGCACACCACAATAGTTTTATAATTTTCGTAAACAACCGCCTGATGACTATGACCGTGCGCCCACAAAGCTATATCATAATCATAAAACAAATCGTCTAATGCAGAGTAATATGCCGTGTTGACATTACTATTCTCCCTATAATATGGGTGAATGGAGTTTATCGATGGTGCATGATGTGTCATAACAACGTTTTTCTGACCTTCAAAATTGTACAGACATTCTTTAATAAACTTTAAATGCTGTTTGTGTATAATCTCCACCCTATCGGTGGTTAGTCTCTTCTTATATGGGTCACCTTTAGTACCATCCCGGATTACTCGGTAATCATTCATATAAGACGCTGCATTCCACTTATCATTTGGGTTGCCACCGTTAAAGTCCGTCCACAGCGTAGCACCAATAAAGTTTACCCCATCTATGTTTCTGGTCTTAAGCTGAAGATAGGTGACGTTAGTGAACTTGGAATAATATTCTTCCATCTTATCGTCAATGTTGATTATCGAACCACCGTAATATTCATGGTTTCCCGGAATCGCAAACGTGTGTTTGAACCTGTCAAACAACTCTTGATTCAGAAACCATTCATGTGCCCTATTCCTTTTTATGGACATTAAATCGCCCGGTAATAGTAGAATAGTGTCCTTATCCGTATCTAAATGACTGATCTCAAATTTACCGCCATTCTCCAAATGTATATCACTAAAAATTCTTATAAACATAATGATTCCTATAAATATTGTATATTAGCAGAGAACATATTATATCATGAGTCAGATCAAAAGACAATTCGGTTTCATACAACAGCCAGATAGCAGAGATCAGTTATTTTCGGTATCACCACTATTGATGGAGACATCATTTATAACAGAGAAATACTGGTGGGCGGATGGTTGGTGGGGCGATCAAGGTTCAAGCTCTTGCTGTGTGGCATTTAGCTGGTCACATTGGATGGAGGATGGTCCAGTGATTCAGGATGCATTACCTGCGACTAGATCCAAACCATTATTAGATCCTTATAAATTTTATACTGCTTGTCAGCAGCGAGATGATTGGGCTGGAACCGCATATAACGGCACATCCGTTAGAGCAGCAGCAAAAATCCTTAAAGAATTGAACATCATAAAAGAGTATCGTTGGGCTACTAATCTAACAGAAGTCATAAACACGTTGCTGAATCTAGGTCCGATGGTAGTTGGCACTAAATGGTATGATGGTATGAATACTCCTAAGTCGGATGGATATGTTACTGCCACTGGCACGAATAATGGTGGACATGCTTATGTTCTGAACGGTGTCAATACCGTAAAGAAAGTGATCAGGATAAAAAATTCTTGGGGCCAGCAATGGGGCAAAGGTGGACACGCTTTTATAAAATTTGCAGACTTTGAGAAGATATTGGGTGACAGTGGTAGCGCAGCCTGCATCGCATTTGAGAATAAGTTAAGAACTGTTCCTTTATTAGAGAGTCTATCTCCACCACCTGCAAATGGTTAAAGAAAAAAGCCCCTTTCGGGGCTTTTTTATAATCTAATTAACTTATCTTTTATCCTACCTATGACCGCATTCTTCATGAATGATTTCGCTTTATCCGGGATTTGTAATGTGCTCTGGTTTATTTTCTCAATAAACATGTGACCAACTATAGCTCTAGTTGTTGGATCTTTTATATCCTGCGCATGCTTAATTAATTGATGATACCTGACCACGAAGCCTGATACTTTTTGAGTCACTTTTTCTTCATTTATTTCATTCAATATGGCAGCCAATGTCACCGCAGCAGGGGAATCTCCAAAAGTGAAAGGGTCTAAAACGTTCTTATTTGTAAGTTCCCTTTTCCATTCTCCATTTGGTGGACCACAATTACACCGATCCGCACCACAATAAACAAAGCAGTGTTTTGTTTTTCGCCATCTACCATATTCGTCATAGTAGCCCCAACCCATTTCAACATCATTCTTATCGATTATAGCCATAATATTCCCTCTAGTGTGAATGAAAAAGCCCCTTTCGGGGCTTTTTCTTTTTTACAATGACGCGATGATTCTTGGTACATCTGGTGAGAACCCCACTACATCCAACTGCTTAGGATCTTTTGGATCAGCAATTGTGAACTGTGTTGCGGTTGTAGCACACACAATCAAGCCAGAGTTCTTTCTCGCTGCATTACGATAATGCTGTAGTGCCTGAGAAGGATGACCATTTGCACCGAAATAAGTTTCGGAGTCTGTTATAACCACGAACTTATCAACGTCCAGCTTGTTCTGAGTAGCATATACCATTGGCAATGCACAGTCAGTTGCTCCGAACCCTAAACGCTGAGCCTTACGGATTGCGTCTTCGATTCTTGACTTATATGTGATATCCAATTCAACAAACTTATGTGAAAAACCCATAATTACAGAATTCTGATTCTGTTTGTTGATTGCCATCGCCAATGCTACTGAAGCTTCTGCTGCTGAGAAGTTTGGAATACCAGCCACCTGACTTCCCATCATGCTTCCCGAGATGTCAACACCTAACAAATAATTTTCATTAGTTGGTTCGATATTGTCAAATGAATTATAAAATGCGTCTTGCAACGAATCCATAATTCTCGCTGATGGTGTCCAGACATTGGAACCCTTCAAACCACGACCGCTGCCATAAATCTTGCTTGCGATCAGAATTGAGATAGGGTGAATTCTGCTCTTTGCCAACCACTCACGATTTGTCAACTTGCTAGCAACTAGCTTTTCACTAGCTGATAACTTGCTCAACAAACCATTTGAAGCCATGGTGCCCAAATTACGAAGCAGCGCTGTTGCAGGCATCTTTGGCAGCATCGCATCCCAGACTTCAGGACTGTTCAGAAACTGCGTTGGAAGCGCTTCACGGGGCAAATTATAGTCTTCAACCAACTTGACCACTTCTTTTACACTTGAAGCTGTTGTAGCCTTCAAATATCCGTGAACAATCGCTGGCAATTCAGCAGCTTCGATAGACGTATTCAATTTTGCAAACTTGAATAGATTGTTCTGAACTTCAGAATCTGCCTTCGCATGACATAGATGTAACACGTCATGATGTGACCAACCATCACGCTGACGGTACTTAACCAACTGGTACGCTAGCTGGTCAGCATCCTTATCCTTATACCATTTAGTCAACGCCTTACGCACAGACGAACCGAAACCGCCACCCATCTGCTTGTACTGATCCACGAATGAGAAGAAGTCTGTTGAAGTTCTGCAAACCTTTGCCAAGTTAGCCAACGCTGCTTTCTTCACTTCTGGGTTACCATTCTTGACTGCGACAGCCAGTGCGAACACCGCTGGTGCATTCTTGACAGCTAAACCCTTATCAGATACTTCGGCAATACGTTCTACAACACGTACACCGTCAGTAACCAATAACTTCAATAGGATTTCAGCATTGTCTGCTGACATCTTATTCGCTGATACATAATAAGAACCAGAGTTTGATCCTAAGATCAAGAAACGATCTAGCTGGTCCCAAATCGATGCTACGAAAGAATAACCACCAGCATTATTCTTTTCCTGATTTGAACCTACGATCTTCTGAGTCTGTGGTGTTGTTGCGCTCTTTGACAAGCTTGTTAACTTTGCGTATGACATAGCGGCTTTCTCCTTTTATTTTCGGCCTGTTAAAACAGTCAATTTGTTAAATGAATAACTTTTCTTTCTTACCTTTTACACTTCTCGTGACATACTTTTTATCCGTCTGTTTGTCACGCATTACCTTTGAACGGCTAATGGAATTGTTTCTGATGTTGAAAACTCTTCCATCATCACAAGAATAAAAATCTGTGTTCTTAACTTGTTTTGGTCTTGCTACTTCTTTCCAAGTTCTACCTTTCACGACATCTCCGATGGTTGATTTGCCAACATCAAAATCGCTTGCAATCTCTGCATAGGTTTTTCCTATGATTGACTGTAATAGTATGAGCGGAATGTCGCTCCTAGCTAGGACACTATTTGATCGCATAATTTTTTCTCCATATTGTGTTGAGGATGATATCTCGGTGTATCGTTACTGTCAACTAAATAACATAAACGAACCAATTATGAGAAAAAATATAAAACGAGGTATAGCAGTCATAGTCATTATAGGAATTACATTGTTTGTAAGTTCTATAAAAACTGTGATCTATTTTGTGGATAAAAACGAGGGGTAAAACTGGAGCAAAATTCGGGAATCGAACCCGATTCTCTAGACTGGCAATCTAGGGCAACAACCAATATACCAATTTTGCTTTTTATCTGGCGGTTAGGGAGGGATTCGAACTCTCAAACCCATTGCTGGATCAAACAGCTTTCGAGACTGTGTAGTGCGCCAATACTATAGCCTAACCAATTTTGTTACTTTTCGATCTTTTTTAACTTTTCGTAATAGTGTGGGTCTTCATTTAAGTGATCCAGCGCTATTTCCCTTGCCACATCAGCCTTCGATGTGTGTTCATGTTCTACTTTTATACCACGCTGCAATTCAGATTGCAACCATGGCAATTCTACCTTAAATTTCTTAGCTATTTGCTCTATTGATGGAGTCTTTACGTCTAAAAGTTTCATAGTTTTTCATTTATTGTATCAAAGTATATATGCATAAAACCGATCTAAAATTCTACCACTCCATTTAAGTACAATTTTTATTCGATCTTCAAACTATCCACCCACCACGATGGACAACTATAGAGTGCATATTTTATTCGCTTTTAATGCTAGTTGAGCCTGTTGCTTTGTTCAACTGTTCCAACTTTTGTTGGTGTTCGTATATCATTTTATCTAATTCTTGTTGTCTGATATATTCCAATTCTTTGACTCTAGCGATCAGCCCTATATTACTATGACTGCCCAAAGCTAATGGGTCGTATCGTAATATCTTGACTAGGATTATTAGCAATAATGCCTGCCCGTAGTTTATAGTAGATACGATGTCGAGGTTGAATGATGGGATCACCACATTCCATACCACCAATAGCATTGTCGCTTGTACCAATAGTGTTAATATTACATTTTGTAATGTTGCCATAATAGCTTTAATGTTCATAATTTATGGGGTTATCACTTCGTCTGGATTGTACAACGTACCCAAGTATGTAGCAGCTTCGGTGTATGTGTCAAATGCCAACGCATCATCAACATATACCGTACCGCTATCACCTATGTCAAGGAGATATAGGATCGTAGTCTGCGTAATATTTTCTTCGTCTTCATAAATCTTAATAGTTACTACCTTACATACACCCTTATAAATCGAAAAGGTTTCGGCATCTACATACCAAAATGTATTTCCGATCAATAACTCATAGTCTACGATATCCATTATATTATCCTAATTAATGATATTATTTATTAAATAAGTTCTACGTCAGAGATCTGATACATGGAATATTCGTTCTTGTCATATTTTACAGACACTGAAACGATTCCGTCTACCGGATAGAACTTTTCTATCTTGCCAATTCGTCCCTTATCATGACCAGATAGTACGATTATATTTGCACCTACTGAGTAGGTCACACCGTCATTAGTGAATGAATTCATAATTTATATCCTATTTTATTTAACAATGATAACATAGATTCAATCGAACGTAAAGACGCTGTATAGTGTTCATTGTTAGTAACCGCGTAACTGTTGTAAGAGTGCTTTGCCTTTATCTGTATAACATTGCTCATGTTTTTTATTTTCCTTAAATAGTGACTCGTGTAACACCGTATAGTATCCGCCAATGACTACCTGTTTTCCGGGCAAGCCAGTTAATGTGCAAGTTCTCATGGAGAACCATTCGTACAGTTCGATAACCTCTCTTATCAAGGCGAATCCTTCACGCTGCCATTCAGTGTATATAGTATCAGACGGTTGACCAAACGAATAATACACCCGTAATGCTGTGAACTTCTGTTTAATCTGGCGATACGTGATCTGTGGGAGTCCATAGTCTTCAACTATTGCGTCAATAGTTTCCAACATCTCGTTTACCATGGTATCCCAACCTTCGTTGAATCCCAGTCTACATTCAGTTTTTTCTAATTGTTCTAGGTTCATTATGTCATCTACCTTACGATAATTCAATAAATTTTGCGGATATTGTACCAGCTTTTGCTGCCACCGTGATCCTATGATGTCCATCAATCAGACGATTATCTAATAAGATTCCAATTGGAAGGCCATCCGTGATGCAATATTTAGTGTGGTCAAACTTCTTCATGTATTGAAGTCTGTCATTGGTTGATCCATTATTAATTATATCACCCACTATCTTGTCAACCACAACGGCAGACGAACAATCGTACAGTTCTGGTAATAGAAATTCGTACTCGGCTTTGATCACTAATTTGACCTTATCAACATCGTTAGGATAGTTGATCATCTCTGCCACGTCTTTGAAGAATGCTCCAAATGCTGGGTGGTCAACGCCCACTATTTCCTCGCCATAATAGCCACCGCCAATCTCAACGTCATATGTATCTAGATCAGTCAATCCATGTAAATGGAGTAGTCTGTCTATACAATATCGTTCTATATCAGTTGGATTGTAATCATACGATCTATATCGAATCTTTTTATTGGTCTTCTTCTGAATTGAAACAATACAATTATCAATTTTGGTATCTTCGTCTATGCGCGCGTTTATTATTCTTCCACATCTACATATAGAGTCGCATCCATGGCGATCACAGTCACGTTCAGTGTCATAATCAAAATTAAATGCATATCGTGAGATGGATAGACTAACTCCATTGATATCAAATATATTGTTGGTCATTTATATTAATCTCTCGCGTGTGATAGTCGATATATTACCACAGCATCCTCTAACAGTTCAAGCTGTTTAGAGAGTCTGATTTTGATCGACTCGTCTTCACACTCATCTAACATTTTTCTTAAATGACTAATGTCTTGATTTATTTGATCAGAATTTATCGTTTCGTGGCTCACGCAGCTTCCTTTGTTCTCATTTGCTTCCAATTCCCGAATGCTCGTACAAGATGCGGTGTACAACCGTCAATATCTGATAATTGTTTATACGAACTCACATAAAGTTTACAACGCATGCATCTACCAGAATTGTTAGCATTTATGGCCCACTCGTGAGTGTCACACCACCATAATGGTGGGAGGACACTATTCGCATCAGGATAGAGTATTTCGGTATAGTCCATTAATTATACTTTCTGGACACCAAAAGTGTAGCTATCTTTGGTTAGAAACAGAGAATGCTTTCTACCATTGTAGATCGCCACGCATTCTATTCCAGTCATTGATGATGATGAGGTAGAGTACACGGGTGTTACGTTATCAATTTCAACACCTTCTAGAAATAAGAATTCTTTTACCTGCTTACACAGTTCGAAATCATATTTACCGTGCCTGTCAATCAAGCTATAAAGCTGGATTCTATTTTGTTCAAAAACGTCTAATAGTATATTTTTCATTTGTTTTCCTAATTTCTCGTACCATCTTATCAAAAAGAAACGGGGGTGTCAATCGGACACCCCCGTTTCTTTAAACCTTAAACCCGCTTTATTACAAGTCTGGTAAATCTTTTAGATGTATTGTATCAGTCATGGCACCGATTACATATGAAGTCGATTCTGTTTCTTGTAGCGCTGTTTGTTTATTATCAACTTCAGAGTGTTTCAGATACCATGGGATTGGATGGCTTCGCGGAGCAGTACCAAGATATTTGATACCCACTTTTTGTAATTTTTCTTTTGCGGTCCAGTCTACGAACTGGCTAAGGATTCTCGCATTCAGTCCAACTACAACACCCTCACTAAACAGATAATCTGCCCATTCTTTTTCTTCTTGAATGATGTCAGCATATATTTGATATATCTCGTCTTTATGCTGTTCTTCAAGATTTTTGAAATCTGGGTCAGATTCTTTAGTCAACTTCAAAAGATCCGCAGTCCATTCAGTGTGTAGCAATTCATCTTGAAGAATTAATGATATCTCGGCGCCGTTTCCGATGAACATTCCATTCTCCATCATACCCAAAGATGTCGCAAAAGACACAATAAAGCGAATAGCTTCAAGACCATATGACGCATGTAATGCAAGCAAAATTGCTTTCTTATGTGCTAGTTCATCATAATCTTCATGGCCATATTGCATGGCGATATTATGTTTTACGACATAATTATAATATTTTCCTATAGAGGCTGCCATATCCACAATAGGCTGGACTTTATGAATGTTGTCGAATATTTCTGAGGGATTGCTGTAGACATTCCTGATGATATGTGAATAAGCTCTACTGTGGATATTTGATTCAAAAAATGTCCAATTCAGTAGTAGGTTTTTTACTTCAGGTAAAGACACACACGGTCCAAATACCTCATAAGGGCTCTGCATACTATCTAGTGTAGTTTGTCTTAGTAAGTTGCTCGTGTACATATGTCTTTCAGCTTTATTGGCCTTTTTGAAATCTTCTTTGTCTTTCATTAGAGAGATTTCTTCAGGGGTCCAATAATATCCTCGTGCGATCTCTTCATATTTGTCGAGCTTCGGATATTTCACAGAGTCGAAACGTTGTACGGATACTTCACCATCTAACCACAATTTTCTCTTTTGGTATTCTGGGTTAAATGATATGTCATAATTAGTCATTGATATTCCTTATAATTTGCAAGAATCGCATTCACTTTCCTGATCTATTTCTGGCTCAGGTTCTAATACGATATTTTCTTCATCTATTAACTGATTTTTAGTTCCAGTCTTATTAGTTATATTGTAGTACAATGTTTTAATACCCCAGTGAATTGATAGCATCATATTCTTTGCAACTTCGGTAGCGTCTACCTTTCCATTTGGGTATTTTGCTGGATCATAGAAAGTATCAGTGCTTATGCTTTGGCAAATATATACCTGCATGACCGCAGCGGTCTTTAAATAATCAGCAACATTTGTATCAAACATTAATTGATACTTATTTTTTAACTTTTCATATTCTGGTACTACCTGCGACTTAGACACCCCTTTAGCTTCTTTAGTAGTAATTAGGCTCTTTGGTATGGCTATTCCGTTCGTCGATTGTATCATGACTGATGACGATTCAACAGGGGCTATTGCACCTAGTAATGCATTTCGCACGCCATACTTTTGCATGTCCGCGCGCAGACCTTCCCAATCCAATGATGGATCTGGTGTAAAGTCTGTTAATTCATTAACACCTTCTGCCCTAAGCTCCCATACAAACTTACCTTCTGCATAAATGGTGTCTTTCCACTTATCACACGGTCCTCGCGTTTTTGCTAATTCGACAGATGCTTCTAATGCATAGAAATACTGATGCTCCATCCATGACTTAACCAGTGCTAGCGCTTCTGGTGTTCCATATTTTAAGCCTCTTTTAGCATGCCAATAAGCTAAATTAGTCACACCAATACCAAGCGGACGGAAATTTCTGTTAGACCGTTCCGATTGAACACTGAGAAAGTCCTGATAATCAAGGATGTTATTCAACATTCTAACTGCCAAGCTAACAGATTTCTTCATTTGTTTAGGGTTTTTGAATTTGCCCCAATTATTTGATGCTAACGTGCATAGGAAAATCTCACCATTAGTGTCTTCGATTCTTTGGAATGGACGACTTGGGCCTAATATTTCCATGCACAGATTTGACTGTACTATTGGGTGTTTTTTAACATCAATAGGACCATTGGCCCAGTTATCAACGAACCCGACATAGATACGATTAGTTTCGCTTCTTTCTGTAATTAGAGACTTGAATACCTGACTGGCTGGTAATACTTTCTTTCTAATTGATTCGTCTTTCTCATATTTTTCATAGAGTTCTTCGAATTTTTTCTGATCAGAATAATAAGCATCATATAAACCGACAGCAGAATGTGGGCAGAACAAGGTAATGTTTTGGTCATTCTTGAATCTGCGCCATAGATATTTGTTTGTTATGAACGCATAGTCCAGACGTCTTTCTCTGTTTTCTGATGTGCCCTTGTTGTTTTTCAATACGACCAAGTCTTCATAATCATAATGCCATATGGGGAAGAAGAAAGTCGCAGAGGCATTTCTGATACCGCCCTGTGATGTAGCTCTTAAATCACCAAACCATTTATGGATAAACGGTACAAGCCCTGTATGCGATATTTCACCGTCTCTTATAGGAGAGCCCGCCGAACGAATTCTGCCAGCTTCTAGCCCTATTCCAGCGCGTTTTGAGGCATACTTACCCATCATCTCACCAGAAGCAAATATAGAATCTAATGTATCGTCTACGGTGATTTTCACACATGATGAAAACTGTTTAGTTTTAGTGCCAAGCCCTGCCGCAATTGGTGTAGCTGTTGAATTTTCACCATTGGATAGATTCTTATATAGATCCAATACTAGCGCCATTCTATCCGTTTTTGGCTCTTGATGCATGCAAACAGCAGCAACAATTATGTAACGTATTTGTGGCGTTTCATAAATCTGGCCAGTGCTCTTGTTTGATATCAGGTATTTTGACTCAAATTGTGAGATGGCGGATAATGATAGGCTCTCGTCTTTTTTGTGATCTATGAATGAATCCATTAGATTCCATTCGTCCGGGGTATACCATTCTAGAAGTTCTGGCGTATATAACCCTATTTTTATATTCTTCTCAATAATTTCTAATAGTGGTGGCGGATCATATTGACCGTATACACGCTTTCGTAATATTGAATTTTGTAATCTACCAGCGACTAGTTCGTAATTTACGTGACCGTCTACAGCAATTGTGAGGTTTGATGCTGATTTTAGTGCGATTTGATCAATATGATCGGTGGAAATTCCATCAAAAATTTCTAATCGCATGTTCATTTCTATCATCGATTCAGATACATTCGGCACTCCCTCACAAGCGAACTGAATCTGACGCTGTATCTTCTCTTGCTGGTACAATTCTCTTTCCCCGTTTCTCTTTGTCACGTATAAATTTTTTGTCATTGCAGTCCTATAATAATTTATTGTTGATTTTGTATAAACTACCTATGAAAATAGTATAGGTATTTAGCTAGTATGTGTGTTATTTCGACTTAATTAACGTAATCAATTAGTTACGAACAATTAAGTCATAATCGGATTTTTCTGTGAAAAAACTACACTTGATCGCATAGAAATATGGGATATTGTATATAATAACTTCAGACTGTTTGTCTAAAGCGATATGGAGATTTTCACTCACATAGTCATCCTCCAATACCTTAGAGAGTAGTGAGATCGCTTCGTTCTCCACCATGATATCTAATACACCAAGCATGGCTGACTTATACGCTTCAGTGGTATTCTTCACGCTGTTGCAATATAAGAATTTGTAACCGTTGATTGGAAATATATAATACCGTTCCAAACCAGTTGAATCTCTCTCGGTAGTATTGCAAAATATTGATCTATAAAATATATTTGGGTAGATGTTTGCAAATGCGGTGTTGAACGCATTGGCCAGCGGCATATTCTTGGCTTTTTTGTGTCTGGCTTTTACTTTTATGAACGGTTCTCTATGCGCCGGAAGCATCTTATACATCGGAATGCCTTTACTGTCGCTGATAAATTCAGAGCATTCAGTTTTAACAGTAGGAAATATCATTATTGTACCCATAAATATTGAAGGAAAGAATACCACAATGAGAGAATCACTTCAACAATTTTACGATAAAGTATCTGGTAGACAAGTATTTGTAATTGCTGGCGGGCCAACAGTGGCACAGCAGAATCTTGAATTACTTAAAGGTAAGAAGATCGTTTGCATAAACAATGCCTACAAACTAATAGAAGATCCCGTTGCATTATATTGGGCCGATGAGCATTGGGCTAGTCAGCATGTGGACAACCTTCAGAAACATAAATGTAAGCATCGTTTTCATTCTAGATTCCACCTATCGCAACAGATTATAGACAAGGATATCAAAGGGGTGGGGAATTGTACACTACTTAAGCGTACTGCCGAATATGGTGTAGATCCTAATGTCAATCACGTATGCGGGAACAATGGCGGGGCTCAAGTATTGAACCTGTTATTGAATATGAAAGTGCGTGAAATTGTATTACTGGGATATGATATGAAATTGATATCCAGTAAAAGTCATTGGCATGGTGGTCATGGTCTACCAATACGACCATGTGTGTATTTCAATTTTATCGAATCTGTAAAATCTATTGCTCCATTTTTGGAGAAAGCTAAGATCAATGTAATCAATACCTCTCCAAATACGGATTTGGATTGTTTTACTAAACACAAATTAGAGGATGTGGTATGAATCGTGGAATAGAATGGGGGCGAGTGACCCAACAGCACGATAATATTATTATAGTGTGTGGTGGTCGTAGTCTGAGTAAATTTGACTTTTCTTTGATTAAAGATCTCGGAACTATCATAGTTGTAAATACTTCTTTCACTGTTGTTCCATTTGCTGACTATTGGTTCACTTTAGATATTACTGGCGTTCAACAGCCAACGTCTAGTAATTTTAGTGGAAAGTTATACGCAGCAGTACCACAAACTTATGGTACGCAAAATCAAGTAGTTACTAAAAATATAACATATCTACATCGGCTGATATCACACAATGACCCCACAATCTCTAGTGAAAGCGCTTATGTAACTGGATTATCTGAAGACAATGGATGCATCAACACCGGAAACAGCGGATTTGGTGCTTTTGGTCTAGCATATCACATGAAACCTAAGAAAATATTAATATTGGGTATGGATGGAGATATCGGATACCACTATACCGATACGCGGAAGAATCGACCACTGACTTACTTACCATTATTAATGAATTCAACAGTTGCTCAAATAAACAAGGCTAATATAAAAGTAATAAATGGTAGCATCAATAGTAGCATAACTGCATATCCTAAATATTGTTTATCGGAAGCGTTGGGTGAATTTAGTAAATGAATAAAATACTGGCTGATTGTATTCAACATATACAACCATTAAGCGGTGATATAATAGATTTCAGGGTTGGTAATGGCGACATTTTTATTAAGTTGGTTAAAAACACCGTTAAAACTCCTAAGCATGTATGGGGCGTGACAAACTATTATGGTCTTGGTGGCCCATCCCCAGAGGACATGAAAGATTATGTATCGCGTATGGCGCGACTGAAAAAATCTACACTATCTAAGCGTGAGCTAATTAATAAACTACATCGTAATATATTCTTATGCAAGAATAAATTCACACTTATAGAAAATACGTCTTTTCAAAAAAGCCTACTGAGCATCCCGTCACATGTGAGGTTCAGTCTGGCGTATGTTGACTTGCTTCAATATACGCCAACATTAATGGCGTTGGCGTTCTTAGAAGATCGTTTACAGCCTGACGGTCTAATAATTATTAATAACTATGATGCTAGTGATAATCATGCCGCAAATAAAGCCGTAACGGAATTTATTACTACTCACGGCTACACTATATTACCATCAACAGACGCTGGAGTACTAATCATTATGCGCAGACCTAACACCACTCCTATATCAGAACCAGCCATTGAAGTGGTCAACCCAGACGAGACAGTAATCCTTGAGCCAGAATACCACATCCAGCCAATGACCGAAAAACTGACCGTTGCTTGTGTGCTTATGAATGGCGGCAAAGTATATGACTACAAATATGTCAACGCGCTGGCTAACGCAGTTGCTAAGAACGTAACTATCCCTTATACATTTACATGTCTCACTGATAACCCGCAAAACTTTAATAAAAATGTGCACAAGGTGATAAAATTAAAGCACGGCTTCCCAAAATGGTGGAGCAAAATAGAACTATTCCGCCCTGATATTTTCGATGATACTGAACAAGTTTTCTTTTTAGATTTAGATACAGTAATAACCAATAACATCGATGATATAGTTTCATACGATGGTAATTTTTGTGGTCTAAGGGATTTTTATAGAATAGTGTCATTAGGAAGCGGACTGTTGTCTTGGAAACCTTCAAACCATCACCACATTTATCACAATTTTTTATTGAAGTCTGCAAACATAATTGCGAACACACCAGAAGGTGATCAGCGGTGGATAGACAGTCAGACCAGTAAAATGGACTATTTCCAAGACCTATTTGGAAGGAAAGTGATTTCTTGGAAGAAAGACTGCGTAATTAATAAAATGGTATCCGTCCCATTGTCCGCTTCAATAATATGTTTCCATGGCGTACCTAAACCACATGAAATATCACATAGCGCCATCGTATCTAACTGGCAACCATAAAGCTAAATATACAATAAAAAGAGATATCATGGCAACTATAAATTATAAATGTTCTATCTGTAAAAAAGAAGTTGAATTGTTAGAGAATTCAATAGGTTTAAATATAGTTGGCGCGTGTAGTCTCACGGACGGCTGTGGTGGTAAACTATTACAATTAAAACGAAATCCATATAACATCAGAGAATCAATAAAATATTATAATGATGATCTATTGGAGTTCGACCCGCGTAATAAGTTTCATAAACACCTACAAACAAATAGAAATAATACATGGAATGTGACTCATAATCTAAACAACCATCCAATCGTTGTCGTGTTTGTTAAAGTCAATAATTCTAATATATTAGAAAAAATCGACAACTCCACATATACGGTGTCATACACCAATGAAAACTCATTAGTCATATCTGGTTTGTCTCAACAATATACTGGAATCGCTCACTGTATCGCTCGCACATCTTCGCCAAGTTCCACAATAATTGCGACACCAGCGACCGAATATTATCAAGTTACGACTGGCGGTACTTTTACCTTTGCCATACCGAAGTTGCTTACCAAATTTGACTACACACCAACTGTTACTCCTACTCCAACACTACCACTGGATTTATACAATCTAGGTGATATAAAGTTAGAGATAGGAATAACTAGGCCCAATGAAGAGGAAATAGTTTGTTCTGAATTAGTACCAGTACCGCAGATATCTTCCCCGTGGATAAGCTGGGGTGAAATCATCATACGTAATAGAAGAAACTATTACATCAAAATGAAGAATATATTAAATTTCACAACTTTTGATGATAGTAATCTAACATTTGATGACATCCCAAATGGTACAAAGATACGATTTTTGCGAATAGATTATGGTACTGGTGTGTATCAGAAGATCCCATCCAGAGGCGCGTTTTTGATGTTGAGTAAAGCACCATACTCATTAACTGATAAGAATCTTAAACAGATCGTAGACTTGGGTGAAATATTAGAAAGTAAATATTGGTATTTGACCTATAATGATGGTGAGGTATACATTGAGTTGGACGCCGTTGAAAGTACTTACCCGGATATAAGGAAAGTAGCATAATGAATATTAGATTTACTAATGGATTGATTTATTCATGGGATCGAAAAAACAACCCATTAATACTGAGCGATGGCGTCGTATCTATTAAGACATTTAATAAGAAACCAATATCTGCATCGTTTGCACATGGTCCACGAGATTACTACGCAGAAATTCCTTCAGGTAGTTGGAATATAACAACCACAGAACGCACATGGTTAACAATAGTATTGGACAACTTTTCAAGTGAATTTATGTATGTTACTACCACAATTAATCCAACTAACAACTATGGACCAGAGTTCCCAGATACACCTGTAATAGGTGAGTGCTTCTTTCATCATTTACACAACAGAATGTTTATTTGGTCTGGTGCAAAGTGGATAAACATCATTCAAGTGACATTAGGATATGTAGAAAATAACAAAACATATCCAGAAAATTCTGGCACTCAGGTCGGATTGAACAAGGTATCATCACCAACTGCTATTCTAAAAGATCAGGCAGGATTGCCAATAATAAAGTTTATGGACGAACACTATCACTATTTTTTGACTGAACGAGATAATAAAAAATAAAATGAAAAAGAGAACTGGTGGGACGAATTTTAAATACGCTGATATACACTTCTATGTAGAAGCTGCTGAAGTGATTGATGCGCATAAGCTAATTTCATTGAATAGTGACGGTAAGGCTATCCTTGCTGATAATTCTATATCTAGAGCTATTGGCATGAGTGTTCAATATACTAATATAGGTGAAATGGTTAAGTTCGTTACATCTGGCGAAATCACCAATAAAGGTTGGATATTAGAATATCCATTGAATCATAAATTATTCTTAGGAGCATCTGGTAATTTTCTTCCCACTATCGACTCAGATCACATCATACAGAAGATCGGTAGTGTTATATCACCTAATACTATAGAATTAGATGTTACCAACTATTTTATATTGAATCCTACTGCTACACCAATGTTTACTAGTACTGCTACTCCTACTCCTACCGTTACGCCTACTGCGACAGTAACACCGACAATAACACCAACGATTACTGTAACTCCAACAACAACTCCAACGGTTACACCCACAATTACTCCAACGGTATCTGCTACGGTAACTCCAAGCGTGACAATGACACCTTCCATTACCCCTACGAATAGTATTGCGCCTACGTCCACACCTACCATCACACCTACTATTAGCTTAACTCCAACGATTACACCTACAATGAGTTTGACACCTACTATCACCCCTACAAATGGCAGCATGCCAGAATTTATGGCAATGGGCATATTTTCAAATGTGGGTGGAAACCCCCAACCATATTTGGCTAAAGTAAATTCTGACGCTTCATTTGATTCGTCATTCACCCCAATAGTAGACGGTACAATTCTATGCGGTGACAAACAAAGTGATGGAAAGATAATTATTTTCGGTGAACACCTGAACTATAACGGTATTCCAGTAACAAATTTAATGAGAATTAATACCGACAACACACTGGACAACACATTCTCATGCGCTATAACAGGTACGGTAAACGATATAAACGTTTTGGCTAGTGGAAAGATACTGATAGGTGGCAATTTTACATTAGGAACGACAAGAAACTTTGCGAGACTAAACAGTGATGGTACATTAGATGAAACGTTCTACCTATTTGATGCGAACTTCAACGGGTATGTTTCTAGAATACTTGTTCTAACTGACAATAGCATTGTATTGTGTGGCACATTTACTACAATAACTGACACGGTTTCCAGAGTTTCTCTCGCCAAGTTCGATGTTAATGGTGTAGTAGATGAGACATTTGATCTATTCATAGATGAATTATCTGGATTTACTACCGTTAATAGAGTTAGACAGAGAAGTGACGGCGACCTTATTGTGTGTGGAGAATTCCAAAGAGTAGAAAGTAGCTTGTCTTATTTCTTACAGATTGAAGCGTCTGGAGCACCATATCTTGAGACATACATGGACGGCCCGGTGGCCGATTGCGACATACAATCAGATGATAAGGTGGTAATAATAGGTTCATTTACTGAAGTGGATACTATTGCTGTAGAGCATATCGCTAGAGTGGATGCATTCGGTGCATTTGATGGTACGTTCCATTCGGCAAGTTTTGAGAATGGCGCACCATCTAATATTGAGATTATAACAGATGATTCTATTTTTGTATGGGGTGGATGGGAGACTACTGAGTTAGAAAATATTACTTATCTGGCTAGATATTATCCTACTGGATTTTTAAATGTTGGGTGGGATGCCAATATTGATTATTTCCTATCGACTAATGGATTTTTACATTTGGCATAACTATATTGGCTTCAAAGTTCCACCATAGATAAATATTAATAAATTAGCCAATGGATTAAAAAATGAAATTTTACGGTGATATAGAATTAATAAACGGATCGATACTAAATCTCAAAGTTGAAGAACTTGAGACATTGGACGTCGATACTGTAGACACGAACCGCCTTGTTGTTCATAACGGTGCATTATACTTTAACAATGGAGTTGCATACTACCCATTGATGTTTGACAACTCATTTGATGAAAATCCATTGATAATGTCACTAGGACAAAATTGGCTCAACGAAAATCAATCATTTAATCCAGTACCATTCAATGATCTGGATAATGTTAGTGACCTAGTATCTACTGATAGTCTGTTTAATGTCATACAACAATTAGACAGCGCTATTTCTGCTTTAGAAATAAATTCTATATTTGATTTGTCGGATGCGACACAGTCAGCACCATTTGCTGAAGGCCAAATTTTGTTATACGGTGTAGATTCATTTTTCAATCTACCGCTGCAAGATGCGTTCGATTCATATGTTCAATACAATATAACAGATGCTGAAGATTTCTCACTCAATGTCATTTTAACCGAGTCTGACATCATGACATGGGATGCTGATATTGGTAAGTTCACTAATACAAAAAGCTACTATACGTATTCAAGTGATGTATTACAGGCGAGTTACACACTCGCCCATCATTTAGGAAAAAAGTATTGTATTGTTGAGGTTATAGACAAGACAACAAATTTGAAAATCCCTAGTGATCAATACACTGTAGAATATTTCACGAATGACATCCTTGGCGTTGTACTTGATACGCCTGCCATAGCACACATAATCGTGTTTAGTTTATCTTGAACTCAGTCGAGTCAGTGCATACTATTGTATGCACTTTGCCGGTTATCGCTACCTTCATCGTCTTCCACCCATCATGCTTCTCACATGTTTTTTGAGCTATGTCATAATTTTCTTTACTTAAAGGATATTTTATGGACACAGCTATTAAGAATCCTAACAAAGTTCCTACTAAAATAGCAAGTGTGAGTATTTTATATATTTGTGGCATAGTCATTCCGAAAATGGGTATACGATGGCTGGATGCGATTTATAATCAACTAGTTGGAAGTGTTCCACCTTCACCCAAGTCTCCAAATCATCTAAAGTCTTTATAGACTCATCAATGATCAATTTTGGAGAACCACACGAATGTCTTGTAATTTGTTGTCGCATGCCTTCTACCTGATCTTGATATATGTGGATGTTCCATCCAAAGTGTGCCAGTTTACCCGGCTTAAATCCTGTTATCCTACATACTAACAACAGTAATAAAGCGTATGACGCAATATTATATGGACAGCCAAGTGGAACATCCATGGATCTTTGGATCATACTAATATTTAGTTTGTCGCCCTCTATTCCAAACATATACATAAGATGACATGGCGCAAGAGCCATCTGGTCTATCTCTGCTGGATTCCAATGAGTAACTATCAATCGTCTGTCGTCGTTTCGTGCTGACAATCTGTCTATTACCGATTTCAATTGGTCAACACTGCCGCCATCCGCCGCTTGCCACGATCTAGCTTGTACCCCGTAAATCCTTCCAAGATCGTCTTCACCACGTCTATTAGGATTTGCCAACCAATGTTTTGAGACATTTGCGTTAGCGTCCCATATCTTAGTGCCAGCTTCTCTAAACTGGGCTGCGTTGTCGTAACCTCGTATAAATCCCAAAAGTTCTGCCACAATCGGATTTATGCTCATTTTTTTGGTTGTTAAGAGCGGGAAGTATCCATCTGATAGGTCGTAATTACTTAGATCACCAAAATACGTTATACAACGTTTCTTAGTACGCTCATTGAATGTTATCGAACCTTCCTCCAATACCTTCTTACATAAATTTATGTACGTTTCATCAAAATTTGTCATTCCACGTCACTCCATATTGACTGTTTCTTTACATTATTCACACACTCAATTATCTTTCTACATTTCTCAATAGAAAACCAATCGTTTTCTCGAACACCACTTTCCATATCTAAGTAAACTGGAGTAGCGCCAGACGCCAATTCCACGTCATACGCAATCTTATGAATAGTTTCTGGATTTATACCACCAGCATATCCAGTGTAAAACCCTTTAAAAGGTTTGTCAATCTTCTCAATAGTGCGACCAAATCCACCAGAACCATCATACAACAGTCGAATTTTAATATCATCATTGTTGTTTTGGCTTTCAATATAATCCACTAGTTTCTGTTTTGATTTATTGGCTTGGAATATCACTTCATTAGTTCTTGAAGTCCATGCAGCCGCCAATGCTTTTTCTACAATACTTGGAATATCCTTCTGATCTTTCAAGGAAAAGTTTAATTGCACCGCGTCAAATTCATTATCATTGAACATAGCTTGCATGAAAACTGGATCTTTGTTTAAGAATTTGTCTACGCTTGTACCACATAAATGTAGTGACAGTGCGTAAGGTAAATTACCATTATACAGTGATGCGAACGCATCTATGATTCTTTGAGAAGGATATCTGTTATTCTTTTTTGTTTCGCTATATAATATACCAAATTCCAACTTAACAATAGACTGACTTGCAAGAGTTTTCAATTCTTGCAAGTCAGTCCTCTCGTCCACACCAACCAAAGAAATTCTATCAATACTCATCTTACATCTCCGTCAATTTTTTAATCTGTTCCAATCGCTCTTTATACGCTAGAATTTCTTGATTCACTTCGTTGATGTTTCCATAACGAATTTCGAAACACTGAATCAGCAAGGTGCGCAAGTACGTCCAGTCCGGTGCATAAGGAATCTTGGATTCAACATATAACTTCTGAAGAGAGATTTCTTTCTCTTTGAACCAAGTTTTCAACTCGTCCATGTTATACATGCCATTACGCACGGACTTGATGATGTCACCGTTTTTCTCAAGGTTTAAATCGCGTTCGGTCAAAATCTGTTCACATTCTAAGCATAGACGTACTAAATGCCCAGCATATTTAGTGTCATACCCGTATTTGTCTACAAGTTCCTTTCGCTTTCCGATAGGCTCTTTGTTTTCCATCTTCTTAAACTGTGAATGCGCATAACCTAAGAATTTCTGTACGCTACCTTTATGTAAGAACTGCTGACGAGCAGACCTGAGATGTTTTCCGACCTGATCTTCAGACAACACGCATCGCTGTGGTAAGAACAACACGTCAACGATGTTTGGGTTGTTCTCAGCCGCAAGACTAAAAAATTTGACAATAGAAATGATGTTGATGTCATATTCTTTTTCATTGTGCTGAATGTGGTGCTGATTCATAGTCTCGAAAAATTCCGGTGCAGGACCGAACCCTCTGACGTAGCCCGTTCTATGAGGAAACGCCATGCCCAACGGCAACATGCAGATGCCATAGACATCTAGATCGCTAGTGTCATTCGTCGCTGCATACGCAAAGGAACCCGTGATGCCCTCGAAAACGATGTCGGACATGAAATCTTTCGACAGACTTAATTTTCCAGCTTTATGTAATGCTTTAATTGCGCTCATGGTAGTACTCTGTTGTAAGTGAGCGCACATGATACGATAAACATATTCTAAAGTCAAACGCACATGATAAATATGATACAAACGGAGTTTATTAATGAGCCAAGATTACATTCCAGTCCAAATAATGGGTACTGTAAAGATATTCGATACACACACTAAAGAAATACTAAGACATAAAAGAAATGCGATTCATCCACAGAATATGTCTAGAATTATAGCAAGAGCCTTGGCGAGAGAGCAAAATTCGTACATCTTCAGAATGGCGTTCGGTAATGGTGGGTCGCAGATAGACTCTGTAGCCAACATAATATTCAATCCTCCAAACACTGGTGAAACCGATGGCTGGCAGTCTCGTCTATATAACGAAACATATTCGGAAATTGTGGACGAGAATAATATAAATTTTAAACAAGATCCCGGTTCTTGTGATAGTTCAAACTGTCGTTTAGGTGGTGGTGCCTCTCCGTTGGATGACCCATCGAATGGTGGCGTTGAATCTGTCGAAGTTGGAGTTAAATCCAACGTTATCATAACAGTCGTTTTAAACGAACATGAGCCATCAGGGCAGGTTTTAACAGACGACCTTGGGGTTGTTGTGGATGATTACGAAAAGTGCTTCCTGTTTGACGAGATTGGCTTGTACAGTCCCGGCCTACCTGCTAGACACACCAACGGTTACGCTAACGTGGATGTTAACACAAAAACTTCAACCGATGTTGCAGCATTAGCAGTTTCTAGTGCATACAATCTAGAAATATCTGTAAACGGTACTGCATACTCTTGTGTGATAACTACACCAGCTTCTGGTACTGGTAGTGGTGGGGAAATCACATATGGTGATCTTTGTGAAGGTATAAATGATGGCAGTTGGATAACAAGTGGTACTAATATCAGCACATTGGTATATGTTTACATTACGGACGACTCAGAAGGTACGTATCCCACTATTATCAACAAACAAAGCTATGGTTATTTGACCTTCCAGAGTAGAACAACTGGTATCAACTCAGTGGTGTCTTTGACATGTATTCCAGAAGTTGGAGATTTCTTTTATACCCTAACCGGCAATGATTGCGCTGACTGTAACATAACAGCCGCATCTGGCGTCAACGCAGGCGTGCAAAATGATCCTGTTGTACCTGACAACGAGCGCGAACGATTGCTTACCCATTTTATATTCAGCCCTATCTTAAAAAGTGGTGATCGTAGTATTACGATTGAATACACATTGACCGTTTCTGTTGGTCAATCATCTGACTCTGAGGTATTTCAGGAAATAACCTAAGCGACAAATATCAATTGGTGTATTTGTCGTTCTCTCTTCTTGATTTAGGGGCGTAGTGGTACTTTCTGTGATGGTTGGTCAACGACATTAACAGACAGCCACTACGTATTTTATTTTCTTGTTGTAGTGATTCCACATGAGACATCCAAGTCTGTTCGTAAGTGTGAGCCCATTTAGTGTCTAAGAATACTTTAGTATTGCCACTCTTATTAAAGACTAATGGCCAATTACAATAATGGTGGTGTCCTACTGAATATGGTAGGCTTTCATAAACATTAATATAATGTATCTTTGCTAATTTTTCGTCTTGTTTATGTATGGACGTAGTGAAATACTTTGATTTTCTTTCTTTCGGTACGTTATACCATGCCCAGTCTACAAAATTATCTCCGAAAAATTCTGAGAAAGAAGTCTTGAGATAATCCAAATTCTCATTCTGCATTATAGTTATGCATTTGTTTAACCAATTTTTGTGATAGGTATTAAACCCAGACTTACATATGGTATTTGTAGTATGGAATAACATATCATCCTCAAACATTATATAATATTCATGGCCACTTTCGTTAAAGTGTTCAGCTATGAACTGTCTGGCGCTATTGATACCAATGTTGTCAAATTTGAATTCCTCAAAATTATATTTGTCAAACAATTCTTTATATTGTGCACTTGTTGCTGCATCGGTTGAATTATTTACAACATATTTTTTACACGAATTGAATATTTCTGGGTATACAGCTACAAAGTTTTCAACCCAGTATTGAAATTGGTTAGGTAAATTATATGTTAACGCATATATCGCTGTCTGTTCAGAGTTACCAGAGACTTCCGAGTTCTTAACGTCTTCGAAGAATTTGCATACCAATCCGTTGCCTTCTATCATTCTGATGTTGCATAACTCTGGGTGCTTATATGTTATTAATGTGAACACACTTTCTTCCGTTCCCATCAACCCATCATCAAGCGTTGAAGCTAATAACTGGTAGTAGAGATTATTGATTTGTTCTATGTGGTATCTATTACCACCAAAGAATCCGCCTCTGGCCACATGTGTAGTATCAGTACCAGCATAACGATTCATACCAGCTTTAGTAAATCCATGCACTTCAATCTGTCCGTCATATGGGAAGCACACGTATAACATCTTGTTCAAATGTTTTATTAACTTTCTTTCAAAAAGCGGGAATTCCTTTTCGTTGAAATACTGGTCTAGGTTCACCGTGTTAGCTAAGCCGCTGTCTATCCAACAAAACATATTGGTCTTGAAATGGTTAAATATCGAACTATCGTTCAGCATGAACTGCTTTTGCATTGTTATTAGATTGTAGTGTTTTAACTTTGCTTGTGGGGATTGAGCCAGCCAGCCAGCTTGATTAAGCCATGCTTCAGTATTTCTAATCTTTTCAACTTGTTCTACAAATGGAAAAGATTCCAATTCTTTTAAAGATCTATTGATTATTTTGATATTTTCTTTTTTATGTGACTGTACGAACTCATTGAGAGATTCTTCACAATATACAACTAGATTTATATGCTGATACTTCAATAGTTTAGAAAAACATTCTTTATAATGTTCAAAAGATCTAGAGAATCCGCTCGCTAAGTGCTCTCTACCAATGTCAAATAATGCAGTAACGAACGTTATATCTGATTTTTTCATCCTAATTAATTCCAATTTTTAGTTATTTATCGTAGTGAAATTATACCACACTTGAGTAGAAATCAGAAAGCTTAAACGTCTTGTCCTCGTTAAATGGGCCATTGTCGTGTATTATTGCTGGCGCGTGTCTGGAAAATCCAGTGAATTTATTGTCTTTAATGTTTAGTAATTCGATTGATTCATGGGTACTGAAAAAGAGTTTTCGCTCATGATCCAATTTAATATCTGCACCATTAGTCAGATACAACCAAGTCCATGCGCCTTGGTCTTCCATTACACCATCTCTACCATGCGCGATAATTTTATCAAGCGCATCAACTATATGATCTCTTTTGCCTATGTAGGTGCCAGAATTTAGGTATGGGGTGTCCCATTCTTTAGTGTCATACAAATGAGTGTATTTTGTGTTAGGCCACAAACCACGTTCTGCACCTATAACAATATTTGCATCGAAGGTGTGAAATTTGTTTAAAATATCATCCTTGTTTGTGACTATGCCAGTGTCCAATGCATCCATGAACAATAGATAATCGTTGTTTTTGATATGTTTAATTATGTTTTCTCTGAGCCTTATGATCTTATAGAAGAATAGTTTGGAATAATAATCGTTCTCATTGTTGCAGAATACTTTATACTCGTTGTCGGTATCGCTGTTATCTCTGAATACAATTATCTCATCATCGGCAAAACTCTTACGCGCCGATTTGTAAAAGATTGGCTGGATGTGATCTGGGTAGTTATATAGTACGGTGATTAAAATTAGGTTACTCATTTGTTATACCTCATAAAAAGTTCTTTGTTTGTTGCTGTAGAAAATGAATGCGCCGCCCAACGTCTGTTTTATGTGGAATTTTATTCCAGCATCTAACGCTGCCATGCCGATTTCTAATCCTTCTGCGTATGCCATACCTTTGTCAGCCGTACATTTTCTTTCCAATTCTGCCCATGCCGTTATGAATTTACCGATTTTATCGTTTTTTTGGAAGATTAGATATTGTTCGTTTACTATCTGGCACTGATCATACTTGTCCGTTTTATCTAAACCATAAAATACTATTTTCTCTTGTGGTAAAAATGTGCGCTGCAATTTTTCATCAATTAGATGTCTACCTCTACCTGCCATACCGTCACATTTCATTGTCAGCATTTCTTGAATGCATGCCTCGAATTTTGAGATATTTGCGTCGAATTTAAGCAACCAATCACAGTCGATATACGCAATATACTTACAGTCCTCCGCATTTGCGAAAGATATTGGGACTAATTTCAGATTATAGTTGAAGTTCCTTACATGATCAGATAAATTACTTGTCCGAGAATATGACCTATCTAATTCTTTCAATATAAGTCGTTCACTCGACATGTTATTAAAATATGCGATATTGTCAGTCACGACCAATAGTCTGCTGTCAGTTTTCTTCTCTATAGTCTTAAATAAATTCTGCGCGTAACCATTATATTCGTTACCGACCGCTAAGGTACAGAACAGTATATCATATTTCATTAACCGATGACTCTATCAAAGAACTCTATAATCCTATCCGAATCATAGTATAATGGTAACTTATTATCATGAAAATATGGTTGTGACAGCATTTTCTTACATTTGGTATCGTCGCCGTCTATCGATTTTACAAATTCTCCGACGTCTTCAAACGATTTAAAGTCGTGGCAGTTTATAAAGCTTTCAGGGTTGAAATCGTCAGTAATACAATTATTACCATAGAATATAGGAATAGTATTTGCTGCGAATGCATGGACTATTTTTTCCTGAGTTAATTTTGGCGTGTTCGTATACTGGAATGCTATATTGAATTTGCATTCTTTGAAAAATTGGATTTTACTTCTGTATGTCAGCCCGTCTATCCTCCCATAATATTCTCTTCGAAGATAAGGATATTTTACAGGTTTCTCATGCTCTGACACGGTTGGTCGCCATGGACCAGAACTTTTGATTGGCTTATACTTCGCTAGTATATCAAACAGTCTGCCTCGGTCTGCATTATCACTTGCTTGAACCACTGAACAGAATTTCTTATATTGAGAGAACATATCGTCTACATTCTTTTCCCTTGTCATCCACGAAAAGGGTTCATCAAATATTCTACTTTCATCATATAATACCCATGTGTCCAATACATACGTAGGGAATTTGAGATATCTTGGATGATCGATGTCGGAAAATCCTAGTGCGTAATGATTTGGAGAACTGTTCACGGTATCACGGTATGATGTTTCATTAAATAGCTCACCAGTGATAAACACCTTCTTGACGTGTTCCCCATATTCATCTATTTTTCTATTGTTGCCACCAGTGTAATAATCAAAATTCCCACCCTCATTATGGAAGTTGGTGTAGAATACTATATCTGGGTCGTGAGAATCTATGACAACATTATATTTTTTTGATAACACCCATTTGAAATAATTCATCCACGAGAACATGGAATCGATTGGGAAGTTGGTCCTACTTAATTTTATAGTTCTCATTTAAAACCCTTACATGAATGTTATGCCGGTGCCAGTAATATGACCCAGCAGAGTGATGTCTAATTTATTATTTAGTCCATTCCAGAATGTGCTCATATTATCATTCAAATGGATATCGTCCCAGACCACAATACCTCGGTAGCCTATATTCTTTAAATGGTCGTAGAACTGACGCTCAAACACACCGTCATGCATTGTATCCACCACTATAAATTTAGCTAATAATAACAACTCTACAAACTTTTCAGACATCACGCTATCCGTGATAAATTTGCCCTTATAGATCTCTTCTAATTTGTTATATGTGCTAAATCGACTGACATCAAACGACACTACAGAATTATTATTGGTCGCTAGCGCTACGTGACTTGCACCATAATATGCGCCAACTTCGACCACTACAGAATTGGTATACTGTGAAGACAATTTTCTTAGCAGTCTATAATGTTCTGCGCCAGCCCGTAATTTGAAATACTCCGAAGGTACACCAACCTGATTCAATATATTAAAGTCGTCTTCCATATTAATAGAATCTAACTCAGTCTTTATTTGCTCTAGTGTTTCCATGTGTGGAAATATCTTTCGATATTCGTCAAACGCTTCTGCACGTTGGGCCGCTTCTCTTTTTTTACACACCCAGACGACCGGATCAAACACTTCTTTATTATAGCTAACAAGATTATACAATTTACAAACACCACTAATATGCTTTTCTTCTATTTCACACCAATTCCATATTTTGTCCAAGAAATTGTTTTGAAAATTTTCATGAGTGTCAACATAATCATGCGCCATTATAAAATCGCCAACCTTCAAGAATTTGGAGAAGATGGCGAATTCGCCTTGTTTATATCCACCATCACATAGCACGAGTGTTACTCCGGGTGATTGTATATACTCTTTGACAAATGTTTCGTCTTTAAGATCCGTATACGCATGTGTGAATATATTCTCAATTCTAATGTCAATATTGGCATCTCTTAATTGTGGATAATACGGGCGACTCTCAATATCATATGATATAATTTGTGTATCGCTTAACCCAAGGGAATTCAAATGTTCTCTAATGCCAAGAATCAAACCGCCACAGGCAGTGCCTATTTCCAACACTCTAACGGGTCTAATGTCCGCAAGAAAGTCGTAGAACACATCTAATGCATTTCTATGCTGTTGCGCCGTATATCCTTTGTAAAGTGTGTTACCAGTAACTGGTAAATCGTTGCTCATAATTTATATCCGCTATTAGTTAAGTAGTAATTGGCTCTTCAACTCTATCTAGCCATCCATGTGAAATGCTATGCGGCCATACGATATATGAGGTTGGATCTGAGTTGGACATAAATGTTAAATTCATCTTGAATCTTTCACTGTTTGCCTTAATACATCTCTTAATCTCTAATTGATTTAAGTCCTTTCTATAGATTTCCTTGCCGGATGAGTCATTAACCGCTAACACCCAGCAATTATAATCTGTTAATAGTTCTTTACCCCCTGAGTTATTGGTGGCCTTAATTTTGTCCATGTCCATGTTTATTGTGACAATATGTCTTGTCACTGGACGTGATTTTCTGATTACATCTTTATGTTCATTACACTGGCGAGTAACTCTATGTAACCACCCTTTTGATACACTATGAGGCTGAATGACATATGATGCTGGATATTCATTAGCTAAAAATATAGATCGATAGTCTACCCATTCCACTTTACCTGACGTATATCGTTTAATCTCGTTAGGTAATATATCCTTTCGATGGATTTCTTTTCCATCCACGTCATATACTGCAACCATCCAACAATTATAATCATCTAAGAAAACCTTTTTACCATTTTCATCAGTTGACTTTAACTCATTTACATGTACACAAATATGAATATCTCTTGACCCACATAACTCATCATTCCACTCTTCTTCTGGCTTATTCACTATTGGTAGTACTGGTAATTTCTTTTCTAAAGCATCCTTATGCACTGCACGCTTTTTAAATGATAGTCCAGCATATCGTTCATAGTCCTGCAACGTTCTTACATCACCGAACCCATATTTACCAAAATCTATTTGTTTTGGATCTTCTCCATCCATGCCAAATAGTATTCTATTACGCTTATGACATTTGTCATTGCGCTCTACCCAATGTAGATCGGTCTTACCTTTCTCTTTCAATGACTGGGTATGATCGTCCCATACTTTTGTTCTACCTTTTCGGGTATATTCATGCCAGCAGATTAGTCTATGTGGATGATATAGATCATATCCATGTGTAAACGCCCTCGCGGCTATTGATATCTCTTCACCATGAAAGAAATATTCAGGGTCGTGCTGAACTTCTACTGCAAATGAGCCGTCCGCAAATGCGAAATGTCCTGAATAAAATCTAGCCAAAATAGGCTCTGATAATTCTTTCCAATCGTCAATTGACGCTGGCATAAAAAATACGGCCCCTTCTGGTATGAATCTATCAAAGTCCATCTTCCATGGTATGTTAATTCTACCATTTGGTTCATTCTCTGGGTCATATGAAGATACGTAACCAGTTAATACAGGCTTTTTTGATTTCGAACGTAAGCTTTCCAACATTTCAATTGCAACCTCATCCCAATTCTCAACAAATCTGTGATGCGAGTCTAACTGTAATGTGTATGTTTCATCATGATATAACTGCTGGATTAGATTTCTAGCCCAACACGCGCCTTTACTTTTTTCGAATGGAACATCTATAAGAATTATCGTAGCATACGATTTGTTTAATACGATGGTATCGAAGCCTTGGGCATCGAGGTTGTTCTGAATTACACCATCTATGGTGAATTCATGTTTTAAGAAATCTTCAATAGTCTGCTCATCACCGTGCTGCCAGTTTACCACTATGTGTAGCCTATGTGATTCTGATGCTTTTGATATTATATCATTTAATGTTGGTATTAATTCTGGGTCGCGGTATGCTGCTATTTGTACGAAGATTGTTGTCATGTGTTTTTCCTAGAAAAAACGGGGTAAAAAATTTACCCCGTTTGGTTTTATTGCTATTTATGCGCAGAAATTATTCCTTCGGCGTAGGCGGGCGACCCTTGTTGGTAACAGGTGCTGGCGCTGGCGCTTGGGTACTAATACCAAGCTCTTCCGCAAATGTTGCTGTGCGGATACCAGTACCTTTTCCGGGTGGTATGATTTTGCCAGAAACTAATCTGTTCATTACTAACTGATGATATGTTTCCAACGCATTGCAACCGTTTTTCAATGTTACTTGACTTAATAGATCCCATAGAGGATAATTACTTGCGTCGCGGCGACGCAATATGTTAAGAAATCGCTTTCTGTCGATTGGATCTAAATCACCAGTCTTGATGAAATAGATGTCACCGTTATATGGATCTTCTTTTATTACTAGAATTTCATGTACAACACCATCTTTCTTTAAATCTATTGCTCTTACGTGCTGATATTTTGCCATTTCCCTTCTCCTATATTAAAGGTTTTCAATATTTATGAATAAAAAAAATGAGTGTCCCAAACTTAAAAGAGCGTATATGATACCTGTTTTCGTACATCAGGGTAACATATATATCATGGTAATGCGCCCTTCAGATAAAAAATTCGGTGGGACTGAATATCAAATAGCAAAAGGACGAATAGATCCGGGTGAAACAAGTCTCGAAGCTGCAATTAGAGAATGCGAAGAGGAACTAGGATTATTCTTACCAGAAAATAGTGCTGTATCATTGGGGTATTACTTCAACAATACTGGTGAGGTATTTTATTCAATTGTAGATAATTCAGAATATCAAACAAAGCCATGCCATGAAACTATTCATACTGCATGGCTTTCATTATCAGAATTTATGTTAATTGGTCGCGGAATTCAGAAGCACATAATCATGAATTTAGGTGAAAGGTTGAATATCATAGAAAATGTCTAATTCCATCAATAGTTCATATATCTCTGAACATACATAATCACCGTACTCACCCTCCCACCATTTTTCACAATATCTTGCTACTAATTTCTTAAATTCTGTTGGGGCATCTTCACCATTTGGCATGTTGTATAGTTTTAGTATCTTGAATTTATGCTCTCTAGCATAATATTTTAAACTTTCAACACCCACATTTGTGATGTCTATTTTAAATACATTATGCGGCATATATTCATATTTTGCCACAAATATAAACTTTTGGCTATTTTGTTGTGTTTCTATATGGGCAATTGTACTCCCACCCAAAAACTGTCTCCATGATATCCAATCATGGCGATAAACTACGTCAGGTCTGGATGGAACATCTTTAGGTTTTTTACCACTTTTACAGAGTTCAAACCATTCTTCTCTTATTTTCAAACCTAATGACTGTGCGTATATCCGTGACTCTTCGTATGGTCTATATGTTATCAATCTCGCACGAGCATCATAGAAGTTTTTATTATCGTTTCTTAGGAAATAGTTCCACCCCTTCCATTCATCTCTATAAACTCTGCTTGGGTCTGCTGGTAATCTTGCTGGTCTGTGTAATTTGAACCATTTTTTAAACATCCAAGCAGACGAAATAGCTTCGTCATAAACTAACTCCCTAGCTTTTTCAAATGTCAAGAATGACACCTTCCGCTTCTTAGGTTTTTCCCTAATGCGTTTCTTTTTTATTGGGACTATTTTCTTCGGTTTTATTTTCTTAGGAACCCGAACCTTTGGAATGTATGGTCGCTTCTTCGGTGGTTTTCTTAGCGCAGGGTCTAATTTAGGTCTTCCAACTGGTCTGCCAGTTTTAATCCATCTCGGTTTTACAGTGACTTCTTTTCTAGGTCGTCCCCTTGGTCTTTTAGGAGTGTCGTCTATCACTATTTCCTTTCTAGGACGACCAACTCTTTTTTTGATTTTATCATCATCTGTCATAAATATTTACCATGGATATAAGAAAAATTTCACTTTTATTAGCGGAGGCAGTTGATGCTTGGCGCATAGTACCAAGAATAGTATTGGTGTCGTATGCTTGGCTTGTCTACCAGCTATATTTATGGTACACAAAAATACCTACATATGTTCAAGAACAATGTAATTCTGAGGTATTGCAGACATTAGTTGCCGCTGGAATAGCGCTTAACGACGCTAAGAATCTGGCGTGTAGTGTTATGGACGTCGTAGGCGGTCCCACAGCCGCTCAGTCAGCGTTTGTGACCACCATCATAGGTTTATCTACTGGCATCTTCGGATTGTACACAGCGACTGGTAGACGCTGGGATGGAAATACCACTCCACAGCAGCCTATTAATAATGTGACGATAGTACAACCACCAGTCAATCCACAACCAGCCGATGTGGTAGTCGATAATGGTCCACAACCTTAAACTGTAAGATTTTTGTGACCTACTAATACATCACTGAATTGTTCTACAGCTTCTGCGATACCAAACAATCTGGCTCTATTGCAATACCGTATAAACTCTATCATATTATATTTTGAGCGCTGACTCTCGTTCTTCTGAATGGTATGTTCTATCAATTCTCTTATGTGCGGGGGTTGTTGTGTTAGATCCATTAATAACAAATTCTCAGTGTACACTTCACTAGTCTTGTACTCTTTCTCGACTAGATTTCCTTCGGCATCGAAGTATTTTACTGTAAACTTGTTCTGCATTATATTCTCAAGATTAAACTCGTTGGTATAAGCGTCTTTTATTTTCTTAGATGATAATCTAGGATACGACGACATAACATTGTCACCAGCATCCCCTCTAAAACATTTATGAAATATGAAATAATCTGGATCAAAATCGTATTCCGCCAATGTTTTATTTTTATCTGGAATCGGATCAAAAATAGTTAGTAGGGGATGTTCTAATAACTGTAGAAAGTCATTGTCACCACTTACTAGGGTGTGTTTATCATTTGCATATTTTTGTATAAAGCCTGCTATTAGATCGTCAGCTTCTAGTAGTTCTCCGTCTAAAACCAATATTCCAGTCTTTTCTTTTAGCATGGTTTTGAACTGTGATATGTGCTCATCAAATATTTCATAACGGATTATCTGCTCTTCTGTCAGATCTTTTCGTCTATTCCCTTTATACTTCTTGTGGGTGATAGCTTTATCACTGGCAGTATGCAACTTTCTCCATGATGAGTTATCAAATGCCGCCACCACATTATTTGGCTTGTACTTTCTGTACATACTATTCAATTGGTGGAAAGTGCGATGAATGCTCATCGCACTTATGGTTTCCGCATCTTTGGCATCAGTAATAGAAAAAAACATTCTATGCATTAAATGATGCATGTCAAAAATTAAATGGTGATTCATATTATCTCTGATTAGCTATCTCTTGTAACCACATTTGTACCAAGTCATCCTCGTTTTCACCGGGATACCCTTTCTGCTTCAGTAACTTGATAAAGGCATCATTCCAATCAAAGCTTATCTTCATGCGCTTTTCGTCCTCATCATAGTAATCACCTACGACCTCTACCCAAGGCTGATTGCTCTTTTTTTTAGTCTCTATTCTATATTCTTCAAGAATAGTTGAAAATTTGTCTAACGATACGTCTTTGGTAGGTGACTTTTCAAGTGCTGTTAGGAATTTATTGATGTATTCATCATACATGTTAGTTTTTCTAGCATGATCTAATAATTTCCCTGTCAACTTTTCCAAAATGTCATCTTTAGCGGGTGACTGATCAAGTGCTGTAAAAAAATTATTCACATAGGTATCATACATGCCGTTTGTTTTAGCATGGTCCAATAGCTTATCAGTTAATAGTTGTAGTATGTCATGAGATGCTTCGTAATCTGGCTCCATATTTAATAGAATTGTATCTAAACCATTGACGCCAAATCTATGAAATAATGTATTTGCTAGTTCTTGAAGAAAGTCGTGATCTTTTAGTATTGCATTTTTAGTTAAAAACATTTTTATTTTTCCTTTATACTTCGGCAACCGTGTAGACATTAATACCGTTTGATGGCGTGATTAACATCCCTTTACGTGTGATTTTTACGGTCTTGTAGTTAGAAGCTACTGAATCTCTAAGTAGTCTTGCGATCTTTTTGGAAGAGTATATGAAATTGAATTCTTCAGTATCACATTCTTGATCCCATATGATCGGAGACTCTGTTGTATGCTCTAGCAAATCTTTGTTATTATCTTGGACCTTAATCAATAGGTTTGGCTGCGACTTGTTACCATAGAACGCCACCACTTCAGCACCCATTGCTGAAGTCACCCTATTTAACACTGTGACAGTATCTGCGTCCATATCAAAGGTGTAGAAAACTGGATCACTAACCCTAATCGGGCATCTTACGTTGTCTGGGTTTGCGCATCTGAATTCGATCTTGGTTCTTTTGCTTTTCAGTATCAACTGAACCACCTTCGCACCAGTAGGATCATTCACATAGAATGCATCATATTCGGTGATGTTATCAACTAATGCTAATCGTTTCTTTAATGTCGATAATCTAGTTAACGCTAATGGCGGAAACTCAAACTCTTCTTCCACTTCTTGTAGAATGAAGATGCCATTCTCAATAGAGTGTCCTCGTATCTTTTTATTGGCGAATAGCACATGCTCTATGTCATTTGCTTCCGCTATGTCTATCGTGCGCTTTATAAGCGCTAATGTAGCCTTTGATATTTTATTCATATTCCACTAATTCATCCAATAATAATATTTTTCGTGTTGGCAAGATTTGTCCGATAGCGTCTAGGAGAGATTCACATACATTATCCATTAGTCGTTCTATCTGCATCTTCTTATCTACTCTAGGTAGAATGTGCTCTTTAAACCATCCCGGTACTATATCAATATCCACGGGAATTGCAATAGATTTGTGTTTATCTTTCTTAGATTCAGTCTTGAGATAAAATTTTCTACCTCTAATACCTGACACCATCTTCATACTTTCTTTGTCACCATATGTTGTAAGACACTCGTTCCAATAATATGCTGCTCTACAACCACCGGGGACAGTGATTCCTTTTGTGTTGTTTATATACGCATCATGGTATGTTTCGAGCCCGTTGATTTTCTGTGGGATGCCTAACATTTCTATATCTGTGTCCACAAGGATCTTTTCTCTATTTTCCAATAGCGAAAGGCCGATTTCTTTCCAAGGGGTGCCTTTGAGGTATCTTTCAAAGTGATCTGTCAATAGTTTTCGCATGGCTTTCGGGGTCGAAGTTTTCTTGATCTGTAACCCTTTGACCACCATTTTATCCACTTTATTTCCATCCTTTTCCACTACATGCATCATGTAGTGTTTCTTTCCATGAGTGAATATGGAATTAGCAGCCACAACTTCTTGGCTGACTTGGAACAATCCTAAGAACTCGTCACACAACAAGAACTTCTCTTTACAGAACTCTTCGAATGAATCGTTAATAGCTTTGGCAACTTTCTTTGCAGTCTGTGAAGCAAGTTCAATATCTGTCTCATGAGTTTTGAAATAATTTGAGTCGGTGTCGCCCGCGATTACGCTATTATTCGGATAGTAATATTGGCCCTCTAAAACCTGTCCAACAACTTTGGTCATATGGAATAATACTTCTCTACCTGTTTTAGTGGTGGACTCTGCTAGCCGCACGTCATACCATCTAAAGAATCTGTTACCACACGCACCATATGTTGAGTTCAGTTTTAATTTGAACACAGTTTGCATTAAATCGTAATACTGGTACTCGTCATAATATTTCTTTGCTTGCGTACCCTCTTTATCTGTACATTTGTTGTAATTGTCCAACGCACTGAACGCTTGCTTTTTAAGCTGTTTTCTTTTAGTGAACCACTCTTTTAATAACGATGGTATGATTCCGAACTTATGTAAAGAGAATACAGTTCCGAAACCGGATATGGACCATTTCATCTCAGTGAATAGCTTACTCCATTCTTTGGCTGGCAATACATCCACGTTACCATCATCAAATACTAGTGTGAGTTCTTTGTCTGATTTATTAGCTATCTCTTCAAATGCCTTGTGGTTATCAGTAAACTGTCCAAGTAGTGTGTCATAGCTGATATTCACCGACATCATTGATGAAGGATACAAAGAGTTAACGTCAATAGACGCTATGTTTTTGTGTTCACCGATCATTGGCGGTAATACGATAGCGCCGCCGAACTTCTCGCCGCTGCCGTCACCGTCTATCTGTTTATCTGGTACGCGGATGTTTAGTACGTGGTGGCAATAATTTGTTATAGCCATTTCGGCTAAACGTATGGTTCCAAGTACGTCTTTAACCAACCCACTATCCATGTGCGCTAGTAATAGCGACAAGTAAATGTATCCTTTCTTCTGTTCCAATCCTTTTAGAATTTCACAGTCTCTAGCATTGTATTTTAAGAAGAAATCGAAATCATTTTTGTACAAATCTGCTAATGACCCTTCATAGGTCAACTTTGGCATATCGGTCAATATCTCTTCTGCCACTGCCTCCAGCGCAAAGCTGTCACGCTCGCCCGGTTCGAATTTTATCATGACTTGCATTAAGTCTAATAAAATTCTACCAGAGGTCACAAGAATATTTTTCTTGGTCTTGTGTTTGTCGGCTTTCTCTTGAAAGTATGGTTTTCTCGCACCCTCAAATGATAACCTATGCGCGTGCTTGTCCCCAAGAACCATCTTTATTCTGTTATATACATAGATGTCGTCGAACCCTTCTGAGTTCCAACCTGATAATAGATCTGTATCTTCTATTTCGTCCAAAAACGCTAATAAGAGTGCTATTTCAGTCCTAAAAAGTCTGATCTCCGCTATCGCTCTTGTTTCTTTGGAAATGCTTGCTAGTGTTATATCAGGTCTTGGTGGAACCGCTAACACGATCATCTTATCACTATACTTGTGGTATATTGAGATCGCGTTTATGGGTGCATACGGTTCGTTGTAGATGTCTGGCATGCCCCTTGTCTTATCGTAATCTATTTCGATGTCATAGAACGATACATTTATCGTACCTTCTATATCATTGTAATAATGATTCGATAGAACCTTGTATTCTAGTGGTATGTCGGACTCGAATACTTTCTTGCCGCTACTCTTCAAGCGTTTTGCCGTATTGTAGTATTGGTCGTATTCTTCGAATTCTAGACGCTGTAGCTTATTACCCTTGTAATCTTGGTCTTTGCCGTCTTCGTCTTCGACATAGAAAAACAAAGGGGAAGGGTACTCTTGAAGTACCCTTCCCTCTTTTGTTCTTTCCCACACTTTTACCCTACTTCTGTCGTAGGTTGTCTGTGCAGATATGTACATTATTCGCCTTCTGTAACTGTTTCTACCGCAGGGTCAGCAGTCCCTTCCCCACCACCTTGTGCTGCTTGAATGATTCTTGAATACGCTTCACTGTATATGGCGTTTTCATGATCCTGATCCTCGAAATCACCTGCGAAATATGTCTTGCCCATCTTAGCAGCAACCTTTTTTGGAATGCCATAACCACCCTCAATGTCAAGCGCAAAGTCTTTTAGATCTTCTCGCTTGTCTTTAATAAATTGATGGCACCCACTCATCTTTCTCAGTATCTCTAAAAGATCTACCAGTTGGTCACCAGTTGGCATCACGAAACTCTCGTCCTTTGCACTAACTTTTTCTTTCTTAGGTCTTCCCATTTGTATCTGTCCTTTTGTTGTGTCCAAAGAATAAACCACTTTTGGACACTTAGCAATAGCCCGCTAATGTTAATGAACAGTAATTAGTAGTCGGGTCTGTGACATCCGCATCATGGTAATCAGCTTGTACAATAAATACGTCACTATAAACTTTATCTGCCGTTATACAATCAAATTTGTACTTGTTGAATGCTGTTGGGAGCAGCCCTGTTGTCTGTTGTAGCTCTAATTGCTGCTGGACCAGAATTGCTAGTTCTGGAGTTAGTTCAAATTTTTGTATCACTATGCGCCTATACTGTGGAGTGTCCCATTCTGCCACCAACCTATCGTCAGTCATTTTCTGTGTTTCGTCTGGGTGCATCATCTGGTCGTATGTTTCTTTGAACATCTGATGCGGCTCTAACAATTCAGCGGTAATCTGCACATTGTTAAACACCTGCCCATTGGTTAGTAATATAGTATCCATTTATTTTCCTTATGTGAACCATGTCTTGTAGTTGCCCGGAAATAACTTTGGATTATATTTCCATGGCTCTGAAGCGTTGATGTAGAATCTTATCTGATGTAGCTCCCCAAGCTTGATGTCACTGGTGCAGTTTATGAAATGTTGTTCACCGGGGAATATTACTAGAGTACCACGCTTAGGATTTATTGAAAACTGATGATTAAGGAATTGTAGTTTACCACCATTGACTTCGAATTCTTGATCGAACGGCGCTTTTTCTGCATAGTCATTTAAGAAAATTATACCACAAAAATCCCTACCGTTTGCTCTATGCCATGATGGTTTGCCACCACTGGTGGATATACTGTTTTCACATCTTTGTCTGTTGTTTTTGCAACGTTGCGGATACCATTCGAATTCAAAAGGGTACATGCCCTTGTATTTGAAGCCATAGTAAGCTTCCACATCCGGTATTAAGAATTCTTCTATCGCTGTTGATAAGCGCATTTCAGATAATCGATTAAATCGCACGCTCATGATTGGTTTGTTATCTTCGTCTACATCTGGTATCTGATTATCCAGATCGTTAATTATTTCTTCGCACATTAGTGGAGAAATAAAATCTTCTATTACAAAAAATGGGGACTTACTTTTCATATATTTTCCTGTTGATGGAAATATATATCTTGGAAATTATGTAGTGTCTACGCTTACTTACCTTTTAAATAATCATTGAAACGTTGTAGAACTTTTGTTCCGGTTTGGGTTTTAGTTCTTGCCGCCTTTCTAGCGGTCTGCTTTTTGCGAAGTCTAGCCGTAGCTTTGCCACGTCTAACCTTTCCGGGATCTTTTTTAATTCCACACTTATCAGGTGTCGAAACTAATCTACCAGCTTTGTCACCATAAGTACATCTATACTCACGTTTAAGTTTCCCGCCAACCCTTTTTAACTGGCGGGAAACTCTTTTACTTTCTTCTATGTAAAACAAATCTAAGAATGTTTCTTCTTCGTTCATCGCATCGAACCTAATCTACCAACCTGCTGCTGATTGTTCTGCTGATTAATCTGCTGCTGATTATTTTGCTGCTGATTATTTTGCTGCTGATTACTCTGTTGATTATTTTGTTGCTGATTGTTCTGCTGCTGATTGTTTTGTTGGTTTTGACCTTGTTGCATTCTATTGGTCTTAGCCTGTAAAGCAACTCGCTGTAAGCGGATGCGCAATTCTTTCATCGCCAAGTTCTTCTCCTGTTGTGGGAGTGAAGACATTCTGATGGCTTGCATTGCTGCCATTACCGATCTAGTCGTATCACCAGTCTCAACTTCGAATAACATGAAATTAATGTGCTTACTTTTAGTTTCTACCGACTCCATTGCCATACCGTTTGTCTGCTTAACTCTATGTTTTGCCAAATCTGATATGCGTCTAGCTTCTTTCTCTTTCTTCTTCTGACTTTCTACTGACTGCTCCATGGCCAATAATTCGGCTTGTTGTTCCACTGATGCTGAAGCCGCTTTTGCAGTATATTCAGCCTGTAACGCGCGTGCTTTTTCGCTTTCTGCTTCAGCTTGTGCTTTCTTAGCGTCAGCATCGGCTGTCAGCATCGCTAGAATACTTTGCAGTAATCCTTCGACACCACCGCTGCTAGGTTCAGGTTCGGAAAAATCTGATACCGATTCATCATCACCTAAATCTCCGTCTGCACCCATTTCACCACCCATTTCATCGCCACCAGCATCCATTCCTAGACCGCTAGCGTCACCACCCATTTCATCACCCATACCCATCTCACCAGTTTGATCTGGCTCAATATTATTGTCTAAATCTACTTCACCACCAACTGCGTCACCGTCATTGCTCATTTTAACTTTGTCAGCGTTGTATATTGCATTGGCAGGGATCTGAGGGAACTCTACATCTACTATCTCAAATTCATTTTTCAATTTAAACAGCAATTCCGCCATGCTAGTTGATTTCTGCTTGCCTAGTTCGTTGTTTAATTGCGTAGCATTTGACAACTCTGATGATAATCTTTCCTCGAATTCTGCTGCTGCATCACGCCTAACAGTGACCTTCATGATATTGCCAGCATCATCTTCAACACCATATGTTATGGTATCTTCAGTATTTCTACCTTCCATGTCTTTAAGGCGAGAGACAACATCATCCATATCAAATGCTTCAGCTAATCCCATATATTTTTTCATTCTGTATAGGATTGAATTCTTCTGTTCTAATCGCTTTCTAGCTGCTAAAACTCTTTCTCTAGCTTCTGGATTACTCATTAGTTTAGCTAAGTCTTCTTTCTTCTGCTGCTGTTGTAGTTTTGCCTTGCTTCTCCAATCATTTTCAACAGAGCTAGCATTGATATCGACTCTACGTCTAATATTTCCATCGGTTGATGGATTAGCTGCTACTGAACCTGCGCCGATTGCGCCCCCGGCAGCCATTTCTTTAATTATTTCTTTCAATAATGACATGTATAAAAACCCTTTTTATGATATATTTATCGTATTATATTTTTTTCTACCGCAAATCTATATTCGATGTTTTTACCTACACACCATCGCATTGCGGCTTCAGCTTTCAGCATATTGATCATGTATGTATAATTTTCTACTATTGCTGTCTTCTTGTTTCTAGCTTTACTTTTTCTAATCAACTTTTCCGGCTTTATTTCTATAATAACTTTCTTTAAGGTTTTATCCTTATCGATGTACTCGACATACAAGTCTGGGTAATACTTAGACGGTTTAATACTACCGTCTGGCATAGGTTTCATATAATCTATCGCGATCTCTTCTGACGACCAACCTAGTACAAATGGGTTGCTATCCAAAAACACAAAAGAATTTAATTCTAGTGATGACCTATACTCAATATTATCTAAATCTCCAAGATATTTGTTGGGATTCTTAGGTTTAAATTTTCCTTCATATGGTGATCTACGCATTTAAATTACTCATATCACACGAGACTCTTTGGACATGTATACCGAATCATAATTAAATGTCATGTCAATAGTTGCTACCCCGTTTTGGGTCATGTCCAGATCACTAGGCGCCATTGAGACTATCTTGGGATTTAAGTAATCATACGTTATTATTTGACTAATTCCTCGCTCTTTATAAGAATGATTTAGGCGTAATCTCTTAATCAATCCGTGTCTACGTGTTGGTTCACTTGAACCAGCCGCCATATCCAAACTACCTAAAGATGCGGTGTGCTGTTCACCTTCTTTGAATTGTCCTAGCACGTCTAGCGAGTTTGCAAAGTTGCTAGTTACATTAGCAATAGGACTTACAGCCTTCAGATATCCCATTAAAATATTAAATGCTCTATTTGTTGCATCATCGTAAAATGATATTGTGACTTGACCGTAATCAACACTAGTCGCAACATTAGTTCTAAAATTATAGAAATTGACCTTTTGATAATTAATTGTTGGTTGTGGTCTAGATACTTTAACTACCGCAAAACGATTTTGCATTGGATCTTGTGCTTCACTATCAGACAGTCCCTGCTGTTCCATCTTATTACTGTAAAAGAATTGTACTGTGAATGCAAAGTTATATTTTGGAGACTCTGTGGTGGACATCCGATCTGGGATCAATCTACTACCATCAGGCTCAAAAGCAATGTCTGGAGTTAGTTTCCAGTTTGGCTCTTTTATTATTGCGCACTCTGCCATGTTATATTACCTGCCTATGATTAATAGTTACTCTAATAACACTTTTACATGCTATTAACATCTGTTGTTCAAAATCCGCTTTGACAAATGCGCCAGCTTTAATGCGTTTGTGTATTGTTAAGCACAAATTCTTGAGTTTATCACTCTCCTTTGAATTAACATCTTTGGCAATGTTGTAATAATCCAACATTCCCAGATTTTCTAAAATAATTATAAGCGCAAATCTGTCATCAGCATTTTTTAGTTCGTTTGGGGTATATACGACATTATATGTATTGAATATCTTATATGCGCTCCAGCTTGCGCCTGCGATAACATCCGACATAACTTGAAGCGCGCCTAGCCCTGCTGTTATAGGACCGACGCCAATATCATACAACCATGGGAAAGCCGTATCTATTTTCGTTTGTTTTGTTTCAATCATTTCAGGATTAACAACAATACCATTACCAGTTCTATTGGCTGCTATATTTTGAAGGAATTGTTCTACCTTATCGAAATCCCTTCGTTCGAATGCGTCAATAACTTCTTTTACTGTTGCCATAAAATACTCCGTATAAGGTATTTATTACAAAAACAAATGCCAGCTTTCGCTGGCATTTGTTCATAACCTATTACCTTTTACTTAACACCCGGATCGTAGACCAGAGTGACCACCTGTAGCACTCTTATCGATACCGCAGATTAACTGACGCGCGTGATCGTATCTAAAAGTTACAGAAATTTTAACAGCTTCGTTTGCAGCATAATCCACATCACCATAATCGATGTTCTGGATGAATACACCTTCATAAGCCCATGATTCAACTGGAGTTGTATCACCATCCAACATTTCACAAATCATAGCAAATTTATAGTCTTCACCGCCTTGCGCAGATGCCATTACACCACTTGGAGAACCAAACGGCGCTATGATAGTTTGCTGGCGCTCTAACTGATCTTGGAATATCTGTGAAACTCTACCACCAAGATCTGATTCAAATGACCACACTGCTGCTGACCAGTTATGCTTACCAGCAATCCAAGCTCTCGAATTATAACGATGTAGTTCGATTTCTTCGAATTCTAATTTAGGTCTGTCACCCTGTACGGCTTGAAGAGTTAAAATTTCACTCATATTACCATCACCCTGACCCCCTATGTTTAGGAATCGAACTTTCCACTTATATTTTGTTTGTGGGTGTATAATACCACCCGCTGATGGTATTACGCCGAAATCCGCAAGTATTGCCATTTGTTTAACTCCTTAAAGTCATATTAGTTATAAGTATTTATTAATTTGACCAAATAATTCAAACTTTTTTGTCATGTAATGAATAAATATAATAAACATGGACTTAACAAGATATGAGATTCAGTAAATTTCTAACAGAGAAGGAAGAGGCGAATAATTTGTCTGCAAACGTGCTTATTATAATGCACCGGATATTCGCCGCAGTAGAACAAACACACATAGAGAAAAGTGACGGCATGTGTGAGTTCAATATTGGTCAAGCCATAAAAGATAAAGATCTAAAATCGCTGAACATCGCCATAAAGAAAGGTCCAGCACCATCTGCAAAGTTTGCTGTAAAAAGTGACGGAGATGACTATTATATTGTTATTGAGACTCCGAAATACGAAGAAAATCTAGAAAGGGAAGATATAATCGCGATTTTGGAAAGCGCTTCATTAAAAACTCCGCTACATGATGCAATAACACACTTCTTAAAATATGCAAGAGATGAATTTGATGAGAAGAACGTACCATCACACCACGAACAGAAAACAGACGCTAACCAGAATGTTGAGCAAAAATATGATGCGCTAATTAAGACCGTAAAGAGTAGATTAGAAGATCATCATTCAGCGGCTGCCGAAATAGACAGACAATCGAAACAGACGTCTAATGCCTTTAAGCAAGACAGTTTCAAAATGGCGTTGGAAAAATTGAAAGAAGAAACTCATGGAAAGGATTTTAAAGGATTCTTATCAATAGTTAATAAGTTACCAGAAGGTGGATTCATTAAAGAGTTGGAAGGTGACCTTAAGAAAAAGATCTTGAGTAGATTAGAAGACTACTACGAGCATTATTTAAACAAGCAATAACGTCATAATTTTCATATGACAGACAACAAAAAAGCTGGGTTTCCCCAGCTTTTTTATTTGTCTCTATTTCACTCAACGATTAGTTGAAAGAGCTTCCAGTACGTGAAGTACCAATATTCGCGCCAGTATTAACCACACGAACTTTCACGTAGATGAATTCTATCGCCTTCACAGGTTTAATCGCGATATCAACGTGTAACTCGTTGTTATCAATTGTGAAAGGTGTGTTGTTATCTGTGTCAATCAACACCGCGAAGTCATATAACGCTCTACGACCTATCAAAGTACCTAAGAATCCATCGCATGCAGCCTTGACAAGATCCCATGTGATTCTATCATTTGGTTCGAACAAGTATGCGAACAACGCTTTTCTTAACTGTCTCTTGATGAATTTGGTCAAACGAACCACATTGATTCTGTCTAATGCAGAGAATGCACCATACGTAGTTTTCTGACCCATGACCAAAATTCCTCGACCCGGAATAAATGAAATTGGGTTGATATTTTTTGGAAACTCATATAGATCATCTCGTGTTCCAGTATCTAGATATTCTGATACGAAAGTTGTTGGACCACCAAGTGTTCCAGAAGCATAACCAATGTCTGACAAGTGAGAACATGTTCCACGTTGTACACCAGCAGGAGCATACCATTCAGCCTGAACATCATCATTATACGCAAACACACGTAATGCTGTTGATCCGGCAGATGTCATGATGTTATTACCATCTATATTAGATGAAATGCCATGACCGTAGTGATATGCAATGTGTTGTTTTGTCTTTCTGGCTGGAGTTACCGCCCATTGTGCGATTGAGTTAGGACCAGTAGGTGGTTTGTCAAATGGGGTTTCACCTATGATGAAAACTTCATTGTTCATTGCATCGTCTAATCTTAACAACTCATCGGCCAACTCTGGATAACCCGGAGCCAATGTTATGTTGTATTCGATCCATTCGTTTCTTGAACCATTGAATGGGTTGTTTACTGCTGCCTGAAGCGCTGTAACAATGGTTGCTCTACGAGCAGCATCGTTATCACCAAGCTTGGAGAATTCAACGAATTCTTTGGTGTTGTCAAACATGTCAGCCGCTGCTAGTAACAAACCTTCAGCGTCATCGGCAGAGAATTCAGTTGTTTCAGGGGTGCCTGAAGTCCAATCATCGATTATGCTGTATAGACCATCATAGTCGCCTATGATATCAAAGTCGTTATAATCATCAGTGTAAATCGCCAATGAATCTGCGCCATAACCCGGTTTTGGATCTTCGATGCGGTCGAATAAGTTTAGTGATGCGAATAATGGTAATGTGCTTGACTGTCCGTCAGATACTATTGTCACTTCTGAAGTTGCACCTTCATATGTACTTGTGATCTTTATAGCACCTTGAATTATTTCAGCTACTGCGTAACCTTCCATCACCACATTCATAGCATCAACCAAATCACCAAAGGTGATTATGTCTTCGCCGTTAAACTCAAATGATGCGGTAAATGATGCTGCACTGTTGTCATCTTCTGGATCACCAACTATGTCTATAATAGCGCCATAAACTTGACCATCTTCGTAACCAGTAACGTCACCAGCCACCACAAATCCAGCGTAAGTTTCTGTTAGAACACGCTGATATGCTGGTTGAGGGTTTGTGTGATCAAGTAAGAAAGCATCACGGAATTCTGGTTTCTGGAACGAATATGATGAGAATACATCAGTTAATGCCTGATCTATCAATTCTTTCAATGTTGCTGCATCTACCTGTGTCTTGTAATCTGCCACGTCTGCTGGGAAAAAGTTGTTAACAGTGTTGTAAGTATCCAACCAATCCTGTACCAATTCATTCAAATAGTCGGCAGCCGCCTGAATCTTCTTAACCCATAAGGTCTTGATATCTGCTAAATCATCATTTAAATTTACATTAGCTCTGATAACATATGCTCTATTACCAATTTCTAAGAATTTATTTAGAGCGTCTAGACCATATTCGTTTCTAGCGTCACCGTGGTGAGGCTGACCAGTTGCTGATCTATGGAATTTTGGAACGCCATAAAGTTCTAGAGACTGTTTTAAGCTTGTAACAGTTCTCATAACATTGTTTTCGTATGTTCCCACCGCTGGAGAAACACCATCAACTTGGAATTTTTCATCCGCTGTTGCAATAAAAATTAACGGTACGCAAGCGGCGCGCCCCGGAATATAGAACGATTCGTCAATGATTTGTACGTCAACGCCCGGACTGATTAAAGTTCCCATCTGCTTCTCCTTAAAATAAAAAAGATGTTATAGTTATTTATTAAGGATGCAAAAAATATTATTAAATCTATTTAAAATATCGTATTTGAGCAGCGTCAAAGTAAACTAAGAATTGGTGTGCCCCCTTGCCACCATAATCAACCTCAGATGACATACTAGAGAGATCGCAATCTTTAGCGTATACATTAGATAGCGTTTTCATGTCTCCATCCAATAACTGTATCAAAAAGTCATTATACCCATTAAACTCAGAATTCACATAATCTAGCACTTTATTGTCGATATCATCTTCCAATACAATTAGTAATGAGCCACCGCGCACAGCTTTAAAATATTTACTATACAGGCATTTGTTTGTTTGTAGCGTTACTATATGACTCTGCTCCGTGACTTGATCTTCTATTGGTTGGGAGAAATCAATAGGTGTATTAAAATGATTAATTTTGAATCTATATTCAGACTTTGGGCGGATTATTCCACTAATGTTTAACGATTCCATGCGTTGATGACCCTATTTTGTAGTTCTATTTATCACGCAAAAGTTGACAGATATTACACACATGGGGTATCATACATTATCAATAAAAACTAGAGAGTAATGTTATGAAGAGATTTAATGAGCAGTGGACCTTAGCGGTAGACTCCGATGGGGTGGTGGCACACTTTGAGAAAAAGGTTGCTGAGATCAACAAGATGGAATTCCATAAAATCCCAAGAGGGCGTCTATGGTCATCTATCGATGCGTATGACAAAAACGTGGAGCCATTCTTTGAGTCGTTGGATCTGATGCCAGATGCGATGGAACTAATGGACTTTATCACTGGCAACTTTATAAACTATTTCATCTTGACTGCGTGTGGTTACACTCCAAAGAACGCTGCGCAACAGAAGCGTAATTGGTATAAGCGCCGTTTTGGTGACATAATTGTTAAGCCGGTGCAAAGTAGCGAAGATAAGGCTAAGTTTGCAAACGCAAACACCATATTGATCGATGATAGAAGCAAGTCTATCGATCCATGGGTTCGCGCTGGTGGTATCGGCGTGTTGCATACGTCGGCTGCGGACAGCATCGCGCAGATCAAAAAGATCGTGGGGCTATAAGCCCCACGTTTTTTAACCTTGTAGTATGTATTGGTTACCAGATGTTGCTAAGTGCCAAGCGTCTGTGCCTATTTTTGTAGCAACAGCCCATGAATAATTTCCGTCTATGACAAAAGCGGTGTCTAATACGCCGTTTATTGAACCTCCTGCGTGAATTTCAAAGGATATTTCAGAAGTGTTTATATTAATAACTCTGCACTGAAATCCTATTGGTAGTGGAACCACGGCATTCTCTGGCAACGTTACATAAATGTGAGAGGATGTACCAGCATCCACATTACACCAGATATCAGTACCATTATCAGATGCGGCTAATGTAAAGTCAGCAGTTTTAACGGTGTAATTCAATATCTTTACATATTTCTTTACGTCATCAGTAGTGCCAGCTACGTTAGCACTGTCCTTAACTAATGGAAGCATTTCCGTACCATCTAACACACCAGCGGCTGGCATTACACTTATCTTTGACATTTTAATTCCTATTCAATGTTAATATATGTTATTTATCAAGTATGATTATAGTTCCACTGCTGCTGGGCACACACCATCTACAAAGGTTGTAGTTCTTAGGACACCATTAGAAGGTGCTCTAACATTTTGGGTCGCTTGTAGCGCCACCCAAGAGGTTTTAAAGATGTCCGCATGTTCTCTTTTCAATGACATTGCCGCATGCAAAAATTCAAAGAATATCGCATTCACCTCATCTATCGTAAAATTGTTATAAATGTCATACATCATTAAAACTAATGATGCTTGATCTTCCATATTATAATTCTTAATGAATTCATTTATATCAACGTTTCTAAAATTGAACGTATTATTAACAAGTAATGAATTGATAATATATAATCCAAGATCCTTATCGATAAATGTCTGTTCTTCACCTAACCCAAATCGCGTGTCTGAGTTGTATAGTTGGTCATATATGAATCTATTAATAGTAGGTATCACAACTTCTTGATTACCCTCTTCCGCGTCTGGATTCAAGTATACGACACCATTGACCACTCTCTTACCAATCAAAGACTCTGTTATTCTATCCCACAAGAATGCGTCAATCTTGAATAATTGCTTCTCTCTGAATAGTTTCCACTCCCAATGCACATTTTTCAAATATAGTGGTGTGTATATTGAGTTTGGTCCCGGTAAATTATCACGTAGTGTGAAGTCACGCATAAATCTCAGAGAATATCTATCATCGTCTTTTACCGTGTTCTCTAAACCTTTCACAACTAATTGGGTGTATCGATGTGGTAATTCGTATGCATCTTCATCAAACACTGTACCATAGATCAAACCATAACCAAATTCTGGCGTTCGTGGACCCTGTAAAATCATATAAGGCGCAGGAATATTTCTTAACTGTTTAGCAGCCTCTTGCATATTCATATATGCGTCGCCAGTTATCGCGATCTTATTTGTTTTGTTTTTCACCCAGAAATAGTACACGCTGAATTCTGCTCTAGAAACTGGGTCAATCTTGGTGGTAACTGAGTATGGGAACACCTTTTTATATTCTACACCAGCTTCTAATTGCGCCATGGTTGGAGTCACAGCAACTTTTATCAAAGTTAGCATGTCTTGTGGTCTTGGTTTAGCTATTTGCCCGTCCAATTCAACACCATAACAGAATTCACTTATGGTATCTGTATCTAGGTCCAGAGTGCCAGCGTACTTACCATTGATATAAGCGTCAACGACACCGTCAATTGCTGGGTTTGTCGGAACTGTAAACTGCTGCACTAGCGCGACTATAAAGTCTTCTGTTACATCGACATGTTCTACCCATACTGGATCTTCGTCTGGGTCAGTCTCAGTATTCTTATATAGTTTATAGTACGCTGAACCAGATCTTTTCTGATCCTGTAATAAATTGGTATTCTTGGCATCTTTCAGTACAGTCGCGTCCCATTCTGTTGGTGGCACCAATGACTCTGTCCATTGATATAAATCTATGCTACCCCAATCGGCCATACTACCCCATTTTAGGATTCTTTCGTTTATATCTGTAAAGATTCTAGCATCATAGTATGGTATGTAAACCATTTTTGTTGTATCTGACCATACCGTAGATACTTTATCAGCGAGCCATGTAGTCTCAGTCTGAGATACATCCTCATAATTATACACCGCAACATCACTGTCATTTCTGATATCAATAATAGAATTGGCTACATGATAATGCTGTCCCAACGCTGGATGCCATAATTGGACTCTAGTCACAACGGTCCCCGCGCGCTTATCAATCAGCGTGGCAGGATTTTGCGCATCATAGTTATATGAAAGAATATAAACGGATAATCCATCTATAGTTCTTGGGTCTGCACCAGCAATAGAGTTCATTTGTATCACTCTACCATTTATAAATGAATACTCATACCCTTCAGATAGCTGAACAGTTTCCTCTTTTACAGAATCCCAATATGATATGATTACTTTGTCAGCGTGTACTGGTAGTCTCAATACTAATTTGTTATTGATAGACGCAATATCATTTTCAACATTATTCATTATGTTGATCACCTGACTGTCGAAATAGAATGAGGACTTAGGCTTCAGACTGAATAGCTGATCAGGTTGGTTCCACCATCTCGACAAATCGGTTAAACGCACTGGTTCGAACGTTTCATCTAATACCGTATTGTCTGGAGTAACGAACTCAACACGCATTTCTTTTGTTGATACATCTCGCGTAAACAACTTCAATTCTGGATATATCTTCTCTTTATTATCACCAAAACAACCAAGTCTATATGCCCAGAATTCATCCACATGTGCATCATCAAATACAGGCTGATTGACAAATGCTTTAATAGCATTATTTGTGCCCTTGTTCTGTATCATTCCTCTCCAGAACGCAAACTGTGTTTTGTCATTTATTTGTAGATCGTCCATATAATCTCTAGGACCATCATAACCGATAGACTTTCTAGCGCGTTCAATAATAGGTTTATTTTCTACTATCTTGTAAGTGTCATACAGATATCTGATATTCTCTACACTGTTTTCGATGTTATCAACCAATTTACCATCTTGTAGTACATAACCGCCAAGGTTTGGACGCAATGTGTACTTGTCTGATTTACTGAACTCGACATAGAATCTAGGAGTTCTAATCCCTAAGAAAGAATCGAAAATCATTGATCCATCTACTGAGATGTTATTGAATGTTAAGATATGTTCGTATGCATCTAGTAATAATTTGAAACCGGACATATTGACGATTTTCTGATTTATCACCACACTGACTTGTTCAGTACCGTTGGTATTTTGTCTCTTAACATACTCAAAGTACTTTGCATTACTGTTTATAATATCTTTCAGCAATGAAATCTTAGTTTCTTTATCTTGACGATACATCAATATGGAATCAATGTTTAATATATTTCCATTCTGATCATATATCTTAGGTGTTTCTGTAAAGTAGTAATCGGTTCTGTGGAATATATCACTGATTATGCCAAGGTCGTGGTGAACCCATACCATGTTCTTAACAGGGTTTATATCGTATGCTGGGTAATTAACAATATTGGTATATGACTGGATGTAGAACAATCCACTACCAGATGTCGTAATCGGAATCGCATTACCCTTTAATGCGTCATGCTTCGATACCGCTACCTGAAACTTAGTATTAGTGGTGTTTCTAATTATATAATATGGTATATACTCTGATAGAGGATTATTAAATGGTTGTGGTAGCTCTGCATTACTATTCTTCAAGAATATGATCGGTGTGCCAGTAGCCCAACCAACAGTAGAATTGGATAGCTCCAAAGTATTATCCGATAAGTTAACAGAACATTGTAGTTTTAACTTGTTCTCTTGTTTGATGGATTTTACTTGGTATGCCCAGTTTATGAATTTCTCAAGGTGCAACTGCCAATCGTTAGTTCTGCCAGTATCGGGATCGCTATTGTCCCCATCAGGATTCTTGAATTGAATTCCTTCATCATATAAGTATGACTCATATCCTTTAACGAAGTTGACAACACTCTGAATACCAGAAAGTTCTATTGGGAAGTTCTCAACGCGCACCGTGCGCTTATCATCTTCATAGACTCTCCATGGATATGTGGTGTTTGTACTTGCCAGTGCGTTGAAAGTTCTTTTTAATCTGCCGACAGAGTGAATGCCATTGCCGACAGTCTGGATAGTTATAGCATTACCAAGACTTGCGGCACCAGCGTTTTTAGCTAACTTGAAAGAATAATCGTCTAGTCTGATTATGTAGTATGGAGTAAATAGATCTAACGGGGATGGTAACACACTACTAGAATCTAGGAAGATTTCTGTACCTGTTAACCATGTCGCTGGTAATGTTTTTGTGTCATCAGAAATCAAATATCCATCCATGACACCGTCACTTATGCTGACGCTTTCATATACAAATATCTTGGTGGTCTGCGCTGTTATATCATACACACTATTTAACACAATATAATCACCGTCATAGTTAGTACTATCTGCGATTTTAAATGTGCTTCTAGGTGAGAAAGTTCTCGTAACATTACCATACACTTCAAAAATTTTATTAAATGTGTATGAAGACACTGAACTACTATGAATGACGAAGAAATCACTTACCGATGCGAACAAACCGGCATCGACAATACTAACGGCTGAAGCCCCACCTATTGTGTTACTGATTATCTTCAGATTACCGTATTCTAGTATTGCTTCACCATATTCTGAAATTCTCTCATTGATCTCTGATAATAGAGCGCCCACAGTTTGAGCGTTGTAGCCCTTGATTATCAAATCCACAGTATTAATATTATCAAATTCTATACTAGCATAATAGGAGAAAGCAGTATTTGATAATTCGGTCTTCTTTGAATTAGTCAATGTCTGATTATAGTCAACTATCTGAAATCCTCTAGGCACAGTAATTGATGCTGTTTGTAATGGATATCTACCAACATCGCATATATTGTTGAGCGTATCTACATAGAAGTCGAAGCACTCTGGGTCGTATAATGATATCGTTTTCACGGGTGTTAGTGAATCCAACTCTACTGTCCAGCCAATACCATTATCTCTAGTCTTGCTATATTTGGATGGGACACTTAGTAATGTTGCCTGTAGCCCTACCATTGATTTGGAATCGAATGACTTCGTCTTGTTTATGGTTACATTAAAGTCTTTATCTGTTATGTCAAAGTTGTAGTTAAATACTGACAAATTATCAGTGTCTATCATACCACCGAACAAATAGGATAGCTTATGCTCCCATGTCTTCCAGATGGTTTTAAACGCTGACACTTCACCGTCAATGCTTGTGTATCTGATAAAGTATGCATACCATTGATTAATACCATTGGCCACATACAATTGGTTATCAACTAGTTCACCGTGGAATGTTATTTCGCGATGGTTTCTAACTTTTTGTAATGTGCCGTCTATTTGTAGGCATGCAATAGTACAAAAGGTGGAATCAAATATCGCATTGAACACTTCAATTGGGTCTAATTTGAATGCTATGATTAGATCATCATAGTTTTTCCAAATACTTTTTTTCCACAACCATTCTACCGTACCATGTTGCCCGAATTCGAAATCTAAATTAGGTGTCGTAACACCCTGATTCAAATTAATGTCAAAAAGCGTACGTATATTTGCATTTGTGGTGTTGGAGCTATTCCAATACGGTGGTAATAGATCATCTGGTGCATACCCATCATTAGTGTTCACAGAATCTATATTGACTGGTAGGAAATCAAATGTTGTATCTATCTGGCTGCTACCATTTGATGTATCGCCATTAGGTAGTAGATATCCACTTGGTACTATACCAGAAAGAATATTGGTCCACATGACAGAGTCCCAATACCTATTGATCGACGCATTCGTGTTTACATATTCTGCATCCCACCACAACGGTTTATCGGTGTAACCCTGCAAAATCCAAGGTTGGTTGTTCGGATAAGCAGTTCCATACACATATTCGTATAATGCCTGCCAGCAACCAAATGTCGTATTGTCTTCAAGTCCGGTTACAGGGTGCTCTGGTATAGAAGTGTATGCGTAATTCCAAGTGAATGGGTCATTACTGTTAAACACTAAAGAATTCTTTAATGGATTAGTGATGTTATTAAGATTGATGAAATTATAGAACCGATCTTTTGCGAATTCATCGTATCGGCCTAGTGTATTCACATCGTCAAAATTGTAACGATATTCATATGCTAGACAATCATTATATAACTTTAACTCGATATCTAGAATAAGATTCGCCATTAATAGTTCTATATCAACTTTAAACCAAGTCAATGTCTCTGAAGACTTATAAATCTCTCTTGTTAGTGATTGCAAATCTGTTCTAACCAAAATCTCACCAACATACGCAATATTGGGGAATGGTTCTGATGAAGCGTCCACTGTCTGGTACTGTGGGGATAGTTTCTTAATAATGGTTTCACGCTCTGCATTCAATAGACTAACTACTGAATGATGTCCGTCATGATGTACTATGACATAATTATCCAATTCATTTTTGAATTTATGTGGGTACGTCTTGTTGAAAATACCAAGACCAGCAGCACTGGTTATGAAGTTTTTAATTGATGTGTTTGTAGAGTCACCAAACCATTCAACATATTTGTCATTGTTTTCAAATTCGTCGATACAGTTTAACACGGTGTTATTGTTCAGGTCCGCTAATGTATTATTCGCAGATGATAAAATATCAATGTGTATTCTGTTCTTGAAAATTTCTTTAATATAGTTTATGGAAGAGTTGTAAGCGTTTGCTGCAAAATCCATAACATTTATCGGAGATCCACCATTAATAAACAACGCAGATACTAGGTTGTCTAACCCGCCGTTATGTTCTTTTATAGTACCACCAAGAATCTTATTAACATTGTCTAACAGATAATACTTACTGTTATTCTTTCCAAATAGCACGGACACTTCTTGAGCATCAATCAAACTTGATACATGTCGCAATATCTCGCCACCACTAATCGTCTTTCTATTCTGATGTTCTATATTGTAGTACCAAGGATTTAATATATCCCATTGGTCTGATACTTTGACTGGAAGTGGTTTTTCCAAATTATTACCATGTTTCCAAACTGTTTCCAGTCTGTCTGTTAATAAATCATTATATGCATACAACGGTTGATCTTCGGACTGCAATAGGTTTTCAAATGTGAAGCCGCGCTTAATATAATCAAACACCATTCTTTTAAATGTGTATGGGCTAACTGGCATATCACTTGACTCAGCATATTTGAATATTTCAGATGCTATGTCCGCTGGTGTTCCGTCACAATTGAAAATTTTAAATACTGGGTAAGAGTTTCTCGTAAATCTTTTCTGTTCTATCTTTCTAAGTCTTACTAGGTTGTACTTCTCATAGCCTGTCGGCGTATATATTAATACATCCCGTCTTCCGATATCTTCTAAGAAAGCTTCACCAACTTCTATTCTAACAATATCATCTGTAGTCAATGTCACAGAATTATTAAACGTTATTCCTCCGACATAATCTGAGTTAATTAACGAACCATTATCAGTGAAATTGGCATACTGGCGTACGCCATTGATATAGACTCTTATATCACCTTCTTGGTAATCGTCAAATAATACAATTTCTTGAAGACTCTCATGAAGTTCGATTGTTGCCCCAGACGTATTTGTTTTGATATTAAATTCTTGTGCAGTCAAGTATAAGTTTGAGTAGTAATCCCCCACACTGGAATATGATACAAAATCATTTACCATTGGATTTGGTGTCCAGTCATAACTAGACGCCACAATCTGTTTTACACCTTTAAATCTCCAATGATTCTCCGCATATCCCAACCAATCATCACCGAGACTTGTCTTGCTTGGACCTATTCTTGCGCCTATTGGTTTATCATTGATATCCGCTACATCATCCTTCAGATGTATCTTTGTCACGTAGCGTCCAGACGATGAATTCTTTACAAATTCGCAATAATCGATTGCATATACCCCATTATTTTCTGTAAAGTCCATGAACTTTAAACTAGAGCCCTCAATTGATGGTGTCAAATTACCATATTTTTCATTAAATACTACGGTGTAGTAATTCTCAAAATAGAATTCGTCGTCATCAGCAGTTAGCACTATATCATGCAACTCTAATAATTGTGGTTGCACATCTGTAGGTAAATACGAGTTATCACTAGTCTCTCTATAATCCCATTCATGTGATGCATATGAAGTATCAGATAATTCTACGAACGCATCAAATTCAATGATAGGAATTTGCGCTCTTGATTTATCGGTGGTGTCACTTACCTGATCTTTATGTTCCCAGAAATTATTTGTATGCCAATCATCGTGTTGTGATATTTCGATTAAGTGTTTGCCTCCAGTTAAACTTACGATATAACTAACGTTACGTACAACAACATTCCAAGAAGACCCGTCATACTGTAATAGTTCATCTTCCACACTGTCGTAGTATGTACTGTAAGGAGACGCTATTTGTGATTTGGTTAAAATGTTCTGTTTTCTGATTATCTTATAACTGATTGCAGAGTCACTCAAGAATCTGTTGTTAATGTTTAGGTTTAATTGTGTTCCGTATACTTCTAGTATTTCATAAATCCCAGTATACAGACCACTACTTATGATTACATAGTCGCCAGCGACAACACCGCCCCCTATAAAATCTTGTAAACCATCGCTTAGTGTTTTTGTAGCTGCTAATACTTCCCCAGTACTAACAGTGTCTACTACCAATGCATTTTTAAACCATATTTTTTCTAGATCTCTTAACGCCCATTCAGTATCAACGCTCACCGTAGTATTTCCAGTGGCGAAGAATTCTTTTTCTCCCTTCAACAGATATACTATTGGAAGCAGATTTATGAACTGGCTTGGTGCTGTAAGGGTGCTTGGCAACCCTTCAACTGTGATGGTGGTTCTAAGACTCGCCGGATCGGAGTTAAATGCGCTTGATACACACTTCAATAAAATATCATTACTATCGAAGATACTAAACACATAACCCGGACAGAATAAATCAGTAACATTACCACTTACTGTTATAGTTGAGTCTACTAAATTGAAACCATTTATCACAACAGCCAATTTAGGATTACATACTCTTTTTATAATTCCAGTTAACGTTTCGGTAAATGTTAGCGTTGTTCTTCGAGAGCCACTATTGTAAAAGGTACTTGATATTTCTCGAACCACACCAGAACTCAATCCGTTAGTTATTTCGACATTCAATAAAATGTTATCACCAACTGAGAATTGTGTAGTGAAATCACCGGCTATTTCAACGTATCCAATTGTATTGGGTAATGTTGACTCGTAGTGTGCATCATGTGATTGCACGACATTGAATATGCTTTCCTGTGTCTGATTGAACCTAGAGGCAGAAAATTGGGAATAATTCTTTATCGTGATATAATCTACATCTATTTCCGGTCTTGTCCAGAAATAATCTCTGTAGTTCATCAGCTTGTCTAAATTAATAGGAGGAACCCAATTAAATTCTAATAGCGCGCCCCATCTATCTAGACTTGGTATATCAACACCAATAGAATTCAACTTATCAACAAATTGTTCAAACGTCATGTATGAGTCTATGGAGCCAGTCTTCAAATGCGCAACTGGCTGCAATTGATTTACAGACCTGTATTCAGTAGGTTCATTTATTTTATATGACGCCACACTGGTAGTGTCTTCGTCGCCTATATTGCCGATATATCTAGTTAGTTCACTTTTAGACAGATATCTGTTAAACAGATTCTCGTTAATACTCTCCAATATCTTAGATTTATTAACGTTCGGTATTAGATTATTTAGATTAGTTCTTTTCTTAGAATAATCAGAGTTATTCGCCATAGTATCCTCAAATTTCAACTAAGATATTTATGCCGTTGTCCAAGCGTTAATTTAGGTCATCATAGATTTTGTTTTAGTATGGTTGGCGTCAACGATTGAACTATTTCTACATCATCAACTGATATTGATGGTTGGATTATTTCATCCTCTTTACAGAATACCTGCATCAGATCACCAAATATATGTTGTGGGCTTGTAGGAACCAATACAACAGAGTCCAATTCTACTGGTAATCTGTTATGAATGAAACTAGCTAGTGACGTGAAATAAAATGTCTGGTTAAACTCCCATTTATTTACATCAAAATATTCTTTTACGGCATCTACGATGACGGTCTTTATTTGATTATTGCTAAGTTTCTTATTAGGCGATCTAATTACTTTTATCTTAGCACGTAGGCTTGGAATTGCATGCTTACCGATGATTGGTTTTATCTTTCCGGGGTGCAAGATGATTGAATCTGAAATCATCTTATTGTCTAGAAATTTTGCGTAATCCCCTCTTAATATAAATGTATTTGGTGGGACTGGTTTGTCAGCCGTCTTGTCAGCCAACCACAATTTGACAGCAGTATAATATCCTCTGGTCAATACGAACATATCGATTATGTTGGATGGTGAAGGATCTACTAGATGATATCTAGGAGTTCTATGCAGCCATAAGAAATTTACAGCCTGCTTTCCGTTTTCTCTCTTCCACAATCCAGTCTCTTCGATCTGGTCGTTCTGATACGCAAGAATATTCTCAGCAGATGCTGTCATCCATACCCAAGGTGCCTGTGTCGTTTCTCTAGTAAAGTACACATAATCAGTAGCAGAGAATAGATACGGGAGATTGACTTGATCGGGTATGCCATCGTTATCATCATCGTTCGGTATTACTATCAGGTCGTGTATGCTTTCTAGACCTGAATCATTACCTACATCTATAACATCTTGGCGAATAACTCTGAATGAATAATTTCGTGACAATGAACACGTAGATACGCCAGTGTTCGCGCTTAATATCACGATTGTGTCATAGTTAGTATTCAACGTATCATACGTAATAACTTTTCGATCATCGTTTGATATCCAAAATTTTAATTCATCACTATGAACAACTAGTTGTTTTGTCTTGTATACGAGTTCCCAGTTATCTGCGTTACCTATCAATATAATGTCCGCACTACTTTCATCTAACGGGTCGCTGGAAAATGTCCATACATCATTAGCTACCGAGTATGTCATGAATAGACTATCTGGTAGATTGTTTATTACGATCAATAGTCTAGCTTCTAGGTCTGCACGTTCTACTGGTGTGAAGTCTTTTCTAATTGCATTCGGCGATACGCCATCTAAAATACTCTTTACAAAATAATCTTCGGTATCAAATACCGGAATTACGTAGTTATCAATCAGTGCGTCTATAGTATCTTCAAATCCGGTTATCTGGCTTTCATCTGGTAATTCAGAAGTCGATATCACTTGATGTTTACTACCAGATCTAAAATATACGACAAGATCTTCACCAAACAGCTTTACATTTTCGTAATAATTACGCGGGTCATGCCAATACACATATTTTGAATCACCGGCGAATGTTCTATTGACAGCCTTCAATTTCAATATTGAGTTGTCTTGTAATAGAAACTCATTATAATCTTTTGCGTTGACCATTCGGTCTTGTGTAAAATATACAGACGGTGCTATTCTTCTAATACTTTCAATGTCTTCAGACGGTGCTGAATTTTGAATTGGATCTACCAACGAGAAGGTGAAAGATAAAGCCTGACGTTTCAATGACTTATCAGTGTATTGTATTCTGCCTGCTAAGTTCTGCACAGCGCTCGTAGGCACAACAAATTCAGCATTGGCTGATACTCTGTACCATATATCAAAGGTGCCGTTAGGGATGTTGGCGAATTTACCATCACCGAAAATAAGCCTGAATCTATCTCTGTCTAATGTTTCTACTTCGAACTTATTTCTATTTGGATTTGTATTAAACACGATGTTCTGAGAATTTGCTAAATCAACCTCTTCCCATTCACCCTGTCTCACTATTGCATTTAGGTCGGTCCCAACAATTATATCGCCAGTATCTGGGTCAATATTGTTAAGCCAAACGTCAGAATTGTTACAATCATCAACTAATATATCTATTGTCTGATTTGGTGTTATGCCATCGAATGTTACTGTTTGTTTCTGTAGTGTGCCCTGTTTTGTGAATATGAAAAATCCGGTATTATCGGACGTGTCGCCCAGTCCATCACTGGCATACAAAATATTAAACTTCTGGTTCTTCTCTGGACGCTTCTCATACGGTCCATTCTCATTAAGCATCGAACTGACTAATTCGAAAGGTAATGACTCTGTTGAAATTGGGGCGGTGAATGGAATCACACCGTTTACCAATTCGTCGTTATTGAACGAATATATTTCGAATAGTACGTCCTGCACCTGAATTCTATCAGATGCCAAAACACTACCAAAGGGTTGCTCTAAACCTTTATTCAAGATTAGTAAAAATTTCTCTTTCCAGTTGGAGTCTACGGGGTCATTCCAAGTAATGAATTTGTTGGAAATATCATTACCATTAGCATCAAAAAGCTTTTCTGATGTCGATATGGACTTGATCTTTACCAACCCCCTTGCCGGTATGTTTCTATACGCTTTATAACTTAGAAATTTAGCTAATCGAAGGATTGATTCTTTTCTATTGGCATCTGTTATAAAATTTTCGTGAGCATTTAGGTCTAAACGATATGCGACTAACTCACAGATGTAAGCAAACAATTCCAATACCATAATAAATTCAGAGCTTTCTATGTAGTCTGAAAAGTCTTCTGGGTGATATATCTTTAAATAATCAAGTAGAGATTCTTTTATAGTTACATAATCCCACGCAGCAAAATTGATATGCTGATAGGCTTCGTAAACTTTTTCCCAACTTTCGGCGCGGTTTATTTCTCTACTCATTTTATTATTTACCTGTCAAATTCAATGTGTATATCTAATGTATCTATTACGTTCAATTCTATGTATTGTAATTTCGCATATGCCAGTACTATATTTTCATCAAAGTCTGGCACAATTTGTAGATCTAATAGCTTAACTCTGGGATCATATTTGATTATATCTTCCAAATCTCCGTAAATGGTCGCTAGTGATAGCTGATCTAATGGTTCGAACGGCATATCAGGTATTCTAGATCCAAAGGTCGCCATTTTTACTCTCTCACCGAATCGCGTGTAGATATGATTGGTTATATCCGCTTTGACGACTTCCACGTCTACCAATAAAAACGATTTGTTATTTTCATAGTTTTTAAAGGAGAACCCTTTATAAATGTGACTTTTTTTCATGAGAGACTCTTGTAGTTAATTTATATTTATCTGCGCCACAGTTCGCCTCTTTCAATTACCTCATCACCCTCGACTCTACCAATTGGTTGCAATCCTGCTGGACTGGTCACATTATCATATTGATCGATGTGGTGAACATTCTTAGTATATTCATCGTTCATACTGTTTGGTGGCGGTGATGTATCACCTTTCATGACTCTCGGCCATGGTTCATGTTCGGGCACGCGATTAGTCCACAGCGCTTGTCTGGCTACTGATAAACACGCCGTTTCTGCGTATTTAGGAGCGATTAATAAAGTGGCACCGGACATCGTGAAATCCGTGAATCCGCTTACAACTGATTGATTAACTTCCATTTATATTCCTTTAATTATACCGATTCAAGATATACGGCTGATATGTCTGGGTCGAACGGCTCTGGTGATTCTAGTACAGGGTCTGCGTTGGGTATTAGAGTGGCCGTACCGTATGCTGCTATATTAATATCCGCTAGAATAGATTTTAAGTTCATTCCCTGTAATGATCCAATATCTAGTTTTCCGGTAAATGAATGAATCTGGCCATTTCCAGTCGAAGCGATTAACATCGTACCTAATGATAATGTTTTACTATCACCATTGATTAACTCGTTCAAATCTCCAGTGACTGTTAAATTAAAGTCACCAGTATTAGTTACAATATTGATATCTTGTTGGACTTGTAGATAGGAAGATTCTCCGATAGTCTCACATTTCTTACCACCGATTTCGAAAAGAGAATTTTCAAATGATAACCAACGCATGTTTTTCTTAGTTATCAAGTGGAAGTCGTCTTCTGCTTGTATGCGTATTTCGCCATCATTTGGGGCTCCCGGTAAATTCTCTTGTCCGGTATTGTTCCCGGCATATAGATGAATGCCCTTTTTGGCATGAACTCTAAATGTTTCATCAGTGGTGATATTAATATCTTGTTTCGCATGCATTGATATTCTCTTATCTGAATACATACAAATATTCCCACTTGAATCCATTTCCACCCAAGATTTACCTTGATTGGTCATTATGTATATGCGCTCATTCGTATCATCTAATATTATTTGATGACCAGTGGCACTTCGCATTCTAAATCTACAATTAAACGCTCTATCATCCATTGACCATGAATGGAAGCCGGGACTAGAGAATCCATAAACTCTTGATGACAAGAATTCACCAAGATCCTTATATCCCGTCCAGTCGTAACCATGGGCACCCAATATTGGTTTTACCCATCCATCCTGTTCAGCTTCTGAAATTTTATCATACTGTTGATCTAGATATGTCGTCTTCGTGTCATTAGGATTCTCACCAACATCCTCTCTTACGGCAGTTGCTTGATATTCTGCTCCACGAGTCTTCCATTCTCTAGAAGTTCTATCGTCTTTAAATGCTTTACTATAATTAGTATAGATTGGTTCAATTGGTTCGTTATCCGATGTCAGTGGGCCATCAGGTATTCCACCTTCACCCCATTTGAATCTACCGTGTAGCAGGGTGTGGGTTTCTTGATGTTCTGGTAAACATCCAAAATAAAAACGTCTTCTAGAATCTCCATCTAAACATCCTATTACAACATGCGCGCCCTGCTCTGGTATTGCCCACATACCATAATGAACTGCTCCGGTAGATTTCTCTGGTCCGACTTTTGCGCCTCGTGTGAACTTGTCATTCTTTATAGACCCGCCAAACGGTGACAAGTACGCACACCAAGGTAGATGTAACATCTTTTTAGGATTATCACCGTATGCTGGGCAGAAAACTTGTACTCTACCCTGTTGTAATGGATCATCAGTATTGATCACAATTCCAACACTAGGATGGTTCAAGAATTTTTCATAATGTTCGCCTTTGGCGTCAATAGAGTTTATGGTATGAAACTCATTCAACATTTTTAATATCTGTTCATTTAGATTCATTATGTTACCTTATGTGAAATCATCTATTCTTGCTAAGTGTAGTACCTGCACGAATTTACTACCGAAGAATGAGTTGGTTATCTTATGAGCATGATAATGTTTTTCATGATAAAATTTTGGACTAGCATTGTCATCATACTTACCCAATGTCGAACCTGCTGGGGCAATATAAACATTAACTTTCATATAAATGGGATATGTTTCCGGGAATTTGTATAGTGCTGGATTATCTGGATCTCTATTCTTGACCTTCCATGGGTTTCTACATAAATCACTGTATAAGTTTGGGTTGCCATGTATTTCCATGACGCTGTCAGTGGTTTGCGGCATTTTGTATGGTGATAGACTATAATCTATTTTAGCCGCTTCAGACGCATGTTCCAGTCCGTAGTTCTTCGGATCTGACAAACCTCTAACACCAGAGAACAAAGATTTGAAATATTTTTTCTGTGGTATTCGTTCAAATGTTATTTGTTCTCTATTACCATAGACTACTTCAGCCTCATCTTCTTGTACAATATCTTCTAATATCCCATAATCAATATCTGATGTCGTATATATTTCTATAAATGTTTGGTCAACATCTTCGGCACCGGGTTTGTTGATGGTAAATTCTAATACCTTATCAACAACGCTCTTGCCCGGCCCTGTATCGGTGCCAGAGGAATTCTTTGCAACTTCTGCTTGGTTAACTACGACGAAGACGTCATATTTACCTCCACATCTTCTACAAATGGTCAAAGATGTTTTCCATGTAGCTTCTGGTGCCAACATTCCAGCCTGTTTTGACAACTTCATTATAAAGTCTATAGCAGTTACTATATTCTTACCCGGTGGAATGTTTAATGACCTAATACCGTTTTTATCTTGTGCTTGTTCCGGCTGTTCCCATGGCATGTTTCTATTATCAATATCAAACTGAAGGTTTCCGCTTAATCCTAAAATATAATCTATCGGTAGCTCATCACCCTTCTTCTGTACGACTTCTTCGATTTTTTTAACGTATCCCGGAGTTCTTACTCTGTCTAGCCATTCTTGTAACTGTCTTTTATGTGCAAATCGCTGCTCTTTTAGTTCTAATTCAAAAGCGTCAAGAACCTCTTGTAGAGTTTTCATCGGCTTGCTTTTTTCCATTCTCTTGAGTCTCGCCTCTGCTTTCAAAGCATCTTCTGCTACTCTGGTGAGAATCTCTGCGTTTGGAGCCTCTGGTTTTGGAATCTCTTTATGTAAGGCACCATCTTTATGTGTTATTGTCATCTGATGAATACCAGAAAAACACGGTAGCTGTCCAAATGTATTATACGTTGCCATGAAATTCATATCGAACAGATGCGTCTTCCTAGACCCTAACTTATATGTTAGATCATTCGTATGGAATATAAGAGGTTTCATGAACAATATATCATCAGTGCCGTCACGCTTTCTACAAACAAATGCCGTTCTAAGCCAATAGGTAAGGTGTGTAACACTCATTTCGAATGTCGCAGCAGCCTTAGCCAGTAACATCACAAACTCACCAGCAACTTGTGATGACACTTGCAATGTACCCGTTAATGCTGTGGTTGTAGTTGAAATTGGACTGAAATAGCTAAATGTCCAGTCCAATTTGTTTACTGAATACAGTGGATCTTCTAACTCGTTTATTAGAATAACATTTTTTCCACAATAAGACTTTGGAAGTGCATCACCTACTTTTCCAACCATAGAAGGTACTTTGGTTTTGCATGCCGATTCAGTAAACTCAAACGCAACTAACAAATGTTTTATTGAATAGCCTTCATAATCATCTAGCGGATTTTTTGGTTCAGACATCTAATATTCTCAAGTTGTTGGTCATTATATCTCCGATTATTCTCATTCTATTAGGCATTATGATTGTTGCACCAGTTACAAACTCTTCATTGACATCTACAATATTATTGTATTGTAGAATTACCCATTCGAAATCTGCCCTACCATATACATCATACGCCAATAGGTCTGGTCTTCGATCATATACTGCTATTAGCGATTTAATCACTATATCATTAAACTGATTTTCTTTCAAGTCTAATTGCTCCCACCATCCTAACCTGTTTGCAAAGACTTCTGTGTTTCCACCCTGAACATATCTTGAGTAGTTCTTGAATGTGGATGATTTTCTAGAGTATAGCTTATATTTCATATTTTACCACCATGGTAGATTTCCTTGACTGAAACTGATTATATCAAAATTAGCAAAGTCCGCTATTGTATGTATTTCTTTCAATGTCATGCTAACTGGCCATATTATAGGAATGTCAGTATTATTAGTTGCTTTTATATAATCTACTTCGTCATTCAATTCTATATTTAAAGATTGTAATACGACTGGTATTCCCCTAAATGTGTTTCCGTACCCGAATAAGTGTAATACCTCTGGCTCTGCCACATAAAGATTTCTACCACCTTCTATAAATGGCATTCTCCAACTTCTCAATAAATTAACATATCGGAATGTTCTATCTGCTTCTTTTTTTGTTCTAGATATAAACTTTGCATTTATACTAAAAGTTCTTGAAGGTGATCCCATATATGTCAATATTGACGCTGGTGCTCTATTATCTGATATTTCTGACCAATTTGAATTGGCAGACTCTTGAATCTGTGGAGTTGCGTGAAATTTAACCGTATTGTCATTATTAAAATCACCATCTTCTGGACCGCCACCATTAGTGGTCCCCGCAGCAACGCCACTTTGTGATGTTGCTGCACTCTCGCTTCTCACGTCACCCTGCGCCGCATCTTGAAATGAAAATCTAGATGCGGCAGCCTCGGAACCTGAGTTTTTCTTTACTTTGAGCATTACTCTATTTTCGTAATCTGCCATTAATAATCATCCGATTTAATATGTTCAAATATTTAGAGGTTATACAGGTTCGTTGATTTCATACAAAAACACACTTCATAAATAGCTCATACAACATAAACAAGGACAATTTATGACTCCAGAACAATTCAAGGAAAGTATAAAAAGTGGAAGGCTTATTACAGATACTCCAGACGAAGTAACAAAAGAAGAGATAGTCGTACAACCAACAATTGACACCCCAATCCTAAAAACAGAAAAACCAAAATCAGACAAAATCAATCCGTTACTAAAAAAAATACAGCGCATTCCCGGTGAAACATTCAAATTGCCTAGTCGAGGTATCTTTTATAAAAATGACGAACTAGATGAAGATGTGGTTGATGGTGAGGTTGTTATATTTCCAATGACTGGATATGATGAGTTATTGTTCAAATCACCGGATGCACTATTCCAAGGCACTGCGATAGAAAACGTTATTAGGCGCTGCGTACCAGCGATTAAGAACCCATTGGCATTATCTGCGAATGATATTGACTTTCTACTTACCTGTATAAGAAAAGTTACTTATGGTGAAAACATCACCATTAAGTTCAACTGTTATTCTGAAAAATGTAAAGAAAAGAATGTAGAGCGTGAATATGATGTATCTTTGTTGAAATTCATCTCACAAAGTAAACAGATCACACAGAATGAAATTGATAAACTTACATTCGTATTAGGCGACTTATATACTGTTAAGTTACGTCCAGCGAAGATGATCGACCTTATTGGAATATATCAGAATAGCATTCCAGAATATGATGATAAGTTCGAAGCTCAATATACCAATCATGTGAAAGTATTGGTTTCTATTATAGAAAGTGTTGATGACGTTGATGATAAAGATAACATTATTGAATGGATTAATGCGCTTCCGGCAAACATGGCTGATAATTTACTGAAGCAGATTCACAATTTAAACAGTTGGGGTGTGGAGTTCAAATATTCCATCACTTGTAAGGACTGTAAGAAGGCAATGGAAGTTACAACTCCAATGAACCCATTACATTTTTTTATGAAACCCTCCGACTTCGTGACCCCGTAAAAACACAACAGATGTTCAGGGATTTGGAGGGACAGGCGACAAGACTTATCGACAGTTTTGTTGAACTATCATTTTACATGCGTGGCAGTGTTCAATATGAAGATTTCTTTAATATAACACCAGCCGAACGATCTAGAATGTTTGATTTTGTATCAAAACGGCTGGAGCCAGAAATGAAGAAACATATGCAAGTGTGTGTATACTAAAATGACTACTATAACCATAGATCCATCCATATCATGCACTGCCATGGTAATAGACGACAAAAAATTTATATTTACTAATAAATCATACGCATCCACCAAAACAGGACTGAATAAATGGTTTACAAAGTGTAGTGATTACATACATTATGAGATTCTGGATGACCTTCCGAAGTGTGATGACTATTCCGTATCAGAAATTGAAAAGATAAAGCGATATAAATCTATCGCTACATCTATTCTGGGGACCATCACCAAAAATATAAAGTCAAGCCATACTTTGAAAATATATATTGAGGGTTACAGCTATTCTTCTATAGCTGGCCCCATTATAGACTTGGTTACCCTTGGCACATTGATCCGGGATAAATGCATTAGTATTGCAGATGAAGTCATTATAGTATCGCCAAAAACTTTAAAGATTGAAACCTGTAAGTTCGCATATGCGCCGATACAAGTTAAAAAGAAGACAGAATATCGAAATAATAGTGGAGTATCGGGTGGTAAATTTACCAAAACTGAAATGTGTCAGTCACTTCTTGATAGTAAACTAGATTGTGAATGGGTGACCTTTCTCAGAGATAATAAAGAAGAGATTCTTAAAAACAAGTCAATTCCAAAACCAATAGAAGATATTAATGATGCTAAATTAATGTTTGAGATCTTTAAAGATAAATAATAAGAAATACGGAATTGAAAAATGCTAACAAAATTTTATAGACTAAATGAAGCTCTAGAAGGTGCTGATGCCACTGCTATCAACAACCAAATCATAGATGCAATAAAGGCTACTGGATATTCTGGTACTCCATCTCAGCAATGGATTGCAGGCGCTATCAGAGCGCTTCAGAAATCTACCAGCGAACATAAACATCTTGTTAGTATGTTACACAAATACGAACGTCTTCCACCAGACGAGCAGTTAGAATTTGGTAAAAAATTTAGTGTGCCAACCGCAAAGAATATCAGAGCGTTGTATAAAGTATTAGCAGATAACAACTTAATTGATGCCGTAAAGAAAGAGACTGGTGAAATAGTATATAATTGGCCATCCAGTGAAGATGGTAATGATTTCAAAGGTAAGACTGACGTACTTAGCGAAATATCACGTTTAGTGGTAGCATCAAACGCTGAAAAGAATAAGAATAATGATGTCTTCGACAAGACTAAAAAAGAGATTCGTAGAGCGGATCAGTTAGTCAATGATGACGAAGAGGCTAAATTACGCGCCAACGGATATGGGAAGATATTTGACGTATTGCAATCCATGTCAGAAAGTGATATTAAGGGTGTTAGCTACATCACAAAAGTGCGCGAATATGCTAAGAAACATAAAACAAATTATTCACAGATACTAAAACAGCAGTTAGAGCGCGGTGGTAAAATTACTACCAGCTTACATAATTTCGGTTTTATCAACGATGACGGTAAACTTAACAACGAACTGATATCTTCGTTCTTTAAACTATTTAATAGTGACCCTCGTCTAGTGTTCAAGATAAACAAAAATGCAAAAACATTATATGATATGTTAGAGAAAGCATCTGCTGATCAAGCATATGTCGATAATGACACTGCCAGAGAGTTGCAAGGTTCTGGCGAGGAACAACAAGCTACCCAATTGATGTCCCAGCTAACGCAGAAAGATATTGATGCTATAACAAGAAATCAAGTGTTCCCAGAAAGATTCAAGAAAATGGGACTATTGGATTCTCGTGGTAGAACTAATAAAGTGTATGCAGCTTTACAGGTAATGTTAAAGCGAAAAGCCAGTAGTTTGGGTGATGTTGTACAAGGAACGAAGGATAGAACTGGTAGAGATGAAAAAACTGGTAGACTAGAACCGTCGCATCCAACTAATACGGGTGACACACATGCTAGGAAGCTTGATGACATCAATAGACGTATTCAACAATTCTCACAGTTTAACAAGTCAAAACAGGCTTGACATACTCTATATACTGTAGTAGTATCCCACAAAATTTGGTAATATTGAAACGGTTGCGTTGAGGTTAATAACCAAGACCGAAGAGTTACTAGACATTAAGGAATATGTCTAGTTCAAAAAGCTCAAAGATCGTTGTAGATGAATTTAATATGTGAAAGCTTTTCGATATTAAGCGTTATATTAAATGATATGATCTACTAAAACAATGTGAAGCACCTTAGCTTCATGTTCCGTAATTGGCGCAATGCCATTTTGCGGCTCCGTTAATGGCAAGGTTATGGCTGGGTTTTGGACTGGGTGTCTTTCCCGATTTGCATATAATTAATATTATAGCTTCTAAAAGATGGGGGGAAATCTTATCTTTTGGATTATGGCTTTTAGATAATGAATAATAAATCAAAAGCAAAAATACGAGCGAATGCGAGTATTTTTGTGCGAAGCACATAATTAAATAATGGCTTTAATTATATGGAAAAATTTTTTAATTATGGCTTTAATTATATGCGTTTTTGTAAACAAATAAAGCAATTGACAAAACGACAAATAAATGCTAAGATTTTCTGGCTTTTTCATTCAAAAGGACCGAACACACATGTCAATTTTAAACCACTGGCCATTTAAACATTCACCACCACGTCAAACACAAATTGATGTGCTTAAATGGGTAGAAGCATTACCAGAAAAAATTCGCTTCATTATTTGTGAAGTGCCAGTAGGTGGTGGTAAATCTCCTATTGCATTAACTATTAGCGCTTGGCTAAATGGACCAGTAGGTAATTCATTTATTCTAACACCACAGAAAATATTACAAAAGCAATATGAGGATTCATTTCCAGACAAGACCTTTGGGTTCTATGGGAAATCGAATTATGAATGCACTTTGAAAGGTACTAATTGTGAAATTGGTGATCTTATAAAGCCAAGGTGTGGAAGCACTTTGTGCCCCCACAAGTGCGCTTACGAAAGCGCACTCGAATCAAGTAATTTAATTATAAACTATTCATTAGCAATTACTTATCGATTGACTCCAGCAGATCTGATGAAGCGCAGATCATTAATTGTATTTGATGAATGCCATAATCTGGAGAAGCAATTGATTGATATCTTTGGCGTCTTCATCTCTGAGAAGGCATGTAGGAAATATCTGTGCAAATATAAAAAGCCGAAGAACTTGGTAGAAGGCTATAATTTCATTAAAGATGATTATAAAAACGCCATAATCTCCTACATCGCCAATAGGCAGATATATGTAGATGAAATAACCAATAACATGAATAATGGCCGTAAGGTCAGTAAAGATGAGGTCATGGCGATAGATGAATTGGACAAAACCAAGAAGCACCTGTTGATGATCAATTTCTTGTTAGATAAAAAACAGGAAGACTTCGTCAATGATCACGTATTGATTGAACATGCCGAATCATTCGAAATAAAGGAATTATACGCAAAGAACATCTTCAGCAACTTCTTCAACACAGTTGCCGATAAATTTCTATTCATGTCATCCACCATTCTGGATAAGGATGAATTTTGCCATGACTTGGGAATTCCATTGGATCAAGTCGCATTCATTTCCACCCAATCGGAATTCGAGGTAGAAAACAGACAGGTGGTATTCAAACCATGCGCAAAAATGACCTATGGCTGGGAAAACCGAGAAGCAGACAAGAACAAAATGCTGACATCGATTAAAACGCTCTGTAACGATGTTCATGACGAACACAACGGAGTTATCCATGCAGGTAGCTATCAGGTCGCTATGTGGCTTGTGAAGGCACTGGAGGGCAAGATACCGCATCGGATATACCACCACAATTCGGATGCAGAAATGAAGCGCGAGCAAGTCATTAAAGAATTCCAATCAGATGACTACAATGGGCCGAAAATATTGATCAGTCCATCAGTAACAGAGGGCTTGGATTTGAAAGATGATTTGGGTCGGTTTGGCATCATTGCGAAAACACCATATCCATATCTGGGCGATGCTTGGGTTAAACGTCGTGCAGAAATAAGCCAGAAATGGTATATGCTACAAGCAATGAAAACCATCATCCAGTCATCAGGGCGTGTGGTTAGATCAAAGGAAGATTGGGGCGTTACGTACATATTGGATGATTCATTCACCGCATTATATAATAGGATGCGAATGTATACACCGCAATGGTGGGTAGACTCTCTAGTCTATATGTAAGAAAAAAGGGGCCAACTGGCCCCTTTTTTATTCTACTGTTATCGTAGAAAATCCATTTTTGTATTGGATCTCCAGACGTCTTGAGAACATGGCCGAAGCTTCATCTCTGTGGGAGATTACGAACAGGGATAATTTCTGTTCCTCGGCAATATCTTTAATCAATTTAGCCGCTAATTGAACGCCAGTATTACCAAGTCCAACGTCCAAACACTCGTCCAACATACAGAAATTGACATTACCATGTCTATATTGTAATACATCTCTGAATGCGAAACATAGCGCCAAGTTTATTCGAGCCTTCTGACCTGAAGATAATTGATTGTACTCTAGTTCCGTATCAAATTGTTTAATTTGCGCGGACATGTTTTCCATGAACGATACCTTATGCGGTAAACCCATCTTCTCCAAGTAAATCTTTAAACGAGTATTAAGCAATGGTAGGTTCTTTTGTAGCAGACTCTTACGAATGAATGAGTCTTTCTTGGTCAATAACTTTACAAGGAAGTCCTGATGTTCCATGAGTTTTACTAACTCATCCAATTCTTTCTCTTTAGTCTCTGGCAACTTCATGGCTTTCATCTGATTAAGTGATTCGGTGTGTGGATTAACTCTTGTTTTTTCCACTCTTAGTTGCTTATTTAAAGAATCCAACTCACTCTGTTTTTGAATCATCTGTCTTTCAGAATCGAACTTCAACTCCTGTCTATTCGAGTCTAATACAAACTGAAGAGAGGCCAATTTTACATTGTTCTGTTCTATCCCATCCGTTTCTAAAAACAATTCTTCACATGTAAATGGATTTTCAGCTTGTTTGGCTTGCTCCAATAACCTTCTATTATTGTCCAAGGTCGCCTTCATCGTATTCAATTGATTTGATGTAAATCTACATTTCTTCTTCATTTCAATTAATTGAAATGTTTGCTCTTGGTATTTTTTCGAGATGCTTTGTTCTAAACCCTGTTGGGCATTGATTTCTTCCTTGAGAGTTTCTTGAATGGAACATATTTCAGAATGTTTCTTCTTTGCATCGGCAAAGTTCTGCTGACAGTACGGACACTCATTGGTTGCAAGTTTTTTCAATTCATTATCGTTCTTTGAAAACAATTTACTCTTTTCATGCAATAGAATGCTAGCAGCGTCTAACTGGCGCTTCAATTCTGCGGTTTCTACATCAAGTGCATTCAGATATTCTAATTGTCTAAACTCAGCATCGAAGTCGAAGCTATCGAATTCTTGAACTTTTTTGGTCAGGTCGATAAGATTTTTAGCATTGGTGTCCGACCAATTTTTGCTTAGTGCCATGGTTTTATTATAGTTATCAATAACTTGCGCCAATTTTATATTATCTTGTTTCGTTGATAATATTTCATTTTCTGTCTGTTTTATTCTATCAAACAACAACTCCTGTTTTTTGAAGTCTATGGTGGATAGTAAGTTTATATTGGTCTGGATATCTTGAACCGTTCGCTTCTGTTCAGCCACCCACTCTTTACTCCGAGCGGTAAGGCTGGTTATCTGTTGATTTATTCTATTATGTTCTGCGACTATATTATCATTGATAAGCTTCTCTTGCTCGAATAGCTTCTTGTTGTCTTTCAATAAGTCTTTCAACATATCTGCTTTTTCGGACACTTCAGTGTATCCAAACAATTCTTCTAGAATGGCGATCTGATTAGCGTCATTTTGTGACGATGATGGTAATGATAGAAATGGCATGTGTGTAGCCGAGAACACCACAATTCTGGAAAACACTTCGAACGGCTTTCCAATCAACTTGACAATCGCTTTGTTGAAATTGCCTATACTATCTGGCGCAAACTCATTGGCCGCATCAAACTCCCACTTATCATTACCGTGTCTGAATATTTTGACACCGTCACCACCAAGCTGTTTGTTCTTTCTGAATCGCGTTATTTTATATCTAACACCATCAATTGATAAGTATAATGATACCAACATATCCTTTTTATTGATGTTATTGATTAATTTATCTTTGGAAACGTCCGACAAAACTTTGTCGTATAGCGCAAAACAGATGGCATTCAAGATTGAACTCTTACCAGAACCATTAGAGTCTGATCCGTCAGAAGACGCTGTAAAGTTCTTACCCACTATCAAGGTGGGTGTAGGTGTTGATAAATCAACCTTAGTTAGGTTATTACCATACGAGAGGAAGTTGCTCATCTCTAAATGTGAAAATACTATGTCCATTACTTTAATCCCTCGTATATTTTAACTAACAACTCTTTATCCATTTTCTCGGAAACGATTTGCATCAGCATTGATTTGATCAATTCGTGTGTAGACTGAGTGTCTAATTGCTCTTCATTTAGTTCTGTATTTTCTAGTACTTCCTGTTTCTCTTGCGTTTCATTAAAAAACAGTTCTCGTAGCTTATATGATTCTATAAGAATATTACGTAATTCTATGCTTTCTGAGTAACTGATCTCAACGTCAACAGTGCATCGCACTCTTGCACCAGATAATAGGATGTCACCATCCTCTAACGCATCACTGAGTTTGCATGTGATGTACTTAGGACAGTCTGGCCAATCAATGAACTCCAGTGCATTTGTTTCAAAGTTGTATATGGCCATGCCCCTAGCGTTGTCATTAGCATCAGAAAAATCCATGGGGAATGTATTACCAATATAATGTATATTGTCTGCTTCCTGTCTTTTATGGAAATGACCAGAGAAAACACGTTTTTGTTTTTTGAAAAATTTCTTATGGTCCAGACCGTGAGTCGAGATAGAATGCTCGCCTGTTAATATAAACCCTGCCAAATCCAAGTGCCCTAGTGCGACAGGAACTTTTTCATGTTTCAGCAACTCGGCATTTTCATTCTCATAGATGTATGGAATCAATAACACCGAATTGTGTACGTTTGTCAGTACTGTAATGTCGTTGATGACATTGAAGTTTGATAAGTGCTCAAATATTTCAGTGTTGAATACATCTCTATTGTTTCTATTATGTAGATCATGGTTGCCGACAATGAAATATATTGGAAGACCAAGACTGTTTAATTTCTTGGCGCATCTGTTTGAGTATTGTAATGTCAGCCCATTGATGGATGATCGATGCTCGTACCAATCACCCAAGAAATATATGTGATCTATTGATTTGTCTTTCTTGACCTGTTCACAGAACCAATCTACATAGTTCACACAGTCGGTGTTGTGCTCTTCACTGTTGTTGCGCCTCCCCAAGTGAATATCCGTAAACATCGCGGCTTTTTTAAGTTTATTCATTTACTTCCTGTTCCTTCTCTACGTCTGGTTCAATTATATCTTCATTGACACCTTCAGGCAACACGATGAATAACTTATCATCCAATTCATCGACTGCATCAGTATTGGGATCGTTGAAAAATAATACATCAGATTCGGTGTCACTTGAATCTTCGAACCCTACAATAAAGTTATCTCTACCGACTCTTTCCATCTCTAATAATTCCATGAATGAAGGATTCAATCCTAAATCTTTCTTCACGGCTTTCTTGGTGTCTTGTGCCTTTTTCTCTGAGTTACCATATTGGTAAAAGGCGTGTCGTAGAATTTGCGTAAAGTACGCGAACGGATTTTTTGATTTTTCTGGGTTGAAAGACTTCCATACTTTGACGACAGTTAAAAGGCCGAATGCCTGCATGTCTTCTTCGTGTGAGAACACGTTGGAATAGTCTGGGTGTTTCGCGTATCGTTTACATAAAACCATTATCATCTTACCAAGTTCATTCGTCATTCTATTTTGCGCATGACTCAGTTCGATCTCTTTCATCAGGTCCGCATTGTTTAAATAGTTCTTCGGTTTCTTCTTTTTCACTATCTCTGTCATATTGATTAGCTCCATTTGCAGTTTAGTATAACAATAAAATCTATAAAGATCAAATCATAAATATGCATAATTAATGGGATTTGTATTTAATGGACTTTAACGATAAAGATATTTTGAAAAAACTAATGGAGGCAGTTACTAAGCTTGCTGGTAATAGTCAATATTCAAGACCATCGGCTAACTCAGGGTCTTCAGCAGAAGACGCTTTAGAAAAATATCAAAAGTTTCTAGTTGAAGAAACTACGCTGGCCGGAAAATATCAAAAAGCATTCTCCAATGGGTTATTTAGAACCTTGGCCGGTTTACCAAAAACATTGAACAAGGTTTATGATCAGATCGAAGCTGACTTGCGCACCAATAATGACGCCATAAACAAGATACAGAAGCAAACAATAGAAAGTGTTAAAGCTCACAAACTGAATAATAAAGAGATAACTAAACTAGCTCTGGAGACTGGTAAGATATCTGACGATATTAGCAAACACTCTAAAGCTGTTGGTGTTAATACTGCATTACAAAAACTTTCTAATGAGAAATTGAAGAACGCTACAGAAAAGCATAATGCCGCATTATCAGAACAGGCCAGCTTGATAAAGAAGCGATCAGAAGCAACTCATAAAATGCTTAAAGAAACCCTAGCCGATGAACTTAAAAAAATCGGGAGCGTGTTAAAACAGTCTGCCGCCGATCTTAAAGAATCAAGTGATGATGACGCAGAGATAAGACGGAAAATATCAGAAAGTGCTAATGAGCTTCGTGACTCCCTTGATTTGATATCAAATAGTAAAATATTTGATAATCTTGATAAGCATGATCAGGATGCTATAAAAGATTTTATAAAGAGTGGTTCAGTTGAAATGACTGACGCTGTTGTATCAGCGATGAAGAAATTTGAAGAGATGTCGCCAGCTATCCAAAATACTTTGAAATCATTGGTTAATAAATCGGTAGAACATATTAGAACTGGTGTTAGTGACATATCATCAAAATTGCACCGTGCCGGCGCAATGGCAGTTGTGTCTGGCAAGGGTATTTTAGATTCATATAGAGCACAATTAAGTGCTAACTTGATTGAATCAACGCCAACTTCCATTATGGGATATGGTATGGATGCCGGTGAACAAGCAGATATAATTAAAGGGTTTGCAAGAGAAATAGCATCAATCAGTGGCACTAATAATATGTCAAAGGCATATAACGAGAGTGTTACGTTATCCGATTTACATGACACCGCTAAATTGTATGGGTTGACTGGTAAAGCTGCACAAGAATTAGCTTTACAAAGCGTTCGGACTGTTAATCAAATGGGTGCTGGTACGTCTGGCACAAGTACATCCACCACTGCTAAAGCACTTATGCAGCAAATGTCGTCATCTGCGGCTTATTTACAAACTGATAAAGCGGCTTTTGCTCAAGACACTATAAACGAGTTACAGAGTGGCATATATGATAGTGAGATTACTCGCCTACGCATGCAAGGAAAAACTGGTGCCGATCTTTCCAAAAACATGATACAAAACATAACTGCACTTAAAGGGAACACGGTACAATTAGGATTTAGTAATTCGTATGCGCAACAATTATTACAAAATTCCATGAATGCCAAATTCGGTGGACTTAGTGAACTCATTAATCGTAAAGTGGCCTCTGGGATGGGCGGCCAAATAATACCAAATATGCTTGGTGGCAACGTTGCTAAAGAAAAGATGGATGCTTTTAGAAAATATCAAGAGGGTGGTGGGTTCTCGGCACTAAAAACTCCTGAAGAACAAACTGCATATTTACAGCTTACACAAGATTTTGCTACGGCATATAACAAGGCATATGAAGCCAGTAATAATGCACCCGCTAACAGCATCGAAAAACGAGAAGCTGATAGTAAATTGATGGCGCTTGGTGCACAAATAGAAATATTACGTGCAAGAAACATTGACATGGCATCTCCAGAAACAATGTCAGCAGCGCTAAGATCGGGATTTGTACAAGAATCTATAACCAATCAAACTACTAAAGATTTTAGTCCAGTGGTAAACGTAAATAAAGAATCCGTGGCTGCTGCTGGAAGTATTGAGAGTTTTAACAATACTATGGGAGTATTTGAACAGCGATTCCTTGAATTATCAGAATGGGCAAGAGGTATTGCCAACAATCCATTTGGAAATCTAGCTGGAGCGGCAATTGGTGGTATTGGTAGTATGGTCGGTAGTGCTGTTGGTACTGGACTTACAATGTGGTTAATGGGAGCCGGTGGAGTTGCAGCGACAGCAGCTATAGGCACTGTAGTTGCAGGCGCATTAACAATTACAGGAATCGTGGCAGCAGTTGGTTTAGTAGCGTATTCAGTAGATACAATATTTGATTCTTTTAAAACACTGTTGAAATGGTATGGAGAGGACAGAACAAGAGAAGAAGAAGAGAGAAAAAGAGTTGCGGCAAGATATGAAGCAAGTAAAGCTAGAGAGGCATCAGGGCAGCCAGCAGTTCTTGGAGATATGTATAGAAAAGTATTCGAAGAGGCTACCGGAAAAACGCTTACTAAAGATGATGATTTTAGTTATGATGGTAAGGGTAGAATGACATATAATGGTGAAGTTGTCAGTGATGCAGATAGAATAAAGGTAGAAAATCTTGCGTATTCCAAACAAATTGCAAAAACTGGTAATAGCGACAGATTAACAGGTGCTCCATTAGAACAGCGTTCCAGAATATTAAGAGAAGAAGAGGCAGCATACCGTAATTGGAGAACTAAAGAAGTAACTCCTGTTATGCCATCTGGCGCACAGCGAACTGGCGGTAGAGGAAAAGCATTAACACCTGTAGCGCCCATGGTTAACCCAACACCTACCGCCGTTCCATCACCTATATCTAGTTCCGCACCATCAACACCAACTATTGCGCCGCAAACCTCTGCCATCGCAAACACATCAGGCTTGACAGATGTACAAGCTAGCTTAGTAAACTCGTTGGCATCACAAGGCATAACAGACCCAAATAAAGTTTCTAATATATTGGCACAGGTAGAAGGTGAATCAAAATTTGTGCCGAAGAGTGAGAATATGAATTATTCCGCACAGCGACTAATGGAAGTGTTTCCATCACACTTCTCATCACTTGCGGATGCACAATCAGTAGTAGATCAGGGTCAGGAAGCAATAGGTAATAGAGTTTATGGTGGTAGAAACGGTAACGCTCAGAATGAAGGATATAAGTATAGAGGAAGAGGATTTATACAATTATCAAACAAAGATAATTATGAGATGTTCGGAAAAATAATAGGCGAAGATTTAGTAAATAATCCAGATCTAGCGAACGATCCTGTTATCGCGTCAAAGATAATGGCAGCCTATTTCAAACAACGGGAAAACACTGGTAAATATGATTTAACAGATATCAATTCCACAGGAAAGGCAGTTGGTTATGCAACTGGTCCGAAAGAGACTGCCCATCGTGCCTCAATCGCAGAACAATTTAAGAGTAAACTAAGTCTTCAGTCAAATGTGACAGGATCTATCAATAGCAATCTTGCAAATCCCGCTAATAATCCAGTCACCATGTGGAGCATGATCGCTAATACATTGTCAACTGGTAATTCTGCATTGGTAAGCGGTATAGATAAGCTTAACGATGGCATACAAACTAATAATAAATTAACTGGCATAACTGCTGCAAACACAAATCCAGAATTGAATCGCAAACCAGCTACGGAAAACGAGCAAAAGCCTTCTTACCGAGCGGGTAATAGACAAGTAGCCGCGACATAACAAAAAAGACGCTAATAAAAAGAAGCAATAAATAACAACAATAAGAGTATTGAGAAATATAAATGGCATTAAGTAAATTCTATAAAATGATAACCCCTGCTTCGCCAACTACTCCAGTTGGTGACAATCAGGATCTAAGCGGAGTTGGAGGGTTATATGGAAATTATGCGTGGTATCATAGAATCATAGCCGGTTCTTCCAGCAGAATCACAAGATATCGTGAATATGATCTAATGGATAATGATATTGACGTTAACGTTTGTCTGGATTTAATGGCTGAAGAAATCACGGGCAACAATATCAAAGGTGAGCTACCGCTTAAATTAGAGATTGTTACAGGGCAAGAGCAATATGTAGCACCACGAGTAGTAGTGACGCTAAACGCCGCATTAAGAACTTGGTGTACGATCCATGACTGGCATTCTAAATTATTTTCTATTGCTAGAAATACTATAAAATATGGTGACACGTTCTTTCTAAAACCAAAACATAAACAGAAATCTTTCATTTATGTTAACACTAAGAATGTGTTGGGCGCTATTGTAAGAGAGGATGATATAACTGATGTGCGTGGTTGGCAGATCAGAATGGACTCTAATGCTGTTAATGGCCCTGCTGGATCATATGGCACGGGTGGTGATAGTACTATTGGAGATGGTATTGTAGAATATGACATCAAAGATATCATAAGATTCTCTTTGTATCAGGAAACAGACGAAGAGGCACCGTTTGGTAAGTCTGTATTACATCCAATCTATAAGACTTTCAAACAGAAAGAGTTGTTAGAAGATGCCATTCTAATCTATAGAATACAAAGAGCACCAGAAAAAAGAGCGTTTTATATTGACGTTGGTAATATGCATCCCGGTCAACGTGCGAAGCATATGGAATCCATCAAAGCTGAAATCAAACAAAAGAAGATTCCTAGTTATGGCGGCGGTGCGTCACAGATAGAAAGTGTTTATAACCCAATGTCACAGCAAGAGGACTTTTGGTTCCCTATGCGTGCAGACGGTAGTGGATCAAGAGTAGAAGTATTACCTGCTGGTCAGAATCTAGGGTCTTTAGAAGATTTAATGTACTTCTACAATAAAATCTTCAGAGGTCTAAGAATTCCAAGATCGTTTGTCGATCCAACGTCAGAGGGTGGTGGCGTAGCTAATGATGGTAAGGTTGGTATAGCGTATATACAAGAAGTCAAATTTTCGTTGTATATGGAACGATTACAGCGTTGTTTAGAAAAGACATTTGATAAAGAGTTCAAAGATTTTATTAAATTAAACGGCATCAACGTTGACACAACAATTTTCAAAATTACATTACCACCACCATCAAATTATGAAGCATCGCGTAAGCAGATGATGGATGCAGACCTATTGGCCAATTACAGTACTGTTTCTGGAATACAAGAAATTTCTAAACGATTCGGATTGGTTAAGTATGGACAATGGACAGAAGCGGATTTGAAGATGAATGAAAGACTATTACGCCAAGAAAAGGGTTTAAATCCTGATGGCGATGATCGTGACCTACCTAAACTTTATAATCCAGAACAAGCTGAGTTAGGCGGATTTGAAGGTGGATTTGGTGGGGGCGGCGGTAGCTTTGCTGGAGGCGGCGGTGATATTCCAGATTTAGACGGTGGTGATGATGGAACTGGCGAAGGTGGTGAAACCGGGGTAACTGGTGAAGGTGGTTTACCAGAATTAGGTGGTAATGTTGGTGGAAAACCTAATGCACCAGCTAATGCTAATCAGAAAGGCGCTCCACAAAACAGTAAGCCAGCAGCAGGCAAAACCAAATAATATTTCAAAAAAATATGATATGCATAAATATTAATAATATTTCTTAGTGAGGATAAACATGAGATACTTAAAATTATTTTTAGAACATTTTCTAGAAGGCGATGAAAAGGGTGCAAAGAAAGCGCTTCGAAATGCTTTATTTGAAAAGCAGTCAAAACTAATCAATGAAACTGATGAAGAAGATGACGATAAATCCGAAAAGGAAGAATCCGATTCAAAGGATGATAAGCCATCTAAGGGTGATAAGAAAGATGACGATAAATCCGATAAGAAAGACAAGAAGTCGGATAAGAAAGATGACGATAAAGACGATGATAAAGACGATGACAAAGATGACGACAAGTCTGACAAGAAAGATAAGAAATCTGACGATAAAGACGATGACGACAAAAAGTCTGACGATAAGAAAGAAGATGACGACGATGATGATAAGTCAGACGACGACAAACCTTCCAAATTCGAATTCTTCAAAAAGAAGAAAAAGAAATAATGAAACACTCTTTTATACAGTATATCAATGAGCAGTTCGTCACCATGGCCGATGTAGTCGATAAGGACTGTGACGGCTGTTCAGAGAAAGATAGTGCAAAAAAGAGAAAGAAATTTAAGAAGCAATTCCATAATGCGAATCTACTTAAATATATACAACAACATAACGTAGCACAATAACGGAGATCGTCATGAACAACGAACATTTAAACAAATTTATAGATGGTGTAATTAATAGTAACGATGACGATGTATCCGCATCAGCACATCAATTCGCCTTAGAAAAAGTTAAGTCCATTGTAGCAGAGTTTAAAAGCGCTAAATTAAACAAATTACATGAATCGCTACAGGCAGTATTACTAGAATATAATGAGAAGACTGGTTATAACATAGAAATTAGCCATTCTGGTGAGGTTATTATAAATGGTACGGTAGTTGGTAAAGTCCAATACGATATGAACGATTTTGACTCTGGTGTTAGCTTCGTAGCCGCTGACGGTCGTTTTTCAAGAGAATTTACGACAGTGGAAGAACTAACAGCTTGGCTTGGACGTTCATATGGGGGTAAAGGTAAATGAAGAATCAATTATTGATAGAAGAATATTCTAATAACGAGTCTGTTATAGTATGTGAGGCTAGTGAAGATTCTAAGAATTTATTCTTAAAAGGCATCTTCATGCAGGCAGACGTACAGAACAGAAACAAAAGAATATACCCTTTACATGAAATGTGTCAGGCGGTAGCGTCAGCTAACAGAATGATCGCTGAAAATGGCGGTATATTCGGAGAGGCAGACCATCCAAATACATTGAATATTAATATCGACCGAATATCACATGTCATAACAGAATTGTATATGGATGGGAGCAACGCGATAGGAAAGGCTAAAATTTTAGACACACCAATGGGCAAGATCGTGAAAGAATTGACTAAAACTGGTGTTAAAATTGGCGTTTCCAGTAGAGGAACTGGTCAGGTAAATGAAGAGGGATTAGTTAGTGGGTTTAATATTGTATCAGTGGATGTAGTTGTAAACCCTAGTGCAATTGGTGCTACTCCGACTTCCATATATGAAAATCTACAATCATATAAAAAGAATGAGCGAATAATTACATTGGCGGAATCATTACAGACTGATAAGGCGGCACAAAAGTATTTCACTAGAGAAATTGATGCGTTCTTGAAATCGTTGCTTAAGTAAAGTAAGTAAATTGTATAGAACAAAAAAGGCGCATAAAGCGCCTTTTTTGTTTGTTGTGAAATGATATCAGAATCGCAATTCGTCATCACCGCCATCGTCATTGAAAGACTGTGGCTCATTTTTCAATTTCTTGTTTGAAGCGGATGTAGCAGAGGATAGAGCAGCAATTTCTGGTGCTAGACCGTTTAATTCATTATAGATGTCAACCATCTTTTCACCAGAATCAGTGACGTCACCAAGATATACTAAGCCTAAACTTTCTAGTTCATCTATGGTGCGCTTTGTATTAGCTGAAACGGTGTCATACGAAATTGCACCAGAGTACAGCTTGGCCAATACCGATTTCTGGATATCACTTAGATCACCATATGAGATGGTTTCCGAGCCTACTCCAGCTACATTTTGTGATTCATTTACAAGATGTTGAATTTTCATTTATGTTACTCCATGTTAGGTTAATGATATTTATAACTAATTGACAATTTTATCGTGTTGGTCTATCATATACTAAATTAATAAAGGATCTAGCAATGGTTAAACAGGTGATCATAGTACGCAAAGATTTGAACATGCGCAAGGGCAAGATGTGCGCGCAGGTAGCACATGCATCAATGGCGTTCATGTCTAAGATGATTGCACTTCACACTCAAACGAAGTTACCTATTATTTTATCCCAAGAAGTGGATGAGTGGATCAGCAAATCTTTTGCAAAGATCGTGGTAGGCGTAGACTCAGAACAAGAATTAAAAGAACTCATAGATATAGCTATGAGTTCTGATGTTATGGTGTCACCAATAGTAGATAGTGGCGCTACTGAATTTCATAATGTTCCTACTTTGACGTGTGCTGCAATCGGTCCAGACCATGATTTTATCTTGGATAAGATATCTGGACATTTAAAATTATTATGAGGAAAATGAGATGTACTTTTGTAATACTGAGTTAGTGTCTGTCGATAGGAAATCTCCTACGGAAAACAGTCAAGAGTTGGTAAGGATTGAAGGGTATGATGCGGTCTTTAGTTTGAATAGATCGAAATCAATGGATGCGATGTTTACACAATTTTATAAACTATTAAAGGTTAACAACAGAATCATTAATAGTAGTTTCGCATTCTTCAATCAGGATCTAGAAGTCATAAGAAATAGATTGATAGAAGATACGGGTATTAAACCAAATAGGCTAATATATTCTGACTTACAGTGTTATGAGAAAGTTTGGAATGGTAGAGAACCGTCACGATTCTATGAACATAAAATATTGGTTAACGCTGAGTCATCGAATGAGTTTGTGGTATGTTCGTATTCAGCAGTTTGTACCATTGGTACACTCATAGAATATAACGTCAAGCGGGATGAATGGGTTTTCAAAGAACCCGATTACATAGACAAAAAATATAAGAAATCGCATTACAATTACTATTACGGGATAAAATTTTCATGAGCGACAATATAACAGCATTAGGTAGACATATTTTAATTGAGAAGATAGAAAATGAGGTAGAATCCAAAACCATTATAGCTATTCCAGATAAGGTTAATGTCGATTCATACGCATTTGCTAAGGTGGTATCTGCCTCAGAAGGATATTATGATAAGAATGATAAGTACGTTAAGATGAGTGTCAAAGCTGGTGACATCATTGTGTACAAAGAAGAGTCGGCGTTAAAAGTTGACAAACGCTTATTTCTGATAGAAGAGCATATATTTGCAATAGTCAACTAATAAAAAACCCCTCGAAAGAGGGGTTTTTGTTTTACGCCATCCCACGTTGTGGAGGCTGTTGAACTGGACGCTGTTGTTGTTGTTGTGGCTGTACTGGAGGTTGACCCTGACCAGCATCATCTGCACCGGCGCTATCTTCCAACTTTTTCTGAATAAAATTGAACAATGAGCGAATCTTGTTTAAGTTGCCCATAATCTTTCTACGGTGTAAAACTCTGCTGTCACCCGGTGGTAGTTTATTGGTCAAACCTAATCCGCGTCTAGCCGCGTCTAATCGTTTTGCTAATTGTTCCATAGCGGTATCAAGATCTGGGTCTAAATCGTCTGTGACACCTTCTACAAGCGCTAGATTATAGCTGAATTGCATTGTGTGAAATGCCTCGTCAAATTTATTAAGTTGCTTTTCTAAAGCGTCCATGATACCATTATGTATTGTTTCTTGGATAAATTTCATTACAGTAAACTCCTAAGTTTAAGTTATTTACTATATTTATCAAAAATAAAATTGCAGGAATATAAAATGCCGATATTTACATATGTTTGTGAAAAATGCTGTGAAAAAGAAGATAGGTTGGTAAGTCAGGCTGAGCGCGAGACACAATTATGCGAACAGTGCCAAAGTAAAATGCAAGAATTGTTTCCAGACTCTTTCAATTTTTCATTGAAGGGCAACTGGTACAAGAATACTAAATCATATTAAATAATAAAAACAAGGAGTTACAACAATGACATTTCCATTTTCATCGCTTTTCGCTACACCATCACCGAGTTACAGACCAATAATGCAAGACGCTCTGGATGCACTAGAGCGGGGGGAAGAAGTAAATCTAAAAATACCGTTCGATGATACCAACGAAATTTTTCAAAGAATAGATAATGTTGAATATTTGGCTTGCACATTTGATGAAATTGATCCTGATGATCCAAGACATCATAACACGGTTATAACACCAAAACTAAAAGAGTTTTTGAATGCTAGACGACAGTGGTGTAGATTTGGTCTAAGAAATTTTAGGCTATTAACTCATATTGGTAGTTCAAGATTGTTAGAAACGATCGAACCTGACAGACTTTCTGCCGCATATGCTCTCGCAACTCCACAAATGATTTATGAGGTAATTGATACTAGCGAGGTTGGTGATATCGCCATTAAGTTGATCGAAACTAATGAGCTATTTAAAGATGTATTAATATCTACCATCAAAATACATTCCGAGCCTACAACTTGGGTGGACGCTGATGGAAATAAAAGTAGCAGATTGAGCGCATATCTTCTAATTTACGGATATAATATTACAAAATCTCAGCGATTGTCGCCTGAAGTAGATGGGCTATCAGTACCACATGTAGTGACAGTAGATTGCCGTGTCCCGACATTTTCAATAAAGAACCAAATAAAATTTGATGGTTCGCGTGCAGACTTTCGCTTTTCGTGGGATAGTAAACGATTATACATATGCAAAACATTGATAAACAAGAACGTTGATCTGGATGTTCTATCCAACAGTGTAAAAGATTATATTGACAATAATGACTATGTTCTAATAGAAAGTTGTATAATATTGCGCAATATAAGTCTGGACGGGACCGAAGATTTAATAATAGTTGGCAAATATGTGTGCCCGGAACGCAGTAGAAATACCATTAACAGAGACATAGAGGCAATAATGGATAATCTTTTAATAACCCATGAATAAATTCTTCTGTGGCGTTGGCTCAAGGGAAACACCCGACTATATTTGTCGGGTGTTTACGTATATTTCACAAGAACTGTGCGGGCGTGGATACACACTTAGGTCTGGCGGTGCCGATGGTGCAGATTTGGCGTTTGAAAATGGAGCGCGCTATAAACAAATATGGTTGCCATGGACTGGATTTAATAAGAGTAAATCTCAGTTCATTTTTCATAGAGATTTGGCCGTCCCACACTTAGCAGGTATAATAGATACTGCTCACTGGAATAGATTGTCTGAAGGTGGAAGAAAATTACATAGTAGAAATGTACATCAAGTATTAGGCGATCTACGTGGTGAGCCTTATAGTGAGTTTGTATTATGTTGGACAGAGAATGCCCAAACCATCGGTGGGACTGCCACCGCAATTAAACTTGCAAAGAAATTCGGGATACCTGTGTTCAATTTTGGTAAATGTAAAACATCGTTTGACGCGATGGAATATTGGGATCAGGTTAAGATGTTTATGGAGCTACATGAAAATCCAACTGATAGTTGATGACATCCTCGTCGGATATGCAGAATTTAGCAAACAGACTAACGTAAATCGTTACTTATACTGCATCCCAGATAATTGTATGAAGCGACCAATATATTTACAACTGTTACGCATAAGGCCGGAATATAGGCGCATGGGATATTCAACTAAACTAATTGAACTCATAAAGAAATATGCGGATGATAATAATATGGTGATATGCTTAGATGCTGAGCCACTGGACAAGACAACCCACCCTGCGGTACTATATAAAATCTATAAGAATAATGGATTCGTCTATTGTAGAGATAATTCATATACATACGGAATAACTCATGAGTAAAATAATAATAAAAATATTAACCGTGTTACAAACCGTTTGTATATTATTAATCTTACCTTCACCTATTGTCATGGTGATAGTCAAGCTATTCACTACATACAGTGTACTCCCGATAATTAAAGTTGTAATTGGATTAATCGCCTGTTCTATAGGACTTTCATACACTGCCAAAATCATTGATGAAATCGATTGACAAGATTTTTTAGGGCATATATACTTACTCAACAATCACAAAAGGATAAATTAAATGATTAATAAATTTTTGAACTTAACAGCAGTCGTGACATTAGCCTTGGCTTCATCAGTCTCTGTAGCATCAGAGAGTAACTCCACTGCGGTCTTACGCGCAGGGTCAGACTTCATTTATCGTGGTCAGGATTTAACAGGCTCACAGGGGACAGTAGGTTTAGGGTTATTGTTTGACAATGTAGTGTGGGACGGTGTGTATGTATCAGGTGATTTTGACACAGTAGAAGTAACGCCATTGAATGACAACACACAGGTTCGCACCGATTTTCAGGTTGGTTATGGTAACGTCTGGAATGACTTTACATATTCAGCATCCTTGGCCCGTGTGTTGAATCCAGTTAGCTATGCTGCTGACTATACTGAGTTTCGTGCGCGAGGTCAGTATTCAATCGCATATGTAGAAGTTGGGCAAGGACTATCCAATGATATCAACACTGATACATACTTTGCGGTTGGCGTAGAAGGTCGTCCATTTTCCGATAAACTGTTGTTAGGTACATCAACCAGTTTTATTAGTTATGATGGCGATGCTTATGGTGCTTCTAACGTGGAGTGGAACAACTTCCAAGTCTACGCAAGCTACGATCTGTGGCGTGAGTTGGACGTCAATGCAGGTTTCTCACTTGGTGGTGACCAGCCACTAGTTGGAGTTGACGATCATGCTTGGGTAGGCGCTTCATACACATTCTAATGGATGTTTAAGTTGTGAGAAAAGGCCGCATTCGCGGCCTTTTCTATTTGACAATATATAGAATATGATGTATGCTGCTGACAGAGGGATTAAACATGGCAAATTATAAAATAACCACAGGTAGCTATCCAGTTGATGATGTCAACTATAAAGACACTTTTAGTAAAATTTTAGATATTACTAAATTAATTTATGAAAAAACTGAAAAATTGCGCCAATTGCAGATAATTCAGGATCGTGTGGAAGATGAATTGGCAAATACTAGAGATTCTATTAGTGATACGCAAAAAGAATTAGACGACTGTATTAAACAACGCGATGAATTGGAAGGCAGGGAAAAAGGACGTGGAGTGTGGGTTCCACTACCAGTACCAACCAGCCCGCCAACCCCATTTAACCCATACGTGCCGTATGTACCGTATATGCCATACGCTATGCATAATAAATGTGAGGTTTGTGGCATTGACTTCTCATCAGCGATGGGGTATTGTTGCAGCAACATGAATTGTCCTATACCAAGAGCAACGTGTTGATTGCACTACGGCAACACTAAATAGATTTAATATGGATAGGTGGGGGAGAGGTTTAACCCATCCTGTTGCTAACTGGGCGAGTCGCCTAAAAAACGGCTCCGTGGGTTCGAATCCCACCCTATCCGAAAATTGGTAATGTAGCTTAACTGGTAGAGCAGAAGTTTCATAAACTTTTAGATGTTGGTTCGATTCCAATCATTACCACCAAATTTTGATGATAAAAATGAACGATAATTCTTTTGCATATTTCAATTTAACACTTGAGTTGTTTCGGGCAAGACGTAATCCAAATTACACGGAAGAACGACTAGAACAAATTGAAAATTTTTTGTGTGATGAAATGGATGTCGCATGGTATCAGACACCTGATGAAGATGATTTTAATATACGCTCATTAGTTCAATATCTGATTGCACAAGATAATCCGAATGTTTTTATAAATAAAGAAAAGCAATGGATAGTTGGCAGAGAGGACTATAGCACCAACTTGGAAAGTTGGAGATCGCCCTAAACAAGTGGTCCGTAGGTTCGAATCCTACACTATCCGAAAATATGGCGATGAAGCCCAATGGTTAGGCGTCTGACTCTGAATCAGATTTTACTGGGTTCGATTCCTAGCATCGCTGCCAATAAAAAAGCCCGTCACTTGACGGGCTTTTTCGTTTGTGTGATCATATCACTCTAACCGTTACAAGAGAGTTAACTAATGAATTTTTGTTTGAAGTGGACATTCCCTAACAGTAATAGGGCGGTTTTTGTAGGTGAAGATGGTATAGAAAAGGTAATGCCACTTAATATATTGTATCAAATAATTCCATTCATCCAAGTAGGAGATTGCGGAACCATCATAGACAACAATGGCAGACCAAAGTTTATTCTAGTAACCGAAGATCAAGTCGAGTACCCTTTACAACTAACCCATGATGTAGTATAGTTACATCACCAAATAAGAGAGAAATTTTATGTCACTAAAAGTTTATACAACTGAACACAATGATCAGTTCCTTTGCACGAAGGAACAATCGGACATCCTTGATACACTACGTGAATTGAACCGTGGTGGTATTGGTGCTGTCCACGGTTATGTTCCAACATCTGGTTATGATGTTTCCCCAGAATTGGATCTACAAATTATTACGCGCATTTCAACAAATGCGCTGTATGAGCGAAAGATTGCTGCATTGGAAAGCATCCAATTCAGTGATATCGCAAGTGAACTCGCACAGCATCCCAAGTTGGCTGCTCTGACATTCAGAGAAGCGGAAGATTTGTTTAATCTCCGTAAGCAATCCAACATCGATTCAATGAAGAAGACCCTATCCGGTGACCGTTCTGGTGCCGCTCGTGAAGGTCATGACCGTAATAATATCTCGGTATGTCAAGGTGTTAAGGTCAATCTGGAAGGCACCAAGGTTGATGGTGCGAAGGTTCCTACATTGTATCCCGCTCCAAATGGTAAGAAGCTTCCAAAATGCGAAAGCATTCTATTAAGCTATCTTGAAATTTCCCGCACGATTGTCAAGCCGGGTCAGTTGAAGGTCGTTAATTCTGGTGCTCCAGTTTTGATGAGCGACTTGATCGAATCCAAGTTGAACAAGAAGAGCGTTGGTCTGAAGACTTTGTCATTGGACCCTTCCAAGTTCAAGCGTATTGTAGTAGCGAAGAAAGAAATCCTCAAGGAAGATTTGGTTAATGCTACTAAGGATCTGACTATTGCTGACATGATCATGTATCTGCTTCAGCAGTATGACAACGAGCAGAATACTACATCGAAGATTATTAATCACATTATCTATGTGCTTGACTGTTCTTCTTCCATGCATGATCACCTGACGTCAGCCAGAAAGGTTTTGACTGCATCATTGGATGCTATCAAGAATACTTCCAAGAGTATGGGACATGAAACTTATGTGTCACTGTATACATTCGCAGATAATGTAGTTCGCCTGTTCTTTGATCGTCCTATTGAGACTGTCAATTTGGATAATATCAATTTCCGTGCGCAGGGTATGACTGCGCTGATCGATGCTACGATGACTCCAATTCTTGATGGCTGCCAAACTCAGGTGGACCGTGTCAAGAAAGAGAATCATGCATATCTGCTGAACGTTATTACGGATGGTGAAGAAAATCGTTCACGATCAAAGGCTTACGATCTAGTTCAGGTTATTAACAAGCTGAACGACGAATGGACATTGGCCATTCAGGTGCCTAATCAGAGTGGCGTATTCCACGCAAAGAATTGTGGTTTCCCCGCTGGAAACATTCAGGTTTGGGACGCTAATTCACGTCAGGGACTAGAAGAAAGCACACGATCATTCACCGATTCGTATGCCAGCTATGCCAATGCACGTTCAGCAGGTTTTACAAAGTCAACCAATTACTACACGGTTGATGCTGTGAATGTCGGACGTAGCGCTGTCAAGGCCGATCTATCAGAAGTGAATGGTAAGATTTACCACGCACAGTCTGGCCCACATCAGATCAGGGATTTCATCGAACAGTATGCCAAGGTTGTTTATAACAAGGGTAAGGCATATTATGAATTGGTGAAGCCTGAATTGATCCAGTCGAGTAAGGGTATTGTCATTGTAGACAAGATCAGTGGTAAGAAGTATGGCGGTACAAATGCTCGTCAGTTGCTGGGAATTCCTGCAAACAATTGTAAGGTAACTCCGGGTGACTATGGCAACTATCGCATCTTCGTCCAGTCTACCTCGGTGAATCGAAAGGTTGCCAAGGGGACATCAGTCTTCCTCGAAGATTGATCTTGACAATCAGGTAGTAGAGTAATAGAATCCCCCTCGTGATAGATAAGTCATCAGGGGGATTTTTTTATGTTTGTGTATATGGCAACTATAACCGTTATCTGCTGGTGCGTAGTCATTTTCATGACTAAGTGTGCACTAGAATCTATTCAAGCAGAAACTTTCCATGACATCTTTACTCAAGCGCGTTTTATTGCTATAGTCATGACCGGAATAACGACTTTATCTTTAATCGTATAGGAGAGTAATTATGAGTCATAGCATCAAGACAACAATATTACTTACAGTAATCGATCTGGTTAGCAACTTTATCTATTATGATCGCAAAGACGATGAAGATCTACCACGCGGCGTTATAGAAGAAGCAATCAAGAGTGGCGCCATTACGCAGGCTGAGATCTGTGAAGTTTTTCAAAAAGCTCTTGAAGACGCACTAGATAATTAATAAAATAAGGAGTATCAATTGGGTCAGACACATTTTACCAGTGATTGCCACTGGTTTCACAAAAACATTATAAAATATTCTAATCGTCCGTTCGAGTCAGTTGATGACATGACTGAGAAGATGATTAAACTTTGGAATAAACAAGTTGCCCCAGACGATACAGTTTATAGTCTTGGTGACTGGGCCTTTGGCCAAATAGAAAAATCAGAAGAATTGATTCCAAGATTGAATGGTCGTTTGACCATGATCACTGGCAATCATGATAAAGAAATTAAGAAGAATCGAAGACGTCTATTAGACGCTGGGTTGGTAGACCATATCTATGGCGAACACGAACTTTACGTAAATAATCAATTCATCTGTTTATATCATTATGGTTGTAGAGTATGGAACAAGTCCCACCACGGTGCATGGCAGTTGTTCGGACATTCTCACGGTTCATTACCTCCATATGGTAAGAGTGTTGATGTTGGTGTAGACGCGCCATTCATTACTGGCAAGGCAGAATATCGTCCATTTTCTTTCTATGAAATTAAACAATTCATGGACAAACAGGTTACCGAGAAAGTAGATCACCACGGAGATTAAAATGGGCTATCATCTAAGAACAATAACAAAACGTCAGGTAGGCACCATCGAAAAGGTTCTTGAGGAAGTTGAAGAATATCAGGATGCCATGGAACAGGGTTGCGAAATCATGGCGCTTGTAGAACTCTCTGACATTTATGGCGCACTACAATTAGTTGTAGAAAAACACAATAAGACCATGGAAGATTTAAAAGCCATGGCAACAGTCACACGTCGTGCATTCGAAGATGGTAGTAGAAAATCATCTGAAAGCTCCCCACCCAAAACAGTAATTTATGGTGACGTGTATGAGGGAGATGTCATCTCTCAACGTCCCAAATCTGAAATCGAAGCAATAGAAACAATTGTAGCCGAATTCAACGCTTACGATAAAGACTTGCGATTTGACATGAATTCTAATACAGTAGATGTATCAGTGGTACATTTACCGACTGGACTGATCGCCAATTGCAACCAATATCCAAATCTGCTAGCCAATAAAAAACACGCTTTACTAAATTTAGCTGTATTATTGTATGATCATAGGCAATCTGAAAAAATACAAGACATAAAGAAAAGATTTAAAGAAACACTTAAAGCTCCCGGTGTCCCTTTAATAATGCCGCACACTAGTTATGGATGTGGCTGTGGACGTGGGAATGATTGTTGTTTGGTCAAAGAACATATCACTAACAAATTCGGATAGACCGTATGAACATAAACTACGAATACATTAGCAAAGCAATAGCATTCTACACGAAAAATAGATATAAGTATGTTGATGTTCCTTGGAATGTAACCAAGGATATAATAATGATGACTAAGCCACAAATTGACTCACCCGATTATCATTTACCCATAAATGATAAGTATTTGATTGCAAGTGGTGAGCAAGGGTTTCTATATTCTATAATGAAAGGATATCTCGCCCCCGGAAGATACGTAACATGCACGCCATGCTATAGATTCGAAACACAGGATTGGCTACATCGTAAGACTTTTATGAAAGTTGAATTAATAGAATTCTCTTTTGATGTGTCAACCGACTTCACGGCTAATGAAGTAGAAGAACATGCGTACAGATTTTTCCATACATTATTACCGTTGTCTAAAGTGTCTCCAATAGTTCCAGCGGAATCTGATAAAGGTCCATTAGATATTGTTACTCCAATGGACTGGACGCTCAACGGCGTTGAGATAGGGAGCTACGGTGTGAGGCAATATAAGAATTTAGTGAAATGGGTGTATGGTACTGGACTAGCAGAACCAAGATTCACAACTGCAAAAAATTATGACGCACCGAGATAAATATCAATTGACACACTGAAAAATGTGTGTCATCATATCATAACATAAAACAACAGGAGATATTTTATGAATAGTAACACTGGTTGGTAGGTTGCACTTGAAAATGCAACAAATTCTTTTCAATTTAATGACGTGTCCTTCATACGTCATGGAGAAATGGTTTGGGAAGAATACAAAAAACTGATAGACGCAAAGTTTGTCGGGACATTTCTAGAAAAATACGCAGATAAACTAATAGCACTTCAACATCCAAGCGATGTTGTCAGAGACTATGCAATTTACCACGATATTGGTAAGCCGATCGCTCTGGTTATTGATCAGGACGGTAAGAAGCATTACCCAGATCATGCGAATATTTCTGCAAATTTATACGCAGAACACAATAAAGACAATCCAAATTGTGAGCTAATTTCTAACCTGATCAGAAATGACATGCTGTTCCATGTCAATACTGGCTATGAAATTTTGCATCAAGTTAATAATCAGAACGATTTGGCTACTCTACTGTGTGTGGCATTGGCAGAGTTGTATGCTAATAGGCCAATGTTCGGCGAAGATTCTTTTAAGATAAAATACAAGAAACTGGCTAAGAAAGCTAAATTGATTCTTGGCTATCTTTTCGAACATCCGTATTTGTATATCTTAACAAGGAAAGATTTGCCGCTTCCGCAGATAGCGGTGCAGTCTTGTCACTCTGCTATTGAGGCTGGTAAAAAATATCCTACACACCATCACCCGTCTGTGATTCTATGTACCGTGAAAAATGAGAATGATCTCATGAATCAGGCAAGGTATTTAGAAAACAATGGTATAGAGTTTATAGAATTTAGAGAGCCTGACAGGGATAATGAGCTAACATCAATTTGTTCCGAACCTATCTATGGTGATGATAGGAAAATATTTTCAAAATTTCAATTATTCAAAGGAGAATTAAAATGAGATATTTCAATAGTGACGAAGATTATTATCAATACATTAAGAACTGGAAGGCTTTAGCGAATTCTGGGGAACTTAAGAGTCGCCCACATTTGTTTATGATACACAATATATTAAAAGATAGGGATGCGTTTCATGGATTTTCAGAGAATACTCGCCAGCATTCATTATTCTCTATCAACCTATCATTGGACCACGAGTTACGGCTATATGGGTACACCGATAAGCGGTCATTCATTTTAAAACTTTTCGAAGGTACTAATTTAGATTCGAAACGCTTTATCGATAACCTACGTGCAGTTAGTAGTGATATAATTAAAAAGGCTAGGGATATTGAGAATAATATAAATATGGGGTAAAGGGATGTACAATATCCAATGCGATATATCATATTAATACTCTGTTTATTATTGTCAACACCAGTGTTTGCTCAAGTACCGGCAAACACTGGTGTATGTTTAAATGCTCAGGAAAATGAGCTAGCTATATCGGTCAATGCATATAGAGTCCAGAACGGGCTCCAACCAGTACCAGTATCATACTGGATATCAACAGTTGGGCAGTGGCATGTATGGGATTTGATGGATAATAATCCTGTGTCTGCTTCCTGCAACATACACAGTTGGTCAAATATAATGCCATCTTTATGGCAGCCGGTATGTTATACGCCAGATCATGCACAAGCCGCACAGATGTGGGGCAAACCTCGTCAAATTTCTGCAAATACCTTCACAGGAAACGGTTATGAGAATGCCGCAGTATCCGGCATTGATATAGACGCGCAAACTGCATTAGCGCTATGGAAAAATAGCTCGGCGCATAATGATGTGATTTTAAATCGTGGCATCTGGGCTGGAGTGACATTTCGTGCAATGGGAGTTGGTATATATCGTAATTATGCAGTACTCTGGTTTGCTGATGGTATTACTGATCCGGCAGGCACAATGACATTGTGTCAAACCGATAATATTTTTGCAAATGGATTTGAGTAATCTATCTGATTATAATATCAATTTTATTAGGGTCTGGTATTAGCTGTTCCACTATAGTCTCCCACCCAATGTGATCTGGGTTATATGCCCTGTCGTCAATTAGCGCAGCAAATAATGGTTTACCATATTGTATAAAATCGTATGGTATGTCATACCGTTTTAGATATTGGATGACCTTGTCACCGTCGATTCGATCACATATCTCCATATTAAATCTACAACTGTAGATTCCTACTCTATAGAATTCGAATAATTTCTTAATGGCGCTGACAACTTCAAAAGTCGGCGCCACGGTAAAGCCGTGGGTTGGTGAAATCGTCCCATCGAAATCTATCATAACTATTTGATTACTTTTCATGTAAAATATCTCTGTAAAAACAATACTTTACAGCATTTTTAATGGCTTGTCAATACGTATTTTTAAAATTTCAAAATAAAAAAATCGTTATAAATCAAGCACTTATACGATTATGTATTTTTTCATCGTAGCACAACATAAATATTACCAATAATACCATTTCTGAAATTATTGTTTAGGAGAATATAAATGGAAGAACTACTAAAGAAATTGTTAGCCAGTGAACTTTTAACTGAAGACACTAGAGTTGAGTTAAAAGAATCATTTACAAAATTGATACAGGAAACTGTTGAAAATGCTAAGAAAGAAACTGAAGACAAAGTTCGCGTTGAATTGACTGAACAATTTATTGCAGACAAAGAAAATCTTATCGAAGCCTTAGATACTAAGGCCGAAGAATATTTCCGTAAGGAAATGGAAGAGCTTAGAGAGGATATTGAAAATTTCAAGGATTTGGAAGTTCAGTATGCTGACAAGTTAAATGTTGAAAAGAAGAAATTACAAGAACAGTTAAAAGTCGAAATGAAAGAATTACTAGAAAATCTAGACGGATTCTTGGATGCGGTCTTGGCTGAAGAATTTGAAGAACTACGTGAAAGTATTGAAGAAGTTAAAAAGAATCAGCTAGGTATGAAGATTTTTGAAGCTTTCGAAGATACATTCAGAAAAGTACATATTGATGAAAGCAAGTTACAAGCAACATTATCAACTAAAGAAACCGAGCTTGCAAATACAGCTTCTGAGTTGAAGAAGTTGAAAGAAGAACATGCAGTTCTATCACATGCTAAGAAATTGGCAGAAGTGTTAGAGCCATTGACTGGACGCTCAAGAGAATTGATGGAAGCGTTATTGAAGAATAAGCCAATTGAAAAATTGGAAGAAGGCTACAAAACTTACATTACAAGAATTTTGACTGAAACAGTTGCTACAAAACCTGTAGACACTACGGAGAAGGAAGTAACAAAGGTACTTGCCGAAGGTGATAAAGGTTCAACAACTGATGAAAAAACAGTTGTAAAAACTGGTGATTTACCATCACAAGTTAATGAGAGTACAAATCAGCAAACTACTACAGTTGATCGTGTGAAATATGCTGAATTACAGAAATTGGCTGGTATAGTAAATTAACCAATTATCATTCTATAACATACTAATAAAGGAGACAATGAAATGAATGAAAATCAAATATTAGGTGAAGGCTGGCAGGAAACTAAGAGTGCCCTTCTTGAAGGTCTATCACAATCAAAAAGAGAAATCACAGAAAAGGTTCTAGATAATACACGTTTGTATTTAACTGGTGGATTAACTGAAACTGCTGCTGCTGGTGCGATTGTTGCAAATGACATTGCAGGCTTCCGTAAGACTCTATTACCGTTGATTCGCCGTATTATCCCCGGTACTATTGCTACAGAAATCGTCGGTGTTCAGCCAATGTCTGGCCCAGTAGCTCAAGTGTTTTCAATGAAATACACTTATGGCGAAGATATGACTCATGATCCATCTCGTTCTCAGTTCGGCGGATTTAATATCTCTGCTGGCGACGAAGCGTTTGGTAATGCTAGCCCAATTCGTCAGTTTTATGCTGGTAATACTGGTGCTGCACAAGATGCAGGTGCTTCTGGTATAGGTTACACTGGTGCACAACCAACTGATATCGATGCAGCTACTGCTGACGGTGCAGGTTGGGGAGCAACATTAGATTCAACTACTTATACTTCCGGTACTACATTGTACGGTGAAGCTGTTGGTGGTAGTCTGTACGGTGGTTCCGGTTCCTTCCTAGAAGGTTCTGCTGGTCGTAAGATGGGCCTACAGTTGAAATCTCAGGCTGTTGAAGCCAAGAGCCGTAAACTACAGGCTGGTTGGACAATCGAAGCGATGCAGGATGCGAGAAACATGCATGGTATCAATATCGAAAATGAAATGACTAAAGCCTTATCCGCTGAAATCGTTCAGGAAATCGACGCTGAAATCATCAATGATCTATTAGCATTGGCTGGTACTTTGAGAACTTTCGATTTCGCAGCAACTTCAGCACCTAACTATGCTCCGGCATTCGTTGGTGATCGTTTCTCACACGTTGGTGTAAGAATCGGTGAAGTAGCGAACGTTATCGCACGTAAGACTCGTAGAGGTCCGGGTAATTTCGTGGTTGTTTCACCAATGATCGTGTCTGTTCTACAGACTGCTGCTAAGGCTGTATTCGCACCAGCGGTTGAAGGTTCATTCAAGGGTCCAAACAACAACATGTTGGTTGGTACTTTAAACGGTTCTATCAAGGTTTATTCATACTTGTGGAATCAGGCTGAACCGGGTTCTTCAGACCCAGCAGGATCTGACAAGATTCTAGTTGGTTTGAAATCAGGTAATGGTGAAACTGATGCAGGTTATTTCTACTGCCCATATGTGCCTGTAATGAGCAGCGGAGTTGTTGTTAACCCTGTTACAATGCAGCCAGTGGTTGGTTTGATGACTCGCTACGGTAAAGCAACATTCACTGATCCTACCATTTCACTAGGTAACTCATCAGATTACTACGGACGTGTTAACGTTGTTAACCTAGAGTTCGTGTAATAATATCGTAAAAAGAGGTAAAACAAAAAGGGGACCGTATGGTCCCCTTTTTCATTTGTGGAAATAAAAATATAAATATGTAAAAAGACCTAATTAAATGAAAAGATTTATTCAATATCTCCAAGAAGCACCATTACCAGAAGATTGGGATGCTGCGATATATTCAGAAAGAGTCCCATTCGCTCAACGTATAAGATACGCTAAAGCAAAAGCCAAACAACTTGGTGCAGGTTCATCAAGAGTCGCATTCGAGATTCCATACCAAGGCAGACGAACGGTATTAAAAATTGCCAAGAATAATAAAGGCATGGCACAAAATGCTGAAGAGGCATCAGCGTTATCCGATTGGTATCTGAAGGGGCTAAATCTAACAATCCCATTAATAGATTATGACGAACAAACTGACAGTCCAACATGGATTCATACGGAGTTTGCTACCAAGGCTAAAAATTCTGATTTTAAGAAAGCTACTGGTGCACCACTATATGATTTTGTTATGTACTGTGTTAGACAAAGCGGAAGAGAGCGTAGCGGTAGTAATAAACCAGAAGATTATGGGATAGATCCAGATAGCGAATTGGTCCAGAACTTTACAGATTACGTAGGTAACTATACACATCATCCGTGGGTGGAATATACTAATTTAAGAAATTGGGGGATTTATCAGGGTAATCCAGTAATAATCGATATTGGGCTAACTCAAGATATATGGAATGATCATTATAAACGTTGATCAATAAATACTACTATAAGAACAACGAGGAATATTAATGAGTTTCATAGTACTAGAGCGGTTTGCATACACACCATTTGGCACATTCGGTAGATTGGTCTACAACGACTTCAGAGCGTTTTCTGTTGAACTGCCATGGGCCGATAACAAACCTAGAGTATCATGCATCCCAGAGGGCAAATACACGGTTAAGTGGTACGATTCACCAACGTTTGGCAAGACGTTAGCAGTGATTGGTGACACAGTTAGTTTATTTCCTAATAATACACATCAACGGTCAGCAATTCTATTCCACAAAGCAAACACAATGGATGACTTATTGGGATGTATAGGATTGGGTAAATCATTAGGATACATAAATGGTAAGTGGGCAGTTACGAGTAGTACGCCAGCCATTACAGAATTTTTAAATCTGAAAATACCTGATAACACCACATTATTCATTAAACAATTTTTAATCTCATAAATAATTATATAATTACTATGGAATCTAAAATGCGTTTATCATTCTCGGAATATGTAGAGTCAAAAAACATTTTAAAAATGGCAGTGGAAGACGCTCCGAAACATATGCAAGTGTTTAACGTCACCAAATATTGCAAGATACCAGTGCATGAAGATATCAAATCTAATTCCAAAGCATATGTTGGATTAAAGCCCAAAGACTCTGTCCAAGTGATATGGGAAACACACGAACAACAAATGATCGTAAGGTATATAATAATCAACGAAGAATACAATTATTTCCCCACATGGACGAATAAAAAGTTTTGCAACTGGTTGACCCTCAACTGTAAAGTCATATAATACCTGAAATTAATTACCTATTAAATAAATAGTTAAAAGGTGATTTTTCATGGAAAATATTTTAAATTTCGTAGTATCTTATGGATGGGGTGCTTTTTTAATTATATGTGTTTTCTTTATGACATACGTATTAGTATTTAAAGATAAAGTACTTCAAGATGTGTTTACTAAAGAGCGCGTGGATTCCGATATAAAATTCCATTCGTTCTTTCGCCACGCTCAATACCGTATGATGGTTGAGCTTCCAGCGTTAACATTATGTCCAGACAAACCAGTGAAACAGGGGATGTTTATCGACCTGTTACAGGTGGCGACTAAGTGCACGTATGATACGTGTCTGAACGTTGTTAGCATGGACATGTCTCATTGGGATTCAAATAGATGGGCTAGTGAGATTTCCACTGCGATGGCCAACAACTTTAAGTCGTGGAATGACCAAGCTACCAAGATGTCTATACCACCAATCGTCATTAATAAATTTATGGTATGGTGTACTCCAACTATAACAATGGTGGGTGAATATATAACCGCTTTGGCAGATTCCAAGATATATAGTGACAATCTAACCAGAACAAATACACTATTACTGATAATGAATCTATTATTGATTAATATTATTACTGATGCAGAGAGAACATTGCGAGATATCAATGGTGACCTTGACGGTGTGCTATATAAAGGTGAACCGATAGAGCATTGATCGGATAAATATTATTACTCAAAATAAGGTTGAAATAGATGGGCGTATATGATGGATTTGCTGATTCACCAAATCAGATAATAAAAGAAGGCCGCGAGATTACTATTAATTTCGAGAGAGGCGCTAACAATACCGGAATTGTTACATGGAATGTCCCAGCACCGGCTGCCGGATGTGGTAGTGATGCACCGGGTACATATGACGGTATCGTTATTACTGTAAGTAGTGGTCCAGCTAATTATCTAAGTACATCGCCAAAAGATAGTTTTTATTATTCTTATGATCCAACTGTCGATCCTAATTTACACAGTGCGGATAAACTTGACACGGCAATGGTCATTGGTGCGTTTTATCATGATAGAACAACTACTAGATTAGTAATTAATGATGTACAACAGCGAACACCATATTACATTTCTGGTTATGCAGTGGATAAAGTCGGCAGATACCACAGAGAGGGGGTGCACGCATATTCTTTACCAACTGGTGAACAAGAGATCGGTACACCAGATATAAAGGCATATCATGATGTAGTTATCGATGTAGTGGGTGGTATAAGACCCTCGCTAAAGACTGGACTGCCTCACAGAAACTTCAACGAAAAACTCAACATCAATGATGTTGAATACAGTATAACTGTGAATGGATCTGAAGCTATTACATATGCGGAATTAGTGAAGACAATAAACAAGAAGATCGCTCTGTTGGAAAACCCAATATTAAGTGCGCCATATCCTTTTGCTGGTGATTTGTATTTAGACAAAGCTAACAAAAAATTACATAGATGGACGGGGTTGACACATGAAGAGGTTCCATTAACAGTCTCTATAACCGATCCATCTATACCAGCTATCGGTACGTATTGGACAGATAAGGACGATGGTATTTTATACCTATATGACTCTTCTGGATGGGTTGTAGTTGACACTATTAATTTCTCTGCACAGCCAGACCAATTAGCATGTGGTCAGGTATGGTTTGATGGCGTTGACGCATGGCAGTGGGATGGTAATCATTGGTGTAAGCTATGTGTTTATAACCAGATTAGAAATCCTTTACTACCACCATTACTAACATGTAATACTTATTGGTTCGATTCTGATGGACAATTATTTTACAGATGGAATGTAAATGTAAAAAAATGGGATGAAAAATTAATAATTCTTTCAGACAAAGATCCCAACACCCTAAACACTGGCGATTTCTGGTTCAACGAAACAGAAAGTAAGGTTTATGAATATGTTGGCGCGGCATGGGGGTTATTAACATCCATAAAATACGCTGAAAGAAACTCAGAAGGTGAACTAGATAATCCCGGCGTCAATGTATTCTGGTTCATACCATCAGAAAGTTTATTGTTTAGAAGAGACAACGAAGATTTGGAATGGATCGAACAACCATTTACGTCATATCCTACAGACCCGCTAGATAGAAAATCATGTGATATGTGGTGGAATACCACAAGCACCAATGACATTTATGCGTGGGATGAACTTAACTCACAATGGGTTAATGTAGAAGAGTTTTTTAATCAGCCAATCGATCCTATGATTGCGCCGACATTACCAGCGTGCGCTGTTTGGTATAACCCATCTAATAATACGATTAAAATTGTAAAAGATTCTCGCTGTGACGATATAAAATATATATCACACTCACACGATCCAGATAATTTACCATTAGGATCTGTTTGGTTTGATGGTGTGTTGTATTTTGTGTATGACGGTAGAGACTGGGTACGCATCAATCCTATTCAAAGTAATGAAGATCCATTTCAGGTGGATGTTGGCGAATACTGGTACAACCCTAACACACAAATTCTTTATATTTGGGATGGGCTTGTATGGTCTGTGGTAACACCAAAATATGTTCCAGTGACACCATTAGTTAATACTTTGTGGTATAATTTGATTGATGAAAAATTATATACATGGACTGGTACTAGATGGGCAGAAAAGTTATCATTGGGATATGTTGAATTGATCCCAGCTACCAAAAAAGACGGTCGTTCAATACTTAAATTCTTAACCAGAGATGCTGGCTGTCAATATGGTATTTTTGTCGTACAAGAGAATGACGATTTATTATCTAATTTAACGCAGAATGTAATTTATTATGAGCCTGTAGAAGGCGGTTCTGGGTTAGTTGCTGGGCCAACGTATTCACAACTTGGTATAGGCGATGATGGTTCTCCAGATGAAAGAAGAGATTTACACAACATAATTCGCAGTTTCCTTGGGGCTGGTTCCGTGAAAGTTGAATTGAAGAAAGACGATATCGACCAATGTATTAATAATGCATTAAGAGAGCTTAGAAAATATTCTGGCGCGGCATATAAGCGCGGCTTTTTCTTCTTAGATTTGAAGAGAAACCAACAGACGTATATATTAACTAATAAATGCGTAGGATTTAATAAAATAGTTGATGTATTAAACACCCATAGAATGCGTGCAGGCTGGTTGCGGACATCTAATATGGGTCAAGATGTGTTTGCGTATGCAGCGCTACAACAACTTTATTCTCTCGGCACGTTTGATATATTGACTTTTCATTTAGTTTCAGCGTACATTGAAGAACTTGAAACATTGTTCGCTTCAAAAATATTGTTCAATTGGGACGAACGTACCAGAGAATTAAAGTTGTATCAGATGGTCGCACAGAATGAAAGAATATTGATTGATGCTACTCTGGAGCGTACTGAACAAGAGTTATTAGTTGATAGAGAAACAGGCTTATGGATTCAGCGCTGGGCGGTAGCAGAAGCTAAGCAGATATTGTCTCAGATCAGAGGCAAGTTCCAAACTCTTCCGGGACCAAGTGGAAGTACCACACTGAACAGTCAGGAATTAATAACACAAGCAGAATCAGAGAAACAGGAATTGCGAGCAATGTTGTTGGATAACTCAATGCAAAATATTGACGATTATGGTGCGGCAGTACATTTGGTGATAGGATAATTTATGAGTGATTGCACTACTTGTAACATCCCGCTTGTAGCGACTTTACCGAAGTCTGGTGCTGATTGTGGCGTAGTTAATGAAGATCCATTAACTACGCCGGGTAATTGCACGCTTGACGAAAATGGCAAACCAGTTACAACCACACCACCGACTTCCTCTGGTAATAATAGTTGTATTACAACGGCGAATGGTGTGGTTTGCCCGCCTAACAATCTTTGCACCATCTTTGACATATCACAAGGTCCAGAATCATGTTTGATCTCTTCAGTAATTGAAGAGAGTTTGAACATTGGTGGGGCAGATATAAACGTATACAAATTGCTGGGTGTTCATGAACAGGGCTCATTAATTGATCAAGTTGGTACTGGTGCCGCCATTGCTAGTAGTTATCTCGGCGGATATGAACCAATCAACGCATTTGATAAGTACATAACAGAATGGCGATCAGCAGAATTTGGTGATGCAGTTATAGCAAAATCGTACATCGGGTATGATTTTGGACCTATTAGAATGGAGAATGGTAGACTGCGTTATGGTATAGACACATACGTTAAAAAAGACGTTGCCACAATAAAGATCAAGCAAGAATGTTCTACGAATAGAGTTACAAGAGCTAGACTAGAACGTTCAAATGACGGCATCGAATGGTTTGGCGCATCAATTGTGTCATTACCAGACTGCGATGGATTGGTAACGATTTCAGTTAGACGTACAGTACCATCAAGATGGTGGAGATTACGCCCGATCACATTCAAGGGTGGAGCAAATGATTATTGGGCGGTGCAAGCATTACAATTGATTGATTACGAAGAGACTCATATTTACAATATACAAGACAGAATTCTTTTAGAAAATAGAGATATAGAATATGCGTTGGCACCAATCAAGATGAAGGCGCAATATACACCACCAGACGTCCGTAGCACATCCTCTAAATGGGGTATGTTGTTCGATGAGAATGAGTTTTCAATTGAGGTATCGTTCAATCAAGCAGTTGCTAGATTGGGGCGACCTTTTGTTATTGGCGACATATTAGAACTGCCAAGCGAAACACAATACACATCAGAGATGCGCCCCGTGTTGAAATATTTGGAAGTTGAAAGTGTGGGTTGGAGCGTTAACGGCTATACGCCAAATTGGAAACCTACCATACAAATGTTAATCTGTAAGCCAGCTTTAGCAACTCAGGAAACTCAGGACATCTTCGGTAAATTAACTCAAACCATTGACACATCTGGACTGTCTGATATATTTGATGGTAGTAATACGAAGTATCAAGATATTGCTAATATATCACAGACCATAAAAGCTGATGCTAATACAATGGTCCCAGAAGAAGGAATTGATTACTCTGAGGTTTCCGTTCTTTCCAAAGAACTATTAGAGTATAGTAAGAGCCATCCATTTATGAATCTGGAGAAGCTTGGTCGTAATAGACATCCTTTAGGGGTTGACGCAATGCCACCAAATGGTGCACCATATACACAAGGTGATGCGTTTCCAGATACGCCAGTAAATGGCGATTATCATAGATTAACATACACGCAATTAGGTAACAACATAGCGGCAAGGTTGCACAGATGGTCATCGGCAAAAAGGCAGTGGATTTACTTAGAACAAGACAGTAGATCTCAGATAAAGAACGCCAGAACGGTCGTTGAAGAATTCAAGGCACCATCGTTATTCAAATCTAAAGCGGTATCTACGTCTGAAGTGGATGAAAACGTAAAGCCGTAACACTCAAGGGGCTAAATGAATATAAAAGAAGAGAAAATGATCATCCAATACTTATTGGGGTCAAATGATGTGTTTTCTAGATGTATCGCGATAGTTGAACCGGCGTATTTTCATCACACACTAACACCTATTGTAGCATTTATAAAAAGTTATTACGAAAAATACAATTCTATAGTACCTATAGAAATATTACACGCTAAGTACGACGAAACCTTTCTCATCAAAGAGACTGCTAGGGGCGAGTACAAGTTTGCATGTGATACGATAGAACTATTCTGTAAACAGCAAGCGTGCGTAAATGCGGTCATGGATTCAATGCCAGAAGTCGAAAAGGGCAATGTCTCGGTGTTGTATGATAGAGTGATGAAAGCCGTTTCAATCGGTTTGTCTGTTGATCTTGGTTATGACGTTTTTAAAGACTCGGAAAAGATCTTCGATAAACTTATGAATAGCGCGAAACCATATACAACTGGTATCAAAGCGCTGGACGATAGAATAGCCGGTGGAGGATACAGAAAACAACTAACGTTGTTCTCAGCTAACTCTGGTGGTGGTAAATCAGTTGTCCTAACCAATCTAGGCGTCAATTACGCTCTACAAGGGCTCTCAGTGCTTTATCTATCGCTAGAGCTACCAGAAGATCAGATCTTCCTTAGAGCCGCTTCTATGCTGTCTGGCATAGCAATCAAGACATGGCGCGATAGCATACCACAGTACGTATCATCTTTATTACGTAATAGGAATGAAGGTGCTGGCGACTTTATGATAAAGCGCATAAAAGGTGATGCTTGTACCAACGACATCAGGTCTTATATCAAACAATATGAATTAGAGTTTGGAAAAGTCCCTGACGTGTTGATCGTAGACTATGTGGATAAAATGTCTCCAAATGGAGGAAAGAAACAGATGTCGATTTCCGAACAAGACAAAGAAAAAACTGAACAACTGGCTGAACTAATATTTGACCTAGACATGATAGGTTTCTCAGCTTCACAGCAGAATAGAGAAGCAATCGGTAATGGTGCACCAACGCAAGGCGTAATTGCTGGTGGTCTTACGAAGGTGAATACGGTTGACAACTACATCTCAATCTTTATGCCTGAAGATATGAAGCTAAAAGGCGAAATGTTATTTTTCTTCCTCAAGACAAGATACTCAGATGGTGTCGGTGAACAAGCTCTACTGAAATACAATTCGTCTACGTTGAAGATTACAGACCTTTCTGGGCCAATGACATTGAAGTCAACCCTGAAGGATAGAAAGCGCCAAATAGAAGAGTTGATTTTTGATGGACTTGTCAATAATGGTAGTGTAGAATATGCAGAGAATAATCCTATAGTGAAAGAGATTCTTTTCGCAGAATCACCAGAAGTGGTGATTGACGAGTCAATCCCGATATTTAAATCTATATTGGATGATGCATTCGGTATTGAAGATCAGGTTAGTATTTAAGGAGTAATATGATGTTAGATGTAGAAAAAACAAAGTTCTTGGTGTTAAATGGAAAAAATGTAGCCATTGAAGATTTTCCAAAAAAGATTCGACAAGAAATTGATCTCTTTGATGACATAAAGACAGATCTGCGAGATGCTGAAAAGCGGGTTAGAATTCTCGTATTAGCGTTAACTGCGCAAAATTCCAAGGTCGGTCAATTGATTGAACAGTATACGAAATCTTCGGAAGCACCTATATCACCAGCGGCAGAACGAGATGTTTAATAGGGACGTTTGCCTCTCATCGTATAGGTCGTACTGCCAGTTTTATATTAAGCAAAGGGGATACCTTGCTGATATGGCAAATGTGCCCGTCGATGACGTAGAATTAATAAATCATTTACATCAAAGATTGCTTACATTTAAGGCATGGTTCGAAACTCATTATGATTATGCTAAGTTTCCTGACGAGTGGAATGACATAGCAGACATAAAATTTGGTCCAATAAATATCTAAACAATTGGACAAATCATGAATAAGAAAAACGTTACAATACAAACGGATCACCCTTTAGAATCATTTCTTGGAATAGAAGACAATTCTACGCTAATGACTCATACTGAAAGGCAACAACAAGACCTTGTTGTTTCTGACTTGTATGACGACAAGGACTGCGATATAGAAGAACAAATATCAGAGATTCAGCGCGAAGCGTTGGATGCACATGATGCTTTACGTGAGAAGATGGACAGCGGCACAGATCCAAAATATCTGGCCCGGTTGGGCGAAGTTGATAATCAATATCTTGGCACGGCATTAAGTGCCATAGCCATGAAAGCCAAAATAAAAGCCGAGAAAGACAAGCTGGCCAATAAAAAGAATAATCCTAGTGGTCCGAATAAGATTGTAAATAATACGGTCATAATGGATAGAAACGAAATGCTTAAGAATATGATGAATGGAAACACAATAATAGACGGGGATCAATTATAATGGCTAAAAATAACGTACTTTCACAGAAAGAATTCATAAAACAATACATGACTGCGGCAAAGATTGGTTTTACCAAGGAACAATTAACAAATTACCTTGGTATCCAGATCGATAGCTTACGTCGAAGAAAACTATCCGTGAAAAAGGAAACTGGTGTTGAATTACCAGAATTAAAAAGTGGAAAAGACAATGTCATTCCACAGGACAAATTGGAAAAATTCTTAGCAGTATTGGAAGTAGCCGAAGATAAGCCACCGATAACCGGGTATAAAAGATATGTCATAACATCTGCGCAAAACGCAACACCAGTTCATCAGAAGTTTTTAAACACGCTATTAAGCTATTGTAGAGTTAATAACGCTAGACTATTAGTTATTCCTTACAGATATAAGAATCCAACGTCAGTATGGACGCAGAATAGCAAGGGTGATGAGTGGTGGGCGCCACAGATAAAAGAATTCATCTGTGATGACGACGTTAGACTTTGTGACTCACTAATAGTTGTGGGTAAAGTTAAAATGCAACCGACAGCCACAGAGCCATTATTAGGAATGGATAGTTATACACACTTGTGCTCTGCGATATTTGGGCATCCTAAAGTGCAACTAAAGACTGTTCCGACACCTAATAAAAAACTACCAAAAATATTAACTACAACTGGTAGCGTAACCGACAAAAACTATACAGACTCTAAAGCAGGATGGAAGGGCAATTTTCATCACTCTTTTGCAGCGACCGTTATTGAATTGGAAGATGATGGCACGTTCCATCTAAGACAGATAAACGCGGATGATATTGATGGATCATTTTATGACCTCAATAGATTTTACAACGGTGCTGCGGTATCAGAATCGACAATATCTGCGCTGGTCACTGGTGACGAGCATGCCATTTTCGCAGATGATAAGGTAAAGCACGCGACATACTTAGATGATAACAGTATAGTAAAAATGCTCAAACCTAAGTCCATCGTAAGACATGACTCGACCGACTTCTATTCAAGATCGCATCACCACAATTCAAATTTCTTGCTACAGTATGCAAAGCATTTATATGCTAAGGATGCCAATAACAAGAATACGGTTGCTAGAAATAATGTAGAAGCTGAATTACAGATAACGGCTGATTACATAGACGAAACCACTCCAGCATTTGCGCAAAACATAATTGTTAAGTCGAATCATGATGAGGCATTTGACAGATGGTTGAGCGAATGTAATCCAAAAGACGATCCTGAAAACGCCATGTTCTACTTTTACATGCGTTATAACCAATACAAATATGTAACGCCAACAGAGACTGGCTTTACTTCGATAGACCCATTTGAATTTTGGTGTTCGAATCCTGAGTCACAGACTGGATTAAAGTGCGTTGATCAAACTACGTTTCTAAATCGTGACCAAGATTATATGATCGAAGGTATCGAAGTTGGTTTCCATGGTGATGTTGGTCCAAATGGTTCACGAGGAAATATAAAACAATTTAGTAAGATCGGTCCTAAAACCATCATAGCGCACTCTCATAGTTGCGGTATCTACGAAGGATGTTTCCAAGTAGGTGTTAGCGCTAAATTGAACCTAGAATATAGAAAAGGTCCATCGTCATGGTTGCACACTCATTGTATAATTTATCCAAATGGATCTAGAACTTTAATTAATATAATCAACGGGAAATGGAAGATATGAAAAATGTAAAAATGAAGGTGACACACAATACACAAATAGAAACGGTTACATGCCATGAAATGGTGTGCGATCCTAAAGCGGTGTCGGCACAAGTAAGTTTGAGTGATATAAAAAATCTGTTTCTTGGTCAAACATATGAATTAGAATATGAGTATGACGACCTAGTAACTAAATGTTATAAAGCTAAAATCGTAAAATATCAGATCGATGATGAATTCCCAAGCAGATCATTCATCAAGTTCATATACGAATCCACCGTGGTGAGTAAGAGTAAGTTTAAGGTTTTGAAAGAAACCGTATCAACGCTATTAAATGGATCTGAGTCTAGATTAATATGTTTAAATCTTGATAGACATGCGGGCCATACGTCAACGTTATTGTGGCTCTTAAATAAAGATCCAGACGCAATTCTTTTGGTCCAAACCTTGGATCTTAAAGAACGTGCTAAACGTTTAGCACATGAACTTCAATTATATGACGTAAGGACAAGTAATATCGTAGTGGTGAATGACAAGACCGATTTATCTTCATTATTTGAAGGTAGGAAATTTAGTAAGATACTCATAGACGATTTTTCACTGTTTACAAAAACTCGTATAGGACAAATTTTCTATAATACAAGATATGATGAATCGGTAAGATATGTCTGTTTAGGTTGATGACACAGCATTTCTGCGGTCATATATAATCTCAAAAGGATTAAGATATGACCGCAGAAATAGATATAGAAGATTATAAATCACAATACAATGAAAGAGAATGGGCGATAGCAAAACCATTGTTAAGTAACGCTTATAGAAGTGTTACTGGTACGTATACAATATTAAACAACTACCCATCAGTTAAATTAGATACTGTATTAAGATTGACAAATGCCACGATTAAAAAACTATTATTCTTTACAAATATTGTCGGCATACAATCAATGCAGGGTCCAGTTGGCCTTATATATCTTATGGATTATTATTCCAAACCCAATGCCATGCAATTGAAATCAAGCGCGGTCGAGGCTAAATCACGAAAAATGAGAGCGGGCTGGTATATCGAAGCAGTACAAGATGCTAAAGCTCTTCATGGACAATCAACCGAGGCGGTATTCGAAGACGCACTCGCACAAGAAATTATCGTAGAGTATACCGATATGATCTTGGAATCACTAAGAAATGCAGCGTTTAGAACATTAGGCGCTGATATCGCACATATGTCAGTTGAAAATATAACACGTAGAATTAAATTAGAGTCTTCGTATATTCAAAACAAAGCAAGCTTTAAGAAAGGTAACTATACAATTTTGTCCAGTAAAAATTTTAAGTTACTATTTCCAGACGTTGTATTAGCTAAATCTGATATGGGAATTTTGGATAGCGGCATGACCATCGATAATGATGATACGGATATAAAAGTTTATGTGTCGGATTTTATGGAAGATGATGTGTTAGTTGGTTTGAATGATTCTAATGGTAATACTGATGTCGGTTTTGTTTTATGTCCATATGTATTATTGCTGTGTAATATTGTATGTAAACCTGACACGATGGAGCCGTATATGTCTATTACTACTAGATATCGTATGGAATGTACAAAAGAACGCGCAGAAAGATATTACACGGTATTTCGATTGGGTGAAAGGGTAGTGGAGCCAATAGTTGAACGATTGTTTGAAAATGATGATATGTATAAATTGATGTAACAATGTAAGTGGAACACCATTAAAATCCCATCATATATAATTTATATGATGGGATTTTTTATGAAAAAAATAAAACAAGTTGACGACAAATTACAAAAAGAGAAAGCAGAAAAAGAGCGAATTGAGAAGTTACAGCGAGAGCATGCCGAGAAATTACAAAAAGAATATGCAGCAAAAGTAGCAGCACAAAAGAAATGGCTAGACTCTTTAGAATATCCGCACGAGATACATAATCCGGCGTCTTCGCAGGAAGATTTTTTTGTTAGTTACTGGAAAGAAAATAACAACAGGATTATTGAGAGATGAGTAGGAGAGTTTATGGCATTAAAAAGGCCAATGAGCCAGTTGCGTATGATGTCGATAAGGCAAGAGAACTTGCCAAGTGTGCTAGAGATCCAATATATTTCATCAAGAATTATGTAAAAACACAACACCCTATATTGGGGTTCTTACCATTTAAGCTTTATGATTATCAGGAAGAAATGATAAGAAGTTTTATGACCAATACCAAGCTGATCGTTCGTTCTGGGCGACAAACTGGTAAGACGGTTACGGTATGTTCATACTTATTATGGTTCGCAATGTTTAATGAGCACAAGACGGTGTTATGTGTCTCTAAGGACGCGGATGCCGCTAAAGTAATTGTCAATCTTATCCAAAAAATGTATCTGGAAGTGCCAGACTTTTTAAAGTGTGGTGTCGCAGATGATGACTGGAACAAACACACTGCCAAATTCGACAATGGCTCTATGATAGTTTCATTAGCTACATCAGAAACTGCTGGTCGTGGTCGCTCAATAAGTCTGTTATATGCTGACGAAATAGCATTCGTTAGACCGGCAATCCAAGAACTATTTTGGACATCAATTCAGCCGACACTATCCACGGGCGGATCATGTATTGTGACTTCTACCCCTAATGGTGATACAGATTTATTTTCTAAATTGTGGAGGGGCGCAGAGCTTGGAGCAAATGATTTCAAATATATCTATGTGCCATGGAATTCACCACCCGGTCGTGATGATGAATTCAAGCGCAAAGAAATAGCAAATATTGGCGAGCGCAAATGGCGTCAGGAGTATGAGTGTGAATTCATTACATCTGAAGGTACATTGGTCGATGATTTGATTATTAAGAATTTGAAGAAAATTGTAGAAGACAAAGTACCCGTAATGGAGATTGCTGGCGAAAAGCTATGGGTGAATATAAATCCAAGAAGATCATATATTATCGCATGTGACCCCGGTACTGGCACAGGACTGGATAATTCTGCAATTCAAGTAGTCGAATTTCCAACGATGGTCCAAGTATTAGAAAGCGCTACCAATACATTAGATTCTGCGACAGTCTATTCTAAGATTAAGAATATCGCAAGGTACATTACATCGTTCGGTGCGGATGTATTCTTTTGCTTTGAGCAGAACGGTGTTGGTGAAGGTATTGCCGCGTTATATACGACAGATGAACAGCCAATTGAAGCCGTATTATTAACATCACAGACTGGTAAAGACGGTAAGAAGCGATTAGGATATGTGACTGACATAAGGAACAAAGTGAAATTCTGTTTAAGACTGAAGAAAGTTATTGAGTCAGAGATTCTCAAAATAAACTCAGTAGACTTTTTGGTCGAACTTCAGCGCTTCGTTAGAGATGGGCATACATATTCAGCACAGCCGGGTGCCACGGACGATAGAATCATGGCAATGATATTGGTTCTGAGAGCGGTAGAGCAAATGGCAGAATATGATGAGAACGCATACACGATATGCTATTCATTCCATAACGAACAACAAGAAGACTGGAATGGCTTTCATAATAAACCGGAAGAAGAAGACGATTTATTACCATTACCAATGTTCGGGTAAGAATTGATAAATATATCTTATGAATGAATTACAGATACAAGAATCCACAATACATCAGCTTAAGTCTACTGTTAATGTATTTTTCGATAACCAGCGAAATCAAAAGTCGCGACAGGTTACTGTTTCCGATATTAAATATATTGAAATAGTAAACAAGGCAGAACTGGAGGTTAAGGCGAAAACTAGAACAAATACAAACACATATGACACAACTATAATCTTTACTGGTGTAAAGTTCTTGGAGAAAGATGACAAGCGCTCTAAGACGCAAGTGTTCGGTTCTAATGGTATGAATTACTATATGGTCCCAATAAAGAAGAACTTGTCTGAAGTGAGAGTATCTTGTTCTTGTTTGGATTTTTACTACATGTTCTCTGTATGGAATCATAAACAGGGATCATTAGATGGTGATGCTCCGAAGCCTTACATTAAGACAACTAACAGACCAGTTCGTAACCCTCAGAAGGTTGATGGCATGTGCAAACATATAATAAGATTATCTGATGAATGCATTCGAGTTGGAATATTGCGTTGAGAAAATGATAAATAGATGTATGGATGTATTAAAATACATTCTATATTGAAATTGACACAGTTAAAATTTCAAGTTAATATGAAACTGTAGTAGATTGAATAGATTGATTAATAAACGTTTTTATAGACTGATAAAGGAGATTGATATGTCAAGAAAAACAATAGCTGAATTAAGAGCATACTTAAAGCAGGAAACAGAAAAAAAGACTGGCGACTTCACCCAAAATAGAGAAATATACCCATTTTGGAATATGCCTGTCGGCTCTGTCGCAAGAATACGAATTCTTCCAGACGCAAATGAAGATAATCCACGCACATTTTATGAATATAAGTATAATCATAATTTGATCATCAAAGGTAAGAAAAGAAACGTTCAGTGCCTCTCACAGTATGGTGAGAAGTGTCCTATTTGTGAATTGAGTAGAGCGTTTTACAAGGAACAGGGTAAAGAGTCAAAGGAAGGTAAGTTCTTTTACAGAAAGAAGAGTGCATTAGTTAGCATTCTAGTATTAGACGATCCACTTCCACCCGATCCAGAAACTGGTGAAACATATAAAGGTAAGGTGACTAAGACTATTTTAGGAAACCAGCTTTTGACTAAAATGCTTTCGTCCATAACTGACGTACTAGAACCGATGGAAAATGATCCTTGGGATTTTGATAAGGGTTATGACTTCTTCATCAAGAAAGGTCAAAGCGGTTCACACGCAACGTATGACGTCGAATCCAAGTTCGCTACTCGTAGCTCACCGATTCCGGCTGAATACAGAGAGTCGATCCAGTTAGTCGATCTTGCATCATGCTTAGCGCCAAATCCCGGTTTCGAAAAGATTGAAGCGCTGTTGAATAACCATTTGCATGGTTCTGATATCGAAGACGAAGCAGGCATAGAAAAGGATAGCGAAGTGGAAACACCAGCACACGTTAATTCTGCGCCAGCCCAAGCAGCGGCACCAGCGGCAAAGGTTACCAAGCCAGTCGTAGATGCAGAAACACCAGCAGAACCAGCATTGTCTGAGCTAGAATTGATTGCAAACATCAAGAATAGATTTAAGAAAGCAGGTTGATTAAACAGTTGGACCAAAGGCGCAATAGTTAATGCTTAGCTATTGCGCCTTTTTCATTAAAGGAATTTAATATGAGCGTATTTACAAAATACAAAAAAGATTTAGCAAAGGTGTCTGGCGTTTCTATGGGTGATGGTATTCCAAAATTCTGGATTAATACTGGAAGTTTCGTTTTAAACAAGATCATATCAGGAAAGTATGACAGAGGTATTCCTCAAGGAAGATTAACGCTATTAACAGGACCATCGGGGTCTGGAAAGTCCTTCGTTCTCGCGAACATAATAGCATCTGCACAAAAAAGTGATTGCTCCGTTCTAGTAGTAGATACAGAAAACGCATTAGACTTTGATTATCTGAGTGCAGTAGGCGTTGATGTTACTCAGGAAGACTTCTTAAGAATCACTGTGAATGAGGTTAATACATGCTTAACAGCTATTAACACCATTCTCTCAGTGTACAGAGAAGCTGAGAAAAATGGTGAGCCGATGAAGAAGCTTATTATCTTTATAGATTCATTGGACTTTCTATTTTTGACGCATGCATTAGAAGCATATGAAAAAACGGGTGAATTAAATAATGATCAGGGATTACATGCCAAGAAATTAAAGCAGTTGTTAACTACATTGATGCAGGATATTCAAGAAATGCCAGTAGCAATTGTTGCCACAAAACAGGTGTATGTCGATCAAGATCCTAAAGCATTCCCACCATTCAAATTAACGGAATCGCTGAAATTCCCATTCTCTCAGATAATTCTATTATCTAGATACTTTGAAAGAGATGCGAAAACTAGAAGCATTGACGGTATCAGAATGAAGGCGTTCGGATGGAAGGTTAGATTTACAAAACCATTCCAACAAGTCGAATTGACAGTGCCGTATGATACTGGGTTAGATCCATACGATGGTATCTTATCAGCGGCTGTATCATTGGGTATCATTACTAAGAATGGGTCGTGGTATCAGTATAAAGGAAAGAATTTCTACTCAAAGGATTTCAATACGATTCAGGAAGAAATCTTAGCAATATTGATCTCTAGAGAATCGGAGTCATTATGCGTTCAATTAGAAGGCGTAGAAGATTTACCAGCTTCGACACCAGACGACATAAAGAGACAGAAATTAGAAGAAATCTCGCTAAGAGACTAATTTTTAATCTAAATATGCAAGGTGAGATGGATTAAGTTCCATCTCACCTTTTTCTGGGGATACATTATATGAGTGTTATACTAACGTCGTCTTTACTGTATAAAAGAGATTTTGATTATGATGAGTTTACGCAAAACGTAATTAAAATCATTGCCGACAATATGGAAGCTGCAACAAAGTTGTTCATAAAAAAGAATAGAAGCATAACAATAAAACAGATTGATTTGAAACCAGAGGTTCTACCGGGATACGCATTCATGCAATTGGGTGTTAAACCTAATCTGGGTGATGTAGTACTGATTAACAACATTGAGATGTTGGTAGATGAAAGTAATATAAACAATATCTCACAAAATGTGCATGCGGTTATTTCGTTAAAGGCTCTAGATAGTAACTCTTCGTTGATAATGTACAAGAATTTGTGTGACGTCAAAGTTATTTTAGAATCCTCTAAAGAGGATTCAGTGGCTAAGTTACTCCAGCTAGATTTAATAGAGATGAAGGAAACTCCAGAACTCGTTAATAAGGTTCATGTAGAGATATTGGAGAATCCAGAATTTATAAATTTATTGGAAGTTTTGACTAATCCACCCGAACTGGATATAATGGGTTTTGATAAATCAAAATTGACAAAGACGCAAATAGATTTGCTGAATATAAGAAAGATAATACAACAGGACACATTAATATCATGAGTATCTTAGACGTCTTAAATGACGACCTATCCAATATAAATCAGGTTTTATCCGCATATGGTGATCTTTTCACGGAAGCAAAAGCGGACATATCAATCAATAATAAAACCTTGCAACAAGCTAACATGGAACAGCCATCAAACTATGCCAGATTCGATCAGATAAGGGTTGAGTTAGAGATCATAATGGAACTAGCTGATCTAAAGGTTAGCCAAGTAAGAGCGCAGGCAATGCGTCAGATTATAAAGGATGACTCAAAGCATTATGGTGAGCGTATGTTGGACAAGATGATTGATGAGAATCCATCTTACTTAAAGTATTATAAAATTTACTTAAGGTGTAAAGAGATGTATACGAAATCAAAGTCCATCGTGGAATCAATGTCTCAGAGAGGATATTCTCTTAACAATATAACAAAGATTAAGGTAGCAGCATTGGAAGATACTGTACTGTATGATTAAGACTGTTACCGTAACATATTTGGATGAAGTTAGATGTTTGTTCAGTGGTATAGCGCCAGACCACATGAAAACGCTGTGGCAGGAATATGGTATATTCGCGCCTAAGTATTTCTTTAATCCAAATTACAAACTGAAACGATGGGATGGTAAGAAGCGATTCTTTAGTGAGACTGGGATAACATTTATAACGCTATTACCAGAAATAATAGAGTTCTTACAGCAGCAGGGATATACCAGCTTTGCTGTTAGAGATAAGCGCAAGAAATTTGAAATAGAACTAGAACATATCACCGCAGATTATTTTTCACATAAACAGATAACCTTAGCAGACCATCAAGTTGCAGCCATTAATGCGCTGTTTGATAACTATGGTGGAGTATTGAGAGCGGGTACGGGTGCTGGTAAAACCATAATAACCGCCGCACTGTGTGATAAATTTAATCAAAAAAATCTCAATGCCATTGTTATCGTACCAAACTATGATCTGGTGCTACAGACAGTTGCCGCGTTTCAGCGATGTGGTGTAGATGTCGGTGAATTTTCTGGAAAGAAAAAAGACGTCGAGCATGCCAATGTCATAAGTACTTGGCAGGCATTGCAAAACAATTCCGATGTATTGAAGTTATTCAATGTTTTGATATTGGATGAATGTCAAGGTATTGGCGGAAACGTATTACAGAAGCTTATCACAGAAGACGGCAAACACATGCCAATTCGCATTGGTATGACTGCAACGATTCCAGACGATGAATGTAATCGCTTAACCCTTAAATGTAACATAGGCGATATCGTATATGAAGTTACCGCTGGAGAGTTGATAGAAAAGGGTTGGTTGTCTGATGTCCATATTAATTGCATAACTCTTAAAGAGGATCTTACATATGAATATAAAAAATTCAAAAGAGACAATCCAGAAGCTGACATCTCATATGCTGAATATTTTGATGGATACTTTCCAGACTTCGCATCTGAAATGGGATACTGTGTCAAGAGTGAGAATAGAAACTTAAAAATATCTGAGTTGGTCACTAATTGTATTGATAATACGGGCAACGTGCTAATAATACTTAACTCCGTCAAACACGGAAAACATTTAGAACATTTAATACCCGGATCAGTATTCGTATATGGAAGCACCAAAACGAAAGATCGCACAAGGACGTATGCTTCCTATAAGGATAATGATAACATCATTATGATTAGTACATATAAGCTGGTGCAGGCTGGACTAGATGTTCCACGAATCTATAATTTATTCCTGATAGATGCTGGAAAGAGTTTCGTCCGCACCGTTCAATCTATTGGTAGAGGATTGAGAAAGGCTGAAGACAAAGTACACATCGAAGTGTTTGATATACACTCCAATTTTAAATATTCCACAGAGCATTTGAAAGAGCGAATCAAACATTATAAAGCTGAGAAGTTTCCATATAGTAAAGTTTCCGTAAATTTACCGCCAGTAACAAGACCAATTATAGATTCCGCTATTGACTTTGATTAATTTTTTTGATATATTGATATTAAATACGGATAACAGTAAATGATAATTTCAGACGATAATTCAAAACCAATTCTTATTGACGATTTGGAAAGTCCAATACGCAGTAATTATTTTTGGACACTAAATCTAACGGATTTGGACTTCAAATTAGCAAAGATAAAAATGCTTGAATGTATTAATACTCCAGCCTTAGTGCTAGATGTTTTGGGATATGTTATAAAAGTGCCAGCAAGCTGGCACTTTCTTATCTCTTCTGAAGACACACACGCACTAGATACTGCTTTAGTCTCGGACTTAACTAAAGGTATGTTTACAGGTCTTGTAATCAATCACAAGACAATGAATGTTAACTATATACCTATAAGATGTATAGATTATTTACCATCGGTGAACATTTATACTGTCGCATTGCATAGAAATCAAATGATATGCCATGCTCTTGGGGCTAACTATTGGGTATGTTTGTCTGGTATAGACGTATACAATAAGTATTTGAAAAAATTAACAGTATGGGATATATTATGACAGTTTCAGAATTTAAAATTTGGTTAGAAGGTGTAATGGCATTTCAGGAAGCAAATTGGAAGCCAACCGCGAAACAATGGGATCTTATTTTTCAAAAGATAAAAGATCTACAAGATGGCGGTAGACCACAACAATTTGCCCAACAACATCCAGCACCGTATCCACAACGACCACTGTTACAAGAACATCCACAATACGAGCAGGAAGTTGTGAGAATACCCGCGCCACAGATCCAGCCTTTGGATTACGACCCATCGTTGGTCCCTAAGATGGGTGAAGGTAAATACGTTTCTGAATTTGACGTATAAATGTATTCTGAACTGGCTAATAGGATCTTATGGTATGATGGTAAATCGTCAATGGATATTGACGATATAGTGCGTATGATATTGAATAATGAATCTATAGCCGATGTAAATTGTTTAGAATACGACTACGAAGTTGAGATGTATAATAAATTGCCTAACTGTGATCTACAAGTCAAGTACGGTAATGAAGACATAAAGGCCGATTGGAACATACCAGACAAGTATAAAGAAATTAGTCTTCGTGAATATATCTTAGACAAGGCAGCGGCACACAACTTGAATAAAGATCTAGAATACATTAAGAAGAGTAACGAAAGGATAGATTACGAATTACGCTTAATATCTGACATGAATTTGGTTGGACTATTTCAATGTATATTGTACTTAATCGATGTATTCATAGAACAAGGCATCGTGTGGGGAGTTGGGCGCGGTAGCTCATGCGCTAGTTATATATTGTATCTGATGGATCTCCATTGTGTAGATTCGATTCAATACGATATACCAGCGAACGAGTTCTATAAAGAAGTTATAAATAAGGTACACAATGAAGGCGAATAAGAGATATGAGTAAGAAAATTGTAAAGTCATTACGTGGTGAAGATGTGGATTTTGATATGCTGCGTATTAAGTCTGATTTAGGCGCGATACCTGAAACCGCAGACGTAAAGTTCAGAGAGAATATTATTCAATCTAGACGTAGAAGAAAGAATTCTTCTAAGCGAAAAGTCAAAGACATGCTGGCTCAGCAACAGATTAATCAAAAGGCTGTTATGATAGGGCTAGAAAAGCAGCGCAAACAGCGTGCAGACGAAGGCGTTAAACCTGTCGATGAGTTAGCGGTTCCAGTACTTGAGCTTGACACAAGTGTGGTAGATACCGAGAGTACAGAAACAAAAGAAAACTTCAATAGAAAAATAAGGAAAAATCAATCTAATGGACCTATCAGCGATTAAGAATCATATATTATTTGAGTTTAGTGATCAAGTAATTAATAAAGCGTTTGCAAATGAAACAACTTGGGGCTTCACAGTTTTAGATAGAAATGAAGACGTTAAGTTGGCGAGATGGGCTAAGGTTTTGGCTTGTGGACCAGATGTCAATTCAGACATCAACGTAGGTGATTATATTTACATAGAGCCATTAGCATGGACTACTAAAGTAGCAATCAACAAGAAGGATTACTGGATGACCAATGATACGAAGGTATTATTAGTATCCGATGAGTTACCCAAAGCACTTTAACATTGTTTAACATAATTAGCCCCCTAGATTGATAACTCTTTCTAGGGGGCTAATTTATTGTAAAGTCCGTTTATGTATTGACATATATGTCCCGGATATTGTAAAGTACTCTCCACAATGTAGAGAGATAACTGAATGAGTAAGAAAATATGGTCATTGTCATATAGACCACGCAAAATAGAAGATTATGTATTTTCATCACAACATACCAAAGATATAATCGAAGGCTTCATCAAAAACAAGAGCATCCCACACCTAATGTTTTATGGTAGTCCGGGGACTGGTAAGACTACTTTGGCGTTCTTACTAAAAGAATATCTTGGGGTGGACGACTCAGACTTTCTTTTCCTGAATGCATCGAAAGATAATTCGGTCGATGTAATAAGAACACGAGTAACAGACTTTATAACTACGTGCTGTATATCAGAGTCTGGATTCAAAATAGTGTTATTGGATGAAGGTGATGCACTGACTAAAGCCGCTCAAGACACATTGAGATCAATGATGGAGACTTATGAGGATAACGCTAGATTCATCCTCTGCTGTAATTATCCACACAAGATAACCGACCCACTAAAGTCAAGATTTCAGGGTATTGAATTCAACTCAATCGACAAAGAACAGATGTTCGTCAAGACGGTTGAAATCCTCCAACAGGCTGGTGTCACTATAGACGAATCTACGTTAGACATTGTGGAAAAACAGCTAATAGCAGATTATCCAGATTTCCGAAAGTTGCTAAACAGCTTACAGAAGAACACCATTAACAATGTGTTGGTTGACTGTGAACAGGCGGAAGACGCATCCATGATGGATAAGATAACGCTGTTTGACATCGTTACTGCGACAAGTGCCATAGACTGGTCAAACGTTAGAGATAATGTCGTGACCAATATCAGTGACTCCGACTTCCTAGAATATTATCGATTCTTCTATGACCATCTACACGAGTCTGACAAGTTTAAGGACGTGAATAAATGGAAAGCCGGGATAGTCATCATAGCTGATCACCTATATAAGCACTCGCTTGTGGCTGATCAAGAAATAAATTTCACGGCAATGTTAGTACGAATTAACGGAGTATAAGATGTCAAATTTAGAAGATACATATAAAAAAGATATAGATCCAGCCAAGCTGAAAATCATACGCTCTCATATGGAGAAGGCAGATATACTGTCATGGCGTCGTAAGAAAGAAAAAATGGAAAAGATGATTGAAGAGGAAATTCAACCAATAGAAGACGACATCTTAGCTTTGATACTTAAAAAGCAACCGTATATGGATGAACTACTCGGCCTTCGTTCTACCATGGTAGAAACGTGTATCCATCCAGAAGATCTTTTAGTGGAATATGATGACGGTACACTGTTTTGCAACTTTTGTAATAAGAGACTGAAAATTCATGGCTAAAAAAATAGACATATTCGAAGTATTGAGAAAGATAGATGCTTGCGATATTGCTTATTTTCAGAATCTGGATGAAGAGGAAATGAAATCTGTTCAACCATTAGTTATCATGCGATGGATGTCAGGGACGAAAGATTCAACACAGATTCAAAGGATCAATGCGCTTACTAACTCATTCGTGTTCTCTTTGCAGAAAGAGAAAATGCTGTTAATAAAGTTGTTGATGGCGTCTTCCACTTCTAAGAAAACGTACAAGTGGTATGGTAAGAAGTCTTCAGTCATTCTCCCTAAATCAAACGTGGAGATTGTCATGGACTATTACACATGTTCGAAGAAAGAGGCTGTAGAAGCTGTTAAACTGCTGAGTAAGGATGATATACTAGCGCTAGCGATTGAGTTGGGTTACCAAAAAGAAGATATGACTGGTATAAAATGAAGATAAAATGTGATTTTTGTGAGTACGTTTTTAAAAGCGAACAAGACGGTAAAGATCATTCTTGTAAATATTCCGAACGCTTCCAGAAAGTAAGGACGCTTACCGGGCTATTGGCCTTCGATTTGTATAAATCGTGGAGGCAAAAGAAGGGGTTCTTCACTGGTGACGAATCGACCTTTATCATGTCAAAATATTTTACGGTATTCTTTAATCTTGGTGAATTCATGAACAAGAAGTCCATACCACTGCGCCAGCATTACTTAGACTTCTGTATAAAAGCTACCTTACTGCCCAACAATTGGTATTCAGAAACAGTCTACATGGAATACCTAATGACATTCGACAATGAGGTAGACCCAGAATTACAGTACAAGATTAGTAAGAAGACGATAAACTCATTGGCTGATATGATTGATTGTCAGCCGAATCAGGTTTTACACTACCTGAATTTTGATGAAATTGCTAAATTGGTGTATACGAAGAATCTGTCACCATGGTTTTTGCTCTTCAGTAAGGTATTCAATCATATCTATAAAAATAAATTAACAAACGAAGAACGTATCCTGTGTGATAGATTGATAAATCGTGATGTATGGGTAGAGAAGTTAAGAGCCAACCGGGAAACTTCACAAACTATAATCAATTTGATAAAAGAGGATTCGTTTTAATCGTAACTGGACATAAATACATCTGATAAATAAATAAAATTCAGGGATTTTTAATGGCCAGTTGCAATGACAATACATATGTGGTTAGATTTACGGACCCAATCAGAGGCACTATATCAGTTGGTAAGAATGCACTAATCACTGATGAAGCTGACGTTGCGTTTCCGGGGAAATCTAGATTGGAGTATGGTGAAATTTTCAATGAGAATGTTTTACACATGCTCGAAAATTTCGCATGTTCAGAAGATGAAGCCAACCCCGGTAATCCAGATTTAGATGTAGCGTATGGTGCATTATTACAACTGCCAGTGTATGGCCAGTTCTGGTTAAATACAACACAAGGTAGATTATATTTTTGGGATGATACTAATTGGGTGCCATTTGGATTGTCAGATGACATCTATGGTAACGCTGGTGTTATCTTTAATGGTGAATTCATCCCAGTTCCAGTAAGCCCGGTAACAGGATTGCCTTTTGACACAGCAGAATGTATGTTCGTTGTTTCACCGTTTTACACACCAGAAGAAACAGATTATATAGAATGCACTGTAAATCGTCTAACTGGACAAGTGTCATCGCATTATAGACTGGCAAGCGGTGGTGGATTAGTAGATGCTTGTGCAAACTATTTAGTGTTAGCTATCAGAGGTAACGTAAATCTAGGTACGGATGCTTGTAGTGTATTAGCAGTTCCAACTGCCACACCGACACCGACACCGACCATAACACCATCTGTGACCACTACAGTAACTCCTACGATCACCCCTACGTTGACACCAACAATCACAACAACTGTGACTCCTACAGTTACTCCGACTATTACAATATCTCCATCACCGGGGTCATCGCCAACACCAACACCAACTATTACTCCAACTGTGACGCCAACTATATCTGTGACGCCTACTCTTGGATTAACTCCAACTGTGACGCCAACTATATCTGTGACGCCAACTATATCTGTGACGCCAACTATATCTGTGACGCCAACTATATCGGCGCCAGCAGCGTCACCACCAGCATTAGGACCATTTGGCGCCTCTGCCGGTGGCGGTCTAATATCACCAAGTTGTGGCGTATATTATCCTTCTACTAGCACACCAATCGGATCTGGTAGTTTGGTTTATAATAGTATTTCGCATATATTAACTGGTAGAGGTTCAGGTGCTATAGCAGGTGGAGTAGGTTGCCCTACAACATCTACATATAGTGGTGGTATAACATTTACTGCGTCTGGCGGCACCCGTGTCGGTCCAACTGGGCCGTTCTACTCTTGGACATTAACAGGGGTGGCTAGTGGCTCAGCGGCGATTAATGTTACAAAACTTGTTTACGGTGTAAACAATAATAAATGTGGTATCAATGTCAGTTCGTCTGGACCAGACGGATCATTCGGATCATGGCAAGGTACATTAACATTGGAAGCTAGATCAGCGTTGCATTTGCCGCCTACGCATACATTAGATATAGATATAGATATAGTTATTAATCACACTGGGGCTACGGCCCTGATAGTGTCTCCATCCATTACAAACACCGATTCTGCTTGTGGGCCAGCACCTGTTTCAGGTTGGAGACACAGTTTTAGTGGTTCCTTGGGCGGTACAATAACAGGCGGTATTTATCGTGAGATAATAGCTCAATCATTAACAACCTCTCCGGGCTACACAATCAATTCTGGGTGGACTGCATCACTAATTGGTAATAATATTGTGAGCCCCGGTTTTACTGGTTATGGACCAACTAATAATTCAGGCGCGTGTGGTGACACCGGAACGATTACGATCTATGTAACGTTCTCGGTGACCGCTACTGATGGATTAGGCAACACAGCAACCAATACACGTCAAGTTCCTATAATATTGCAGAACACCCCATAATTGAGAATGAAGAGAATTAAATGGCATATAATGTAAAATATACAAATAATAACAAACCAGATATAGTGGTGCAAAGCGAGTCTGAATTATCAGAATCGCTAAGTGTTAATTTGTTCGGTAGAGCATTTCTAGAATATGGGGAACAATTAAACGAGAGTTTATTAAAACTGTTGGAGAATTGCGCATGCCCAGAGTTCACTGATAACCCCGGAAGACCCGATTTGGGCAAGGGTCCACGTTTAATAAATCCGGTTGAAGGGCAATTATGGTACAATACAACGCAACAATTATTCTTTTATTGGAATGCTTTTGAATGGGTGCCGCTATCAATTCGCTCCGATGTTGCGGCGAATTGGGGTCAAATAGCTCATGGTGAAGTATTACCACGCCCTGTTAATCTTACTAATAATTATGAGTTTCCATATTCTCAATGTATCTGGATGGTTTCGCCACAAGAAATCCCAACCAGATTCAATTATTATGTGTGCACCACAGATAGTGAAGCGGTAGTAACTATGTTATATCGCACAGTTGGTGATGCAGTTCCAACACCGGGAACTGCAAACTATCTAATTATCGGTATTAAGAATAACGGTAATACTGGTATTATAGATTGTACGTATGATGTTATTACACCATTGACACCGACCCCAACAGTTACTCCAACCCCTACTTCAACACCAGCGCCAACTCCGGGTGAAGGATTCTTCATAATGCTAGAGACTGATGTAGATATCTTATTATTAGAAACTGATGGCGGACTGTTGAAGGAAATATAAGGATAATTATGTATATAATGGTTAGGGTGACAGACAATATGATCATAGGAAGTGCAAACAATCCTATAAATAAAAAGACTGCCATGGATAGGGGCTACTTGGTATATGAACTTAGTAGTTCGGAATATTCCGAAGATTTAATTGGCCAAATATTAGAGAGCTTTGAAGAAAAACAATGACAGACTATAATGTGAAATTCACCAATATTGATGTACCATCTATATTGCTTGAACCTAAAGACATCAATAAAGATTATGGCGTAACGCTGTTTGGTAGAACTAGGTTACAATATGGTAGGGACATGAATGAAAATATCCTACACTTGCTTGAGCATTTTGCTTGTAGGGAGGACGCAGACAATCCCGGAAATCCAGATCTAGCATTAGCACTAGATGATGATACGACAGTGAACGATTTTCTAGGCAACCCAGTAGAAGGCCAGATATGGTTGAATTCTACTACTGATTCACCATTTTTTTGGGATGGTAGTAGATGGGTTCCATTTGGCATGGCCGACGATTACGCCGCTAATTCCGGTAGAATCGCACATGGTGAGCAGATACCGTTACCAGTGAGCGTAACCGGATACGGATTTTCACCACAAGAATGCGTCTGGATTGTTAGTCCTTCTAATCTGCCAGCAGTTGTAGACTATTTTATTTGTAGAACAGATTCTGAAGCAATAGTAAATATGCAATATAGTCTGACTACTAGCGGAGCGCTTATTGATGGTTGCGCGAATTATTTAATTTTTGGATTAAAGCATAATACTAATAATGGCGAATTGCCACCTGATATAACTCCAACTCCAACACCTTCAGTCACTCCAAATCCTGTTGTTACGCCTTCGGTTACACCCGGCGCAGAATTTATTATATCTGAAGACGAAGATTATTACTTCATTGTGCAGGAATATACTGCATATGATAGTCAGAACGAATACATAGTACAAGAATAAATAGACATTAAAGGAATATAAAATGCCAAATTTAAGAATCAGTGAATTTACCTTGAATACCACCTTAAACGGTAGTGAGATAGTTTTAGGGGTGCAATCTGGAAATACAGTCAAAATCAGTATGGATGCAATAAAAACATTCGTCCTTGATGTAGATGCTTCCAGTATTGGTGATGTTGTAATAGCCGATGTTTTGTTAACAGATGTTAACTCGACAGTTTTGAACATAGCTGTTAATAGTTCTACGATGTATCAAATTGATGCGATGCTGTTTATAGAAAACCCAAATACTGACGGGTTAATATTTGATATAGGTGTATATGATTTAACGACAGATATATTTAATATTGGGTATGTGGGTGGTGCTAGTTTTGGTGTCATGGAGATAGCTGTTCAGGAGGTCATTTCGGATGCTACTGGAATCCCGTTCATCAGAATGAGTGGGATAATATCAGTGACTGGAACTGGCGGTACGATGACAGTGACTGCGAGAGTAGATAATAACGTTATAGGCACTACAAGCATTCTCAAGGGTAGCTATATCGTCGCTACAAAAATTCAATAATTTATAACATGCATATAACAAATCTAGTCGTCAAAACAACCCCATTTAATGAAAATAAAAAATGGGGTGACGCTTTATCTCTGAAAATAAGATTATTACAAAATTCTGATTGGGTCTTATTACCAGACTCTTCTGTTTACAATCTGGAAGAATGGGTATTGTGGCGTCAGAAAGTAAAGCAAGTATCAAGAGAATCATCAGAGTCTCCAGAACAGGCTAAGCAATTACTTACCAAGTTAATGGAGTCTACACCACAGGTTATCAAGCTGGATACTGGTAGTATAGAATCATTTAGATTTGAGCTGATAGCTAAAGTAAAATATTACTACAATCGTAAAATAGAGACGCAGTGTATCGATAGTGATCTAATTCCATTATTAGTGAATGAGCGGTATGAAGAGGCGATAGCATATAAAACAAAATCAAAAATACAGGATTTTGTTTTGATTCTTAATGAAGTGACATCAACTGGAAAAACCGTCAAAGAAGTGATATCATCCTTTAAAGACGATAAGTTACGCATGAAGTTAATAATAGCGACTAACTACAATGCAATGGTGCGGATGATCGCCTCTATTGAAGGGGCTAATTTCGAGGAACTTACGTCCATTTATGATAGAGTACGCACATGGATATTGATATCGACATTAAACCAGTTAGTAATCTAACTGACAGGCTATACGGCACCAGAGCTTCAACAATAGAAAACAAAGAACTAAAGCCCCACTTAGTAGGATGGTATTTTCAAACCATTCCGGTAGATCATATCACCGGGCTGGCAGCAATACCATACAATAAAGCCGAAGAATTAGACTTCAAAAAAATAGACATATTGAACTTGAACTTGTTGAAGTTGTTCGATTCTAGGGCAGAGTTGAAAGCCGTGCTGGACATAAAACCTAACTGGAAAATGTTAGAACATGAATCCGTAGTTACTAGATTATTTCATATCAAAAATCATTTTGACATCGTGATACGATGTAAGCCGAAGTCGGTAGAAGACATTGCAGATATATTAGCATTGATTCGTCCGGGCAAAAAAGAACTTTTAGATAAATATTTAAAAGACAAATCGGCTGTAAGACCGTTGTTGTATGATAAACACCTAGATAGCGATCTACGTAAATCGCATGCGGTGGCATATGCAATGAACATTGTAGTCCAGATGAATCTTATTCAACTAGGAATAGATATATGAAATTTTTAAATTGGTTAATGGAGAAACAAGAGAATGATAAAGCATTGTCGTTGTATCAGTCCCTTGCACTCTTGATAATAAACTCTAGTCCTAGTACGGAGTTAGCCACAGAACTTATCAATAAAAACTTGAAACTCATTAATGCCGTGAACTTCCTGAAAGGGACTAGATTGATTTCATATAATCCTAGTGGATATAAGTGCACCCCGCATGGAATTCAGCAGTTAAAATATAATGGGTTTGTCAACGACAATGGATCATTAACCGATAAGGGTAAAAAATTAATCAACACCAGAAGCGAATACTTATAATATTTGCTCGGAATTCTCTTTAATTCTACCAGAGTAGATAATTTCTATAGAGTCTGGAATATCTTTCTTTCTCTTTCTCTTTATCTTAATAGGGTTTCCCATATTGAACACAAATAATGGCCCTAATATTCTTGACACGTAGTCAACCGGGAAACATTTTATTATAGTGCTATACTCTGTTACATTGTTTCTTGATAAGAATACAGAGAATGGGATCAGGTGTGAGTAATCTTCATACCATCTCTTACCGTAAGACACTATCTCATTTTCATTCAGACTAGCCGGTTGACATTCATCTAATACATACGCATGAATAATATCATTAATAATATTATCTACGATTGTTATCTGCGGCTTGTCCATATATTTAATCAATGATATGAAACGGTATCCATTGTAATTTTCTGGATATTCTTCTGGAACTAATTTTGAATATTTTTTCATAGTAATATCAACACCTTAATCTCGTCTATGGTTGTTACAGTTATTTCTATTGTATTTAGATCTACTATTTTAATTTTATCCGGGATTATGGGCGAGTTGTTATCATCAAATACGAAACATAGCACTGCATTTGTGCTTGCATTGTGCTGTAATGTATACACGGTATTTCCAGACAATGTTATTACGCCAGACGAGTCATTGTTGTCATTATCGAAAATGACTTTCTCACCTGTGTTCAAGTCTAGGTATTGTTGGTAGTATCTTTTTGTCATTATCATATTTATGAAATTGGTTTTAATAAATATACAAAACAGGCAATATACTACATGGGCATCATAAAAGAATACAAACTATATAAAATGCAAGAACTCGAAAGTAATGAGTTGGAATCAGATGAAGCTGAAGGTGAAAATCCAGACTTGGATATACTAGGCGATGATGGTATGGAAGCATCAGTCGATGATGGGATGCCAGATTTTGATATGTCAGATCTAGATGATGACGAAGCCGCTTCTATGGGTGATGAAGAAATTGATGGTCTGGATGATAACCTAGACGGCGAGTCCGACTTAGATATGACAGATTTAGAGGGTGAAGACTCTGACGAATTATCTGATGATGAAGACATGGATATGGATGACCTAGATTTAGATGATGAAGACCTAGATTTCGATATGGAAGACGGTGAAACTGAGGGCGATGAGAACAGCGAGGATTCAGACTTTCAGGGTGACATAAGAAGCGTTACTGGAGCGTGCCTGATATACAAGCGCGTTGCTGAAGATTCCACGTATGAAGAGTTGTGGGTGTATAATGTGGGCAAGGACATCAACACTGAAGTAAAAATCAGAAGAGCTATCCTAGATGGTACTGACATTAAACCACAATTGGGTAGATCAGAAGATGGCCAACAAACCGTCAAGGTATGGTCATTAGGCAATGTACAGTATTTGAATATATTTGGATTACCAAATTGACAATATGATTTCCATAATGTAGGATATAATACACAACAATGGAAATCATCATGCAGGAACTAAAATACAACCCAACAACAGAAGAAGTGGAAGCGGTTCCACAGAGAACCGCTATTACTGATTTTCTAACCGATCTACAGAATCTAAAATTAGTCCAAAAGGACGCTAGTGCTTCTTCTTTGAAGAAGGACTTAGCTAAGAAAAAGTACGCAAAACTCATAGCAAAATTATCTAGAGGGATCGTTCCAGATAGGTCTAAACAATATAGAATAGCCGACCAACCGATTAGCCCAGAGCTTCAAGCTGCACTAGATGAGGACATGAGAGAGGTAATGGGTAATGGCTGATATAATAACTATTTCTGCGGCTCAGGGACAAGGTAAGAGCACCTTCATACGAGATATAATGGCAAATTCTAAACACGCCAATGACATTGATGTGTACAAAAGCAAAACGGCAAGAAGTGTACTGGCAGAAATGCAAGTACCTCTCGAAGAGATATTCAAAGACGCTGCGCTATTAAAAGACTTTCAAGGCAAAGTCCTAGAAAAACATTTCGACATATTCTCATTTCAGGTGGAATCATCTAAGAAATTTGTTCTGGTTGAAAGAGGATTTATTGATATCGCTGTATTTTCAATCATGAATTTGGGTAGACTGAATGAGTACTCCGATTGGCTTGATGATTTTGTTGGGACGTGTATAAAGAATCAACAGTCATTTGTGAAACACGCACTCTATATACCAATGCGCATAATAGATATCAAGAAAGATGCGGTTAGACCGTTTAACATGAACTACAACTTTGCCTACGACTCAGTACTAGCGAACTATATGGAATTTGCTGGAGTGTCAATCGGATGCATTACGCAGAAAGACAGATTAGACCGGGTCACACAATTCGACACCTTAATGGATAAAATTCATGAATGATATGTATGTAATTTCAATAGATACGAACGGGCTTCCGGTCAATGGCGATTTTTCCAAAGTCGATATGGTAAGCTTTTCGATAGTGCAGGTTAATTTTCATGACATGTCTCAGGTAAGAGAGCCCTTATCGGTCTTGATTAAAGTAGACAATCTACATGGTACTGAAAAGTACCATGGATGGACGAAAGAAATTATAGACGAGATTGGAATAAGTTTGGACGATGCGATTGCAGAGTTTCTGTCATATTTACTTATTGGCCATGATAATAGTCTAACCTCAAAGCTCAATAATATACAACTTATCGGAGTGAACATATATAATTATGTATTACCGATACTAAAGAAATACCTAGATGCATATGAAGTTAATCTACCGTTTTCTAAGAATCACATCGATCTATCAGGTGCCTGTAAAATATTATTGAATACCGATTACTTTGATGACACATTAGACGTGCTGGGCTTGCAGATGAATAGAGTTAGACATTCAGGTGTAAAGATGGACGGTATGATAGCAGTTGTAAATACGTTACGAAACCTTGTCATGGACCCCTTACTACATGGAAAATAAATTTATCGAATGGTTTAAAAAAGCAAAACCATGGTTTGATTCTTTGAAAGAACAAATCGAAAGTAATCAAAAGCTTTTGAAAGAGATAAACAAAACGCTCAAAGAGCAAGAGAAGATTATAAACGATCTGATCAAAAAAGAAAAAAAAGCAGGTATCGACAGTTCTCAGAAATTCAAAAAAGTCAGACACGAATTAGATATGATAAAAAATGACGTGGGTAATATTTCCACGGCAATAAATAGCATTAATAAAAGTAGGATAGTAACAAATGGAAGAAAATAGTCCACAGGGGTTTTTCATGCCGACCCCAGTATCTGGAATGTCATTGTTCTTTAAATTCTTATTCAATTTCAAGACCATCAGTTTTATAGTTGTGGCAGCATTAGCGCTGACAATATACATACAGCAGAATAAGATTGATTCTTATAAGTTCCAACTTGAGAGCCAAGTAGCAAAAGCTGCATTGATTGAAAACGATTTGACATATTGTCGAGCTAATTTCCAAGAACTCAAATTATCAGTAGAGAATGCGGCAGTAGAGAGTAAGAAGTTGAACGAAGAATTTTTTGACCTAAAGACAGAAATTGAAAGATTCAACAACATCAATAGAAACAATTCAAAGCAGATTGACGATATACGAAATAGTGCATTGGCCAATACCTGTGATGACGCTATTAAAGAATTGGTTGAAGCCATTGAAGGTGACAAATGAAGAAACTAATCCTAGCGCTGGGAATATTAATGATTTCAGCGTGTGCTACGACAGAACCAAAAGAGACTATCATCTATGTCGATAAGCCAGTGCCATTTTATATAGTACCATATCCAAGTGATATTGCGAAACCTGATTTTGAAATAGACAAGATAGACAAAAATAATTACGCACCCGGTCAAATTGCTAAAGCATATAGAATAACAATTCAACAATATAAACAATATACTAATCTATTAGTCGAGGTTATTGATAAATATAGAGAATTGGCAGAAAAAAGTAAACAGAAGTTGACAGATTTAGAGACTTCAGTGGATGGCATGCAATCAGCAGGAAATCCAATGGTGCCTAAAGAGTCGTTTGTTGAGAGTAATCTACAACATATGTTAGAACTTTATTCTACCGAAGAAGAGTTTAAAGAGTTAGAAAAGAAATCACAAACACAAAAGGTTGATATTGAATGAGGCACTTGAGAGATATTTTAAACGAGGGTAGACCACCTAAAGCTAAGGGTATATTTGTGTCTGATGATACGAATGAACCGTATCCAAAGGACACGATGGTCTACATCCAAAAAGATATCAACAAGCGAAGTAAAGATAAGGAAATGGATTGGAACAGTCCTATTGAATTGGTTGACTCATCATTAGACGAACTAAATGTGCCGAAACCGTTAGCCTATATGAGAGAAAGGTGGAAGCAGTATCAGGAAATGATAGCGTATGCTGTTAGAAATTTGGCCGATTCTAGAGGTTTAAATGGCAAATGGAACCGTTAAATCATAAATATATTAAAAGGGCGTCATAATGAATAATTTACAAGAACTACAGAAGTTGGCGGGTATTGATATAACAGAATCATTACGTAGGACTTCGGAAAAAATCAAGGGGTTAGATGGCCCGTTTAATACCAATAAGCGTAGAGGGTTGTACTTCGATCCAAAAGAAAATCGTTTCTATGATAGAAATAGCGACCATTACGTTGACTTGGTTGATGGCGAGGACGATCCACGTAAGGCACAAGTTAAAACAATAACAGATGCTAAGAATATTGACGAGGAAGTAGAAGTCAAAGAAGCTGTAGATGCGCCTAGATTCGACCACGCAGCATATAAGGCAAAGGTTCGTACTATGTCAGATGATGCATTGCGATTCACTATGAAAGATGCACATGAAGCTATTAAGGCAAATCCAGATAGTGAGAAGGCCAAATCAGGGTATTATGCTGATGAGATTAATTATTGTTCAGATGAACTACATAGACGTAAGACGACCAACGAATCAACAACACCAGAAAAGGTAGGCTTACTATTTGATCCCAATGACTTTGTCAAGCAGATGGAGAAGACCTTTAGGGATAGTGTGGAGTCAATATCTTATCATCACACAGATGCTGATGCTGACCGCGCAGATAAGTACAAGTTACCTAAAGATGTCAAAAAGGCATGTACTGAAAGAATAGCAGAGCTTAAAGCGGCTATTGACGTTGAAGATGATAAAGGTTATAATGATAAGAGCATTAAAGAGCAGGCAATTGAATGTATAGAACAGATTCTTCAGAATCTTTCTTCTAATGACGCAGAAGGCTTCAAACAGTCCGTCATATATTTGGACACCTTAATGTCTATATTGGTAGATTTGATGCCTGCGCAGTTACTAAAATATTTGAGAGTAGGTAGAAATTATGGCAAAGATCCTTCCACCGAACCCGTGTGATCACACATGATAATATGCGTCTGTGAGGGTTTATCCTCAGACCAGATAGTAAAAATCATAAAAACCTCGTCTTCTATAGACGAGGTTTTTTGCTCTGGGGCTGGCACATGGTGTGGTTGCTGTAGAGGCACGATCCATGCTATGATTGAGGATCACAATAAAGATTTGAGTTAAATTATGATAGAATACCCTTCGATTAGAAACACTGGAAAGTATAAAAGAATTCCAGTTATGTTGTTTGATAAAGTGGATGGGTCTAACATCCGCGCAAAGTGGACTCGTAAAGGTGGGTTCAAAACGTTTGGAACGCGAACACAGTTAGTCAATGAAGACACTCCGTTTTGGGGTGACGTGATCACGCTCTTTAATGAAAGTTTAGCTGATAAATTGAACACCTATTTTAGTAAACTGAAGGCAGATAAACTGATAGTTTTTGGAGAGTTCTATGGCCATAACTCATTTGCTGGAAGACACGTCGATGAGGCGCATAGTATTGTACCATTTGACGTATATGACGAAAAAATAAAAGCGTTTATGCCTCCAGAGAAGTTCTACAACGAATTAGGCTCTATAGTTACCATTCCTAAAGTATGGGAGACTAATGTAGAGTTAAATGCTGAACTGATTCAAAGTGTTAGATGCGGCTACTATGGGGTATTTGAGGGTGTCATCTGTAAGGGTTTACACCGTGATGGTTCCTTCTCTGGTGGTGTACCAATGTATAAAATTAAAACAACATCTTACCTTCAGAAATTAAAAGAAACATTCAAACATGACTGGGAGCGATACGCAGAATGAAAACATACGCAGAGTATACATTTAGAATATTACTGTTGGCAGTTTGGATTGCTGGAATTGTATTGGCCAAGGGTTTCTGGTCAACATTTTTTGCAATATTTTTTGCACCATATTCATGGTATCTTGTGATGGAGAGGGTGCTGACCATGAACGGGATCATTACTTGACGATCACGCGAAATCGTGGGATCATATGTCATCAAATTAAAGGTTATACGAACATGACTGACGCAGAACAGATGGAAAAGGTCTTAGTGGAGATGAGTAAGGGCTGGAAAAAATTTCTAGAGTCCTTCAATTCTTTTAAAAATCAAGAAATTTCAGAGGCTGCATTTCTGCTACAAGCATCATGCATAATTATGAACAATACCTATCTCTTCACTGATACGAGTGATGAGCCAACGGATATTATAGATCATCTTCCACCAGCACTTGAGATGGAAGTTAGTGATATGTTGGATGACGGAGCACTCTAATGGCTAATCTACCTGAAATCATTCGCAATGTTGATGGGTTATATGAAGGTGATTTAAGACATTATTTTAAAGTGGTTCTAGAGTGTGCAAAAAACCTTAAGAATCCATACCATAATTTCCGTCACATGTTTCATGTAACGTGGTTGTGTTATGATGCGTGTATCCATTATAACGAAGTCTTATCACCTAAACAAATGCGTAGATTGCTGATAGCCGCTATGTTCCATGACTTCGATCATGCTGGTAGAAGTGGAAATGACGATCTGAATATAGAAATCGCGATCAGAGGATTGAGAAAATACGCTCATCCTCAAGATGCCGATGATCTTGATGAGATTGAAAAATTGATTAGAACTACACAATTTCCGCATATCATCGCGGCGGATAAATTGAGTCTTTTGGGTGCTATCCTACGAGATGCCGACCTCAGTCAGGGCCTAAGTCCTGTGTGGGTGCAGGAAATCATCTTTGGGCTTTCGTCTGAAATGTGCGTTGATCCAATCGATGTATTCAAGATGCAGGCTGGATTCTTTTCGAATTTGAAGTTCCTGACCGATTGGGCGCAACTCAAATTTCCAGAGTCCTTGGTGAAAGACAAGATTAAAGAAGCTCAGGATTATTTGGAGATTATCGGATGAATGACGCATCAAACATGATTGGAAATTATGTAGCAGTTGTACACACTGCGAAACAATTGTTCAAATATAAGTTATATGAATGTGTGAGGATAGATCTGCTGGGGGATAAAAAGGAATCTTTGTACGTAATGCATGTGGCTCAACCAGAGTCAGATGCCTATGTATCAGTTCGCATATCGAGATATACAGGATATGTGAGTCCAGATACCAATAAGTTAGAAACAACACTGTATCCACATCTTGTGGCGCTCTTATCTCCATCTGAGATGTTAGGCGCGTATGATGAATACGGTTTCTCTAAAGAGGAAATACCATTGATACTACAGCAGTTGACTGATACCGCATCCAGACAGATAGCCAAAACAGAGATTTTAGAAACTGAAGGCATTGTGTATATATGAAGCACACAACTTATAACGTAATTTTGAAAGAAGCTGGCGTAAAGGATAGATTCGGAAGAATGTACCCACTTGACGAGTTGCAGAAGCTGTGCGATCATATAAACGAGAATACACCGTTTGGCAAGATAGGCGCTGATGACGCAGGGGCGGCAGGAATAGAGTTAGAGAAAGTATCGCATTCGATAACAAACGCAATCATAAAAGATAACAAATTGATGGTAACACTGAAAGTGCTACCCACACCACAGGGTGAGATTTTGTTAGATAAATTGAACAATTATGAAGAACGATCTGGTAATGGTGGACTTCTTGATCGTGATCATGTTATGATGAATGGTGTTGGACATGTAGATGGTGATGGTACGGTAAAAAACTATTCATTACTTTCAATAAATGTAAAAGCTGATTTAGAATCATAAATAGATGTACTGACCGATAGGAGTTATCGTCATGAGTAAAAATAATCAATACAATTACGCAGTATATATTGGAAGGTTTCAACCCTTTCACTTAGGTCACCTGAACACCATCAAGTCTGCACTGGAAATAAGTAAAAAGCTTATTGTAGTTCTCGGTTCAGCAAATTCCCCACGTACAATCAAATCACCATTCACGGTCAACGAAAGAATCGAAATGATTCAGGCATGTCTGACTGGCGAAGAGTGTGATAAAATCACCTTCACTTCCGTAGAAGATCAGCTTTACAACAATGCTAATTGGGCTGCTTCGGTTTTAAAGACCGTTGGAGAGATCACAAATGGCGATACCTCAATCACATTACTTGGCGCGAAGAAAGATCAGAAGACAGAATCCTATATAAATTTCTTTAAGCAATGGGACTATACGGAAACAGCAATTCTGAATTCTGCTGGTGGGAAAAATATCGATGCAACAAAAGTTAGAGAATTGTATTTCTGCGGACACTTACAGTTTGTCAAATCTGCCGTGCCAGATGGAGTATATAATTTCTTAGAAAAGTTCCAAACTAAAGCAGAGTTCCACCCATTGTGCGCACAGTACGATGATGCGGTAAACTACGATAAGAAGTTTGCGTCTTTTCCAAAAGAGTATTCATTGAATTTCGTCACCGTTGATGCGATTGTCGTTCAATCTGGGCATATTCTATTAATCAAGAGAAAGAAGAATCCGGGTAAAGACCTCTGGGCAGTGGTTGGCGGGCATGTTAATCCAGATGAAACACTGGAAGACGCTATGATCAGAGAACTTAGAGAAGAGACTGGAATTAAAGTTCCAGAAAAAGTGTTAAGAGGATCGATTGTAGATCGTAAGATATTTGATCATCCTGATCGTTCATTGCGTGGAAGGGTATTCATCAAAAACGGTAGAACTATTACTAGTTCTTATTGTATTAAATTAGATGATAACAATGACCTCCCCCGTGTTAGTGGATTGGACGATGCCGCTGATGCACATTGGTTCACTTTCTCTGAAGTAAGAAATATGAGAAATAAGTTGTTTGAGGATCACTACGATCAAATCTTGTACTTCCTCAATCGGTTGTAAAATAAAGTCTGACACATAGGAGTTATGGTCATGAAAACATTGCAAGAAATTAAAGAAACTGTTAGTCAAATCCAATTTTCTAATTGGGAATTCATCGTAAAAGAAAAGAACGATGTGCCGTATCTACAAATACAGTTCATGGGCGCCTGTAATAACACAGGGGACGTCGAGAGACAGTATTGTAGGAAGTGGCAACTGTCTTACTACATGGTAACCTCAGAGATCGTTAGAACAGCGTACAAGGCGGTTCTAGCCGCTGTCGAGCATGAGGCTAGTGAGAACTTTTATTACAAGAGTGCTAGAATATTCGATCCGCATGTAGATGTTGAAGCGCTTGTGGAAGTTTCAAAGTCTGGTAGAATAGAAACTAGAAACTAAACAATTAACAACAATGCACAAACTATTGTCTAGAGAACAATCATTTCACGATGAGCGGATGATCATCTTCTGTACATCCACCGTGTAATGTCTTTGCTTGATGACAATTGGCGCATAACAACTGTAGGTTGTCTGGGAAATTATTTTTAAACGCCCATGGATAAATGGAGCCTTTTCTATGATTATTATTAAATAATTCTTTTCGGTGCTGTGCACCATCGTTATCTACATGATCCAACTGCAAATATTTATGATTGTTTTGCCCGCAACAGGCACACTTATTACCATAACCATTTAGGCATGCTTGTCTCAAATTTTGATAATTTTGTTTTTGTTTTTTACCGTGTTTATACAAGCATGAGGCGCACATGGACTTTGTGTCTTCTTTAGGATTTATTAAACAATACCTACAAATACCATTGGCGATAGCTTTATTTTTGGATTTTTCTTGATATGCTAAATGTGCTTTATGACAAGTACTACATCTGGTCTTTCCGATATCCCTTTCATTACCACATCTAACACATTTCCCCAATTCTTTATATTTTTTATATAATTTATCCATAATATTTCTCCCATACATTATTTATCATGTGGTGAAAAATATTTGAAACAGTTGATATGATGTGATATGATGTATCATCATATTTAATTAGGTTCTTATTATGAACAACGAATATAAAAAATATCCTCGAACTTTTCACCTACCTTGGAGTGAAGGTGCAACTAATGATGATAAAATATTAAAAAACGCTGCGCATTTCGAACAGAAGCGAATTATAGTATCTGTCAAGTATGACGGTGAAAATTTTTCTGGATATTATGATTACATGCATGCGCGTAGTATAGATTCTAAGCATCACCCTAGTAGGGATTGGATCAAAAAGTTTTGGTCAGAGAGGCAAAAAGATCTTCCTATTGGATTTCGACTGTGCGGAGAGAATTTGTTTGCAAAGCATTCAATCGAATATAACGATTTGGAATCGTATTTTTATGGTTTCTCCATGTGGGATGAGAGTAATACTTGTCTTTCTTGGGACGAGACTGTAGAATGGTTTCAGTTGCTCGGCGTCACCCCGGTGAAAGTTCTGTATGATGGTATCTATGATGAAAAACTTATCAAACAGTTGTTCGTGAATGACGGGACGATGGAAGGCTACGTGGTAAGACTGGCAGATGCTTTTCGCTATGAAGATTTTGCACAATCTGTAGCAAAATTCGTTCGTAAGGACCATGTAACTACGGGTACACACTGGATGCACGAAGAAATGGTGTCTAATAAACTAATGCGAGCATAATATTATGCTCGCATTTTTCCTAAAGATATTTAAAAGTAATATCACAACAATCCAAAAAGGTATCATTCATGTCTAACAAAAAAACGAAACTAAAGCGCCCAGTATACGAATACAAGATCGAGCATTGGTGTCGGAGAAACCAACATTCGGATGCCATTATGAATGAAAGATACCGCCTTTGTGTTAAAAGTAAGTTAGGCGCATTCAATGGTTATTTTAACCGATGGGTATTTGTGGACTCTTGGGGAGCAACTTATGAAGGGGATTCTAAAAAAGAGGGGTTCATTTTTGGTTCCTTGGCTCTTGCTGAAGATGCTTTAAGAAAGTTTGAAGACATTGAAAAGACCCGGTTCAATAGTTTAGATTACACTGTCGTATACATGGCAAACGCCGGTACGTTGCGCATCTAAAAAACGCTTTGAAGATCATGTTGACAACCAACCACATAAATAGTATAGTACAAACACACTGACACATAGGAGTTATGGTCATGACAAATCTAAGAAACAATCTTATCCTCAATCTCGTGGATAGTTACAAAACCAGCCACTTTGGCTTTATGGAAACTGGCACCACAGAAATCTTCTCTTACATTGAGAGTCGCGCTGGTAGCGAGTACAAAGAAACATTATTCTTCGGTCTTCAGTATTTCTTAAAGGAATATATGCAGACTCCAATCACCATGGAAATGGTGGATCAGGCAGAAAAATTCCTAACAGCACATGGCGAACCGTTCAATAGAACGGGTTGGGAATATATCGTTAACAACCTTAAGGGTAAAATCCCACTTCAAGTCCGCGCAGTGCCAGAAGGCACCATTGTAACTGAAGGCAACGTATTAGTTACCTTTGTGAACACTGATCCCAATTGTGCGTGGGTTACCGGATATTTCGAAACAGCGTTTCTTCGCGCGGTGTGGTATCCGTCCACCGTTGCTACTCGTTCGTTTAATATTAAGCGAACCATTAGCAGTTATCTACAGCGCACCGGTTCTATTGAATCTCTACCATTCAAGATGATTGACTTTGGTGCACGAGGCGTTTCCAGCCTTGAATCAAGCATGCTAGGTGGTGCTGCGCATTTAGTTAATTTCTTAGGTACTGATAATATTTCGGGCATCATTTGTTCGATGGATTATTATTATTCCAAGGAAGTTACAGGATTTTCTATCCCTGCGAGTGAGCACAGTGTTACAACAGCATGGGGCAAGAATCGGGAAGCAGATTTCTTTTCAAATGCCATTGACGTATATGGTGGTCCCGGAAAACTAATCTCATTGGTTGCAGACTCTTATAGTTTGGAAAACGCCATTAAAATTATTGGTACAACCTTAAAACAGAAGATTATTGATAATGGGTGCACTATCGTTGTTCGCCCTGATTCTGGTGATCCTGCCAGTATGGTGCTGGTTACTGTTAGATTGTTGGACCAGTATTTTGGCTGTAATAAGAATGCTGCTGGATATAACGTGCTGCACAACTCGGTCAGAGTTATTCAAGGTGACGGAATCACCATTGAATCCATTAAGGAAATTTTAGATCTTCTGGAAAAGAATGGATACAGTGCCGATAACGTTACTTTCGGATGTGGTGGCTATTTGCTCCAGCAATTGAATCGTGATACACAACGATTTGCCATGAAAGCATCCTCAGTCGTAGTTGGTGGTGATCGCAGAAATATTTGTAAGACGCCTAAGACTGATATGTCCAAGCAGTCTAAATCTGGTCGCTTGGCATATGTCAAATTTATCGGTCAAGATATTAAGCGTACCATTACTGTCGAACAGTTTGATCCAACCATCCACGAAGATTTGATGGAAACTGTTTACAGAGATGGTGAGATTTTGAAAGTGTATACGTTTGACGAAGTTAGGGCGAATGCAACCAAGAGTTTATAATCTATCTGACGATAGTAGACCAGACGATTGTGTGTACATTGGAAGGGGTTCCCTATATGGGAACCCCTTTTTGCGTGGTGAGCACGGTACACGAAGCGAAGTTATTAAAAAATATATTGAATACGTAGAGAGCGATCCAGTGTTAAAAGGTGAAGTCATTAAAAACCTAAAAGGAAAAAATCTAGTGTGTTTCTGCAAGCCCAAAGCATGTCACGGTGACTATCTGATACAAATTTGTAATATCATTGAAGAAATAGAATTCTAGGTTATATTGTTGAACTTATCATAAATATATGATAAATGGGGATTAGTGTGGTTTATTCATTATTAAACACTTTAGATACAACTAAAATCAAAAGAAAAGAAAGCTTTGTCGAGTATGTTTTACATATTGATAAGGAAGATCATTCATTTCTAGTTCAAGAATCTTTTGCGGCGGATTTTGAGAAAGCATTCACAGAAAGTGACGTGCAGTCGTTTGAGAAGTTCATGGACCTTTTTGGTTCGACCATAATCCAGAAATAATATAACTAGGAAAATAAAATGACAATCGCAACCGATTTTGAAATACAAAATGATGGTGACATTAGATATATTGGCGCAGCCCACGGTGCATCTGGTGCTGGCTATTATACTGTATTAGAACTACACAGGTGGTTACAGTCTTTAGCGGCAGATTCAAGCGCAAGCGGCGATGATTTCATGGATATTACCAGAAATACACCATCTGATAAATCATTCGATACTATCATAACGCTTATCAATGGATATAATATCGATGCTACCGCTGCTGAGCATCTATATGGCGGTTCCATTATTCAATCTTCTGGTGGTGAGATCTATGACGGTGTGCAGGTTATCGCAAACATTGGATGTCACGTAGAAATTGTTCAAAACGGTGCAGTCATTGCAAGCGATTTTTGGAATTCAATTCCATTTGGTGAAACTGAAAAAGGTTTGAATGCTGACGCTGCAAACGGTATATCTCACAGATTCATAGTTAGAGTTAGAACTGGTGCCGCTGATATTGATGCTAGAAAATTATTATTCCAGACTAGAGAATGGGGGAAGACCTTCTCAGAGTTTAAAATTAATGGTACAGGTCGTGGTGTCAACGTTGTGCCATTGACGTACTCTGATGACTTAAACAACGCTACAGCGAGCCTTACAGTGGCTGGTTGGACTACAATCACTAATGTCACCGAAGGCTACAATGGTATCGATGTTAACAACGATTCCGTACTAGAATATTATTACAGCGAATGGGATAAAGATATCTATTCAATTAACCAATTCTATGAATACATGAAATATGTTTCCAGAAGAGGTACGGCAGAGACAATTTATGGTCTAAACGGTGAATTGTTTAGAGGCATAACACACGAAATAACAACAGATACACCTACCGGCACATTTGATCCGTTTGAGCCTGTTTCTTGGTCCGGTGGTACTGGTCAGATGTTGGCTATTAATTCACCAACAGCACCAACTAAAATGTGGATTCAACTGTTAACTGGCGTTGCTCCAACCAATAATCAAGTAATTACTGGTGGTACTAGTACCGCTACGTGTCAAGTGAATATCACTGTAGTGGAGCGCAGCTTAAGCTTTCCATTCTGCGGTGTATCAACTGGTTCAGCATTAATCGGCGCATTTGGATTTGGTGTGGAAGCTTCTGATCTAACAAACAATGACAAAGTATTCGATTTAACAAACACCTTGTATCAGGCACCAAACTATGTTACATTTACGGTTAATGGTCTTGTTATAGGTGAAGACACAGTCTTAGTAACTCCTAACGATACTGGCGCGATAGATGTCAACCAGTTTACATTAGATGGTGCCCTAACAGGTGCCGCAGTTACAAGCGTTGTAGTTAATGAAGCTATACCCACTGACACGCCAGCAACTGGTACGATACGAATCCAGAGAACTAGTGGTGGATATTCTAAACACGTATATAGCGCTTATAATGCTGGAACAAAAACTTTCACCATCGCTTCGTATGATTTTAGCGGAGTTGGTGCAGCAGATAATGCAAATACATATTTGTCATATATTGATAAAGTAGCTACTGCCACAAGCGAAAGTTTTACGGCTGTATATGCTGGTTCAGATAGAAGTCTATATATACGAGTAAGAGATGGTGGAGTAACTCCTATTAAAACATTTGAATCAACTGGTACATTGGGTGCCGCTGGTGGCTCTGCTACAGCAGTTAGAACGTCGGATGCATAATTATGAATCTACAAGAATTGATTGGCGAACTATTAACATTATCACAAGCATATCCACCAGAAACCATTGTTGCAATACAAACTGTGGATTTTAAACATAACATATCCGCTGTAGAGGTAGAAAGCTTACCAACTGGGGTGGAAATTACACTGAGAGTACAGTAAAAAATGGCAACAATTACATCAAATACATTTTTAGACGATGGTGTTGCCAGAACAGCAGGTGAAGCTATGGCTATCGGTAATGGTGCAATATTTACCATTAGAACTGATTCTCGCATCCACGCTAATGCGCCAGCTTCATTTACTGGGAGTTTAGGTAGCCCTACATTTACCGGTATTGGTGGCGAATTTGTTATAGACGCCACTAATGTGAGATGGCTTGCCTATAATTCAGGAACCGGAGTAGTGCCCCCTATTGGCACTTCGATTGTTGGAAATACCTCTGGTGCTACTGGATATTTGTTAGGGGTATGGGCACCAGAATCTGGGACATATCCGACTACTACATGGCCCACCGTAGTACGTGCGGTAGGTGCCGCTATGCCAACTTCTGGATTTATTAAATTACGAGAAGTTAGCGGTGGACCGTATAACGCATCAGAAACTCTGACTGGTATCGGGGCATCTACAACTGCCGCAGATGTTACTGGTTGGATTGAAGTCGCATTCGACGCGGGTACTAACTTTGTGGTTGGTCGAGTTGGTAAATTTAAGACCCGTGGTGACTGGTTTTATCTTGAAAATACACAGGACGGACAAGACATACAGGTGCCTTCATCTATTGCCGCCGGTGCCGCTCATTCATCGTATCCATTAGGAGCATGGGTGGAAACTAGTCCGGGTACGGATGAATATGAGTTTTGGCCCTGCTTACATTCCGGGTTAATTAATATGAGTAATTTTGGTGATCTATGGGGTGAGTTCGAAGTGGACCGAAATCCTAGAGCTAAATTTTTAACTCCTAATGGCGCAGGCACATTTGGATTCGGAGCATCCACTTATTCAGATGCTCCAACATATACGTCAGTGGCTGCTCAAGTTGGCACATACGCTGGTATTGCTATAGCTGGCACATATACATGGGCGGCAGACGTTGTAACGGTAAACACTGCTGCAACAGCACACCTTTTGGAGGACGGGCAGACGATAGGATTAGATTTCACGTCTGGAAGTGGGGTGGACGCAGCAACATTTGTGGTAAATGTTATAGACGCATTTAATTTTTCGTGTGCGTATGTTGGCTCTGGTACTGGTGGTAACGTAACAGTGCGTCCGGGAGTAACAATAACATTTACTGCGCACGGATTAAACCAAGGTGAAGATGTTTATTGTGATTTTACTTCTGGTACAGGAGTAGATGGTACATATCAGGTATATTCTGTAGGTTCTGCGAACGCTTATAGCGTGTCATACCCCCACACTGCCGCCCTGACAGGCGGTAATGTATCATGTATTCATTCCATTGATATAACATATACATCACATGGGTTAGCACAAGGTCGTCGTATTAGCATTCGATCTCCAATTACTGGCGCAATTACTGGCGGTCACTATGTTGTTAAATCCGCACCAACAGCTAACACATTGAGAATAAACCACCCAAGTTCCACCATAATATCTGGAACTTGTAGGGTCGGAAATACACTTACCTATCAACCACCGGCAGGATGTAAGGTGAGAGTACCTAACATATTTTTACAGGAGTGTGCCACTGCTACTCGTGCAGTAAATTCACAACCCAATGGTACTGTAACATCGCGCCCCGAATTCACCACCACAACCGCTGGTGCTATTGACATTGAATATCTGTACTCTTTTTCATTACGTTCTGTTTTTGCCCAACCATATTCCGTGCGTATTCATCATTCTTGTTTACAAGAATCATTAGATATATCAGAATGTGCTACGGCAATTGACATTAACGATGTTGGTATAGGTCATTGGTCATCACAAGACGTTAGATCATTACAACTTACTTCAAATTTTGCTGGTGGCACTATTAGTAATGTAGTAGCACCACGAGTATCTTTAGGAACAACTGACCATGCAACAGAAATAATTTACTGTAAAGACTTAGTTATAGAGAACTTAAACACGGGTATCACAGGTTATATCCGTTCTACTGGAATACCTCTTAATATTCAGACTTGTTCTAATCTTACTATAGATGGTGTTAAAGTATTTAATGGTAATATATCTATTGCTACTAGCAATGGTGTCTATATTTCAAATATAGATTATAATGATAGATATGCTGGTTACACTTCTATCACCACCCCACTAAATGCTGTTGTAATAGGTGCTGGATGTAATGATATTATTATTGACGGTATGACATTTGGTTTAGGTGGCACAGTTCCAAACTGTCAACCATATACTGGGTTAGTTTCAATTACGGGTGCGTCTAATGTAAAAATTAGAAATTTAGGAACATCTTCTAATTATCTATCGACTGGTGAATGGGCTCCAAATTTAGTTGCTACTGGTGTTGTACACACTTCAGGGGGTAACAATTCGAATATATCTATACAAAAAGTGTTTGTAAATAAAATGAGAACCGGGTTAGTTTCCACAATTAACTCAGATAAAAATGTATTATATGAACAGATTTTATCTAGTGATCCATGCCTTCACAGCGCTAAGGCGGCGTATATTTCGCTCGTTGCTTCTCTGGATACTGATATTAAGGGTATGACAACTGGTGGGTATCCAGTTACAGCCCAAGTTTCCGTATACGGAACACATTGGTATGATATGTTCTTGGGAACTGCATATGGTGCTTTGATATTGGCTATGAATGAGCCAACGACAGATACATCACCATATTACACCAATAATGCTGGTATCGTGAAATTTAATTCATCCGGTGGCGTTGAAATGCGTGCTATAGGTGCAACCAGTACTTGGGAAACTCCATATTATATACAAGGGCACACGGGATTCCAAAACGTGTCACCAGTGATGTCAGGTGGTACTATAGGTAACTATAGATTTAAATATCAGATAGATTTAAATGACGGTAATAGTTGGTCTACATTATCAGCCCAATTAACTGCCGCACAATTAGCAACCGCGTTAAACGGTGAGATTGTCGATCCTGTTGATGGCTTTAAACTTCGTATCCAAATTGAAACCACTACGGGTAATGCAACAGCAATAACATTCCTAAGAATTTATACCACAACTAGTACAGCAGCACAAAATGCTATTAACTATCCCCTTGATATTGTTCCAATTACTGTTACTGTTAAAGATGTTAACACTGGTGATCCTATAGAAAATGCTAGAGTTTTCATAGAAGCTGCTGCCGGTGGTCCAGCTACATTAGGGACTGATATATTAACCGGCTTAACGAATGCTAGTGGAATACTAACTGGTACAACAGAATATGTAGATCAACCTATATCTGGTCGTGTTAGACGTGCAAGTGTTGCGTATGGTACTCTATATAAGAGTGCAACTATAAGTTCTACAATCGAATCAGATGGATTGAATTTGACTGTTCTTATGATACCGGACGAATGACCCTATGGCGATTACAATTGATTGGAACACAAAAATAATTTCGGTTCCCCAATCGGATTTGACATTGATTTCTCCAAATATTTATGAATTGGATGTCGATTGGTTTAGATTGCAACTTAAATCTATTGAGGATAGTGAAGAGGGTATAGTATTCCCTAGCACTCACGAGCATGTACAGGAATCTGTATTATCGGGTGTTACATATGCTAGACAGGTTAAAATTATAAATGGGTATACAGTTACATTTGAGGATGGGCCTTATACTATCCGTTGTGTTGGTGCAAACCATAATCTTGGTGATGTTAAAAACGTGAATCAAGTATCATTGATCATCGGTAACTCTGGTGGTCTTATCGTCACTTCATCGTCTGGTGGTTCTTCTGGACCAACGGCAGCACAGATAGCAACCGAAGTTTGGGAAAGATTATTAGCATCACACACAAACCCATTAACTATGGGTGGTATGATCAATCTACTTAATACAAGAACACAAAATATCGTTAATTACTGTGTCGGTTTGGATCTTAAAGCTGATCTGAATTTAGGCAAGACTGATGATGTATTAGTTGACACAGCATCTTTAATCAATAGTCTACAATCGGCCATAGATTTGGTTAATGAAATCTTGAAATATAGTTCTAATAGAACTAAGATAGATCGAAATGCGAAAACACTTACCATCTATGATGATAATGGCACAACACCATTAAGGGTTTTTGACTTGAAAGATTTCAATGGTGTTGCTTCCATATCTGAGATCGCTGAAAGAGCGCCGCGATAATGGATTCATTAGGTGGCATATTAACTGGTGGACTACTCGGTAATCCCATACTAGGATATTTTAACTTAAGCCTCTTCAATATTATTGAAATTCAAGTTGAGAGAGTCATAGGACATTCGGTTGGTTACACTGATTACGTAGAAGACGAACCGGGTAAATTAACATTTAAAATAAATATGTTTAAGAATAGTTACATTAAAACATTCACTATTTCCAATAATAAAATAAATATAATGATGAGGCTGATTAAAACTTTTAAGAAGCTTAAGAAACGAATTCTGAACGTAACGATGAACAAACAAATCAAGATTGATAACATAAAGGTCAAAATCAATGCAAAAAATTAACATAGAACAAGAATCGTCTTTCGAGCTTGAAATGGAAATTCACGGTGACGTGCCATCCGGTACGAAAAGTAATTTATTCTTTACGATAATCTCAGAAAAAATGCGACTATCGTTTGAAGGTGAGAAGCTTGACAACGGTGTGTATAAGATAGATATTCCAGTGTTGAAGAATATATTGGAAGCTGGTAAATATGAATTTGAGGTTAATGTATTAATCGATGGTAAATATTTCTCACCAATAACAGAATCAATAGAATTGATTGAAGAGATCAAGCCTGTCGTAAAGATGAAAGAGGCAGAGAAGACCAACGGCGGCATTTCTGTAAAAATAAATGAGACAACTAAAGTTGCGCCTGCGGTGAAAGATGTACCTAAGAAGGTCGTACTAGAGAGAGTTGGAACGGTAGAAAGATAAAGTTATCCAATGTTTGACTCGAAACCAGTGGCTATGTTATAGTAGCCACTGGTTTTTTTATTGGAGATTTTATGCATAATTTTAAACAAAAAGTTCCCGGTCATTTTGAGAATGATCAGTATGTTTTCTTTTGGGCTGGTCCGTTTTCAAATTGGCACCCTTGTAAATATCGTTTTAATGATCTAGAGTTCAATTGTTCAGAGCAACAGTTTATTGCTCATAAAGCAATTCTGTTTGATGATAAAGCAGCGTTTAATGCAGTCATGAATTCTGACGATCCAGCGGTACAAAAACGTGCTGGTAGATTGATTGAAAATTTTGATCAGACAGTCTGGGATCAAAATAAAGTCGAATTAATGCAACTAGCGGTATACCTAAAATTCAGTCAGAATGAAGATCTTAAGAAAATCCTTCTGGACACTGGAGACAAAATTTTGGTAGAAGCTAGCCCATACGATAAGATATGGGGCATAGGAATGGGCGCTGATCATAAGGACATTTTGGATGAATCAAAGTGGAATGGCGAAAACCTATTGGGTAAGGTACTGATGGAGGTTCGTGATTTGATTAGGGAAGATATCGTTCAAGATTTGGAATCGTAATGTTCGAAGATGAATGGAACAAAAGATTCTTAAGAATGGCACTGTACGTGCAGACATGGTCTAAGGACGATTCCACCAAAGTTGCGGCAATCATAGTTGACTCTAATAAGATTGTTAGAGCAACTGGTTACAATGGCATTCCAAGGTTGTTGGATGACAACAACCGACTCAGACATGAGCGACCAGAAAAGTACAAATGGTTCAGTCATGCCGAAGAGAATTTGTTCTGCAATTGTGCTAGACTAGGTGTCTCTACAAATGATTGTACTATTTTTATAACAGCATGCCCTTGCAACACATGTACCAGAATGATCATACAGTCTGGAATTACAAACGTAGTATTTTTAGAAAATAAAGAATTTGAAACACGATGGGCTGACGCTATCAAGACGACTAAAGAGATGTTAGAAGAAGCGTCTATTCCAATCACTAAATACGAATATGAGCAATTATATGAAAATCAATGAATTACAAAATAAACAGCAGCCGGTCATCTATGTGTTGGTTGGCGCTCCATGCAGCGGAAAGAGCACATGGACTAAGAAATTGCTTGCAACAGACTCGTCGTTTGTAGTAATATCAACTGATGATCTATTAGACGAATACGCAGAAGCCGAAGGCTTGACTTATGGTGAAGCTTGGAATAAATACTTCGGTAGGGCTAATTCAGCAGCGAAGCAGAAGTTTGCATCTGCTGTCACTAATAAGTCAAACATGGTTTACGATCAGACGAACATGAGTGCTAAGAAACGTAGGGGCATCTTGTCAAACGTTCCTGATCACTTCAAGGTCGCAGTTGTATTCGATGTTGATACAAAAGAATTGTTTCGTAGAAACAAGGAACGTGCGGAAAAAACGGGGAAGAACATTCCAGAACATATCATTAAAAAGATGCTAGGGGATTATCATCCTGTAACTAAGGAAGAGGGCTTCAATAAAATCATAAGGGTGTAGGTGTCATGTTACAGAAAACAAATAAAGTAAAAACAGCATTACCAAAAATTCTTGCCTTGAACAAGAACGGCGAAGCATTGAAATGGATCGATTATCAGGACTGTTGCACACATTATGCAAAGGGTAATATTTTATGGTCACTAGGTGAACATAAAGTAAACTTGCGTGGTGGTACTAACGCAAAGACTGGTTTACCAACTGTCATGGTCATGGATACCATTATTGCTATCGATAATGGCGTGTCACCATCGAAATATCGTAAGATGAATCCGGTGTTGACAAACAAGACTCTATTTGAACGTGACAGAAACCTTTGCGCGTACTGTGGTGCCGTATTCAAGAAAGCGGATTTGACTAGAGATCACGTAATACCATCTTCAAAGGGTGGTAAGGATACATGGGAAAACTGTGTAACAGCGTGCTATCACTGTAACCAATGGAAGGCTGACAGAACACCAGAGGAAGCAGAGATGAAGTTGTTATATGTTGCATACGTGCCATCTTTCAATGAGCATTTGATTTTGCAGAATAGAAACTTATTGGCAGATCAGATGGAGTTCTTGCTTTCTGGTGTATCGCCACATTCAAGACTACGCACAGAGAATCTATTAAATTAGATTGATTACAAAAATCCGCCAGAGTAACATCTGGCGGATTTTTTCGTACAGATTCAAATAGCGTCACTATATACCTAAAAAGGAAATAATTTATGTCAGACAAAATTGTTTATCGGCTAATTGCTGGTAATAGAATCATTAAAGAATCACTTAACGAAGATGAAGTCTTTCAGGCGCAGCAGCGTTTATCAGAGGCAGAAAGGTTGACATCTCGCATCATACCAATAACCGAAAGCGGTTCGCAGTTTTTACTAGGATAATAATAATGAGCGATGATATTTTACAAAATTTGGCACAAAAGTTTATAGAATTAAAACAGATGTTGATGGATGAATATGATATTGATTTACGGGATTATGACCCACAAGACTACGAAGATAATGATGATCTTATAGATGTATTAGAATCTTTGTTCTTCACCAACCAGATTTTGGAACGACACGAATGAGATACTCGGCATTAGTACTAACACAACAAAGTAGAAACCATCTGAAATCGATATTTCCTCCGAAGTATCCTGATTTTATTGGGCACCACGTTACTTTAAAATTCGGTGTAGATCGAAAAGAATTACCAGCACCATTACCAGACAGAGTATCTGTTGTTGGTTATGTGGACGATGGTGAAGGTCTGGAAGCATTATTAGTCGCATTAAATGGTAATACGGATAGACCAGATGGTAGCAAATACCATATCACATGGTCGTTGGATAGATCGCTAGGCAAAAAGCCAGTGGATTCTAATGCCATTATAGGCAATGCTAAAAAGACGGTTGATGTAAAGGTTGATGTGACATCTGAGATACTAGGATAATGTATGGACTGGATAATAAAACCCACTCTAGCATTTGAGCAGATAGAGACAATTAGAGATGATGGATCGGTTTGTTGGCAGGGTGGAGAGCATATGTGGTGGCCCGCAGCAATCAGATTCGACACGATTGACGAGTTGGTTGAATTTTTGGCAAAAGACCAAACAGAGTTTCTAGGCTTCCAATTCGAGAATGTCCACGTTTCCAAAATAGTACATAATGAAAAAATGTATGATGTTACGTTTACATTTGATCACGCTAGAATATTATAACAATAGGATAAATAATTATGATTGATTTAGGAAAGGCTATTAAAAACACAGAACGTAAGTTTGGATCGGCTGATACATACTTCTTCTCACCAGTAAAGTTATCTACTGGTGAATTAGTCTATGGTCTGTTCACTGAACACGAAGTTACAACAGCAATTAAACGTGCTGAAGGTAATTTAGAAGATATCTCAGCGATTCTCATAGAAGACGAAATACAGGAAAGCCGATTCGGTAGATTTACCCGCTGGCTGTCTGGTTTCTTCGGATCAACTACCAGAGAGTAATCTGGCGGTTCGTCTAGCTCTATTTGGTACTTGGGTAGCCCATTTACTATTTAACGCCTCTCTTGACGCTTCCTGAAATTTACCTTCATTAAGTAATTGGATGGTTTTAGAAAATTGTCTAAAACCATTTTCACCTAGATTGAAAACCATATCAAGAATGCCCAACTGCGTATTAGCAGGAAACTTATAAAAGTTTGGGAATAACTTCACACACGATCTCGTCGCAATGTCTAAGTCTGCTTCTAACATTGCATATGCTTGGTTTCTAGTGACTATTTGCAACCCCATTTCATGCGGCAACAGTTTATGCCCAATACCAATGGTTGCGAATTGCTCTGTATCTAGATATCGGCTTAATACTAAACCTTCTTCAGCGACAAAATGGTCAACAACATGTTTTGGATATTTCATTATGAGAAGTCCGGGAATATGAAAATAGGTTTTCTAACAGCGGCTGGATCTTGCTCTTCACCATCTGGTGGTAATTCACCTTCACCATCGCCTTCGATATCATCAAAATTCAAATCTTCTTCGCCGTCTAATGCAGCGTCTGGATCAAGAGTATCAAGCCCTGCTTCGTCATCAAATTCTCCAGATTCAGCATCTATAGCCTCTTCATCAGAGAATTCATCAAAACCGTCCTCATCATCCATTCCGTCTAAGTCAGCAATAGAATTAATGTCAGCTTCTGGCTCGACGTCTTCATCATCATAATAATCATTTAAATCGTCATCAATGCCCGTGTCGATATTAAAATTGAACGAAAATTCTTTATCCATAATTTTTCCCTTTTGTATATTTATGTTGACTTACTAGTAAAATGTGGTATTATTGCATTTAATATATAATCTTGTCCCATTTTCTATTTAATATCGGTAGACTATTTTGTATCGTAAAATCCAGTAATCCGCTCAAAATCATTTTAGAACCAATTCGCATTCTAGGAAATTTAATGTGAGATAACAATACTGTATTTTTTTTAACTACATTGAAGTAATCGTGTAAAAAATTATTAATATAGTTTAAATTTTCTTCCCATGCGCTGTGAGTCGTTATTGCTATGGAATATCCGCTTTTAGTTTTTTGTATACATCCGTCACCATCTATAAATCCTATTATTATAGATAATATTTGTTCTTTTGTAAATTTATATTCTAAAAATTTTGGTGGGTTATAAGTTTTGTTATAATTTATCATAAATTTATTCATTATTTGTGGTACTATGTTCTCATTTGCCAAACTCACTCTGCAATAAGGTGCGTTATTCTTATACCCTGTTTTCGTAACACCACTTGTTATTTTTTGAGTTTCTATGAAATTTGCAAATTTTTCTAAATGTGCGTTATCATTAGCACTAAGTGCTAATATTAAATAATTTCCACTGAAACACCCGTCAGCCAGTATGAAACCCATCCAATAAAATGCTTCTAAATCATCGTTTAATAACTTTTCAATTTTATTATCATATTCAGTTTTTCTTAATCCTAAGTTACCAGCCTTCCAATGAATGCTATCATTACTTCTACATAGTTTTTTGCATAAAAAATTAATATCTTGTGAATCATAATTGAGTTTTAAATATTCAATCTCTTCATCTTCCCATTTTTTAGATTTAAATCCTCTTAACAGACCTAATGATACTGCTTTACCTTTAACTGTGTTATAATTTATTTGCAGCATAGATGCGAGTTCTTTAGTAGTGTATTTTGAAAAATTGTCTATTAAAAAATTAATACTAGATGTAGACCAGCAGTTGGGATTGCGCATGTATATTCTCCTATGATATGATATAGCATATAACAGTATTTATATACCGTGCAGACTTTATTAGGAAAATTATGAGAATAGTAGCTACTAGTGACACCCACTTTCCGGTGAAACCCGGAATGATCCCCTTCGGTGACGTTTTTTTGCATTGCGGTGATCTTATGCAGAATGGGTATCCGTCAGAATGGCCAGATTGTTTAGACTGGTTAAATGAATTACCACATAAGGTAAAAATAATTACATTTGGAAATCATGATTTCCATCCATTCCTATATCCCGGACCATCGTTACAAGATTTAAGAAAGATTGGAGTAACCGTATTAGGATATCCGGGCAATTCACATTATTATGCAATGACATTACCCAATAACATGGTGGTTGCAGCTTGCCCCTATGTTAATAATTTACCAAGATGGGCATTTAATGCCAGTCGAGAGCAAGTAGTATATCATTTAGAACAGCTAACACGACTACAGATTGTGGATATAATGATGACTCATATGCCAATATACGGAGTATTGGATACAGTGAATAATCGTCATACTGGTTCATTGGAATATCAAAGCTTTCTCATACGCCAACAACCTCCTATAAAATATTGGTTTTGCGGACATATTCACGAAGGCTACGGACATTACATTGATGATGAGCCATATGAGAAAAAGTTTCATAATCCATTTGGTCGCACTGGTTGCAATATCTACAATGTCGCCATGTGTAATAGATTACAACAGCATGTTAATAAGCCAGTAGTTATAGACGTTTAATAGGAATTAGTCATGACATCATATTCAGCAATAGTAGCTTTAACTTTAGAAAATGGAATGGGCATGAATGGAAAGATCCCATGGAGGGTGCCAGAGGACTTTAAATACTTTAAGTCGTTCACCATGGGCAAGACCTGTGTGATGGGTAGAAAGACATATGAGGATATTCTAACATATGCAAAGGACAAAGATAATCCATTACCCGGAAGACAATTAGTAGTACTATCAACTACTTATACTGAGATTGATGATCCGTCTTGGGGCGCAAGACCCATCGTGCCTAAAATCGTTAGAAGGATTAATGGCATGCATCAGTTGTCTGGAACGGCTGGCCCGATATGTTTTATTGGCGGCGCAGCGATATACAAAGAGGCTGCTGATAGATTCAGTAATATAATATTATCAGTTACTAGACTTCATTTTCCAACTGTAGTAGAGTGTGATACGTTCTTCGTCCCTGAAGAGTCTGGATTCAAGCGAATTCATAGATTTTTCTTAGGTGAGACACCACACGTTATTGAAACCTACATGAATTGGAGGTAAGTATGAACGCAAAATATAGAGTCGCTTTTTACGAGCATGAAAGTGGTTGGGGTAGTAGATTGGATAGTGAAGAGTTCTTCGAAACATACGAAGAGGCTTCGAAAAGGGTTGAAGAATTCAACGCACATAATAATAAGAAACCAGTACCAGATTGGTATATGACAGCATCAGAACCACAATTAGTAGACTTAGATAGGATTAAGAAATGACAGACAATAAAATTTATACAACAGAACTAAGACTTTATAGTTTTGTAAACTATTACTTATCAGATTTGCAAAGAGGTTTGCAGACCGCACACCTAGTTGCAGAGTTGTATAAGAAGTATACAGTCGGTAAACATAAAAAAGTGTTAGTTGAATGGGCTACAGATCACAAAACAATAATCATCTTGAATGGTGGGAATTGTAGTGGATTAGCGGACGTATCTTCTAATCTTAAGTATTACTCAGAACGATTGGAACTTCCAGTAGCGTCATTTTCAGAAGATATGCAATCATTGGGTGGCGCGTTAACAGTCACTGGTATCATAGTAGATGTAAATGCATTAAGAACCTCACCGTTCGGATTTGCGAATACGGATATCCAAGAATTATTGACGTACCTGTCACAATTTAGATTAGCGTAAGGATAGTAAATGAGACTGGAATTACAGGAACAACTAGATTTCTCAGATGTTTTGATTTTACCAAAACGATCCACACTAAAGTCTAGGAAAGATGTTGATATTACTAGAACGTTTGCATTTAGACATACTGGTAAAACGTGGACCGGGACACCAATTATTGCATCAAATATGCTCACTGGCACGTTTGCTATGGCAAACGCGCTATCGAAATACAATATGATGACAGCGCTGCATAAACATTATTCTATCCACGAGTTGATAAAGTTTTTTAAACACACCGATCAGTCAGTCATTAACAATGTATGGTATTCCATGGGCATAACTGATACAGATTTTCAAAAATTTTCTGATGTATATCAGGTGTGCGACAATTCAATAGAAAAAATTCTTTGTGAAGTAGCTAATGGCTATACAGATCAGTATGTACAATCGATTAAAAAATTAAGAGATGCATACCCAGATTTAATCATAATGGCAGGTAATGTCGTTACTGGAGAAATGGCGGCAGAATTGATTCTGGCTGGGGCAGACTGCGTAAGAGCAGGAATTGGCTCGGGACAAATGTGTAAAACTCGAACCGTAGCCGGTATAGGTAGGCCACAATTGTCAACAGTAATTGACACCGCTGATGCCGTCCATGGATTGAAAGGTTTGTTATGTAGTGACGGTGGGTGCACACAGTCAGCAGATGTTAATATAGCATTATGTGCGTCAGCGGATTTCGTTATGCTGGGATCGATGTTGTCAGGTACTGATGAGTGCGTTGGTGATATTGTAGAAATTGATGGAAAGCAATTCAAGAAGTTCTACGGAATGTCGTCCAATAGCGCCATGGAAGCGTTTTATGGTGGCAGGGCATCGTATAGAGCGTCTGAGGGCAGAACGACTATGGTGCCTTACAGAGGTTCTGTAGAGGCTATTGCAGAAGAGTTGTGCGGAGCAATCAGAAGTATGTGCACATATGTTGGCGCAGAGAAGTTGAAAGAAGCTACAAAACGCGCTACACTTATCAAAGTCAATAATAGACTTAACACAACTTATGAAAAATATACGATTGGAAACTGATGAAGAACTTGTAATCCCACGATTCGCATTCTTCCATGAAGAATCCCAGATGTGGTTTGGACTAGAGTTTAGAATTAATGATTATAATAGATGGTATATCAGAACATCTAGTTTTTGGAATCTGTCAACCGAAATTCAGTTGGTGATTGAGCAGGCATTATACGAAGCAGAATCAAGTTATCAACACGTATTATACAAAGGTACAATACAAACTGTGGTTATATATTGTGGTAATAATATTAATAGTAGAATATTATTACAAATAAGAGCATTTAGGTTTCAATAAAAGGATTAAATATGAAGTACGATGATTTTGGCAACAGAATGAAAAAATATGAAGCGGTAAGCCAATCGGTCTTGACCACAAGAACGCCAGTTATTATGCGTCTTGATGGCTGCGCATTCCACACATTTACTAAAGGGTTGAACAGACCGTTTGATTCAGTTTTAAGTGATGCTATGGCAGCGACTACCGAACACTTGTGTAGTAAGATCCAAGGTGCTGTCTTTGGTTATATGCAATCAGATGAAATATCGATCTTGATTCAAGACTGGAAAAATCTGAATACTGATAATTGGTTTGGAAACAATGTCCAGAAGATGGTGAGTGTTTCCGCGAGCATTGCAACAGCATTCTTTAATAAGACTTATAAGCACCCCTCCAAGGATGCTTTGGCACTATTTGATTCAAGAGTGTTTAACATTCCCAAAGAGGAAGTCGCTAACTATTTCGTATGGCGCCAGAAAGATTGTACTAGAAATAGTATTAACTCTTTAGGGCAGGCGCACTTTTCAGCTAAACAGTTACACGGAAAGAATGTTTCACAGGTTCAAGATATGTTGATGGAAACACATAATGTCAACTGGAATGATATCCAAACGCGCTATAAGCGTGGGACGTGTGTTGTCAATGGCGTGATTGACTTGGAATGCCCGATCTTTACGCAGGATAGGGGTTACATCGAAAAAACATATGAATTTTCTGAAAGTGTGGTTGTATAACGAGAGCAGACATCAATATGGATTACGAACGAATAAAAAAACACTTCCAGTATGTTGGATATTTACATGATTTAACTATGGTTTTAAACATGGCCAAGTTAATTTCGGAAGATCTTGAACATGTGGATTATTCACAAGATTATCGCGACAGGATACATTTCGTACATGATGATTTAGACGCAAGAATTTCGTTATATGAAGCTGATGACGAAAATAAAGACCCTCTGCGCGAAAATTTTGTGATTCGTAATAGAGCTGGAATGACTTGATAGTAACAAGACAATGCTGTTATGAGAGAGGTAAAGAAGAGTTTTTCGATTTTGCAGATATGCGTGAAGAGTTATTTAATATATGCAATATATTGATTGACAAGTTCCACAAACAAAAATAACAAAAGGAAGTAAAAATGGATTTATATGAATTTCAAAATTTGGCTCTCCGTACAGAGAGTATCATTGGAGATGTAGTGGTAAATAAAGAAGAGCTTCTATGTTTAATAGAAGCATATGCGATTTTAGGAGACATGCTTGACTGTTACAAAAAGAAGATTTTCTATAAGAAAGATAAGAAGTATGATGAGACATTTTTATCATCGCTACGTAAGATCCAAAATCTAACATTCAACATTAGTTATAGACATGATAATGATGTGGAATTGGTAGAACATTTGTCTGGTGAGTCTAGTAGAATCTTACACGGCATGTTAGGTATATGTACCGAGAGTGCCGAACTCGCACAAATTCTTCATAAGTTTGTAGATGATGGTGGCTTAGATACAATCAATCTAATGGAAGAGATGGCAGACGGTGCTGGAGGCACCAACTCATGGTATGGAGCAATTCTGTGTGACGTATTAAACATCGACCCTTATGATCCCATGGACAAAGTCATTAGAAAACTAAAGGCTAGATTTCCAGATAAGTATTGCGATGAAAAGGCAGATAATAGAGATATTGCTGCCGAAAGAGCAGAGTTAGAATCGTGAGAAAGATAGCTTGTCTGGATTTGGACGACACAGTTGCGAATCTGCGCGACAGTTTAATGCATGCCCTCAATGGATATACTGGAAAGGATATCCATTGGAATGATTGGGATTGTTATGATCTGAATAAAATTTATGATCTTGACACCCCATCGGTCGTAGACTGTATCCAAAGCAATAAGCTATTACAAAATGTAGAACTCATGGACGGATCGCTGGATTTCCTGAACTTACTCAAAAGTAAAGGATATTTAATACATTTTGTAACTGCGCGAGCATGGCATGAAAAGGGCTATGAGTTGACCAAGGAATGGTTGCAGAGTAGAAATGTCCCATACGATGCATTGAATGTGACCAGCCATCAAGTGGCCAAAATAGATGCCGTCAGATGCTATTACAATAAGGTGGATTTGGCGATTGATGATTGCTATAGTCATATAGCTGATTACAAGAAAAGTGGCATAGTCACCCATGCGGTGCTATTCCACCATCCTTGGAATAGAAATCAACCATATGACAAGATCATAAATCATATCTCAGAAGCTGAATTGTACATTTAATAAAACACTAAATAGCTTGCATATGACAACCAGTGATGATAGTATCGTCACTGGTTGTTATTAATTTGGAGAGATACCGTGAAGAAAGTTAGCAAGCAAAAAGCATTAGACCTAATCACTAAGGGTGCGCTCTTGGTTGATTTGCGTAGTCCCGTGGCGTTTCGTGATGGAACCATCAAAGGTGCCGTCAATCTACCATTTAAAAACTTCTTGAATAAACTGTTGGCTATTAAGGCTACGGAGAAGGTCATTATCTTTTCTGACAAGTACACTGATACCGACATCAGAGATGTTCTGACTTATGCCGATCAGCTAAGAAAAATCGATAATATCTTTGTATCTACTTATAGCGATCTTCTATGAATGTATTGCTATATGGTAGTGAAGTGAGGCGTGCAAATCTATTATCACTAGATGATAGAATCGTTATAGTAGATGAGACTCGCATGCATGTGCTTTGTGATATATCCGAAAATTGTTATTACATGTTAAGAGATCGTGGTTATATTGTCGAAATCCACGAATTAAAGAATATCGATAATAACTTATATAACATCATCTCTAGGATGACTGGACTGTCATAAGAAAAAAGGGTCGCAATAGCGACCCTTTTTCGTTATACATTATGCTGCTTTCAGCGAAACGACATTAGCGTCATCGTCTTCTACGGCACAAATCCACTTCTTAACAAATCCACTTCTAACAATATCATCTCTAGTGAATATAATTTCGTCGAACACATTGGATCGTCTTGCAACATTCAGGAACTTCGGCATTCCGGTAAGTTCATTCTTCTTGTTGAATAGATCATTCTGTGCAACGTCACCACAAGCGATAATTCTGGAGTTTTCACCTGTTCTGGTTACCACTGAATTTATTTCATGGAAATTCATATTTTGAATTTCATCAATGAAAATAATAGCGTTGTCCCAAGTTAATCCTCTCACGAATGATGTTGGAATGAATTCAATACAGCCAAGTGACTTCATTGTATCGTATGCGTCATACTTACCCATTAGATGATTTACTATATCTTTATATGGTAGCTCATAAACCGCCAACTTCTCTTCGATTGAGCCGGGAAGGTGCCCAATTTCACGATTTTGCACTGCGCTTCTTACGATGATTATTTTAAACACGCCATTTTGCTTATTAAGCATTTCGGCTAATGCTAGATACAATGCCACGAAGCTTTTCCCAGTTCCAGCAGAGCCGTGGGCAATGATGTTATTACCTTGGAAAAATGATTCGAACATGGTTTCTTGTATGTGATTTAACGGTTTGACTGTTTTCAAGTCGTGCGGGGAGAAATGCTTTTTTCTTGGTCCTTCCATAGTTGCTTTAGCATTCGTGCTAATCATAGTTGATAGTTCTTCAATTTGTTTATCTTTTTTTGTGCGACTTTTTTGCGCCATAGTTTTGAAGCTCCTGAGTTATATAAAGATTACTGATTTCGTCACACGATATAATTTCCTCCTATAAATATTACCATGCTTAATATTATTTATGGAAATCAAAATGAAAACCTATGTGTATAAAGAAAAGGAATGGCTACCAACGGGTAGACAAGCAATTAGAAGTAACAAAAGAGATAGAAACAAAGACGATTCATTAATGGAATTGAAGCCGGTGGAGATCGTTGACAAAGACGATAATTCGTTTAACATATGGGTCAGATTCGAAGACCTGTATCATGTCAAAGACGTAGGCACTTTAGGGGATAACAATGAAGACCAGAACTAAAAATATTCTAAATATTTTCAAGAGTCTATCGAAGAGACTAGGAGAAGATTTGGTTTATTCCATTGCATATGATAATGGAAAATTATTAATATGCATTTCAGTACATAAGTCAAAGCGACTTACATATGGCACTGATTCACAAACAAGAACGGTTGAAATAAATGGCACGGCATTAGACCGTCAAATAAATGACGTATTGGCAGAAGTTGTAGATTATTTTAAAACTCACCTAAAGGAAAGGGAAAATGAAATTGAATGAGATCACACAACCGGCAAATCCTCCCAAGGGAACCTTTGTTGGTGTAAAATTAGACGCAGAATCTAAGCAAAAAATTCTGGATTTAATAGGTAAGTTAAAATTGGAGGAACCAATTCCTGAAGACAAGTTACACTCCACGCTAGTGTACTCCGACAAGAAATCTTTGGATGGGTTTAAATCTAATACTAGTTTCGGTGAGAGTGGCTTTCCAAAGGTTAAGCCGGTCAACTTTAATGTCTTTCCAAATTCACAAAACCCCGGTACTGGATGTCTGGTCATGGAGTTGGATTCGGATTACTTACATACTAGACATGATGAAATTGTTTCGAAATATGATGTTCAAGAAAAATTTCCGACGTATCGCCCACATATAACACTTTCATACAATTATGCTGGTGAACCACCAGACAGTAAATATTTACAAGACCTTGGTGAATTGAATATTGAATCAGAGTATGATGAGCCCATAAACGATAACTTTGCTAAATCTTTATGAAATCAATTTTTATGTCGGACTTGCACCTTGGCAACCCTCATTGCCAAGCCGATAAGCTTTACAATTTTTTAAAGTCGTTAGAGATGGAAGATGGTAATTATTGTATAGAGAATCTGTTCTTGGTCGGTGACATCATCGATATGACCGGGTTCAACAATAAGGTATTCTGGTCCCATCATAGAAAAGTAATAAAGAAATTTCTTAGAATGGCTGATCGTGGTGTGAAGCTCTATTATGTTATTGGTAATCACGACTACCATTTAGAAAATGAAATACTGAATAGTTATGAGGACGTACAGTCATTCAATAATATTACATTTTGTAGAGAGTACGTCTACAATAATATTTTACTGATCCATGGTGATCAGTTTGACGGAGTAGTTAAGGCATACCCGATTCTTTATACTATTGGTGATTTTGGGTATCATTTATTGATACATATCAATCACTTACAGAATAAAGTAAGGAGATTATTCGGTATGAAGGAATGGAGCTTCTCACTCTGGGTAAAGACTAAAGTTAAGAAGGCTATCCAGTTTATTAATCACTTTGAAGAAGCGGTGTGTAGGTACGCAAAAGAAAAAAACGTCACAACCGTTATAGCTGGTCACATTCATAAAGCCGAAGATACGATGTTTGATGGTATCAGGTATCTTAACACTGGCACCTATGTAGAATTCTGTTCTTATGTGGTAGAGTATAAGGATGGAACTTTGGAGCTAAAATTTTATGAGTAACGAAAAAGTATTAATAATTTGTGAAGCTAGACCACCACAGGTCAATGGCGTTGTTACAACCTTTAGAAATGTTCAAAGAGAATTAGAAGAGATGGGGTATACAGTAGATATAATTGGTCCTGATTGGGAGCAATTTAAAACGATGTCCCTTCCCTTTTATAAAGAGATTCAGATTGTATTGAACCCTTGGAAGATAAGAAACCTTATTAACTCTGGATATTATGATTTTATTCATATCGCTACTGAAGGGCCATTGGGATATTATGCGGCCAAATATTGTGAAAAGAAGAAGATAAAATTCACAACGTCATATCACACCAAGATGCCAGAGTATGTGAATGCTAAGTTTCCGTTGATCCCCACAAACTTAGTATACAGATATATGAGAAGACTGCACAAGCGCTCTAGTAACATTCTAGTTACTAGCGAATCTATGCGCAATGAATTAATTGCTAAGGGCTTCAATAATAGTTTTATAGTATGGGCCAGAGGCGTAGATGAAACTGTTTTTAATTCTTCCACCAAACAGAAATTGGCTAAACCATACTTATTATATGTGGGTAGAGTTTCTGTAGAAAAGAACATCGATGCGTTCATGAAGTTGGACTTTCCAGACCATATTAAAGTTATAGTTGGTGATGGTCCAGATTTGGCACGATTGAAGAGTGAGAATGAACACAGACAAGATATACTTTTTGTTGGCGTCAAGTTCGGTAAAGACCTAGCAGCGTGGTATGCCGGTGCCGATTGTTTCGTTTTCCCTTCAAAAACAGATACTTACGGTATTGTCATGATCGAATCACTGTGTTGTGGCACCCCCGTAGCCGGATATGATGTTACTGGGCCAGTAGATATCATTACTCGTCCAGAATTTGGAGAAGCGTATCCACATTTACAGACAGCAGTAGAAATAGTATTAGATGAATTCAAACATGACCCTGATAGAAGACAGCAATGTGAGGATTTAAGTAGACAGATGTTTACGTGGTATAATTGCGCCAGCATCTTTGCAAAATCATTGGTCGCTAAGTCATGATCATATTACCAGTAATACATTATTCTACATTATCAGTAGCATTAGAAAATGCTGAAATAGCTTTTCAGAATGGGTGCGATGGCGTTTTCGTCATCAATATGGACTATACACCAGAAACTGATCTGGAAATTCCAGCAGTGTGCGCCCATATCAAGAAGCTGTTTCCTAATAAGAAAGTTGGTGCTAATTTCCTATATGCTGATTTCATAACAATGTTTGTAAATGCTGTTGACAGCATAGATATGATTTGGACAGACGACTTAATTCCCGAAGAGCATGATGAGGTCATCCGGCTACAGGGATTTGTCAAAGACATAGATATCTTCGAATCATTCGCGTTCAAATATAAAAAAGCCGATCCAGATTTCGTTAACACCGGAAACAATATCTTAGCTAAGGGTAGGATTCCAACTACATCAGGAAGTGGTACTGGTCATGCAGCACCATTAGAAAAACTCATTCAATTATCTGAGCTTCCCAGACTAGCATTAGCCAGTGGACTGACACCGGATAATGTATCCATGTTTAAGCCATATATTACACATGCGCTAGTCGCTACTGGAATCTCTGATTCATTCTATACATTCGATCCAACCAAGGTTAAAGACTTCGTACAAGCCGTTAGAGGTTGAGTTTTAGACGGAAGTCTGATACGATTAACAAAAATCATAGGACGTACAATGGACAGAGTTACAGAGTTAGTTGAGAAGTTAAAGCACTTTGACGAAGCGTATTTCAATGCTTCCATAACCGATGAAGTGCTTGATGACAATGAATACGATAATCTTAGGAACAAGCTAAAACTATTGGACCCATCTAACCAGTATTTTACTGGTATTGGGTCTGATGTTCGCGGTGGTAAGGTTCCCCTACCATTCCCGATGGGATCATTAAATCAAGTATATGATGATAATGACATCCTGAATTGGATAACGAAGTATGGCATTTCGAGTGCTGTCATATCTGATAAATTGGATGGATGTTCTTGTGAGCTAATCTATAGAGATGGCCAGTTTGCACAGGCGTTCTCTAGGGGTAATGGCGTCGAAGGCGCTGACATAACAAGAAACATTGCGCTAATCCCTAATGTGCCTAAAACTATATCTGCTGGTTATTTGTTCCCAGATGACATCGTAGTCAGAGCGGAAGTGATCATCAAGAATTTAGTATTTGATGTGAAATATTCAAAAGAATTTAAGAATAGCCGCAATATGGTGGCTGGTATTCTTAATAGAAAACTTCCAACAGAAGACGTACTGGGTGACTTCGAAGTTATTGTTTATGAAATAATGGACGGTGTAACCAATCTTACGAAGGCCAAAGAATTGGAGCTTCTTAAGCAATATGGTTTTACCGTTGTGGAATATCAGACTCATCCAATTGACATTCTGAATGATAATGATCTGGGTAAAATGGTCTTTGATCGAAAGGCAAAGTCTGCATACCTGTTAGACGGGTTGGTAATAACTACAGACACGTATAAAAACATTTCTGCACAGTCTAACTCGTCATCGTTAAATCCAGAACATTCAGTAAAGTATAAGAATCTTTCTAGAGATGCATACCGTGAAGTGTCGGTAGTTGACGTCCTATGGGAATTGTCAATGAATGGACTATGGAAGCCTCGCGTACAGATTGTCCCAACGGAACTAGATGGTGTCACTATAACCTACGTCACTGGACATAACGGGCGTTTTATATACGATAACAAGATAATGCCGGGGACTGTAGTTAAAATCGTCAGAGCAGGATCAGTTATACCTCAAATCGTCGGGGTGATATCCGTTCCTACGTAAAAAATCATAAATTATACTTCTCAAGGAATCAAAAGAACGATGCTTGTGATTAATTCGTAATAATGGGATGTTGTTATTGTAAGCATACATATATTTTTTGTAGTCATATTCGGCATTTTTTGTAAATTTTTCCAATGCTTCCTTGTCCGTAGTTATACCACATCTGAACATTCTCTTTGGATCAGTGTGTTGTACCCCATCATATTCTATCAATAAGTTAAAATCGTTTAGATAGAAATCGAAGCGTAGGTCACAATAATCACCAACTAAACCGTTGAATTTCTTATCAAATGTATGTTTTATTCCATAGACATTTGTTAATATATCTGATATTTTTCTCTCAGCACTTGACATTTTTTTAGAACATAGAGGACAACCTTGACCAAATAAATGTTTCCCCGGAGCTATCTTAAAATCAGCATGAATAGGACACATGACGATTATCTTGGTGGTGGAATTTGTATATTCTACTTTATCGTAATTATATCTACCACCATGAATGAAATTGAATTGTGATTTCAATGTATTGATATCTTTTCTCTTTATGTTCCCTATTTTATCAGACTTACATTTAGCACAGCCGGATTTGTCTAAGTGTTGATTAGGAACTTGTTCAAAGTCTCCATGAATTGGACAAGTTATAGTAACTTTCGATTTTACTGTAGTATACGTGGTTTTATCATATGTATATTTGTTATTATGTATCTTATTAGCTTTTTCAATAAATTGTTCTGTTGTGACTCTTTTCATGTACGGAATTACCTCTTGATTCTTTTTGTTTCCGGTGTATAATACCATTCATTGTATTTATAAGGTGTGTAGATTTTTATGGATAAATTTGAAAAATATTTTAACGATTCAATGAATAAACTAATGGGCGAGGGTAATTGGTGTTGGAGTCCATCTGGTGTAGAAGTTATGATCCCAGATCATAATAACAATCCGAAGGTAAAATTTAAACAAGCCTTAGCGTTCTTTGATACCCTGAACGTTGATTTGTTGAAAGAGGCTTCCCTGAAGTCCGTGTTTGACAAGTACAATCTATACAATCTTTCATATGATAACATCATTGTATTCTTGGTTGAGCTTCTTGAACTGGAGTGGGTCAGGGTAATTGGTTCGAATGGTAAAAAGATTTTCAACAGCTTACATAATAAGCTACAGAAATTACCTCCTGAAGAGTTTTTAGGCGCCCTCAGATATTTTGGCGCAGGGTTCGGTGTTAGAAAATCCAAAATGCTGTTAAATCAATGTGATGGTATACATGCTGTCAAACATTTATCAGAGAACGATATTGTTAATATGGTTGGATTTGACACAACCACTGCAAAAATGATACTTTCAGGTATTGATGAAGCACTACTTTTATTAGAGCGCTTGAAGGATTACATCACATTAGTTAAGAAGGTGGCAGTGTCCGCTGATCTTTCACACCTTAATGTGGTGCTGACGGGTTTCAGAGATTCTACATTACAGAATTTTATTGAAATGAATGGCGGTAAGGTTGGTTCGGGTGTAAGCAAAAAGACAACACACCTAATCTGCTCGTCAGTGGATTCCGGCTCTTCAAAATATAAGAAGGCACAGGAACTGGGTGTTACTGTAATAACACTTGAGGATTTTAAAAATCAATACCTATAAACAACACATCGAAAAGGAATAATGAAAATGTTATATAGAAAAAGAGATAATACGGGCGCATTAAATTTGTCTACAGTTACGTCTATACGGAAATTCCAATTTCCCGAGGATACTCCAGCGCGTTATGCATTAATGTTTTATACCAATTTTAGCTCATCGACGTATGATTTTAGCTTTAATTATACTTCAGAAGCAGATCGAGATGAAGAATATGAGGCAGTTATTAAACATATAAATTCAGATTTACCATACTCAGCATAAGGACAATAATATGAATTTTTCAGAAGCATTAGTAGAAATAAAAAACGGTAAGAAGGTTTCAAGAGAAGGGTGGAATGGTAAGGGGATGTTTGTATTCTTAGTACCGGGTTCTACCTTTAAAGTTAGTAGAGCACCATTACTTGGAATTTACCCAGAGGGTACTGAAATAAAGTATCATGCCCATGTTGATATGAAAACTGCGGACAATCAGGTAGTTCCATGGTTAGTTTCTCAGACTGATTTATTGGCTGATGATTGGGGCGTTGTTGAATGAAAATATCTCCAGAGATGCTCGACCAATTCAAAGATGATAAAGCGGGATTGTTAAAGTTAATTAGAGAGATGGCACCTAAGAAAATTGCAGAAGAACTTTGTAGCGTCCAACCGATGGATGGCATCGATTTGATGACTGTAGCGGACGCTTTAGAAAATTATAAATGGGCTACACCACATTGTAGGCTGGGTGTTCCATATAATGAAGAAAATGATAAATAAGAATATGGTTGTATGATGTGACTCGAAAAGCTTTGCGGAAGCGATCTTCGACTGGTCGCCTACTCCACCAAAATTACTAGTAGCCACTAAGGTAGGAAGGGTATCGTGAACCTTTATCCTAGTGACCTTGACAAGGCCAAGGTAGGGATTAGTTGCCTAACAGCTTAGAATGTGTCGGTTTGATTTCTAGGCGTGCTAATAGTAATTTTGATGGGGTAGTAAGGATTCGACGGAAAGAATAGTACAGAAGCGGACAACCGGATAGATGACTGACCTAATCAGCATAAAAACTATAAATGCAAGCAATGACGCATTTTATGATGTCGAGTACGCGCAAGCGGCATGAACTATCACGGGGCCTAATCCGCCTTGTTACCCAATAAGATTGCAAAACACCAGCGAAAGCTGGTGTTTTTGTTTATATGGAAAATGCTTCTACAGAATTTCGTCTAACAGAATCAATCATTTTCTTGTTTCTAAAATAGTAATGTAAATCGTCTTCAAGAATGACTTTTCTAAATATGAGCCGACGCTCTGCCTTTACCTCTTGTTCCGCCAATACCATTGGCGGAAAAACAAATTGGGTCCGCGTCGGTTTTAGCTGATAACGAATTAATTTAATATATATGTCTTTCTTTGGTTTTCTAGGTTTATTGTTCATGTTATTTTCCTTTTAAATTATGATATACCAGTTATCGACAAAAATCAATTACTTGAGCATAAATAATGCCTGACAACGGAGATTATTATGCAGCAAAATAGAAACAGAAACAACTCTGAATTACCGGGTAACGACTTTCTCGTATTACAGCCACAAGATGCAAGCGCTATTAGATGTTTCAAGCAAGTAATACCATTAACAATATACCACTATTACATTTCTGATCCTATTGAAGATCATGCACCATTCTACGATCTATTGAATACATTGAAGACCGCAGAGGCACATGATAGAATCATCATTTACTTAAATTGTCCGGGCGGCGCATTATACGTTGCTATCCAAATCGTTAATGCAATACAAACCTCTCAGGCTACTGTTATAACATGTTTAGATGGCCAAGTGTGTTCAGCCGCTACACTGATCTTTTTAGTGGGTCACGAATACATAGTAAATAAACATGGTAGTTTCATGATTCACAACTACTCCGAAGGTGTCGTTGGTAAGGGTAATGAAATAATTTCAAGAGTTAAACACGCGACTGACTGGTTTGAAAAATTAACTTATGACATATATGGTAATTTTTTAACTGCAAAGGAGATCGAAGATATATTACAGGGTAAGGATCTATGGCTAGACAGTGATGCAGTTCTAGAAAGATTGCAAAAAAATGAACAGAAAGAAGATGCAGAGGAACAGGCAGAAGAGGAAGTCGAAGAAATTGTTCCAATAAAAGTGAAGCGACTCGCCAAACCGAAGCCACCCGCAAAGAAAATAGATAAAAAGAAGTAATTGAACCTTCATTCATATTCGGATATAATCGTCCGATATGAATGAAAACTTAGAAGATATCCTATACGCTAACATAAACTTTAATTCTGCGCCAAGTAAATCTTGGCGCAGAATTTTTTGTGAGGTATGTGGTGATGGTAAGAGAACCAAAGGCCCAAGAGGCGGATGGTTGATTGACGGTGACATCGCGTCTTATCACTGTTTCAATTGCGGCATTAAAGGAAGTTTAGCACCGCCATACACGATGTCAAATGACGTGGTCAAAATTCTTGAAGCGTTTCACGTGCCAGTAAATAAAGTGAAATTATTGGGGATGAATAAATCAGCTACACCAGTTGTAAAGGTCGCAAGAGCTTATGAATCAATTCCAATACCAGACCATTTCATTGAATTGACAAAAGCTACCAACCACCCCATGTATAATATTGCTTGTAACTTCCTGATCAATGAGAAAATGATCAACATCTTTAAGTATAAGTTTTTTCTATCAACTGGTGAAAGTAGTTCAGTAGTGGAGCAGGCCAAGGCTAAGTTTCTATACAGTCGATTGATCATCCCTGCGTTCAAGTCGGACGAAATGATTTACTATCAGTCTAGGGCATTGATTAATAACAGCAAGAAATACATGAGTGTGGATAAGCCTAGAGGGTCATCCATGTATTTTATGGATCGATTATACGATAAGCAGATAAGTCGCATCTTTGTTGTAGAAGGATTCTTTGATGCGTATCACGTTAATGGTGTTGCTGTGATGGAGAACTATTTAACAAAAGAACAGATTGAGTTATTGAATAAATGTGATAAACCGAAGATAGTTGTACCTGATAGAAATGGTGATTCAAGTAAACTTATTAACATTGCATTACAGAATGATTGGGCGATAAGTATCCCGAACTTTGATGATGATATCAAAGATATTACCGAATGTGTGATTAGGTATGGTAGATTACATACAGCGCAGTTGATAGCAAGCTCGATATACAGTGGTGATACGGCAAAGATTATAATTAAACTAAAGAAATTATAAATACATCTATTATCCATAGGTAAAACGCTATGCCACAACAGACAGATATTAGTTACAAACAACTAAATAATTATTTAGTTGCTGTCGCATCTACGATAGCAAACATGCGTGAGAAGAACATGAAACCGACCAAAACATTTTTCGATGCTTTGTTTTATAATTTAAAAAATCTCATTCCTGTTGACAAGACCCAGAATCCTAGATAAACTGTCTCACCAACATATAGGTGAATACAAATGAATAAATCCATTGATAACAAGAACTTGAAAATGGTTTATGAAAAGAACATGGAAAACATAGAACACTTTCTTACATTATTCGATCCACGACTAGTAATGGACCCTGATCTTAGAGTCTCTTGTATCGCCACAAGACAAAGCATCGCATTACTTAGAGAGAAGTTGGACTCCATCCCAGAGAATATATTTAACATAACAGCATGATAAATACCTAAGATAAATATCTTAGGAACATAATGACTTGTGAATTGCTACCCGGTTTAGTTAAGCCAATAGATGCTTTAATTAAATACTTCTTAGAGGTTAAACCATATCACACAAAACTTTTAGAAGTTATTGAGCGCTATAGGTTTAATGAATATATCACGGTAGGATTTGAAGAAAATCATACACTGAATCTAACAAAAACCAACAGGGCACTTTGCGGTCCTGTTGGTTTTGGTCTTGAATGGGATGAGGCATGTGGTTTCGACGCCACCGAGTGTTGTGATTTATTTCAATGTATCGGTGGTTATGGTCTGATATATGACAACTCCGACCTGTTGGTAGATTTACCTGTTTCCAGTATAGATGGAGTCAGCGATTCTTTCGTCTTGGATGGTGATCAGACTGCCGACAAGAAGATACAAATTTGGTCAATCACTAATAATAATACAATAAAATTGCAGGGTGATTACACAGCGTACTTCGACATACATAAATTATTCCTAATAGTACCATTTAATATATTTGACATAGTAACCATCACCACAAATAGCTTTTATGTGTCTGGCAATAAAGAGTCGGAACTAGCAGCTAGAAAAGAATTCAGAGTAACCAATAGCAGATACAATAACGGTGTGTTTGCTATTAAGGTAGTTAGATATTTACCTGACATCAATAAGACCGAGATCATAGTAAATAATACTTTAGATCTTACGGAAGTCTCAGGTACAATAGAAGTAAAAAGCCCAAACAAAAATAATGGCGTTTATCAAATAGATTCCAATATATTTGATGGTGTGTTCACGGTATTGACCATCAATTCTTCTAATACATTAAATTATAACAACCAATCTTCAAATGGGTGCATTCAGTTAAGAACTGGATTTATGGCCCCGCGAAGAGTATGGCATTATAGCCCAGATGATTTACAAGTCAAAGAATTCAAGATAAGCAATTCCACTTATGACAGTGTAACCGATAAAACGCACGTTGTCACTGCTGAAAAAATATACACGCCGTTGGCAGGTAATGGTGATTTAAGAATTTATGGTTACAGATTTGGCGCAGGGTTTGATGGGTTCGAAGAGTGTTCGACGCCCAAACCATATAACATACACGCGACGATTGGCGAGGTATTACGAATAACAGTCAATACGATGGTCACGCCAACACCTACACCAACCGTGTCCGTAAGTTCTGGTGTAGCACCTGAAGCATTACTCCAACAGAATGGTGACTCTATACTTCAACAGAATGGTAATCGTATCTTATTATCTAATGCGATTACTCCAACAGTTACTCCAACAGTTACTCCAACAGTTACTCCAACAGTTACTCCAACAGTTACTCCAACAGTTACTCCAACAGTTACTCCAACAGTTACTCCAACAGTTACTCCAACAGTTACTCCAACAGTTACTCC